CGATGGACCTTACGAACATCATGTCTTTGGTAATTGTGTTTATACCGTTATACAATGGTCCACTATTGGCTGGATTAAAGACGAAATGATAGGATAAAATAATGAATAAACATATTTACGAGTTTGCAGAGCAAGCTGGAATACAACACCGGATTGAACCCCCTAACGAGATTTGGGGATGGGATCATAATTTAGAAAAGTTTGCTGAACTGATTATCAAAGAATGTATTGATAAGATTGAAACGCATAAGATTCCTGTAGGCAACAGTCCAGCAGGTGAATTAGCAGCTGACTGGACATACGACGCATTGTCTGCGGTTAGTAGTAGTATTAACGAACATTTTGGAGTAAACTAATGAAAAAACATCAAGTTAAATTCACAGCATATGAAGTAACTGAATCTAATGGATACACCAGCAGCCATGTAGCCTATTTTGAAAAAGAAGAAGATGCGCGTATGTGCGCAGAATTACAAAAAGGTTATCGATACGTTAAGGTAGTTACAGTTTCAAAATCATGGACTGTCTATGAGTCATATGATGAGTATGACCCAGTACTTAAAGCCCAACGTAAAGAAGAAGTCTTGGCTAAATTGACCACAGAAGAAAAAGAACTACTTGGTTTATTATAATGGAGTTAAAACTATGACACTTGAAATTGGACCACATCTTAAAGACTTGATTGAAACTGTTGTGATAACATGTGCAATCGCTTATGCCTATATCACTTTCCTAAGAGGGTAACTAATGGACAACCAAATTAGAAAACTTGCAGAACGCGCTGGATACCATTCAGGCGAACCAACTGCTGAAGCGTTTAATGAATTTAACATTGACAAATTTGCTAACTCAATACTTGATCAAGTATTGACAATTTGCGATGAAGTATCAGAACCAGTTGATGAAGACGACCCTATGGTACCCGGCGCACAAGTATGTGCTGAAATGATTAGAGAAAACTTTGGTATTAAGAAATGACCAAATATCGAATCAAAGAATCAACAGTATGGAGTGCATACCACGGTGGATACAAAACTGTCTTTGTACCACAGCGCAAATGGCTTGGTTTGTTTTGGTGTGATGAAGTCAAAGGAAATTTGCGTATAGAGTGTGCGACTAAACAAAAAGCTGAGAAGTATATTCGAGATGAGAAGGCAGCTAAGATTGATATCTACTATAAGGTTGACTAAACTATGAATGACTTAATTTGTGTAGCATTTCTACTCTTCACAAAACACTTTGTTGTTGACTTCCCGTTACAAGGAGAGTATCAATGGCGTAACAAAGGTACTTATGGACATCCAGGAGGCATACTTCATGCAAGTATTCACGGTATTTACACTTTTATTTGTATATATTGGTATGCTCCAGAATCCGCATTACTTTGTTCAGTTATTGATATTTTTGTCCATTATCATATCGATTGGGCTAAAGTAACTTTAAATGATATGTTTGAATGGAAGGCAGACACACATAAAGAGTTTTGGATATTGTTAGGGTTTGATCAATATCTCCACGCTTTAACTTACATTGGATTTTTAGGATTGATATCATGAAGCCTGATCCAAACCATAGTGAAAGTTTAATTTGGTTTGCAATAATGCTCGCTATAGTAACTGGGCATGTATTCATTGCATTCTTTTTGATTTTGATTGTATTAGAGGGAGCCTAGAATGTTTGGTATATTCAAATCTTTCTTTAAACGTACTCCTCCGTTTACTGAAGGAGGTAAACATAAAGGTTGCGCATCCAGAGACTGTTTACGTGAAGTGAGATCGTACGGTGTAGATGTACAATATGAAAAAGATGCTGCATTCTTTGCGAAGATAATTGGAGTAGAAGGATCCTTTACCATCATAGTTAAAGAGGGTCTTTCTTCTGATCTTAAAAATTATGCAATTGGTTTTGTATTTGAAAGTCTTCTTCTTAATAAAGATCCTAATCGCTCTAATATGGAGTGTACTTTAATCAACATAATAAGTTCTACTTCTCGTAATTGCAGTGCTCTGTTTCATGAGATTGAATATTCAACAAGAAAGAAGTTGATTATAAGTCAGTACTTAGAACACTTGATCTATTCAAAAAATGTAACCAGTCCTACAACTTTAGCTGAATGTTTTGATGTTCCAGATAGAGTGTTAGTTGATCGACTAAAAGACTTAAATTGGGTTTAAAGGAGGTATTATGTCTAAAATAACTATGATCTTTTTATTACTAATTTCGTTATGTGCCTTTGGCGCTGGTATATCTGTTGAAATTGACCATCCAGGCATTGCTTTTGCATTTTGTTTTATTGGGTGTATGCTTGGCGGATATCGTCTTATTAGCAGTGAAAATGATATTTACGATATCAAACCTCGTGATCAAAAGAGCTCCTTTTGGAGAGATTAAATGATTGAAGTTGCTCCAACTTCTGAACTAATGTTTCAGTACGATACGGCATGGTTGTATTGTTTAACACTTGAGTATAACGGACATAAAGACTGGCGATTGCCTACCGGAGCTGAATATGACACTGCTGGTCTTACTGCTGTATGTTGGTATGAAGATGATCCTGCTAACGAAGATGACGATAAATGGTTTGTAAGACCAGTAAGGACAGTAAATGATTGACATTGCAAAACAGTCTGCAGTTTGGGTGCTTTATGATCAAGCATGGTTGCATTGTTTAACACTTGTTCATAATGGACATAAAGACTGGAGACTGCCTACAGAAGATGAATACAGGGATTATAAGTTTAACGAAGCTTGGTACAATGACGATCCATGGCGTGACGACGTATCTAAATGGTATTCAATACCAGTGAGGGACTGCAATGATTGACCTTGCACCACAATCTGATAAACTGGTTGACTATGACATGGCATGGCTATACTGTGCCACATTAGAATATAATGGACATAGAGATTGGAGAATGCCAACTGCTGTAGAGTATGCGTTAGATGAAACAATATGGGGATGGTACGTAGATAGATCAGATGATCTACATTTTCAACATCACGTAAAACCAGTGAGGACTGTATGATTGAAGCAGCTCCAAAAACATTAGTATCTATGAACTATACTCAAGCTCAGATGTACTGTTTTTTTTTAGAACATAACGGAAAGAGAGGATGGCGTATTCCATCTCTTAAGGAACTTGAATATATAGAAAAACATCATTATATGTTTCTTAATGATTTACCGTTCCATGTTACTGAATTAGAAATCCCTTATTTTCAAAAACGAGTAATGCCAGTTAGAGGAGAATTAGAATGATTGAAACTGATACTGACACTGAAATAATTTACGAACAAATTATCATTTGCACATCCAATTAAACTTTGCTATAATATATTTTTTAGTTAAGCAACTACGGAGCACGTTATGACACCCGATGACTTATTTAGATCAATAGACTGGGGCTATCTTAGAACACAAAAAGAGTGGTTATTCAGCCAAAACCAACGCGAAGCTGAGGGGTTGTTGTCGCTACTTGACGAGATGCAAGACATGGCAGTATTTCACAATTTTGCTACTTCAGAAGAGGTGTTTGGTGAGTAATTATCGCAATATGGTTATTTTGTTAGCATGGTTAGCACCTGTATCATTGATACTTGGCCATGGTGATATTACACTGGTTATGTATGCGATAGCAATAATCTTGTTGATCTTTGGCATAGTTGATCAACATCGCAACGATAAACGTTGATACAAAAACTGCTTGCAATCCAACTATAACTTTGCTATAATATATTTTTACTTAAACAACAAAGGAGCGTATTTTATGCCAACTAAAACACAAGCAGAATTACTTGAGTTGTTCAGCAACGCTACAATTATCGTCCAAGGTGAAAATTCCTATCGAGTTGACTGTATTGTTGACTTTTGCATTTATGTTACTGATGAAGACACAGGCGATGAACACATTCTAGAGTTTGATGATGTTGATTTATCACGTGACTTAGTCTATGGACTTAAACTATTAAATACAAATGATTAAGTTTGCGAGGCTCTGTCTTAATGAGATAGATCAAACCTGGTTTGATTGTATTATTGCTAAAGAAAAACATCCTGAGTTTTGTAAGTATCAAATGACGTTTGAAGCAGCTAAGATGTTTTGTTTTATGTATAGCGAAAATGGTGACTTTGGTTGGCGACTTCCGACTCAAGAAGAAGCTACAAACAACAAAGAGTTAGCAGGTTGTTGGCACCAAGGAGACGATCAAACCGAGAATAGTTTGACGTACTATGTACGACCTGTAAAAGATGTTTAATTCACAATGGAGAGTATTATGACTAACAAAACTTACTGGCATAACAATGGCAAATACCAAGCTGATTATGAAAAAGTAGTGAATACTTTAATTCACAGCACTGTATTACCAGAAAAAGGCATAACCGGCACTATTGAAGGTGAAATGCTAAGAGCTGTAACTAAGTTGTATTATGATTACTGGAACAATGGAATGTGTAACAACACCTCCGGACCTGCTAAATTCCTACTTAAGATGAATGACGAGTACTTCTTAAATGTCGGGTATGCGTTGAAACAAGTTTACCAAGAATGTAACACTGGTACCTATACACCAGTATCACTCGGTGAACCATTAGAAGAAATCTTTGACTCAGTAGTCAAACATATTAGCTCTGTAAATGGCAAGTATACAGAAACAACTCTTAATATGAACGACTTTGCTGATCCAGACTACATTGATCTTTACGAGTACGAAGACTAATACCTACTTTGAAGCGCGTAGCAATACGCGCTTTTCTCTTTTCAGGAGTTTCAAATGCCAAAATTAAACCAACAACAAGTCATCGAAGAATATCTCAAAACTCTAGAAGAACAGGCAAAAGAGTCTTCAACACAACTTGTTAAAGAAGTATCGTTTGCGTTTATGTATGGGTATGCCCAATCAGATTTTAAATTCTTACTTGGGGAGTTATTGCTAACTCAAGAGCAATTACAGATTATAGATGAACGGTATGCTAAAGGAGCTAAACAATGAATGACACAATAGATTTGGTTATTGCTAAACACGCAGGCTTGCTATCAACACAACTTCGCCAACTATCTACTAACAGGTACTTTCTTGACACACACGATGAAATTAAGACATTGTGTAATGACCAGTATGAGATTAAGTTTTCACCAATCTTAGTTGGCACTATCGCAGACGTTACTGTTGCGTAGTATAAAAACTCAGCTTGAAATTCACGCAAAACTTGCGGACTACAGCGTTTTATTATATAATTTAATGCTGTAGTAATTACAATTTTTTTATAATTTTTTAGAGGTAATTATGGGATTAGACATGTATGCGTACCGTGTTCCAGCAAGCAAGGTACGTGTTGAAGACAAGAACGCAGAAGTTGATTTTGAATCATATTATGGCGACGGTGCTGATGAATTCTTCTATTGGCGTAAACATCCAAACTTACATGGTGCTTTTGGAGAGCTGTATCGAGAGAAAAATGGATCCAAAGATTCCTTTAATTATGCAACACTCAGGCTTACTGATAAAGACTTAGTAGAGTTAGAACAAAAGATTAAGAATAAGGAACTACCATTTACGGCGGGATTCTTTTTTGGCACAAGCGATGACGACGATGACGCGATCAATCGCGATTTGGAATTTATTAGAGAAGCTAGGAAGTTTGTTGCTAATGGTGACTTTGTTTATTACGATAGTTCTTGGTAGTAATATCATATGCAAATCAAGGAGCACATGATTAAGTACGCAAACAATTTGTCCAACGAAACTTTTCACTCAGGTCCATTTAAACCCAAACACAAAATGAATCTTGACGAAGCAGTGATGTTTGTTACATTTTATGAGGAAGACGGCATTAAAGGGTGGCGTCTTCCAACAGAACAGGAATCTATGGATAATTCAGAACTTGTAGGTTGTTGGCATCAAGGAGATTTAAGCGCCAGCTGGTCACCTGGTGATTGTTATTTTGTACGTCCAGTAAAAGACATTGACTAACAAAGTTCTTTACAACTCAATTAGCATTTTGCTATAATATATTTTTTAAACAAATTAGGAGTAACACATGGCAAATTACCTGTTAGTTAAAGTAGACGCTAACGAAGATGATTACTTGACAGAGTTTAACGCAATTGGTGATCATGATTTGGAAACAATTAAACCTTTGATTGAAAAGATCAAAGCGTGTAAAGAAAAGTATAACTTTCCAAATGGTATGCTGTTTGACGAAGATGGCGATATTTATGAAATGTATGCTGAACGAGCTGATGACGGAGATCCAGTTGACGTAGATGAAGCTATTGAGGTTTTAATGCAGTATGTTCCAGTTACTGAAGATGGGTTTCATTCTATTGTAAAAATTGAAGTGTATGATGTAGGTCACGTTGACACATTGTTTTATCACAATGTCGATTGAAATTGGATATGAATCCGACAGAATGATGTCGTATGAAGCAGCAGTCATGTACTGCTTCTTCTATTCTCAAGATGGAAAGACAGGATGGAGATTGCCAACGATAGACGAGTACGATGAGTATTATGAACTTGATCGAAGTTGGTATCAAGACGATATTTTAAAAGACTATTCTGATGAAACGTGGCTTGTAGTTCCAGTGAGGGATATTGATGACATTTGAAATTGCTTCACGCTTAGAAAAAAGAATACACTATGACTCGGCATGGTTGTATTGTCTAACACTTAATCATGATGGATATAAAGATTGGAGACTACCAACAGTACATGAGTATTCAACCGATGCCCCTGATCAGTTTTCATTATGTTGGTATGAAAATGACCCTGCTAAAGAAAATAACGATATATGGTTCACAGTTCCAGTGAGGGATACTAATGAAACGTAGATTAGAAATAGCACCATGTTCTGATCAGAGGTTAACCTATGACGAAGCTATCATGTATTGTTTTGTGTTAAAATTTGCTGGAACAGGGTGGAGATTACCGACAGTTAACGAATATATCGTTCATTACGACAGATTATATGCTTGCTGGCATGAAGGTATAAAAGACAAGAAAGGAAAGTTAAGGGTAATTCCAGTACGCAACAACTCACTATAAAGGAAACTTAATGAATACAATTACAAAAGAAATGTTAAAGGACTACGCACAGACTTCTAAACTTTGGCCATCGGATACCTACACTTGTATTGATAAAAGGCCAGTTGACTTTTCATCTTACACTGATACATATGAGCGTGAAGGTTGTATCGTTCGATTTGACTGGGAACATATTAAAGGTCGAGTTTGGAAACTTTCTTCAAGAGAACTTGGGTTCATACACGAGCGAAAGCAAGTTGCAATTGAAGTAAACTGGCAAGCAAACTACAGTAGAAAGTACATGGTAGGGAAAAACACCACATCTGGTGATATGTTATATAAGTCTCGAGATCGAATAGAGAAAGGCGAGTCTAAAAAGGTTATTACTATTGAAGAGTATAACAACTTTTGGGATAATACTATGCGTTCGGTATGCGGATTCCATGCTAACACGATTGATACAGAGTACTAAACTTCTTTACAACCCAACGACACTGTGCTATAATATGTTTTTATTTGTAACAACGCAGGAGCAACAACTATGCCAAATTATGTAAGCAACAGAGCAATCATTAGACACTCTGATCCAGCTAAACTTGCACTGCTTGATAGTGCATATCAAGAACGCAACCTGTTCAATACTATCCTACCATGTCCCGAAGGATTACTTGGCACACCATCTGGTCGTTATAGTGATCCAGAAAAGCAAGCTGCTATGGAAAAACGCCAAGATGAAAATTATAAGAAATTTGGTTACAGCACAGATTATCAATGGCGTGTAGAAAATTGGGGTACAAAGTGGGAAGCTATTACAAATGAACAAGCAACATTGTACAAAGAAGATGATGGCGAGATTGTATTAGAGTTTGAAACTGCATGGGCTCCACCTACTGGCATTTACAAAGCATTACGCGAACAAGGTTACACAGTAGATTACGATTGGTGTGATGAATGGGAAACTAAAGAGGATGAGGACTAATATGAAACATTTAGTATTTGTTATGATGTTATGTGTTACTGCCGGTGTTCATGCTAAAGGCGGTGGTGGAGGTGGTGGCCACGGCGGAGGTGGCCATGCAAGTGGACATAGCAGTGGCAGTCATTCAAGCAGTGGCGGCCATTCATCTTCTGTTCCACATATTTACAGCACAGGGCATCCGTCATTTGGCAAACCAATGCGTGTATCAAATAACTATTACACACATTATAGTTATCCATCGTTTAACTTTCCTATGTTCCATGGAAGCAGTGATGATTGTAAACCTCCAAGGAAATGTGAGATAAAAGACTATGCCCCAAGATTTTGAAATAGCACCTCAAGAGTTATGGCGAGAAAAACATACCTACGACGAAGCAGTTCTGTACTGTATGTTTTTAGAACATAATGGACGAGGTTGGCGACTTCCGCATAGCTACGGTTGGTTAGACAATAACAATCGTGTACGACTTAAACATGATGACCTTCATAATGAAAAAGATGAAGACACCTACGTAAATGATGAAGAAGATACTTTAGTAGGGTTTATGCAAGATTGGCCTGATCCATGTCAATTTTGGGTTGATAACGATCATTCAAGTATATTTCGTAATGATCAATATACTACAATCCCTGTGAGATCTACTAATGGCAATTGAGCTGGGTAAACAATTTCCAAATATAGTAACGATTGACGAAGCCGTTATGATTGCCTTTATGACTCCAGGATGGCGGCTTCCTACATACGAAGAATGGACTGAACATTACGACAGCCTAAAGTATTGTTGGGATCAATCAGATATAAACCGGTCGGATAAAAACGTACATACAGGCTATCTTAGACTAGTGAGAGATATTGATGATTAAAGTATTAGAACCATTAGACATAAAATTGACGTATAACGAAGCATGGTTGTACTGTTTAACCTTATCGTTTGATGGTCGTAAGAATTGGCGACTACCAACTCAAGAAGAATATGACAACTATGATACTATAAAAGTCCACTCGTGCTATGAGTATGGTAATGACGACTATTCTAAATATATGCTCCGTCAAGTGCAAGCAGTTTGTGATGTAAAGTTTAAAGTAGGACCATTGTCAGAAGAAAAGATGCAATACGATGAAGCTCTTATGTATTGCTTTATGTTAGAAGTAGATGGCGAGCGAGGTTGGAGGTTACCAACTCATGATGAATACAACGACATACTTGGGTTATCTACACAAATTTGGTATTATGATGAAGAGCACAATGTTGGTGAAGTATGGCAAGTGCAACCAATAAAGGAAATATAATGACACCAGAACAAGAGCAGTGGTTAAAAGATTTAGATAAATCGCTTTCAGAAATGAGTGATGAAGAGTTCCGCAAGGCATACAAGGAATGTGAAAAGCATATTGGTCCAACAATTAAAGAGTTTTGTGAGTGGAATAATATTCCATATAACGACTAGGCCCCGCTGTACGTGTAGGAGGAATTATGATTGAAGTTAATGCTCCATGTAACATTCAACTTGGATTTCCAAGTGAAAACCCAATGACATATGAAGAAGCTGTGTTGTACTGTTTCTTTTATAATCAAGAGGGAAGTACAGGTTGGCGCATGCCAACAGACATTGAGTGGCAACGCTATGCTCCAGATATTAGTCCGTGGGCGTTAGGTGATAACGACGACTATTTACATATGGCAGATACCTTTTATGTTGCACTTCCAGTACGAGATATAACAGCATGATTCAACTTGGTTTTCCATCTAAAAATGAAATGACATATGAAGAAGCCGTTTTGTACTGCTTCTTTTATAATCAACCAGGCAGTACAGGATGGCGAATGCCAGAAGATATCGAGTGGCGATGCCATACTCCGAGTATTACTCCGTGGGCGGTTGGTGACGATGATTATCATGAGTATGTAGATAATTTATATGTTGCACTTCCGGTACGGGATGTAACAGAATGATTCAACTTGGTATTCGATCTAAAACTCTTATGACCTATGACGAAGCCGTTTTGTACTGTTTCTTTTACAATCAAGAGGGTAGTTCAGGATGGCGTATGCCAACTGAAGAAGAAACGTATGATATATACTATGATGAAGAGGGAATATGGTATGATGGTGATGGTGAACTAGAATACTATGCTGGCGACTGTTGGTATGCACTTCCGGTACGAGATATATAAACTTCTTTACATACCCCGCTGTTAATGCTATAATATGTTTTTACTTAATAAAGTTTGGAGTACACAATGTCTTTAGATTACAGTTTAAACAATCGCGGTGAAATGCTTGAACATTGCAGTGACGGTATAACATTAAATCTCAGTTATTGGGAATGCGGTTGCTCAAGTTTATCTAATTCAATACATGAAATTGATGAAGAAGAATGTCCAAGATGCGGCGCATTGAAAGAAGATCACCCAAACGCTTATGCAAGCGATGTTGAAGAAATGTTAGAGGAGGTGGAATGATTGACGTTTCTGCAGACGATGTGTATGTAGTGTTCCTTGCCGGTATACAAGAAGCAAAGAACGTTGGTGTATTTGAATCAGTCAAGTTAGCTGATGAATATATTTTTACTCAAGTTGAAAAAGGGTATGTGCTTGAGCATTTCACAGTTCAAAAATGGCTTATAACAAGAGAGGCAGTATGATTGACGTTTCTGCAGATGACGTGTATGTAGTATTTTATGATGATCAGTGGGTAACAAAGAATTTTGGAGTTTATCAATCATATGATTTAGCGTGTAAGGGTATTCAAACACACACTGCTAAAGGGTATGACGCTTCTAATTTTACAGTTGAAAAATGGCCAGTGATAAGAGAGATAGAATGATAAAGTTTACTAACCTATGGTCAGCTGTCTACCCATTTGTACTTTTTGGTATGCTATGGATAACACTAATAGCTATGGTTACATTGGCAATTTGTGAATTAAAACAGTGCTTAGGATGAAAGTTTTTGAAGAAATGTTAGAGGAGGTGAGTCATGATTGAAGTTGGTGTTCCAAGTAAAAACGAAATGACCTATGACGAAGCCGTTCTGTATGTCCTTACGTGTGATCAAAATGGACATACAGATTGGAGAATGCCAACCAATGAAGAGTGGGTTGAACATTCACCTGCAATTGGACCGTGGGCGGCTGAAGACGATAAAGTTTCCGAGTATGATGGTGAATTATATCGCGCACTTCCGGTACGAGATGTATAAACTTCTTTACATACCCCGCTGTAAATGCTATAATATGTTTTTATTTTTATTAGTGTGGAGTTAGTTATGTCGCGTAAAACTTTTAATGTTGAGCAGTTTAAAAATCAAGTCAACGACATGTTGGCTCAATCAACAAGCGAACCTGAAGTTCGGCAAGGTATGATTGTTGTGTTAGAACGTATGTTACATGACACTGGTAACTATCATGGTTTTAGATATCTTGAGATTAGCCAAGTTCCAGAAGGCTTTAAGCCTGGGATCAATTTAGATCCAAATGAAACAGGAATGCCACACACTGATTACAATTTACGTTTCAAAGATACTGACAGTTCAAGAGTGAGCTACTACTAATGAATATTATTTGCGAAGTTATGTTTGGTAGCAGACTCTACGGGTTAGAAAACGAAAACTCCGATTTTGATTACAAAGGCATTATTCTACCAACCTCAAGAGAGATATTGTTAGGTAATGCCAAATATCACAAACACACATCAACTGGTCAAGTTCACGTTAAGAACTCAAGCACTGATATTGATCGCGGCTTCTACACACTCTCATACTTTATTGATTTAGCCTGCAAGGGCGATACTACTGCAATTGATATGTTACACGCTGACATATCAAAAACAGTTCAAAGTTCACAAGCATGGGAGTTCTTACAAGATAACCGTAGATTGTTCTATACTAAGAACATGAAAGCCTATGTTGGCTATTGCCGTAAGCAAGCAGCCAAGTACGGCATTAAAGGTAGTAGACTTGGCGAACTTGAACGTGCAATCAACGTGCTTTCTAAGTACTCAACTACTGATGTAATAGGTGATGTTGAAATTGAAGAAAGCGATATTATTAGTTGGATCGATTACAAAGGCAATAGATATCTTGAAATCTGTGGTAGTAAGTTTCAAGATAACTTAAGAATTCCCTATGCGCTCAACACATTGGAAAAGATCTTTGCTAACTATGGCGAACGAACTAAGTTAGCTAAACTTAATGAATCCGTTGATTGGAAAGCTATGACTCATGCCTTTAGAGCAGGTTATCAGACTTTATACATTTTGCAGGATAACGGATTTGAATATCCTCTGCCTGAGACCGAGTTCTTAAAAGAGATTAAAGCTGGACAACATCACTTCTTAGAGGTTGAGCCACAGCTAACGCAGTTGATTCAAGATATTGAAGCAGCATCTGAGAAGTCTAACTTACCGGATAATGTTGATAAAGACTTCTGGGATCAATACTTATATGATTTCCATCGTAGAATTGTGACAGGAGAACGTAATGACTCTTAACATTCACAAAGAACACTTTCAAGGTTTGGTTGACAAGAATAAAGAACTTAGAAACATCTTGCACGCCGCAGCCAAAGCTAAGATAAATGGTGATTGGTGTGTTATCGAAGCAGTACCACTTGATGAAGAAATGGTCTATTGCTACAATGAAGAAACTAACGCGCAATACGCGATTCGATTTAGAGATATTGACTTTGATAATCTCAAAACTATTTTAAAAGAAGGATATGTATGAATCCAGTTATTGAGCGTCTTAGAAAATTATCAATGGAAACCTATACCTATTCAGATTGCGACGGCGATAATAATCGCGGAGTAAGGCAAAATGATGTAAAGTTTGCAACAATGATTATTAGGGAATGTGTTAGGTTAAATGGTGACCAACCGGAGTTAGTTGCGGCTTATGAAAAACATTTTGGTATTAAGATTTAAATATCATTTGCAATACCAAAGTTAGTTTGCTATACTATATTTTTTTAACGCAACACGCGGAGCGCACAATGGCTACAGTCATTATTAAACTTGCACCAAGAGAAATCTTAGCACACTTGTTCTTTAGCGAACGATCAACTAACATCGCAAAAGCTAATGTAGGCTCTTACACTAAACTCAAACCCCTCGAAGTAACTGGCACTGGGAAAGATGCAGCAGAAGAAGTGTTTGATTTAACCAACAACCCCTCGCGTGAAGATGAACGCTTAGAAGTATACGGAACTGGTCGTTCATTGTCATCAGGTGATGTTGTTGAAGTTGACGGTGTGAACTATCTTTGTAAGTCAATTGGTTGGGAAGTGATTTAAATACCATTTGCAATACCAACGCAATTTTGCTATACTATATTTTTTTAATACAACACAGGAGCATTACATGACAGCAACTACTATTCAAGTACGTGAGCTAATGCGCAAACATCACATTATTCCACAAACCGCTGAACTCTACACAAACAAACGTGTTGCATTGGATGACAATGCGCGTACTGTGAAATGTTATGCTCGAGCTGTAAACGATCCAATGCTATTGATCAATGAACTAATCAAGTTAGCAGGTAAAGGTAACGTGAAAATGACAACAAGCGACAGTCCTGGTATTGTTGTTAAGTGTGTGTTAGGCTAACAAATCACTTGCAATACCAAAACAATTTTGCTATACTATATTTTTTTAAACGTAACATACGGGGTACACAATGTCGAATGAGACAACTTGTTTTATGAAAAACGGTCTAACTTATAAAGTCACATCACGTGGCGACTTAGACCTCCACGATAAACTTCCAGCTGGCAACTATGTTGTTACGTTAGATCCATTTGAACAGTTTCAACTATCAAAAGTTGAAGACTTTGAGCCAATTAAAAAACTTTACGGTAACACTACACGCCACGCCACTCGCATTATCAATACATTTGAAGATCGTCCAAATACAACTGGCGTTATGCTAACTGGCGAAAAAGGTAGCGGCAAGACATTGCTTGCTAGAGAGATTTCAATCAAAGCAGCTGAACGTGGCTATCCAACTATTGTTATCAACTCTCCATGGCGCGGCGATAAGTTTAACAAGTTTATGCAAATGATTACGCAACCATGTGTTATCTTGTTTGATGAGTTTGAAAAAGTGTACAGTCGCGATGATCAAGAGTGTATCTTAACACTGTTAGATGGTGTATTTGCAAGTAAGAAACTATTCTTACTAACCTGTAACGACAAGTGGCGCGTTGATGCTAATATGCGTAATCGTCCAGGTCGTATCTTTTACATGATTGACTTTACTGGACTTGACGAAGCATTCATTCGTGAATACTGTGAAGATAATTTGAACAACAAGAAACACATTGACAGTGTCTGTACTATGGCAATGATGTTTGATCAATTTAACTTTGACATGTTAAAGGCAGTTGTTGAAGACATGAATCGTTACAATGAATCACCAAGTCAAGTTATGGAACTGTTGAACACTAAACCTGAGTTTAGCAACAACCAACAGTTTAATGTTAAGATGATTAAAGACGGTGTTATCATCGATCCAGAAAATTACGAATACCGTTTGTGGAACGGCAATCCGCTAGAACAGAAAAGTGTTGGGTTTGACTATCGAGTTGTTAGTAGTGATGACGATGACGATTGGGTTACTATGTTATTTACACAAGAAGATATCAAACAGCTTGATCCTAAACATGGGCTATTTGTATATCAAAACGAAAACGGTGATCGTGTAGAACTAACTAAACGTAAATTTACTCCGTTTGATTACACGCACTTAGTTTAAGATTTAAATATCATTTGCAAGTCAGCGCATAGTTTGTTATACTATGCGCTTACTAACAACAACTGCGGAGCAATGTATGACATTCCAGATTACTTTACCAAACAAACCATCTGCAGAACAAGCACTTGAATTAGCAGAAGCGATCTTTGAGTTTGACGAATACGGAAGAAAAGACTCCGTTCGTATTCCAGAACTTGAAGCAATCATTGCAACTGATCCAAACACTGCGCTTAGATATGCGAGTGAAGAAATTTTTGAGAGATTTGAGTTAGGTGAAGCAGCGATTGCTACTGATGATAGGATTTCGTATGAGTATGCAAAATCTGTAATTTTTGAGAGATTTGAGTTAGGCGAGCCAGCGATTGCAAAGTCAGCATATTTCTCAATGTACTATGCTAAGTATGTTCTTGAAGATCGGTTTGAATTAGGCGAAGCAGCGATTGCAACCGATGCTGATATGTCATTTTTATATGCTCGTGATGTATTGCAAGCTCGATTTCGATTAGGTGAAAAGACTATTAAGAAAGATCCAAAACTATCATTACTTTACGAATACTTTGTAAAAAAGTGTTGTTAGAGTTATAAACCATTTGCAATGCCAAAACAATTTTGCTATAATATGTTTTTTAGTTAAACAACGCGGGGCGCATTATGAACAGATTTAAAAGATATCATCGTTATTTTTGTAGAGCTATTGTGTCATCAGTATTTTTGTTTCTTATGGCATTTGTTTTATGGGGAATTTTTGAATATAAGGATGTGCAAATAGCGCTCGGTATAGTAACAGGTTCATTTGTGACTATAGTAATTGTTGTCCATATATGGATAACCGCTTTTAGAGAATAAGAGTCTGATATGAACAGATTTAAAAGATACCATCGTTATTTTTGTAGAGCTATTCTGTCAGTGGTGTATTTGTCTGCTATGGCATTTGTTCTATGGGGAGTTTTTGAACATGAGGACGTTCGGCTGATAATTGGGTCAATAGTAGGATCGGTAGTTACTTTAATAGCTGTTGAACATATATGTGACACCGCTTTTTAGACAATAGTATTGATGTAAATATCATTTGCAATCCAACTATAACTTTGCTATAATATGTTTTTACTTACACAAACTGCGGAGCACGTTATGTTCAAAATGTTTAAATCTTTACTTCCAACTAACAATGAAGTTGTTGAAGAACCAAAATCAATACCAGCATTGACTGCAACTGAATTACGTTGCAAAGCGTCAAAAACCAAAGCAGAAGCCATTAGCTTTGCTATTCAAAGATTGACTACTGAAATTGATGAAATGCTTGTTATTCGAGCTGAAAAAGGTTCGTGCTCTGGGAATATAACAATTTACGAAACAGACAAGGGTTATGTACGGAGAGAAAATAAAGAATGCACTTTGACGTACATAACAAACGATTTAGACATACTGACAAGTGTAACATCTCAGTACCACGAACAATATCGTAAACGTGGGTTTACTGTAGAAACTAAAACATACGAAGTTGGTGAATATCAAGACTACCAAATCACAACTATTAGCTGGTAGGGAGAATACACAATGATTTCAGCAAAAGAAGCCAGAGAATTAGTAAAAGCTTCAAGATTTGAAGTAATTCCAACGTTTGAAGATAACGTCAACTATGTTTTATCATGTGTTGAAAAAGAAATTATTGACTCGTGCCGTGTTGAAGATTGGGCATCAGTGTTTGATATTACAACAAACCATGTTCCTTCTGAACAGATAGAAACAGTTGCTAATGCAGTATCTGATGAATTAGTTAAATTGGGCTACACTGTTTCGATAGAAAAACATGATTCAGTATTTACGATTTACTCAATTGAAGTTGAATGGCCTGAAGACTGATTTAAACAATTTTACTTAGGAGAATACACAATGATTTCAGCCAAAGCAGCAACCGCATTATTAACATCAAGCCTTAAAGAACCACCACCATTATCGAAACTTGCTGATGAATTCATGCAAGATCTGTTTAATGTACTTGAAAGAGAAATTACACGCTTATGTAAATCAGGTGAATCTTCGCTATCGTTTAATTTTGGTAAGGATAGACGAGATTGGTCGAAATATGGGCTGTCGGAAGAACAGATTCTTAATACACTATCTAGTGAATTAGTTAAAGCTGGCTATACTTTTTCAGTATCCGATGAATTAGCTAAAGCTGACATTACTATTACAGAATCGGGATCAGTGTCCCACCGCAATGAGTATTGGTACTCGGTTGAAGTTTTCTGGCCCGAAGCATAGGAGCTAATATGAACGAATTAGATTATCCTGATTTAAAGTTTGATGGCAAAACAGTTTCAGAATATGAAATAGATCTGTTTGGTATTTCAAACAACGAGTTAAATCCAACAGAGCTATTGTTTAACTATGCTAAGTTTGAAAACGGCAAACAACTAACTGATAATCAACTTCGTAAACTTAGTAAACAATATCCAGAGATCATTTACTTACTAATAAATGATCTCTTACCTGAGGATAGCATTCATCATGCTACTTATCAACCTATGTTAGTTGATACAGCTGGTGAGTATTAGCGATGCAATTACCATTTGCAATACCAAACATAGTTTGCTATAATATGTTTTTTAGTTAAACAACAACGGAGCGCGTTATGACACACGAATTAGACGTTATTGCAAAAATTGATGGATCTACATTAGTGTTAAAAGGTCAACTGTTTGGCAAAGTTGAATACGACTTAACTGAATGGGTAGATAGCGATGACATGCCAGAACTAACGTGTGATGTTGTAGTAGACGGCGATCCACGCTATCCGACATTAGTATTGTCAACGCGTGTTGGGTTTAGTTTAAGTCCACGTACAGGAAAGTTAGAACGTTGCTGTATCTGTTGTGCCTATAGCTCACGCGACTGTGTTTGCGGTGCATGGGACAACGTAGATGATTACTACAATGACGACGAGTATTAAACGTCTTTACAATCTAATAACACACGCGGTGAGACAAATGGCTAAAATTGACTTAGATGTAAACTTGCCAACAGAACAATTAATCGTTGCGTTAAAAGACGGAATCGAACAATTAGAATTATACGACCACTGTACAATAGAACTAGGAGGGGACGTAGTAATTCAATTAGCATCACCCAGAGCGAAAAGGTTTAGTTTGCATGCGGTAGATTGTGTTAAGTATTCTTTGGCAACTGATGTAAATAGTTCTTTACAATCCAATAACAGTTTGCTATAATATATTTTTACTTAAACAACAAAGGAGCGCGTACAATGGTAACTTATGAAGTAAAAAATTTTAAAAACTTAGATAAATGGTTAACTGCTGGATTCAGCCTTGAAACAGAATTACACCTCCGCAACAACGGTAATTGCTGGGAATTGTTGGATATAACAGGGGAATTGTTTGGACAAATGTATGTTGGTGGATTTTTCACTGGAAGAACACATGGATGGTTGTGTGTTTCTGATAAAATAAGTGCTTAACTTTCTTAATAGGATTTATATTACTTGCAACATCAAACTAAGTTTGCTATAATATATTTTTACTTAAACACACGCGGAGCGTAATATGTTAAACGAACTTACTGCAATACAAGCAATTGAACTTGGCCGTGAGGTTGAAGCTGCTATGGTAAAGGAACTAACAGAGTCGGTGATTGCTCGCGTAAACGGAGTAATTAGACTAAAAGCTGAAAACGGCCACACATACGGTGAAGTCGATGTTGTTCACCACGTTGGTGTATGGCGGCACACTAAAGGTAAAGACACAGTGTACGTTGAAGCACAGACACCGGAAATATTAGACTATGTTATAGAAAACATCAATAATCATTATAAAGAATTTGGGTTTGAGACAGAGTTTAAATTTGATCGCGACAAATATGTGACAACTATTTGTTGGGGCAACTGATGTAAATAGTTCTTTACAATCCAATAACAGTTTGCTATACTATATTTTTTTAACGCAACACGCGGAGCGTAATATGTCAATCGTATATAAGGCTGCAGAAGCAGTTGAATTAGCTAAAGAACGCCAATTAGAAATATCTAAGGCAATAATTGATCGTGTTATCGTAGCTGTTCATCATCAAATTCGAACAAAAGTTGAAAACGGTGAAACAGAAGGCTATGTGCATATCAATCATACTATCAAAGGTAAATGCACTTATCGCGAAACCCAAGATGAAGTGTCAATCAATGCACCAAATGCAAGTGTGTTAGAGTTTGTGAGTATGGAAGTTGACAAATATTTTACTGACCTTGGTTATGACACTGAGGTTGAATGGTTTCAAGACAATTACTGCACCACTACTGTTTCATGGGGATGTTGATGTAAATAGTTCTTTACAATCCAAAAACAGTTTGCTATACTATATTTTTTTAACTGCATTACATTTTATTTTTTCTTTCTCTAAGGAGTGTACATCATGACTACTGCTACTATCAATACAGCTACAGCTATCGCAATCGCTACAGTTCCTGCTACTGAAAAAACTTTCACAGTTGCGGGCGTGTCAAACTTAAAAGGTGTTTACAAAGCACGATTTGCTAACAGCTTGGATCGCGTGAAAGTGTTACACGCTAACGCTCACACAGACATTCGCTTAATTGAATTGCCGCATGCAATGGTTAAAGCTGATGCGGTGCAATACTTACTTAACTTACCATTCAATGATGCAATTGAAGATGAAGCAGTTAAAAAATACTTTGATGATGTCAACGCATTGCAAGCGTTTGAAGACTTTATGGCAAGTAAAACTAAGGCCACAGTTAAAACGCCACGTGCTAAAAAAGCAGCCGCAGCTCCTGTTACAGTTACAGTTGATGAGCTGTTAGCTGAGGAGTTAGTTGAAACACCAGTTGACTTAACTAAAGTGTACGAAAGCGTTGGTTTAGAACCCCCAACTGTTTACGATGACGCTGAACTTGCAACAGCATAACAAACAACGACGTAAGGGTGCAGTGTAAGTGATACTTGGCATGGAAGGAAACTGCATCTTCTAACTACTCTAATCAAGTAGGCGTTAAATAAAAAAGACAGCAATCTTGCTGTCTTTTTTTATAATCAAATACAAGTGGATAACATGAACAAGCTAACAGTATTTAAAGAACATTTTGTTGATGGTGTTTATCATAGAGTAAATGGGCCATCGGCTTATGATTTTGACGACACTACTGATTATTGGGGATGGCATTTATTTGGAAGTGCTCATAGGTATTATGGCCCGGCAGACGAAAACGGAGATTGGTGGATACATGGTGAGTTTATTAAATGATACACCGTGACTATTTAAGGATTTGTGAAGACTACTTTATAACTATGAACAGACGAATTAAGTACGAAGTTACAAAACCAACAGAACAATATGTGACATACGATGAAGCAATGATGTATGTATTGTTTTATAAAGATAATGGGCGAGGTTGGAGACTTCCTGATCGTGAAGAATGGTTCATTGATAAGCGAATATATACGAATGCTTGGTATTTAGACAAACCTCTTTGGTCTGATGTACCTAAACGTCGGGTGCAACTAACCCGCATAAGACCAATTGTAGTTAAACTTTGTACACTACACAATACAATAAAACGCGCTAAAGAATACGTTGAATACCAGCTGTTTAAGCGTGTTATAAAATTTTTTAATGCTATGCTATAGCTAAAAATAAAACGTGCTAAACAGCAAATAAATGAAGGCATAAATGACTGTAGAAACTATTGTTACTCCCGAAAGTACAGAATATTATTTTAATGGTGATCTACATCGATCTAATGGACCTGCAAGTATATGGCATACACAGTGGAATTGGTATTTATTTGGTGAGTATCACAGATACTATGGACCTCAGGATTATGGCAATGAATGGTGGATCCACGGGGATTATATTAAAACAGAAGGCATATATGATTACAAGAATTCTTACTAATCTAGATAATGTTGAGTATTATAAAGACGATGTTATACATAGAACTAATGGCCCCGCGCGTACCTGGTTTGATGGTGTAGAAGCTTGGTATCTATTTGGCGAGTATCATAGATACTATGGTCCGCAAGATGTTGACGGAAGTTGGTGGTTACACGGTGATCAAATAAAATGACTATAAGAATTATTCATAATGATTATAGTGTTGACTACTACCACTATGATGTTATACATAGAACTAATGGCCCCGCGCGTAAATGGAATGATGGTGTAGAAGCTTGGTTTTTATTTGGAGAGTATCACAGATACTATGGTCCGCAAGATGTTGACGGAAGTTGGTGGTTGCATGGGAACCTAATTAAAGATGACTAAGCCAACTAAAATAAAAACCTATTTTGGTACCGAGTATTGGTATGATCACAACTTACATAGAACTGATGGTCCAGCAGTGTTTTGGTTAGATGAATTTGTATGGTACTTGCATGGTAAGCAACATAGATATTACGGCCCAGCCGATCACATGGGCGAATGGTATATACACGGGGAGTTTATACATGATATATAAAGTATTTGCTAAATCAATAATAGTTTGCTATAATATATTTTTTTAACTAACAGTAGGAGACTACAATGTTTTTTGGACCATCTAAATCAAGTCAGATTAAAGAGTTAAGAGAGTCTCTAGATCGAGCTAAAGATTCACTACATGAACGTATCAATAATGTTCGTGTGACACTTCGTGAACAAACCGACTGGGTCATTAGATTAAGAGATGATTATTCTGCGTTGCGAACAGAGTTTGACGAATTACACGATTTGTTGTCTCCAACTATAAACGCTCTTAAACAAGAGCGAGAGCAACGTATTCTTGAAATGAATCGTGAGATTGCTGATCGTTTACGTGACACTGCGGTAAGGAATCGTGAATTTGCTGATCGTTTACGTGACGCTCGAATAGCTGATGAAGAACAAACCCAAAAAAGACGTCAAGAATTTGACCGAGCACGTGAAGCTGTTACCCAACGTGCAAAATATGAGTACGATGAACGTACTACCCCTACTCCTCGTGATTGGGATACATTAGCATCCAGCTTTGTTAGTGATGATTCATCTCGTAGTAGTTCATCCTGCGACAGTTCAAGTAGTAGCTCATACAGTAGCTCATGCGACAGCAGTTCGTACAGTAGCTCAAGCGACAGTGGCTCATGTGGATGTGATTAGGAGGTAATATGGCAGATTTAATAGTTACAGGTATAGCCTGGTTGATTGTAGGATTATTTGTTGTTGATATAACTGCTAAGATTCCTGGGTTTAACGATTTCTTTACGACTCGTCAGTCAAGAATTACTGTAAAGACTATTGGCTTAGTAGCATGGCCGGCGTATTTTGCAATCATTTGTATAGGATTTTTGATTGTTGGATTAGAGGACGCTGGCTTCTTTAAGCGATTCCTTGAGTAAAAAATCATTTGCAATTCAGCGCATATTGCTTTATAATATGCGCTTACTACAACAACTGCGGAGGTAATATGGAAACTATAGAACTAGTGATCTTTTGGTCATTTTGGTTGTTTGCTGGGATAATAGTAGTTCATACTTTTTTAACTGAACCACTTAATGATATGATCAAGTATCGATGGTTACGAATTACTATAAAGGTTATTAGTTTACTTTTATGGCCATTGACCCTAATCTGTATAATGGTAGCAGTTATTGGTTTTATAATCTCGGACCTTGAAGTTGTTAAGAAATTCTTTGAGTAAAAAACCATTTGCAATTCAGCGCATATTGCTTTATAATATGCGCTTACTTACACAAACATTAGGAGCAAGTAATGGCTAACAAGCAAACAAACAAAGAACGATCAGAATGTTGCGGGCAAGGCTGCAACAACCACGAAAACAGAATGAAGCAAGCAGAAGATGAAACCTGCAGTTACGTTACTCGCATTACTATTGGTGTAGTAGTAGCAATCGGTGGCATCTTTATGTTACTAAATTCATTCGTATTTCCAAACCTTTAAGGAGGTATCATGCTACAACACCCACACTCTAAAATAGCACTCGCAATTATGGTTGCGTTATCTTTAACTGCCTGTGGCGAAAGTGCTGAGGAAAAGCAAGCAAGGTTGTTTAAAGAACAGCAAGCCCAGATCCAGCAGCTTCAAAATCAACAAATGCAACAAGCTCAGATCCAACAGCAACAACAAGTTCAGCAACCACAATACGCGCCACAGCCGCAAGTTATTCAGCAGCCAGCAGCGCCAGTTGTAGTACAGGCACCACATCAAGACAATACATTATTGAACATGGCAACAGGTGCACTTATTGGGCATACGATTGCTAACATGGGTAACAATAATAATGACAGACCTACTGAACGTGTAGTTGAGCGTACTATTGTGCATCATGTACCTGCGCCTACTGCAGGCCCCGCTGTAACGCCTGCGCCTGTTGCGAGTGTAGCACCTCCTACTCCTGCTGCGCCAGTGACAACTCCGTCTGCACCAAAAGCAGGTGCAATGGATATGGCTAAGTTAAGTGAGTCTGCAAAGTATTCACCTCCAAGTTCAACTCCATCAGTTGCTGCACCAAGTGCGCCTAAGCCAAGTAGTATGAACATGTCAGCTTTATCGAGTAGCGCATCGCGTCCTGCAGTGTCGTTATCTAAACCAAGTAGCGGCAGTATGAACATGTCACGCTTATCATCTTCAGGCAGACGCTAATTGCTAACTGCCTATAGCTTAACAGGATAGAGCCTCCCTCTCCTAAAGGGAAGATATGTGTTCGAGTCACATTAGGCAGGCCAATACAGGCGCGTACGATACGCGCCTATTTAATTAAAGAGAATAGCGATGCAATTTGAAGAAGTAGTAAGTGAATATTATACACGAATCTATGATGAGGATGACAATTCTCACAAACCCAATGGTCCTGCGATAATGTGGGATAATGGCGATTGGGATTGGTATTTATATGATCAATGGCACAGATATTACGGACCGCAAACTAACCCTGAGTTTTGTCTTAGTGAAGAATGGTGGCTACATGGTGAGAAGGTTAAATAGGACAAATTATGAGTTCTGAGACTATACGATATTATAATGATATTGAACAAAAACATCGAACTAACGGACCTGCTGTTGAATGGGAGAGTGGCGATTGGCATTGGTATTTAAACAGTTGGTGTCACAGGTATTATGGCTTGCAATGTAACCCTGAGTTCTCCCATAATGACCAATGGTGGTTACATGGAACTTTAATTAAAGTAAGAAAACATGATTGAGCATACTGATAGACAAACTAGACGAACAATTTACTATAATGATATTGGCCAACGACACCGAGCTAACGGACCTGCTGTTGAATGGGACGATAATGATTGGTGTTGGGTCTTATTTGGTAGGCAACATCGGTACTATGGGTATCAGTGTTCGTTTAAAGAGTATGCGTATCGAGAATGGTGGATACACGGAAAGGTAATTAAAAAAGATTTAGTGATTTAAAAACCATTTGCAATACCAATAACAGTTTGCTATAATATATTTTTTTTAGCACAACACGCAGGCGCAATTATGCAAGTCACCTCAGATACATTTGTAAAGCAAGTAGGCAACTACAATGTTCATACTTTTTCCGCAGTCCCTTTCTTTAAAGACATGTTCCAAAAACTAATTACAGAGCACCCAGATGCAGAAGAATATGCAACACCAGTTGACGAAACTGACGAGCGTACAATCGTGTATGTAGTAGACATCAACGACGCAGATAACTTTGTATGGACTGCAGTTGATCACCCACATGAAGTAAACAATTCACTCATTACATCTTTAACACTTGACTTATTACATTTTATGGAGGAAGACAATGACTACAGTATCTGAAACATTCCCAGCTGGAAAATATGTAATCTCTGACTTATGTTATGTACTGTCAGATGATACTTGGACAGAAATTCACGAGCTTATGTTCCCACCTGGGCATAATGGACACGAAATAAACGGTTTGTTTACATTGAAAGATGGACGCAAGTTGTTTATAGGTTGCACTAAATACGGCGACGGCAACTATCCTGATACAGTAGGTAATGTCTACGGTGTTGACTCGGGTACTATTGGTATTATGTTAGAGTCAGAGATTGACGGCGAAGCAGACGGCGACGATAGTATTGTTCATATATTTGATGAGCCATTTACTGTTTTGTATGACAATGGCAACTTTAGCTTTGGCCACATTGACATTGATACTGGTTTTTATGACGATCATGAAGAAGATGACTGGGACGAGGAAGACGAACCACATCCTAACGCTAATTAGACATTTGGACGGTGATGTAAAAACTGCTTGCAATCCAGCGCACATTGCTTTATAATGTGCGCATACTTAACAACAACTGTGAGAGCGTATTATGCCAAACGAAATCTTTAATGATGTACTTGATCAAATTAAAACTGACATTGCGAGCGGGGATCTTACTGCACTTGCAGAATTGTTGTCGTTTGTGCCACGCGAAAACTTAATTGCTTACATGACTGAAGACAATGACTAGACGTGAATTTAAAGATATAAGCATTGGCAGGTTGTTTCATCTTAATGGCAACGACTACTGCAAACAGAGTACACGAACTGCTCGTATGACTTCTAATGGCAGAGTGTTTTACTTTAGCCAAAAGGATATTGTATTTCCTGTTAGTTGGTAATATGACGCTTGAGATACTTGAAGTAAATGACGATCTAACGGTATATCTATCAGATCGTAAACTTATGATACTACATAGACCTAATGGGCCTGCAGCAGTCAGGAGCTCCTCTGGGTCTACGTGGTATTTGAACAATAAAAAACACCGTTACTACGGTCCAGCTAGATACAATGAGTGGTGGATACATGACAGTCATATCAAATAAACACTCAACTGGCCCTGAGACGTATCTTGATGGAAAAACTATAATATGGAAAATGAACGGCGGCTGGCATAGATACTATGGCCCTGCTGTTAGCAATACTAATAGCTGGTGGTTACACAACAACAAGGTGAAACATGGCAAACCTCAAAAAGCACAAAATTGAATTTTACAAATGGGACAAAGTGCAAGAATGGATGTGTTCTGAACTCAACATGAGTGTTGCAGAATTTAACACACCTAACGAAGGTGATACTTATTCGTTGTTTCGTGTATGGGAGTTATTAGATTCAAATGCTGAGATGTATGAGACTGAGTTCTTTGAAACAAACATTAAACGATGTGTTGAAGAATTGTTAAATGCTGAATTCTACAGTGATGGCATTTACGAAGCAGCTGGCGCTGGTTGTATGCGATTAGTTCCAGTGTTGAATAAATTAAAAGATCATGTTGGTCCAATTGTCCTCATTCAATACTAAGGAGTTAAAATGGAAAGTGAAGATAAAGTTTTTATGGCACTTGTGATTTCATTTGCATTAGCAGTAACCGTAGTCATAAGCGTCAATGTAATTACAACAAACACCTGTGTAATGTCTCTTTCAAAAGACTCAACACGTTCTATAGAAGATATCAAACAAATCTGCAGGTAACTAATATGGCAATGAAATACCCAAACAAACTAATACCCGGCGATAAAGTTTTATTAGAAGACGGGAATATTCAAATAGTTGAATCAACTACTGTTGATCGCAAGAACATGTCAATTAAGTTTCGTTCTGGTAAGACGTTCTTAGTAAACGCGAATACCCAATTGCCAGTTATCGTAAGTAACTTTGACCCTAGCCAACATTCAATTGATGAAGTGTACAATATGATTCTTGATGATCGGATGTCGTTGTATGAGTTTACACTTTGGTGCTCTGAGAAATGATCACTGATAAGTATGGTGTCACACGCTATTATCATAAAGATAATAGCATTTTGATACATCGAACTAATGGTTCGGCGAGGATTGAAGGCAATCAATGGGAATGGTTCTTACATGGTAAATATCACAGATATTACGGCCCTGAAGATAGTCGTGGTAATTGGTTCATACACGGTGACGCGATTAAGAAAGAGTCTTAATAATGAACAAGGAATTTATACTTGAAGATAGACGTATCTATGTAGTAGATGAACGGTATCATAGAACCAATGGCCCATCCGTTATCTACAACAATGGCGAGTGGAGTTGGTATCTACATGGCCAAGCCCATAGGTATTACGGTCCTGCGTATGATACAGGATGGTGGGCTATTTGTGGAGACTTCATACCATGAATACAGCTATAAATTCGATTGATTTAAGACATGATGAAGACTGGCATAATACAAATGGCCCAATTCTTTGGGAAAACGGCAACCGATGGGAATGGTGGCTATTTGATGGTTACCACAGATACTACGGCCCCCAGGATTCAGATGGCAAATGGTTCTTGCATAACAAGCGTATTAAATGATAGAACGACTTGAACTTGAAAATAGAATTCAATACCAATTAAACGGCAAAACACACAAGACTAATGGCCCAGCTGTAATACTACATAGTGGCAATAGGTGGAGTTGGTGGTTAAATGGGAAGTTGCATAGATATTACGGACCATTTAGCAAATCCGGTGATTGGATTCTACATGATGAATGTGTTAAAATTGGTAAATGAATGATTATAATATCAGTTGCAATACCAAACAGAATTTGCTATAATTTATTTTTTAGTTAAACAATATCGGAGTACATATTATGGGTTACAGAAGTGACGTTGCAATTAAGATTTATGGCAACAAGGAAAAGTTAAAACAGGTAAAAGACTTTGCTGAAGCTAAGTTTGCTAAGTTAGATACCGAACAACAATCTTACGTTGAAGAGCTGGTAAAAGATTCTGAAGAGTATCTGGATCGCAGCCTTTGGGAAGACGAAGAAGATGACGCATCGTTTTTCTTCTTTGCACAATGGATTAAATGGTATGACGGTTATCCGTCAGTAGATTACTTCAACGCTATCTATGAGAAAGCTAACGAGATTGGTCTTGCTGATGAAGACCAAACAGAATCTGATTTGTTATACGGTGAGTTTGTTAGAATTGGTGAAGACTCAGATGACAATGAAGAACGACGCTTTAACACTGATGGTGATGATCAAGTAACCATTAGACGTTCAATTGAGTATTAGGAGTGACGATGACCCCAATAGTAGTAGCAATGGAAGTAGAGCCAAACGGGACAATTAAACACGAAGGGTTCACTGTAATTAGTGATTTTAATACAGTGCAAAGAACAGTAGCTCGACTTGAAGATGAATTTGATAGTGGATTCCCTACATGGGGAGCAGAACGTACAAAAGTAGCCAACGATGCTATTGCACGAGGTAATCGATTAGTATTTAGACCGTTCTTTTTTTAGAGTTAAATATCATTTGCATATCAGCGCATAGTTTGTTATAATATGCGCTTACTAACAACAAATGCGGAGCACACTATGGCATCAATACAAGATAAAATCACTAATGACATCTGCAATACATTTGAAAAGTACGGCTTTGATCCAGTAACTGTTAAATCATGTAGCAACGTAGGTTATTGGAGTATTCAACGTCCGGATAGCTTAGATGAGTATGGACGTGTAAACTTTGACTTCCAAGGTAGCTACAACATCTTTAGAATTACGATTGGTGATCGTAAAATTGAAAGCCAACCAGGTCGTGCAGATTACTTTGACTTTCACATTAAGACCAGTGAAAATGACAGGTATCAAAACTTTAAGAAAGTTTTAGATGCAGAACTATTTGAATTGAACTACGAATTAGATGGCCCTAGTGGATCCGTGTATGCAGGCAGCTATGAATAAATCACTCTTTAATGTAGTAAAAGAACATTCAGTACAGGTAGATCAACTTGAACTGAAACCTCGTAGTACCTACAGCGTACTATCTCATTTAATGAGCGAAGTAGGCGAGTTAGCACAAGAGGTTGCAGTTGCACAGGGTGATCATTACAAATCACACAGCACTGATCATATTGTAGGTGAAGCTGTTGATGTATTGTTATGTGCATTGGATTTGATACACGCACACGATCCTTCAATTACAGAAAAAGACTTAGTAGCTATTGCTACGAGCAAAGGTACCAAGTGGGTTACGGCAGTTACTAAGCAGAGATGTGAAGTGATTACTAGAGAATCGATACGTACATCGTATGAGTTGTTTAATCGCCTAACAGGAGACCAAGAATGATTAGGCTTATAATTGTGATTATAGGTGAGCTGGCGCTTGCTTATATGGCAGCTGATGCAGTCACTGAGTTAATGAAAAAGGCAATGACTGAGCATCACATGGTATCTCCTGAACAAGTTCAAGCTATGAAGGAATTGAAATGATAAACACTGCATTGGTAGAAGAGTACATTCAGTTTAACGATTTTACTCGCAGTTTAGCTGAGAAGTGTAACACAAACGGTTCTGCATTAGTCCAATTACGCAACAATGCGCTTATGGAAGTTGAATTCTACGATCAAAGTGAGGGCAGAAATGATCTCGCATTTTTTAGATCAGTAGATGGTGAACATCTGTGGTATGCTGATGGCTCCAATCAACGGAGCTTTGTGTTTGATATGCTAATGATTGGCAGTAAGAAGTTATTATCTAATAAGTGGGAGGACTATCTATGAAACCTGTTGTTATTGAAGATAAAGGAAATCCAGTGTTTAGGCTAACGATTGCAGCCAATCAAGTACGGATTAAGATGGCCGCTAACACTAGTGAGCAAGAGCGTGCAGAAATTGTTCAATTCTTTACTGCCGTTGCAGCACTTCCTGAGATTCAAAACTTTGATAGATCATTACGTGGCAAAGTATATAGTACAGCCGATCATGGAGCAGAATCTATTAAGACACAGTTATTGATTTTGCGAACTGATAGCAAAGATGAAATGTTTCGTTTTAATCGTAGTGACTTTGTTTAATAGGAGCACAATATGGAACTATCAGAATTTGTAACAGCATTGGTTGAGCGTAAGGTATTAGAAAACCCGGTAAAACATAAAGGCTATACGACTTACTGTGTAGATGATACTAAATTCAAACTTTGTTATGTCGATTTGTTTAGTTTTATTGGCGGTGAATCACCTGTGTCTACAATCCGTGTCTTAGATCATCACAGTGCTGGGATTAGAGTACAGTTTGTTAATAATGAGATGTGTCCAACAATTTGGGTAAAACCAGTTGATGATGACCCTAGAGTTAGATTTAACTATGATGCGTTTGCACTGTATAGATTAGTTAGGGAAACGATTTAAATATCATTTGCACACCAACGCATATTAGTGTATAATATGCGTTTACTTAGTTATTTTAGGAGTTAGTCATGTATTATGATAAAACATTCAAAAACAAATTAGCCGCTATGAGTTGGGAACAACTTGAAGCAATGTTTGAACAATACAGTGAAATGGAATCAAGATCAGTTCTCGATGAGATCAAGTTAGAAATGATCGCACATGAACTCGATGCACGCGAAGCTGACGAAGACTTAAAATGGGAGTGTTATAATGTTTACGGATACTAATCCTATGAGCAATGATGACATTGCGTGTAGCTTACATGAAATGTTAGAGACCCTGAACGACGTGCATGATACGCTTATTGGCGGAACTAACGACGAGCTTATCAGATCTATCAAAAAAGCAAAATGGTCAATATCACACGCACTGTATAACATACACAAAGAAGTTGAGTCGCGTATTATACGCGAGTCATACGAGGACGGTGTATGTCCAGACTGCGGCGATGCTATTCCAACTGACGTAGAACACGAGGCAGCGTGTACAAACTGTGGCCATGTGTTTTACGATCCAAGACTAAACAAAGGCGATGAAATGATTTAAATATCATTTGCAATCCAGCGCATATGGCGTTATACTATGCGCTTACTAACAACAACTATGGAGCAACACATGGGCTTACTATTAGCAGAGGTGGCTGCTGATCGTATAAAAAATACGATTTGCGATGTTTACATATCTACTGGATTAGCAGAAAGCGATGAACAAGCAGTTTCATGGATTGTAGCTGACCTCATTCATTATTGCAAAGCTAATAACTTGAGTTTGAATTCAGTGTATAAAGAAGCTAGACACTTTGTGGCTGAGGATTTATCGTCAGACGCTGAACTTGTCAATCTCATAAATGACCGTATCCATCAGAACCAATTATTAAAAGGTAACGTATGAATAAAAAACAGCTTGCGTTAAAGATAATTGAAAAGCTCATTGAGCTTAAGATCGATTTTAGTTACACTGGCCGAACTGTACTTGTAAACGATCCAGTGATGATTGGTTCTGACGATCTTGGCGATATTGTTATTACGGATAGCAATGTGTACTTTGACGAATGGGATTCAGAATACACTGTTAACAATGAGGAAGACCTTAAACGTATCTACCTATTGTGGGATGAAGACTGATACAAATACCATTTGCAATTCCAAAATATGTTTGCTATAATATATTTTTTAGTTAAGCAACAACGGAGCGCACAATGCCAAAACAAGCTAAAGTTTACTCAGTAACAGCCTACGTTGATCGTACAGGCAAATCTTTAACTCATGTAGGCACGTTACCAGAACTAATTCAAATCCATTCTTACACATTGGAATGTGGCAAAAGTTGGGAACATGAAAAAGGTAACAAGAAGATCAACACCCAACCAAAAACTATCAAATCATTAGTTACTAACCTAACTAATGCCGTAAACAACAGCGCCGCAAATGGATATGCAGGCAGATCATATGACTGGGAAGAAGTTGCACTTTAATTCAATAACTGCGGAGCGTATTTATGAAACAATGGTTTAAAGAGTTTATCCACAACGTAATTGTTCACCCACTAATGATGTTTATGCCAGCTAAGTATGGCAATCGTTTGCACAATGCCAACGCTAAGTGGACATTTGGAGATTAGTTATGATCGCACAGTTTCTTGTATTTTTTGCATCATTCATTAGCCTTGGCTACTTAATACTGTCGGTTATGATAGTGTCAGAGTATTATGAAAGACGGCGTGACAAGAATAAACGGTAGCGATACAAAAACTGCTTGCATAATCGCAAGCAGTTTGCTATAATTTGTTTTTTACACACAACACGCGGAGTAGTTATGTTTTTGATTACAACAGCAAAGAAGTATCCAAAAAATGTATTGCCATTGCTATTTAAGTTAAGGCTGTTTCACAAATTGCCCGGACGTACTAAGCTCATGAAGAGCGGCAGAATAATGCCAGTACCACGTAAAAACAGCCCTGTTTCACTCAACGATGTAAGGTTTATGGAGGAGGACCAACGAACTAAGAATTCTAATCATGTGTTTGAAATAATGTTCCGCATTGACCTGAGGAAATGGAATGCAGATCGTAAGTCGAAAGTGTAAGACTTGCAGAAACATATTTGGAGCTAGGCAAGCAGATGTTAAGCGAGGCTGGGCACTGTACTGTAGCAAGTCCTGTAAGGCCATCAAGCAAGAACAACAGACTGGACAATTCAAAAAACTTTTAAGAGGTGAATTATGAGCGCGTATGAAGAACAAGGCTTTGCCAATCGTAAAGAATACTTAATTGACTTAGCAGATCAATATGGCGTTGATCAAGAAGACGTATTCATGTTAGCATCAGTGCTTGGCCCAAGCGAAGACTTTGATGGCTTAATTACTTCAATTGAAGATGAGTTGTGCTGCTAATGGCACAGGTAGTAGGCTATGTCCTATGGTTCACATTTTTGTTATTAGCCGGGTGGAAACTTGGAGGCGAAATACATGCACCTATTAAGCCTGACATTCACCCAAGGCACGTTGTAGCAGACAAGTGATGCAAAAACTGCTTGCAATTCAGCAAGCAGTTTGCTATAATATATTTTTTTAGTTAAGCAATGCGGAGCGCAATATGCAATCACTTTATAATGTTATGTTCCCTGAGGGGTACACAATTGGCCATGCTATCTTTGATATCATTGCTACACTTATTCTTGTTTTAGTTTTCTTTCTTTAGGAGCTTTACTATGTTACATCAAACCAAAATTACTAAAAATATGCACGGCCAATGGGTTGCAACCTCTTATGTAACTATCGGCGGCAATCATGTGTTGACCCTAACAACTACAAGAACCTATTCCGGTTATGTAACGTCAAATGCTTCTGTGTCCGAACACAAAGATGGCGTTCAAACACACATGATTTACCAAGACTATAGCAAACAACTAATGAAAGAAAAGTATGCGCGTGTGACTTCTAAGGTTGTCGAAACACAACACATGATGGCGCTTGGCGATATGGATCGTTGTATTGAAGAAGCTCAAAAGATGTACGGTTACCCCGTAACTGTTGGCACTGAACACGAAGTGTTAGAGGTAGCATAATGGGTTACGTTGTAAAGATTGAAAAGTCTACAGCAGTTATTCCAAATGTCAATCGTACTATGATCTTAGACACTTGGAAGAACTTGAACGCCCCCGAAAATGATCACATGAAGCGTGGGCAAAGTTTTAGCCGTAGTGGAGGGGTTGAATCAGTTACTAAGCACTATTCATGGCTACCTACACACTACGACACAACAGTCAAGAGCATTGAAGACATGTTGGACTTGTTTGAGTTTTCTTACGAAGTTGATCCAATTACTAATGACATTGCAATTACGGGCTATGAAGCTAAAATGGGTCAGGAAGAGCTGTTCTTCCAGCGTGTATTCGATTTACTAACGGGTAAGATCTTCTGGCATGGTGAAGATGATAGCCGCTGGGTTTGGAACTTTGGTAAGCTACCAAAGAATGGATCTTTCAACACTGAGATTTAACGGAGAGTATTATGCACCCAAGACATAAAGCAACTAAGGCTCGATTAGCGGCAATGAGCTATTCACAACTAGGTGTGTTTCACGAGCAGATTCATGCAAAAGGATCATTATCGGTTGATGATGTGATTGTGCTTGAATTGTTAGCACACGAACTCGATACTCGTGAAGACGAACTAACTGAACATCGCAGACGACACGTTGAGGAAGATTATGGATCATTTGATTGCGTACACTAAGAACTATGTTAAAGAACACGGATTATTGAATTCGTTCTTTGTATTTTGGGCACTTGCTATTATAACGGCAGCAACGATAAAACTGCTAGGGTTTAAAGGCATTATGCTTATTACTGGCCTTGTGCTTTTGTCCACATTGCTTATCTACGTTGAAGATAAGAAATAATTATCATTTGACTATCAGCGTGTATTAGTTTATAATACACGCTTTTTTTTAGGTTCGCAACATTAGAGGTTTTTATGACTATTGAAGAGCAAGTATTAGAAATGCTTACAAGTGCGTCGTTTGAAGTTTGGTATGAAACAGAGTTTATGGACTTTGTTGAAGGCGAGAAAGGAGCCCCAAGTAAACAGCAAGTATTGGAGTTTATTAAATCTCATGTCAACTAACAAATACATCACATATTATCCTAACGGCATATATCTTCAATGGGAATGGCATTTAAATTGGGTATGCCACCGGTACTATGGCCCGCAAGATAATCGCGGCAACTGGTACATACATGGCGTGCGTGTTGCACACAATGTTTAAGTTTTTACTCAATAAAACACAGTGAATATCAGCTGTTTAAGCGTGTTATTATATTTTTTAATGCTACACTGTAGCTAAAAATAAAACGCGCTAAACAGCAAACAAATGGAGACATAAATGAAATACCTATCGAACAAATCATGGTACGGTATATGGTACGATGAAAATGGAAACTATCATAGATACTATGGTCCTGCATTTACGGTATTTGATCCTAACATAATGGAAGTTGTAGGTCGATGGCGATTACATGGAGACTTTATTAAATGACACCTAATAGAGAGCGAACTAAAGGTGATAACGGTTATGTATATGTAGTCAACGACAAGTATCATCGAGCCAATGGACCGGCCCTTAACTTTGACGACAGAGATTGGAGTTGGTGGTTACATAATCGCTTGCATAGATATTACGGATCTGCAATAAGTAAGGGAGAACAATGGCATCTCCATGGTCGAGAAATTAAATGATTAAACATTGTAAAAGTGATGCGATAAAAACTAACGGTCCCTCTATTCGTACAGCTACCGGAAGCTGGTGGTGGATTAATGAAGACGTTTATGGCCACAGGTATTATGGGCCGTATAACCATCGAGGCGAATGGCGAATACATGGGAGACTAATTAAATGATTGACGAAGAACATCGTGTAAATGGTGAGTTGCATAGACCCAATGGCCCTGCGCGTATATGGTCTACTGGTGTAAAGGCCTGGTTCTTATTTGGCAAGTATCATAGATATTACGGCCCGTCAAGTACCAACGGCCACTGGCGAATTCATAATAGGTTTATTAAATGATTGAAACTACATGGCGTAACACAACTGGTAAAGTTCATAGATACTATGGCTACTCTTTCTATATGAATGACCCTATGACATTTGAAGTTGTAGGCTATTGGTTTTTAGACGGCCAACTGATTAAACATGAAAAAGTAGGTATGCTTAGTAGACCAACTAGAAAGAAATTTCTAATTAGGTAAATTAGATAAACACGATAATATAATTGGATTAAAATGATACAACGAGAAGAAACGGATGAGTGTATTTCGTATCGATTAGATACTCGATTACATCGAACTAATGGTCCAGCTTTGATTGGGAAGGGCAAAGAATATGGTTGTATTACTTGTTGGTATTTACGAGGTAATGAACACCGATACTACGGACCAAGTTCACATCTTAGTTATTGGGTAATAAACGGCCGAGTGATTAAATATGAATCAAGATAGATTTGAATATCGAATAGACGGTAAGTTGCATCGACCTAATGGCCCAGCGATATCTTTTAGAGAATCTAACTACTGTCAATGGTACTTAAATGGTAAGGTTCACCGATACTACGGGTCGGTGGTAGCTGATTCAGATGATTGGGTAATACATGGGCGTAGGGTTAAATGACAAGACAAAAAATATGATAACAGTATTAAAGCAAGTTTCTTCTAGTGGCAATATCGAATATTATGATGCTGATACTGTTCAACATAGATCTAACGGCCCTGCTGTATATTGGGAAAAATCTAGAGAGTGGATGTGGTTTTGGTTTTTGCATGGAAAGAGACATCGATACTATGGCCCATCAAACGATGATGGAGAATGGTACTTACACGGTAAAAAAATAAAAGCAATATGATTATGAAAGAACACGCGCCAGGCGGGGTTAAGTACACGTTAACTGGCAGACCTCATCGACCTAATGGACCTGCGTTCATAGGTGATTATAATGCAGAGCCTTGGTATTTGTATGGCAAACGTCATCGGTATTACGGACCGGCGTTGTACAAAAATGAATGGCGGATACATGGGGAGTTTATTAAATGATTAAACGAGAATACGCAGCAGGCGGGTTTAAGTACACGTTAAATGGCAAACTTCATCAACCCAATGGACCTGCGTTCGTGGGTGATTATAATTCGGAGCCTTGGTATTTGTTTGGTAGGTGTCACAGATATTATGGACCGGCTGTAATAAGGAGGAATGGCGGCTTTACTTGGTTCATACATGGAAGTAGTATAAAATGATTAAACGAAACGAATATGAATATACTGTTGAATACACGTTAAATCGACAGTTGCATCGACCTAATGGACCTGCATTTGAAAGAGCAGATGGATTTTGGATTTGGTGGTTACATGGAAGAGTGCATCGATATTATGGTCCAAATCAATACAAAGTAGAAAAATGGTATCTACATGGGAATATGATAAAATGATTAAAAGAACATTAGAATGGTTTAGATCACTAGGTAGTAATCGTTTTAAAATTAGAAGGAAATCTGATAGTAGCATGGAACTACATTGTACTAATGGTCCAGCTATAGATTTCCGTGATAACGAATGGGTATGGCGATTACACGGTTTACGACATCGATACTACGGTCCATCTGACAAGTTTGGAAGCACTGCGTTTTGGTTTATACATGACGAGTATATCAAACATGACTAATGATTTAGATCACTTAGCGATAACATCAGATCTCCCTATACATCAAAGTTATACTGATGGAGTTCGACACCGAACTAATGGACCTGCTGTTGTGTACAGTGCCAACCGATTTGTTTGGTTTCTCAATGACCAATGTCATAGATACTACGGCCCAGCTAATCATTTAAGGAATTGGTTTTTTCACGGTGAATTTATACATAAGGAACCTACACTATGATGTCTCAAGAAGATGGTAAAGTTGTATATCGATCAGAAGAAGGCGAGTTGCATAGAGTAAATGGGCCAGCAGTTATACATCTCGATACACTTGCTGGCCCTGTAGAATACGGTAAGGGCTATTGGTGGTGTAATGGCATGTGGCATAGATATTACGGACCAAGAGACCCTCTTGGATCATGGTACTTACATAACAAAGGAATTAAAAGGCATCCTTTCTATGGCTAAAATTGAAAACGGTGATTGGTTCCTTAACATGAGATTTATTAAATGACTAAAGTTAAGGTAGTTGAAATTGCTAATAAGGTTAGATACGTAACCGAACAAGGTGATTATTTGCATAGGGTAGATGGTCCGGCTATCTCATGGAGTGACGGAGACTGGTGTTGGTTGTTAAATGATTTAATGCACAGATATTATGGTCCGGCACATGTCCAAGGCACTTGGTACATTCACAACGAGAAGATAAAATGATTAGAAAAGTCGTTCTTGATGATCGGGTTAGATATGTACGAGAAGATGATATTTTACATAGGACTAATGGTCCAGCTGTAATTTGGAATGATGGACAAGCGTCATGGTTTCTTTATGGGAAGAGACATCGATACTACGGCCCATTGAATAATTTTGGATCCTGGCAACTACATGGAGAATGGTTAAATGGATGACGCGTTTATACATACACTACATCAAAACAATCAAAACCAAATACATCGAACAAATGGCCCTGCAAGAATATGGCATCACGGCGCCGAAGATTGGCATTTATTTGGGAGATATCACAGATACTATGGACCTGCTGTATCATGGACTAGTAGTAACTGGATTTTACATGGGAAACTAATTAAAGATGATGGTGACTAGACTTTTACGGACCACGGTGGATACATGGCGAGTTTATTAAGTTCAAAAGAAATTGTACATCACTTATATGATGTACATCCGTTAAGTACACAACGTAAAGAAGAATACGTGATAAAGGGAACTACTAACAAAAATCACAGAACTAATGGCCCGGCTGTTATATGGGCCAATGGCAGTTGGAACTGGGCTTTGAATCACAAGTGTCATAGATACTACGGTCCGGACAGTGATAGAAACTTTTGGCATCTGCACGGAGATTTTATTAAATGATTAAACGCTGTGTTACTGAGTTTAGTGAATCGTATACCCTAAACGGCAAGTACCATCGACCCAATGGCCCAGCACATTTATGGAGTAGTGGGTATGGAGAATGGTGGGTATGGTTTCTTCATGAAAAGAAACATAGATACTATGGACCACAGTGTATAAATGGTGATTGGTACCTACATCATGAAAGGGTTAAATGAAAGAACGCAACGAGAATAGTTTAGAACGGATTTGGTACACTACAAACGGTAGGTATCATCGTGCTAATGGTCCTGCGCTGGTGTGGGCCAAGGATATATGGGCTTGGTGGTTATATGGCAAACTACATAGATACTACGGCCCAGCACTCGATGAAGGTAACTGGTACTCACATGGAGATAAAATTAAATGATGAACTACTTTGACACACAGGGCTTCTATCACAAAACAAATGGCCCTGCGAAGATATGGTCTACAGATGCGCAGGAATGGATATACCACGGCCGTCGGCACAGATATTACGGCCCTTCGAGAATATGGAAGGATGGTAATGAACATTGGTACCTAAATCATAAAAGGGTTAAATGAAGACATACGTTGACAATGAGCGCAAGGTTCACAGAACAAATGGCCCTGCGAGAGAATGGGGTCTGGGTGTGCAGTCATGGTGCTATCACGGCCAATTGCATAGGTATTACGGCCCTTCAAACATATGGAGTGATGGTAGTTCAAACTGGTACCTACATCATAAAAGGGTCAAATGAAAGAATACATTGACAATGAGAATAGGGTTCACAAAACTAATGGCCCTGCGCGTATATGGCCTAGTGGTATGGAGGAATGGCGGTGTCACGGACAATGGCATAGATACTATGGCCCGGCATTTACTGGTAGCTTTACTTCTTGGCATCTATATGATAAGCGGGTCAAATGAAAGAATATATTGACGATGTGAATAGGATTCACAAAACTAATGGCCCTGCGCGTATATGGGCTAATGGTATGGAGGAATGGCGTTGTCACGGACTATGGCATAGATACTATGGCCCAGCATTTATATCAACTGGTAGCCTTCTTAGTGCTTGGTATATACATCATAAAAAGATCAAATGAAAGAATACATTGATAGGATTCACAAAACTAATGGTCCTGCATGGATCGATGCTAGGCTGCAGGAATGGGTATATTACGGCCAATGGCATAGATACTACGGTCCTGCAAAAAGTTGGTCTTGGGGACGTGAAGAATGGTACTTACGTCATAAAAAGATTAAATAATCACTTGCAATATCAAACTAAGTTTGCTATACTATATTTTTTTACAAATTGCTAGGGGTAACACATGGCTATTATACACACAACATTTGAATGTACTGAGTTCAATGACTTGTTTGATGACGATAACGAATGGATTGGCACAGTTAAATCCTTTAAGATGGTTACCGGGCCTTTAACTGAAGTGTTCTCTGACTGTGAGTTTGAAGTATTCCACACACCAAGCGAATACTCGTTCTATGTTAAAGACGCAGATAAACATGCCATGGCCACTCCAAATGGACAAGCTATGATTGACTTCATCTTTTGGTTCTCTGCTGTATATGCCTAGTAAACGTACTATCATTGAGATCTTAGTATTAGTGGCATTCTTTATCTATGCCACTACTACTATTGAATATGAACTTATCCCAGAGCCAGGTGTTGTTGATATGGGCAATGGCGTTCTTCTATACACCTTATAATACTGTGTAATTGCAGTATAAAACACTGTTGAGCAATGTGCAAAATTTGCACATTGCTGTTGATATCCAGCTGTTAAAATAAAAACATAAGCAAACTATTAAATAATAAAACACATTAAAATTTGGAGATTAAAATGACTACATCAATTACAGGAATACCCTCGATATTATCAGACGCAAGATATGTTACTGACTTGTTCAATAAGCAAAAAGCCGTTCAGCAAGCTAGTATTCAGAAACCCTTACAGCAAGTGCAATTGGCTAATAAGATGCACAATGATCAGTTGGCTACAGACCCAACATGGATCAATGGCGTTCATTGTCATGATTCAGCAAGTCGGCACAACTACACTTATCTCAATAATACCAAATAGAGTATTAAAATTCTTGCAATTCTATAATTAGTTTGCTATAATATATTTTTTTAACAACACAACCTAGGAGTAGTTATGTCAGTACATAGCAGAGAACAATTAGTTAGCCTTTTAGATCGTGCCCTAGCATTTATTGAAGAACCAGGTAATTACAGCGATCATGAACGCAGTGAATTGCTTGACGACATGTCTGAAGCAGTTGTTAAAGAACATCCTGCACACTGGGAGTAAGTTATGAAAGAATTTGGTGTAACATTTACCGTTAACCCAGACGATAACGGTTATCATTATGAAGTTATCGATGCAGAAAACGAAGATGATGCAAGATGTATTTTATTAAGCGTACTTGGACCTTATACTGCAATCCGTTCAATTGAATTGGTGGACTAATGAAACAACTATTATTACTTGCCGCTTTACTCCCAGCTGTAGCATCAGCTGATCCCTTAGTAGTTATTCCTGCTTATCCAGACCCTACTAACTTTTATCATCACATTCATTGCACTGGTCAAAGCCTTTACGATTTATGTCCAACACGTATGGTAATTGATTATCATATCGATGATCTACAACCATCCAAAACAATACATTTACCGCGCACTGATACTAGAGCGCAAATGCGTAAGATTGACCCTAATGCGGACTACCGCTATAACTATCGAATTCAATAAGGAATCACATGAAACAACACGCAATTACCGCTATCAATGTCTTCTGTTACTTTGCTACGGCTTCTCTGTTATCATTGTTTATATGGGTATATACAGGCCCAGCTGATGATTCACCAGAAGGCCTACAACTTCATCAATGTATGGAAATTGCTAGAGTATTGTCCCCAGACGCTGATACTAAGCTACTAATTCAACGTGGCTGCTTTGGCAATTACTTAATCAGTATTGGCCAAGAGATTAAAACCCCCGAATAACAATTACTCAGCGTAGTGAGTTACCCTCACTACGCTATCTCTCGTTAAGGAACTATCATGCACTTCATAACATTAAACAGAGTAGTACATAAGTCAACAGTAGAAGTAGAAACACATGAAATAGACATTAGGATAAAAGACATTGTAGCATTTCACGATGGCCTCATTGCAGTAGGACATCATCAGTATAATATTGTTGAATCAAAGAAAACTATACACGATAAGATTCGTGAGGCAGGTATGACATGGGAGTAATTCCAGCTAACCCGCCACCAATGAAAAGTTCACTTTCACTTAAAACCACACTAATCAGTAATTCTGACATACAAGAGATCAGAACTGGTCTTAGTGAGAAGATTATTAACCCTGCATTAAGATGGGTAGGTAGAATGCTGTTAAACGTAGAGTTAGCCCCTCGATCAGAAAACAAAATGTCATTTGATGAAGCTCAAATGTATGTGCTGTTTTGTAGACATGATGGACATAAAAACTGGAGATTTCCAACTCGCGAAGAATGGGAAACTATTCACGGTTGGGAGACACCTGTATGGCTAGCTGAAAAGGACAACGTAGTAACAGATAAGGATTGGTATGTACAGCCAATTAGAGATAAGAAATGATTGAACTAGCCCCACGAGAACTTTGGAAGTATGATTTAACCAAAGACGAAGCTAGGTTTTACATATTCACGCTTCCAGGCTATAGAATATCTACATTTGCAGAACTCAACTCATTAGTAGAAGATATACGAGCAATTGATCATGACATGTGGGACGCTTGGACACAAGATACACTTGATAGCGACAATATACCCGATGACGAAACCGGTACTGTAGTCCCAGTGAGAGATAAAGATGATTGAACCCGGACCACCTTCTAACGATCAAATAACCTTTGATCAAGCATTCTTATACTGTATTACCCTAAACCATAACAACCATAAAGACTGGCGACTGCCTACTAGAATGGAATATCTTCATAGCGGCTTAGTTCCCTCCAATTCTTTTGACGAAACCGATGTTAGGAATTCAGGCGATGACAGTTGCCAATTACTAATATACCCAGTGAGAGATATAAAATGATTGAAATAGCCCCACGAGAACTTTGGAAATATAACCTAACCGCAGACGAATCCAGACTGTATATATTCACAATCCCAGGCTATAGGATTGCCACAGAACATGAACTCTACAATATAAGCGAAGAAGTTAGAAAGCTTGATAATACTATGCGCGATGCTTGGTGCCAAGAAGATCTCAATAATCCATCATTTGAGGGCGAAACAGGCACAGCAATCCCAGTGAGAGATATAAAATGATTGAACTAGCCCCTAAGACTATTGACAAATTAGATGCGTATAGAGCCGAACTATATATTTGGACTTGTACACACAATGGAAAAAACGACTGGCGATTTCCTACAACACGCGAAACTGCAGAGTTAGATATAACCGGCAGCTGGCAGACCAGTGATTTTGAAAACTTTGATATTGAACAAATGGTATTAGACGGCTACGATTGGAGGGTAGTCCCAGTGAGAGATATATGTTAGAATACGGCACACCCTCAGAAGAACCCCTAACCTATGATCAAGCGTATATGTACTGCTTTTGGCATGAACCAGTTGGACATTGGCGATTACCCACAGCAGATGAATACTTTACCAGCGAAAAGAACTTAGTACGCTACTGGTATGAAGATAGAGATCAATTGTCAGAACGTATGTATCTACAACCAGCTAAGATGCAGGTAATACCAGTGAGGACAATACATGATAACTGCTGACCCCACCCCACCCCTGACCTATGACCAAGCATTCTTATACTGTATTACCCTAACACACGACAACTATAAAGACTGGATGATGCCCTTGATACTTGATAATAAAGACCCTAGCTGGAGACTACATGACGTTAGAAGACAGAAACATTACAATAGATACCCAGTCACCCCTGTTAGATACAACAACGACTAAATGGCATAACCCCAGACATCCAGTTATCAATAAGTCTTGGTACTTACATGGTCGTATGCATCGATACTACGGACCAGCTTACACCCCTCCAGATAGACTTAGAAATGAACTTAGACTTAGACATGGACTTGATAAAAATCAATATAAACTAAACTGGTTTCTCAATGGAGAATGGATTAAAGATGATTGACAACCCCAGAATGATTCATAAGAACAAAGATAACGATATACACAACACTAACGGACCAGCTATGATCTTTCATACTACTAACGAATGGGCACTTAACGAATGGGCACTTTGGGGTAAGAAACATCGATACTACGGCAATCAGAATAATTATCAAGATACTTGGTTCCTACACGGTAAACAAATTAAATGATAGTATATGACGACTACAACAGAATTATCTATACCCTCGACGACAAAAATGTCCATACTATCGACGGACATCAAACTAAACACAGAACTAACGGCCCGGCAAGTTATTGGAATAATACGAATCTTAGTTATTGGTACTTATTTGGCGAGTATCACAGATACTACGGCCCCGCCAATACTTTCGATTATCCTTGGTTCCTACACGGTAAACTAATTAAATGATTACTCTAGCTGATACACATATACACTTGACAGATCAATATCATCTTTCTAAGGATGAGATATTCCTGTACTGCTTAACTCTCTCACATAACGGATATAAAGACTGGCGACAAATTAGACTTGGCGAACTTAGATTAGATGGTACGTATTCGCTGTTTAAAGAACGAATGGACGAGGCTATTCGTATGATGCCTGATACTAAATTTGAATGTATTACTCCTGTGAGAGATGGCTAATAAAGAAAGCAACGAATAAGTAGCAAAATAAGAAAAAGCAACGCATCCATTGCATACTATAGAAGAAAGCAACGCATCCATTGCATACTATATGATTACTCTATATATAGACTATAGTAACACATACCTATATACAGACTATAGTGATAATCCATATAGTACGATTACTCTATATATAGACTATAGTAACACATAGGCTATAACTCTTATATACAGAATCTTAGATGATTCTTTGATTAGAGTGAATATACCTTGGGATTTTGATGCTTTTATACTGGGAGCCTGGGGTTTTTATGGGGTTTTGAACACATTTTGGCTGAAGTTTGGTGGTATTCTTTGTAGCTACGCCGCCACCAACCATCCTGCAGATCAATAAAATCAGCAGGTTGTAAAATGGTATAATGTGCCAAAAAAAATCGTAGGAATATCAAGTAAACTGTGCTATAATATATTTTTATTAGCAATACTATTGGAGTGTGTAATGTTTGGTCTAATTTTTGCAACAGCATTGACTATCGTGGTTGTATATATAGTATTCACCTTCGTCGCATTCTTTCTTACTATAGGACTACTCGCAGTCGGAGCAATAGGATTTGCCCAGTATCACGAACCACTATTCTTAATACCATTAGTATTGGGAATGTGTCTTTCATCCGTATTCACACAATAAGGAGTTCAAATGGTAGCAACCTTTTACCTTACACAGCGCAAGATCAACACACAGCCGTTCATCTTTAAGTATAGAGAGAAGGGATCGACTGTATGGGATGTAGTACGATTAGTAGCAGTAAGTAGTCAATCTGCGAGCAAATGGTTTGAGCAGAACTTCACTGATGTTGCAGAGTATGAGATCGGAACGGTGTTTTTAGCATAAAATAATCGTTGACAACCAGCGCATATTGCTTTATAATATGCGCTTACTATATAACAACGGAGCAACAAATGCAAACCACAGTGCAACCGCGTATAATTACTGCAAGTGCGCCAACTGCTCGTACAGTACAAAGAGCAGTTGAACCAGTAATACAAGAAACTGATGATGAGATCTTAGAGCGATTAGAAATGCGCTTTACTATATTAGAAGACATGACCAAAGCAGTAAAGCGTGGTGATGTTCGGGGAATGATTGTAAGTGGACCGCCAGGAGTTGGTAAATCGTTTGGAATTGAAAAGGTATTAAGTAGACATGATATGTTTGCTGATATAGCGCAAGATGACAGTCTGCGTAAGTATGAAATTGCCAAAGGCAATATATCAGCATTAGGATTATACCAAATGTTGTGGAACCATCGAGACAAGAAGTCTATTATAGTGTTTGATGACTGTGATAGTGTATTGTTTGATGACTTATCGCTCAATGTGCTCAAAGCAGCGTTAGACACTGGTAAGAAGCGTACATTAAGTTGGCACACGGAGTCGCGCATACTAAAAGAAGCAGGGATTCCAAATAGTTTCAACTTTGAAGGTGGATGTATATTCATTACCAATGTTAAGTTTGATCATGTTCGTAGTAAGAAGTTGCGTGATCATCTAGAAGCGTTAGAGTCCAGATGCCATTACTTAGATCTCACTATAGACTCAGATAGGGAGAAGATGTTGCGTATTAAGCAAATGGTTAGTCACGGTATGTTAGATCGTTATCAATTTGAGAACAATGAAGTTGAAGAGATTCTCGACTATATAGACACTAATCGACGCAGAATGCGTGAGTTATCATTGCGCATGGTTATCAAGGTAGCGGATCTGCGTAAATCAATGCCAAAGTCGTGGGAGTCAGTAGCTTCCATAACTTGTATGCGAACATAAAGAGAAGAACTAATCGCATACTATAGTTAAGTGATATACTCGCTCCATATCACTTAACACACTCTAAAGACTCAAAGATAAATCGCTCCTATTTTTGAGTCTTTTTCTTTTACCAAAAAACCAGTTCAAGCTGCCATTATAGCTATGATCTTTGGTAAAAACTTGGCGTTTTTTAGCCTGGTTATATAACCGACCCTGTACTCTGGTACTGGTCCTGGTATATTTAGGAGATCTCGGCTCCTACAGACCGCTAACGACGCGGGCCAAAAACCCCTAAAACGTCGTTTATAAATGGGTCCTGGAGTATATAAAAGGCCCCGCTGTTCAATTAGCTATATGCGTGTATATAGTATAGCATATATGTGTGTGGATGTCAAGAGCAATATATATCTTTACATATCACTATAGTAGTGTTATACTATATACATACTAACAACTAAGTGGAGCAAGCAGTATGAAACTATGTAATGTACCGCAAGACTTATTAGCCAAACAAGCAATCATAGAAACCATTCCAGACATTGCCATTATACTAGTGCTCACTGGAGTATTAGTTGGATCATATCAGTTGTTTAGATTCTTAAAAGATGAGTTAGGTGGAAGTGAAGTGTTTAGTATTGGCTGTGTAACGATTGGAGTATGGATGGGCGGTATTGCGATGATTGCTCATGTGCTCACTAATATAGTCACCGCTGTAGCCAATCCAGAATATGCAGCAATGGTTAAGTTCGCAGCTGAGTGCACCAAATGATCCGTGTGCTCGCTCTCGCTACTATAGTAGCGATGCCGGCGCAGGCTGATGTATATCGGTATAAGGGACCGGATGGGAGAGTATGGTTGACTGATCATCCGGTAGAAGTTCAAACAGCCGCTAAACCAGTTGCGCCAGTTCATCATACTATAGTAAAGAAACCAGTGAACCAATGGGAAATCAATCACTATGTACATCAAGCAGCAAAGAAGTATGGAGTGGATGAGAAGTTAGTTCACGCTGTAATCAAAACCGAAAGCACATATAGGACAGCAGCGATCAGTAAGAAGGGAGCAATGGGACTGATGCAGTTGATGCCAGCAACGGCAGAACGATTTGGAGTGAGTGATCGGAGAGATGTGCGGCAGAACATTGACGGAGGAGTAAGGTTCTTAAGGTTCTTACTGGATACATTCAAAGATCCGAAGTTAGCGATTGCTGGATATAATGCTGGAGAGAATGCAGTGATAAGGCACAAGAATAAGATACCGCCATATCCGGAAACTCAGAACTATGTCGGATTGGTCATGGCTGCCTATAAAGAGTAAAATATCATTTGACAGTCAAGTTGTAATAGTTTACAATATACACTTATTATATATAGAGAGGCAAGCAGTTATGTCTATAGTGATCAATGTATGTGTATATACTATATTAGTAGTCGTTACTATAGTAGCGATTTTGAACCATGTGAGCATAGTGGTTTAAAAACTTCTTTACAACTCAAAAATAGTTTGTTAAACTATGTGCAAGTTAAACAACAATGCGGAGCGCAAAATGTACAAATTGAAACTTAAAGAAGCAAACGGGCGTGAGGCAGTTATCTACTTCACAAATGCAATCTCATTATCATCAGCTAACAATTACACTTATGTGCGTGATGAAATGGGTACTACATGGCAAACAGATGAAAGCGTGGAAAGCATTGAAGCGCGTATTGATGCAATCATTGCTGCGGCAGCACCAAGAAGACCGGTGCCCTGCGACTTGTAAGCGGTAACTGATGTAAAAACTGCTTGCTAATTTGTTTTTTTAGTGTATAATATTAAACAAGTTAGCAAGCATAGCAAGCAACTTAATCAAGCAGTACAATTTAACTTTACTCTTTTTGGAGCGTACAAAATGGCTAAAATTATTACTTCTTCTTCAATCGTAGAAAAAACATTCACAGTTGCTGGCGTTAGCGACCTCAATGGTGTGTACAAATTGCGTGTTGCCAACTCAACCGACCGTGTCAAAGTGTTGATGCGCAATGGGCACGAAGATGTTCGTTTAATTGAGTTGCCGAACCCAATGACAAAGTTGCAAGCAACTGACTACTTAATGAGCTTGCCAGTTGCGTTCCCAAACACTGACTTAGCAACGATGTTCACAGATGCAGATGCACAACAAGCGTTCGCTGACTTCTACGCTAAAGCAAAAGTTGAAGCACCTGTGATTGTAACAGCAGAAGAGTCAGCTGATGCAATTGACTTAGCTGCTTTGGAAGCAGAGATTGCAGCTGACGATGCTGAGTTAGCAATGGCGTAAGGCCCCGCTGCACAGTGTAGCGCATACACTGATATGTGATGTGTATGCGCTATTATATAGTATAACGCGCTGATGTATGTGACACGCATGTGTGAGCGCGTGTATATACATATACGGGAGGGACTTGATGTCGTTGTATTATATATATTACCGAATGACACTGATCGCAATAACGATCATACCAATTGACCGATTGGCTAAAGAGTGGGCAACTTTAGCAGTCAATCTTCGTATTCGCCCGCTGTAAATCTAACAGGAGATCAAATGGATCAAAAAGAACACACTGATGATTGGGATTCAAGTGAAGACAAGCACATTAGTCTTGATGAGCTCAGCAAGCTCTTAGAGTATGATGACGAAGACGGCGATGATGACTACTCCAACTTGGAAGAGTTTCGTGTGTTTGGCAATTCCAATCACGACGACTAATTGAACAACGCCAAGAGTTGGCCGATCGGCCAACTCGGCGGCCGGGAGGGCCCGGGGCGCCGGCCAACCAACCTTGTCGTAGCATAACGGTAGTGTGCGGGTCTGCAAAACCTTGAGGTGTCGGTTCGAATCCGATCGATAAGTCCAATACTTGATGTAAGATAAAAATATCATTTGACAATCAGTTTGTTTAACAATATAATATGCGCTTACTTTAACAACAACAAGCGTGTAATCATATGTCAATAAACATAAAGTCTCTAGCGTCAGTACAGCAATGTGTTAGTAACAATAAAGCTCTGGCTTTCTTCGTCCCCAACTCGGGCAGCACCATTTACGAGCCAGTGCCGGGCTTTGAATTCGTAGTTGGTGTTAGCTACGGCGGATGTATAGTGGATCGCATAGAACACACAGCATCCGGGATGTTGTGGGGCATAAACGACGACGGCGATGACTACTTGATCATCGAGGAAGAAGAAAACGATTGGGAACTTGAGTTTGCAACAGACTACAACATTGATTGGGTTCGTGTTGAAGCTGACTAAAAAATAGTTTGCATTTAACGTGCTAACGTGTATAATGTACACGTTAGCGCAATAACGCGCTAACACAACTTATTGAGGAGTGATCAATGTCACAATTAACACTTAGTCAACAAGCTCAAATTGCAGCAGTAGTTGGCCAACGTCCTGACACCGAGGTACTCAGTGTCATGCACTACGCATACTGCGTAACCAAAAACCCAAATAACATGATATGCGACGATGACGAAGCGTACTTTGATGAAAAGGACATTGACACTAAAGCAGCTGACTTTGACATTTTTGCACATGGTGAGCTATGCTGTACAGGTCATTGGAAAGCGTTTAAAGCGATCAGTGATGATATTGAAGCAGTGATTGCGTATGCGTGGCGATTGGCACTTGCTATTAAGGCAAATGATCCAACTGAACATCCCAATATACGCCAACGCTGTGTCTCTAAGCTCGAAGAGCTAGACGCGGTGATGTAAAAATAGTTTGCATTTAACGTGCTAACGTGTATAATGTACACGTTAGCGCAATAACGCGCTAATGTAACAACAAACAAGCGAGTCAACTATGTCTACAAACTACTTCCCTTGCCCTGTACGCTCAAAACAAATACGCGCTCTCGCGTACGAACTCAAATTCAAAGCCAAAAACTCAAAAGGTTTCTTAGAGATCAACGATCAGCTAAACAAATTGTACTTGCAGGAAATTGAAGCAGAAGAAGCATTTAAACGCGATGAAGCTGTAGAACACATGATGTAAAAAAAGTTTGCATTTAACGTGCTAACGTGTATAATGTTACACGTTAGCGCAATAACGCGCTAACATAACACAAGTGAGAACAACATGAGCATTCAAACAGTTTTAAATTTAGCACACAGTGTAAAAGCAGAGCAAGAGATGCAATTGCCAAAATGGATCTGCGCTGCGGACGTAAAGAAACGCGATGCTGCGAACAAAAAGAACTACACTGCGGCGCAATTGGCGCAAGGCGACAGCTTGAAACTAGCAGTTGAGAGCGTGTATGGACGCAGTAAGGTCTACATGAACTTTCGCAAAAAGTTCATTGTTGTCAAAGTTGACAAACCCCACATTGCTGATCGCTTGTCAACAGCAGCAGTTAAGTTGGACTGCTGGTGCGAGACTAATGATGTTGTTAAGGAAACAACGGCTTATGGCAACTATGTGTACAGAATGCTGGTAAAATAATAACTTGCATTTAACGTGCTAACGTGTATAATGTTACACGTTAGCGCAATAACGCGCTAACACAAACTGAGGAGCCAACTATGCCCAACCAAACTGCTAATCCCGCAATCATTACAGTGCTTGCAAAGTGCGTCGCCGACTTCAGATCTCAAGCAAAAGAGTATCTGAATGCAGTCGGACGTGACCTGGGCGATCTGGCTTACTTGGCAACTGAAGATGCCAAGTACAATCTCAAATGTTTGAACAACTACAAACGATCTGGCGACTTTGACAAGCTGATCAAAGAGCTGAGATATCAAGACACACTGCCAAGAGAGAAAGTGTTTTGGGCATTGATGCAAGCCGGCCACTATCCAACTAAACAAGAACAGTTGGACATAGAGTTTTATTGTTAAAATAATACTTGCATTTAACGTGCTAACGTGTATAATGTTACACGTTAGCGCAATAACGCGCTAACGTAATTAAATTGGAGAGCGAACAATGGCATTAACAACAGAACAAAAAGCGCAAGTGATGCAGATTGCAAATGCGTATGATGAAGAACTCTTGACTAAGATCGCAATGGCCATTACTGACAGTGGCATTATGCGGGACATGCTAACTGATGAGGACATTGACACTGCAGAACAAATGGGTGTTGATGTTGATGCTGACGACTTTGACATTATGGATGTGAAGTATGACTGGGAGTTTAGACAAGCGTATGATGAACTCCAAGATGTAAGCGAGGACATGGAAGAGGCGTGTGAGCATCTACTGACGCTTATTTGATATAGGCCCCGCTGCTCATGTAGCATATTATGCGAGCACATGATACATTATGTGCTTGCATTTAACGTGCTAACGTGTATAATATAACACGTTAGCGCAATAACGCGCTAACATAACTAAGCGAGTAATCATTATGTGTATAAATTTACAAAAGTTTGCAACAAATAACTTTACAGCTAAAACTGGCTCCGGCCCCAGCAAGACCAGTGCGATCGCAGCGATTGCTTGGGAACGCAATGAGTACAGCGGGATTAAACACGTTAAGACAGTTGTAAATGAGCTTAACGCGATTGTTGATCGATACACAGATGTTGGTTGGAACGATGGCGACACTGTGATGCAAGAGGTCATTGCGGAAGTTGAACAACACGATCACTTAGTGAACTACATAAACACAATGCTAATGATCCCAGAGTTCATTGAGGACACTGGCGAAGTAAGCGGAGCTTGGTAATACGATGAGGGAGGGGGAGACCCCCTCCCGGGCGCCCGGGTTGGCGAGCCCAGCTCGGGGTGAGACCCCGACAACCGGTAACTGAATTAAAGGAGCGAGAATGCAAACAGAGATTAAAGATCAAATAACGGTGTTAGAACAATTAGCCAGTCACGGACGCGAAGCTGTGCAGTATACGATGTCACAGAATCCACGGATTGCGGCAATGGTCGATGGTGTTACATTCAACCACTTCCACAACATGCCCGATAAAGATCGAAAGATGATCAACGGTATGATCCGGCCAACGATGGCACTTGAACTGGGAATGAACACTGGCGAGCTGGAAGCGATCATTGTTCGACTACACGAGACAACGACAGTTGGCATTGCGAGCACGACTGAAAGTGATGCGTTTGATTTAATATACAACTATGAGTTGGATGACTTGATCGATCAACTGAAGGTGGCACTATGAGCAGACACGTGAAAGCGAAGCAACGATTTGTTGATGACATGATCAACTACTTCATACGTGGTCATGTAGTCAACGCCCAACAGGCCAAAGCCATTTATCAAAAGCATTATGCTTTGACCCCCCGGACAATTAAAGTGTAAAAAAAGTAAAAAAATACTTGTTTTTTATTTTTTTACTTGTATAATAGTTTGCAAGTTAAGCAATATTGCTTAACTTGTTACTAAACGTAACTTTTTTTAACTTTAACGTATAGCGTGTAAATTATGCAAAATAACACTACTTTAATTACTGCAACAACAACAAATGCAACAACAAAATTGTTCTCACACGCGGGTATCAGCAAGCACCCAAGTGAGTCAATCGGCTACGACATGAGAGCAGGGAACAGTGCTAACAGATTTGCAAAGGAGTTGGCGCGTTATGGACACACTGAGATACGTGGCGTGTTGTTAAGCGAGCCCAAAACGAAGCTTGACGCTGCAATTGAGCTGCTGGGCAATGAACACTTCCAGGATGAGCTGGCGCAGACTGTGTTGAAAGCATACATTGCGAAAAACGGGGGCGTGGTGCCAGAAGCAACAACAACTGAAGTTGACGCAACAGACACTAAGAAGCACGGCAAAAGAACTAAAGAGCTGGCGCTGGCGTAAGGCAACTGACAAGCACATGGACGTGCAAACTGTAGGCCCCGCTGCTCACATATACGCGTAGAGCAGCTGATAAAATTAGTGCTTGTTTTTTTAATGCTAACGTGTATAATATTACACGTTAGCGCAATAACGCGCTAACAATACTTTAAACACTGAGGAGCGAACAATGGCTAACTTATTAAGCAATGCAAACAAACTAGAACAAGCGGCTGCACTTGAAGCAAGAATTGCAGCATTTGTGAACAACGGCGGCACAATTAAGAGACGCGGCGTTGTTGAAGCTGTTGAAGACGACAGCGTGAGCGCAAAGGTTGCGCATGAACCCAAGAAGCTAACATGGGATGAGGCGCTTGCGGCACTTGACGCACTGGGACGCAACTGGCAAGCAGAACGCGAGGCAAGTGTGTTAGCTGAAGCGTAAGACAACAGACAGTACAGTGCGAGCAATGAGCTTGCACTGTACACAACAACTGAGGAGCGAGCAATGGCAATAGAATTATTGGCTGCCCGGACAGGGTGGGTGGCGCCGGTACAGAGAACCGGTGACCGGGACCCCGGGGCGGCGCGGCGCCGGGAGGCGGCCCGGCGGGCCGCGGCAATGAATAAAGACAGCAGATCATTTGCTGAAGTAATGGCAAGCGCGATGGCTGATCACAGTTAAAAGTTGAGTTTGAATCAAGTGTGGCTGATTGTGATTGTCGGCTGCACTTACTAATAAGAAGCTGAGCCAATAGATTGTAGATACTAATTGGCCCCGCTGTGCGGTTTGAGATAATAACTTGAATAGATTGAGCGAACTATTTGAGTAAAGAGTTTAAGAGTAGTACACGCTCCCCCTGCCAGTCAGGGTCGCCCGGATCATGCCGCATACATGGTTCGGGCTTTCTTTTGGCTCGCACTTGCTCAATGCTCGATCACATATCGGCCAACTCATTCTGCAATCAATAATCTCCCAATTCATTCTACCACAATATTCTGTGCCCCGCTGTAACTTTTTTAAACTTGTTAAACGTGCTTAAAATGCACAAATTTTTAAGCTGAAATTCAAGCTGTAATAGTGGCTGTCAACGCGTTTAATTAGTAAGTAATACAAGTATAACACTACACTAAAAACAACAAACACAGCGCATTTTCGGAGGTGACCACTTCTATAAAGGCCCCGCTGTGACATTTGAAGATCTGACCTATTGATATAGACTATTGACTATGGCTGATTGACTGACCAGATTGATAGTGAGCACATGGGCAGCGCGGCCATGCTGCCAGCTTACTCATTACTATGTGAGCAATTGATCTATTGACAACTGATTGCTTTTGTGCTTGCTTGTATAGTGCTAACGTGCTATAATATATTTTTTTAACTACACACACAGAGGACAATGATGATGAACAAACTGATTGCATACAAACTAATGCTAGTGGACACTCATGCTACTGCCAAGAAGGTCCATGGCTCATATGCTATTGCATCAGTGTATGATCGCATTAAGAGATTAGAACACTAAGAGTAAATGGAATGCGGTAACAGGGAAGTTGATGTGTTGAACATATGATGCTATCGCTATAGTGATCACTATAGCGATCAGGGGACCTCGATCCGGAACCTGCATTCAATCAGAGCTCGGGAATCGACTATCAGATACTAAAGATCAGCGAGCCCAACTACCAACCACCGCGTCAGGCCCCGCTGTCACATATTATGTTATAGTATAACATAACACATAAAAAACACATAAAAAAGCACTACACTTAATTAAGTGTAGTGCTTTATAACTTGTTACGCTGTAATTACAGCACTAGTGCTATGTTTAGCTAAGTAAGCACTAAACAAATTTTGTGCTAACTCATCTGCAAAGTATTCACTTTGCTGTAGCTCTAGCACTGCCTCGTACTCAGTACACGCTTTGCTTAGTGCTATAGCGCGTATCTCTGTGTGCCCATAGCGCCCAAGCTCCTTAGCAAACCTGTTAGCACTGTTGCCAAAGCGTACAGCGTAGCCTATGTGAGCTTTGGGGTGCAAGCTGACGCCTGCGTGTGTGTATGTTTTTGCGCTTGCTGTAGTAGCAGTTGCAGTAATTAAAGTAGTATTATTTTGCATAATTTACACGCTATAAAGTAAAATTAAAAGTAGTGCTAACGCTTTAAAGCGTTAGCGTTAAAACAAGTTAAGTAATTACTTAACTTGCTTACTATTATACAAGCAAAAAATATTATTGCAAGCTTTTTTTTACTTTTTTTACATTTTTTTTTGCATTTTGTAAAAAAAAATTACTTGCTTTTTTTATTTTTTTATGTTAAAATATTTTAAGCAAAAAATTATGCGAGGGGTGGGGGGTGTATATATACAACAAACTGTTGTTTTTTTGCAACAGCGCAACCTCTTTCTCCCTCTCTTTCCTCTCATTTTCCTAAACTCTTTTTTCAAAATCCCTTAAAAATCAACCATACAGAGGTAAAATCACCCCTCTGAATCTGTAAGTACTTCTTTATAATTTTTCGCGCGGAAATTTTTTAAACCCTGTAGACCAAATCCGGGCCGACAATATCTAACAGTGATATATACAGTATGTCACAGTAGGAGTCCCAATGGAACAATATAATCACATTTCTCGTCACGATATGAAGCCAGCAGCAGTAAAAGACAGTAGCGTCAGCCAATCCAACAGCCATCTATATAGCTTAGTACACCGTCTAATGGAAACGGTAGAAAAGCAGTCGAGGCAGATCTCTAGGCTGGAATCTACCATAAGTGAAATTTCCAGTACCATGCGAAATCAGTAATGGTAAGAAAAATTAAATTCATGGTAATATCAACTGTTTGTCCTCCAACTCTAAAAACAGTAGATTAAAGGTATTCGAGCCGGAATTAAGTTGGGGATAAAATAAAAGCCAGTTCACACCTGGCTTTCATTTGGTTAGTAGATTAAAGGTATAAAAATTTGTTTACCAGCTGTTTCACAGTCTTGGTATGTTGTCATCTTTTTAATTATATATATCGGTTAAGCTCAAATGGCGTTGTATTCCTATTATCAATTATTTATTAGCTTAATCTTCATAGTCGTACTCTTCATCATTGTCGTGAACGCCATATTCGATGTCTAAGTCTTTAGCAATATCTGATAATATTTTTTGTTGGTTAGGTGGTAGGAGTTCTCTGTATCCGGAAAACTCTAACAAGCTAGAAGCAGTGTCTCCGCCGTTGCCATCGCCCATAAAATTGTGAAAGCCTTTAACTAGTCCAATTCTGCATAGTCTATAGAAGTCTTGTGGATTAGCGTGTGCAATAGCAGCTGGAAGTGATGGTAGTGCTGCTGCAGATGAAGTAACCGCTTGGTTACATAATGCAACTGTTCTATGTTCTTCTGGCACGTCATTGAGCAATGCTCCGTCGCTTTTAACTGCTTTTAAGCAACGATCAAAGGTTCTAAGTTTATATGGAACAAACTGTAATTCCCATGGATGATTGTCAATTCCAATTGCACAAATTTCTGGTGTTTTAAATCTTTCTGGTACGTAACGTAGTGTTCCATCATGTTCCATTGCAATTTCACATAGTTCAAGAGTTATTTGTTTTTTCGGAACTTCATTTAGATTCCAACCGTTAGTAGTAACTGCTGCTTTACATATTTCATAGTCTTTAAATTGATCTGGAAGATATTGAAGTACATTTGAAGTCTTAACTGCATCAAGACACAGGTCACGAGTTATAATACCTTCTGGAACGTGTCTAATTGCATAGCCGTCATTTTTAACTGCAAGTTTACATAGTTCTGGAGTTATTTCGTGATCCGGAATATATCTAAGTGCTGTGCCGTATTTTGAAACTGCTATCTTATATATTTCTGGAGTTCTAAATTCCTCCGGAACATAGTCTAAGGCTTCGCCAAACTGTTCAACTGCAAATTTACATAGTTCTGGAGTTATAAGGTCTGATGGAACTTCGCCCAATGCGTATTGGCTTAACTTAATTGCAGCTTTACATATTTCCAGAGTACGTAACTCAGCTGGAACCTGCATCAATGATGTGCCTTTGGTCTTAACTGATTTCAAATAATTTTCAGGAGTACGTAGCTCTTCTGGAAGTCTATAAAGTGGACAGCCGTGTTCTATAGCAAGGATAAACATGTCATTGGTTTTAAGTTTTTCCGGTACGTGATGGATTGCACTACCACTTTGTATTACTGCTTTTTTACATAGCTCAATTGTGCGGTATTCTTCTGGAACATAACTGAGAAAGTTACCATTCTCAGCAACTGCAATCTCGTACATTTCAGCAGTATGGCCAGCTGGTGGAATATGACGTATTGATTCAGGATTCAGTTTTACTACTGCATTAGTAATTTCTCGATCTTTAATAATATGTCTCGGAGCTTCGAGGAATAGATGCGGTGATTTAGCCAGCTCGTCAATTACTCGTTGTTTATAATTTTTAAGGGTAGTTGGACCATGTACAACATATGTTGGATTAGCTGCTATAGCTCTTTCCCAAGCTTCAATCGAGTCATCTAATTTGCCATTTACAAAGAAATTTTCCATATCGATGTCTGCGTCAATTGCAGCTTCTTGATACTGTGGATCATTTCTAATAATTTCAGGAGCTCGTAAGATTTCGCGTGGAGTAGCTAAAATTTGATCTTTAATAAACGATGGACGTTGTTGCATGATTATATTGAAATTATTTTTATCTAAATCAAAAATACTAAAGTTAAATTCAGGCCCCCACCCTGCGCCTTTTATGCCTTTAACGAAATCACTAAGTAATATATCCATAATGTATGGATGTAATTTAGCATCAGGTTTTTGATTACCAGTAGCTTTCATTTCGCCAAGGAATCCGTTAGTTTCGAGAATAAACGTAAGGGTTACTCGCATCTTGTGTCTAAGTGACAGTATGCGTTGATCTTGTTTAGTTTGGCCAACTACGTTACCGCAGTGCTTACCGCTACGTCCTTCTTCTGAACAGAACGCTCTATCAACAAACCACCACTGAAATCCATTACCGTAATCTTTTATCACATAATCACCTTGTTGTGGTTGTAATGGTCTAGTGGGAATAAATTTCCATTTATCTTCAAGTTGTATTAGATCGTTGAGTACCTCACTAACTGGTTTAGCATTAAATGCGTAGTCTTTAATAGGTTGATAATCAATTGTAGAAAAGTGTTCTAATTTAGATTGAAAGTTATTAAATTCAGCAACTGTATAATTGCCAAGACGTTTTTGTAATCTACTTTGATCTCCGCTCATTACATCAGCAATGATCAGCATATACCATTCAGCGCCTTTTGGAAAAGTTTTTCTAATCCAATTTGCGTGACTGTCAATATAATCCACTTGATCTGGATACGTTGTTTTCAGACGTTTAATTACGTCAGCAACGCTTTCAAGTATAAGTGTAGTGTATAGTTCTCTTAATCTCATTTATATTCCTTAATTATTGATAATCATTTGGTAATCTAACAGCCATATTTTCTAGTTCATCTTGTTGTTCTTGATTCAAGTAAGATCTAAATAAAGAGTCATTAAGTAGTTCTAGTGGACTTCCAAAATTTTCATCAAATCCATGTTCCTTTGCTATTTTGTTAGCAGCCGTTATAGCAATTTTGCATAATTCAAAATAACTATCGGGATCAGTTTCTCCGATAGATTCAGGAATAGAGTGTAAGACTGTTGGTGCATCACTAATCGCTAATTTACAAAGTTCTAAAGTTTTTAATTCATCTGGAACAAAATCTATTGCATTCCCGTTCTGTTTAACTGCTGTATAGCACAACTCTGGAGTTCTAAGGTCTTCTGGGATATATCCTAATATACTGCCGTCTTTTTCTAAAGCTGATTTGCAAAGTTCTGGAGTTAACAATTCATTTGGAACATGTAAAATTGCATGCGCAGATGATTCTACAGCTAATTTGCAAAGTTCTGGAGTTCGTTGTTCTCTTGGAATATGTCTTAACAAATGACCAAATTCTTTAACACAGTCAGTAACCATCTTTGGAGTTCTAAGGTGTTTTGGAACAAATTCTAATGCATTCTTGTTATTCTTAAGTGCAATTTTGCAAAGTTCTGGAGTTTTTAATTCATCTGGAATATATTGTAGTGCTCGTCCGTATGTAGGAAGAGCAAGAATAGCAAGGTCTGGAGTTCTCTCATGATCTAGTAAATGTTCAATTGCGGTTCCGTTTAGTGTAACCGCATACCCAAGAAGTTCAGGAGTTCTTAGTTCAGTCGGAACATGCTTTATTATAAATGGCATATTAGTAACTGCAAGTTTGGCTGTTTCAGCTGTTATAAATGATTTTGGAATTTTTTCTATATTCCAACCGTTGGTTGCTACTGCTTTTTTAGCCATTTCATAGGTGTGAAACTTATCTGGAATATCGTTCCAACTAGTCGTTGTTTTAGTTGCAATATCTACTAGTTCTTGAGTTTTAAATTTCTCTGGAGTATGCTTTAACGCAAATCCGGAGTTAGAAACTGCAAGTTTGCAAAGTTCTTGAGTTCTCATTTCTTCCGGAACATCTTTTAGTAACACACCACGCTTAGAAACTAGAGTTTTGCATAACTGCATAGTTTTACCAGCAGGTGGCACATATTGAAATGCATCTGAATTGTTTTCAACAAGTGATAAAATGAACGCTTCGTCTTTGATAATGGCACGCGGGCATTCCATAAGTAAGTTTGGAAAGGTCGTTAGTACAGCCGTTATTTTTTCTCGATAGTTGTTAACTTCTTGAGGAGCATGGATAACATATTTTGGGTTTACAGCAATAGCTTTTTCCCAATTTGCTATCGAATTATCCATCTTACCATTTACAAAAAAGTTTGATAAATTTTTATCTTTGCTAATTGCAACTTGTTGATACTCTGGATTATTTTTAATAAAATCAGGTGCTCGAAAAATTTCACGTGGTGTAGCTTGAATCTGTGTAGAAATTAGAATAGATTTACCTGCTTGTATTAAGATATTAAGATTATTTTCATCTAAGTCAAAAACACTAAAATTAAACTCAGGTATATAGCCTGCACCTTGTATGCCTTTAACCATATTACTAAGTAGTAAATCCATAATGTATGAATGATATTTAGGATTAGGTTTTTGATTTCCGACAGCTTTCATTTCACCAAGGAAACCATTAGGTTCAAGTATAAAAGTAAGTACGACCTTCATATTTTGTCTAAGTGAAAGTATGCGTTGATCTGTTTTTTCTCGACCAGTTACGTTACCGCAGTGTTTACCGCTACGTCCTTCGTCTGCGCAGAAGCCTCTATCAACAAACCACCACTGAAATCCATTGCCATAATCTTTTATTACATAATCGCCTTGTTGCGGGTGTACTGGTCTACTAGGAAGTAGTTTCCATTTATCTTCAAGGTCTTTTAAATCTGCAAGTACCTGCTGAACCGTTTTAGCATTAAATGCGTAATCTTTAATTGGTTGATAATCAAGTGAAGCATAATGTTCAAGGATTTCTGGCAATTTATTAAGTTCAAAAAGTAGAAAAGGACCAAGACGCTTTTGTAATTTATCTTGATCTCCGGACAGTTGATCACCAATAATCAGCATATACCATTCAGCGCCTTTTGGAAAAGTTTTTCTAATCCAATTTGCACGTTCATCAATAAACGGTACTTGATCTGGGTAAGTCGTTTTCAAACGTTTAATTACGTCTGCAACGCTTTCAAATATAATTGTAGTATAAAGTTCTCTTAGTCTCATTTTAATTCTCAAAAATCATCGTCGTAGATATTATAATCATCAACATCTTCAACGTTGTCGTCACCGACTATTTCAGCTGGACCAAGGTCAAACTTTTGTGCAACATAGTATGCAATATCTTGATAAGCAGGTTTGCTCATAGCCCAGTTGTATACTTGTTGCATAGGTTCGGTATTTATGTGTGTTGTACCTCTTCTATTTGGATATGGTGCTTTCTCTACTGCATACTTTAGTATCCAAGGTTGCAATACGTTAAAATTAAAACCGTTAAATATTTCTAAACAATCAGCATTTGATGATTTTCTATCAAAATATGATCTAAATGCTTCACGAGCAACTGCCTGGAACCAGTTCACATCATCTTCCGAAAATACCTCTGCAAATATGTTAGATGCTTCTTTTATTAGGCCTGGATTTTTATTCAATATTTTATGTTCAACTATACTTCCCATTACTACTGGGTACACGTCATGTAAGAAATCAGTTTTAGCAAATGAAGAAAGACTGATATGATTAACTATATTATATCCAACTTCATCGCCATCTATGTCGGCTAAGTGTTCAAATATGTCAGCATATATATCATCTGAAATTGAATACTGAGCTATTGCATTATATAATTTATCGGCATTGTCAACTTCTTGAGCAGATAAAAATTCAATAACTTTATCTACATACCATTTTCTATTTTTAGCTACTAGATCATCAGGAAGTCCTATTAAGTTACTACACTCACCTTTCATTGAATTGTCTACTAAGTTTTTATAATCTCTATTAGTTGTGCCCTTTGGCATTACTAAATCATCTATTGTTTTATATCCTTTTGCAATGATAGTGTCATATATAAAATAACATCTTCGGCTTATAACATCATCGTTTTCAATTTCTGTAAAATGTTCATTGATGTATTTTAAAATCTTATCTAATGAGACGTTCGAGCGTCTAACAGCATCTTTTGCTAACCTTAGATATGATAGAATGTCATCACGATATTTGTCACTTACAGCGTCAAATCCTGTTGAAATAACATAAGAAATGGTAGAATCAATACTGAGCATCTCTTGAAAATCAAGTGCTTTATACATATCAGTATTTAAAAATTCTTGAAGTTTCTCGCCAGTAGGAGGCATCCATATTACATAGGCACGCATAAAATCTTCAGTCCACAGTTCTTTTGGAACGATACTCATATCTATAATAGCAACTTGTACTGCAAATGATTTATAGTCATCCTCAGACATTACACTTTTAGGAGTATGTTCAAATACGTTTCTAGCTCTTTCAGATTTTTCTGCATGTGATAGTGAGTGGTGTATTCTTATGTTACGCAAAATTCCATCTGCTAAATCTTTTGATTTATCTTTATCAGGTAATAGATTATACAATACGCCAGTTTCATCAAATCTTACTAATGGTTCTGTTAATTCTCGTTGTTGCTCTTTAGTGAATGTATGTAAATTCATTATTTGCATTAGTTTATCAACAGGTATTGCATCATAGCCGTGACTTGTGTCTTCAAAATTCTTAACTGCTGCTTTACATAGCTCAAAGGTTCTTAAGTTTTCTGGAATAGCTTCTAATAATCTATGTCTCCTTGAAACTGCAATGATTGCTAAATCATTATACGAAGGTGCTCTTAGAGGTACAGTTTCAATTGCTTCAGGTTTTACTTCTAAAACATGTTTCATTATATTATAGCTACCTCTTATCTTTGCTGAGCAATATCCAAGTAGATTTGGTTGCTGTCTTAGTAATAGTGCAACACGAGCTTCCCAATCATTTAATGTATTAGGAGCATATATAAGTAAATCTGAACTACGTCGAATAGCATCTTCCCAGGTTTCATTTGAATCATCTACAGTACCATCTTCTCTAATAATTGCAGAAAGTCCGGGATGTTTTCTTATTGCAAGATTTCTAAAATTAGGATAATCTTTAATAATATCTCCTGGAGCTCTTAAAATATCAATTGGATACTTTTCAATTTGAGTTTCAATTAAAACAGGTTTCTGTTCTGCAACAGTTCGTAGGTCATTAGCAGATAAATCAAAAACAGAAAAGTCATTAGCAGGTTGGTAAGAATATCTACTACTAATGCCTGAGATTAAATCGCTCAGTATTAGTGCAAGTATATACGGATGGAATTTATTCCCAGGTTTAGCATTAAAAGGACCTTTTGATTGATAAAGCAATTTATCATCTCTATTCCATTCAAATGTCAATACAGGCCAAACTGGTTTTAAACTGCGAAGACTTAGTAGATAATTTTCAGATCTTGATGCATTACCGCAGTGTCCCATAGCTTTTGATTCTAGTGGGTGCGTTGAGTGCGGTAACACCCACCAGTTATATTTTCCAACTGGCAAGATTATTGAGTCACCTTCGAGAAGTTCAATATCTGGACGATTATCTAATTCTTGTTGTTTTTTATTATCAGCAATTATCTTTTGTTCTGCTGCAGTTGCATTTGCTATCAATGCGTTTACTGTAGTAGTAGCAGGGCGAATAGCTTTAAGTACATTAGACATGTGTTGATTATTGCCGTAATTGCCTGCAAAGAAATGTGTTAAATCTGTTTGTAGTTTATCAAATCCTTGAAACTGATATTCACCCTCGCCCCACATTTTATTAAATTCTGTTTGAAATGCTGGGTCTTGTGTTTCATTAAATCTTACAAAATTATTGTACAACAATGTAAACCATTGCAATGCTTGTTCTTTAATAAGTGTAGTTTTAGCCCATGATACTCGTGTGTCAAGTTCTTGTTCACCTGAAGTACCAGGTGCACAGCTAGGTAGGTCAAGTTTCATCTTCCTAACTGTACTAGCATGATTTTCTAATAGAATTTTAAATTCATTAAATCTCATTGTTGTCCCTCAAACGGATCTGGCCGCCATTGCTGTTGTTCAATGCTTTCTTTCATTTCTCTGATATAATCTTGAAATGCTTCCTCTTCAGTTGGGTGGCCAGCTATATCACGTAATTCGTTTAATTCTTCCTCACTAAACTTATCCGAGGCTACAACACCATCTATCTGATACATATGAAGTCGCAACGCGGTTGCAGCTAATTCAAACGTTTGATATCTACTTGGAATTGCAGCAAACGCTCCCCCGTTTTCGCCATTATTGCTATGTTGTATTGTTTTTAAATGTAGCTCATCAATTTCTTCGGGAGTAAGAATCTTTGTAAAAACGTTATAATTTAGCCTGTTAATAATACAATCATTGTCAACATCATCATCATGTTCTACACCGGTAAACAATACATGTTTTATCAAGTTACGATCAAGTAAGTGATACGGTAGCCAATCAGAAGTTATTAGGTATAATGAATTATTCGCGTCGTCTTCGGCAACAAACTCTAATGCATCAGTCCAAACGTCTCGAATTTCTTCAGTAGTAAAACTTTCGGGCGGAGTTGGGTTTTCTTCTAACTCAAGGAATTTCCAAGTGTTTCTTGTCATCATAAGATTTATACCCTGTAATCTAAGATCCCCGTCTATTAGTTCAGGGTCGGCATACTCTAGTTGGTCTGGGTCTTTTTCAATTGCGTCTTTAGTTATTGATTTTAGAAGCTCTATGTTAAACAATCCTTTTGGGATTTCATTTAACTTAAATGGATTATACATTTTACTAGAAAATACTGCAATCCAAGCTTTTTTTAATATTGCTTTATTTTTAAGAAGATGTTCTGGAAATTCTCTTAAATTATCTGGTTTTGCATAGCATCCCCTGACCCAAAAGTCTGCTTGGGTTTCGTCACCATATGAATCAATATACGGGGCAATATTTACGTATTCAGGATGGTTACGTAATGTTTCATTTACAAACTCGTGTTTAAGACTGTTAGATATTAAGGCATCTGGTAAATACCTTATTAAATTTGGGAGGCGCCTAATTGCATGTAACCATAGTCTTTCTCTTTCATTTTCGTCTTCAACTAAATCGGGTCTAAATCTTTCAATATACTCGCCTTGATTGTTACGTACTGCTTTATTTCTTATTTTATCTTTTTCTTCTTCTGGTATTGTAGCATTGACAAACGATTTGTGAACTACTAAATGATGATTTTGATCAACTGCTGCGTTCCATAATTCAACTAAATCAGCACCGTCAAACAATCCATTAGGTAGTTTAGTTATTATGCTGCCTTCATCCCGAATTTGGCTTTTCCATATATCTTTTTCATCATCTTCTGTGAATAAGTGTACTGGCCAGTCGGGTGTATTCAGATAAAATTTTGCAGCTTTCAACCATGCGGCTTTAACTTCTTCTCTAGTCCAACCGTCAGTGTTCATTCCTTTAATCAATTGAGGTTGTCTTGATAATGCTAGGTGTGCTAATTCTTTATAATGAGGAGCTCTATATGGCACTAGTTCAATTGCTGCTGGATTAGCGTTTTCAATTACTGACTTCATTATGTTATAGTTAGCACGTATACGATTATCACAATAACCTAAATCACGAGGGTGAGCTATCATATATCTAGTAACTCGTTTTTCCCAATCTTGAAGTGTATTTGGAGCGTAGATAATCATCAGTGGATGTGATTTAATCGATTGTTCCCAAGTAGCTTCGTCAGTAGAAACATTTCCACTAGTATCAACTAATAAATTAATCCCTGGTAATCTCGTAATAGCAACCTTTCTATAATCTGGATCAGATCTTACCGATATAGGTGATCGTAAAAAGTCAATTGGGAATTTGTTAATTTGATCTACTATAAGCTTTGGTTTTGCTTGACTAATTTGGTTTATCAAATCTTCTTTCATATCAAATATAGAAAAGTCACTACTAGCTTGGTATGATGTTCCGTATATACCTTCAACTATATCACTTAGTAATAATGCTAAAATTGCATAATGAAATTTATTTGCTGGTTTAGAATTAGATCTTCCCTTCATTTGATGAAGTTCTTTCCTTTCAGGATTATATTCCATCGTAACCCAAGGCACTGGGGTTTTATCACGTAAACTTAATAATACACTTGAGCTCTGTGCAGCAGTACCACAATGCCCCATAAACTTAGATTCTGGTTCATGTGATCTAGTAGGTAATAACCACCAATCACCTTGCTTACCAAGTGGTAATACTACATGGTCGCCTTCTAATATATCAATTGGAGTTTTATTTTTTAATTCTTCTTCATCAGCTTTTTTAATATCCTCTTCTACTGCTATCAAGTTTTTAACCAATGAATCAACTGTAGTAGTTTGTGCATTGATTCTTGAAAGTAATTGTATAGCGCGATTATCTCTCATAAATCTTGGAGTACCTAACCAATGATTTAACTCACTTTCAAAAACAGCAAAGTCGTCGATAGGATTTGCACCACCAAGCATACGCTCGTATACTGCTTTAGCTTTTGGATCAGTATTTTGTTTTAGCCAAGCTTCGTATAATGAAATATACCAAAGCATTGATTGATTTCTATCATTAAATACTTGTTTAGCCCAATTTACCCGAGCGTCAATGTCTGCTACGTGGTCTGGAAGTTCAGTTTTAAGTTTGTTTAGTTTGCCATTATAATTTTCAAATAACAATAAATTTTCATATAATTCTCTTAGGAACATTATAAATCCTTTAAATATAATTTATTATATTTATTCCATTTAGTAGTCGTCTACGTCTAAATTATTGATCAAATCTCGCAGTGCAGAGCTTTGTATACCGGGTTTAACTTTAGCAGTTTCTTCTACTGTAGTTCTGTTTTTAATTGAATTTAATAATGCATTACCTGCTGTTGGTGCAGATGCATTACCGTACCCTTGATCTTCTTCTATGTCAGTAATTCGTAAAGTATCAATATCATAACCAAGATCAATTTTCATACCAACACCTGAGCTGCTACGTGTTTTCATAAGTTGGATTTGATATCTACCACGTTCGCGCATTGCTCTACTTGTAAAAATACCAAACACGTTATCAGCAGTTTGAATTTTACTTAACCCACCTGAGATATGACTATGGTCAAATTCAACTTCCTCTACCGCTCCTCTATTAAGCTGTGCCGCAGTAACAAATACACAGTTCTTTTCAACTGCTAGATTTCTTAATTCCTCACTAACATATTTGTCTTTAATGAATAAGTCAGCTGGACTAATCTTTTTAGATATTGGCATTAGCAAATCTAAATAATCTACTAATAGTACGTCAACTTTAATGCCTGATTTAATTTCGTATTCTTTTAAATAACTTCTAATATCGTTAGCTGTTTTGCCTGACGGCATATATTTAACTTGGAATGATCCGGATTTCTTACTAATCATTCTAACTTTAAGTTCTACATCATCAATATTTTTAAATACTTCTCTAGTTGAAATACCTGTAAGCATACTATCAATACGCATTGAAACAAGTTCTTCACTAAGTTCTAATGTTAAGTAAACTACATTCATTCCTGCTAATGCCCAGTTTACACCTAAGTTAGCTAAGAATAATGATTTACCAGCGCCCGATCCACCTGCAAAGATATTAAGTTCTCCTCTGTTCATACCGCCAAAGAGTCTATCATCCATGTTTTTCCAACCAGTAGATACTTGTCCGTTTTTATCTTTAATCTTCATTAGCCGTTCTCTTGGATTAGCAAAATAATCAGTACCAAGATCTTTTTGTAATCCTATTTGTACAGCCTTTTTAATTTTATCTTCAACTGGGCCATATTCACCTTTTTCAAGTAAATCAGCTGATTCATTAATAGCTCGCTCGAGGCCTTTATGTCTAATAAATGTTTCAAAGTCTGAAAGTAACCAATCGTAATGCTCTTCTTTAAGGTTATCAATTTCTTTAAGATCACCTTTTGTTGCTGCATTGATAATATCAAATGTTGGCATTACATTATGTTCGTTTACGTAGTCGTTTATAAATTCTGCAGGTTTTTGTAATTTGCGATCAAACAAGGAATGATCAAAAATTGATTGGCATCTAACAAACGTAGCTGCATCACTTATCATCATTTCTAAATATAATTTTTGTATATCATAACCATAGTCTACGTTTTGTTTCATTTAATATCCTGTTGAAAGAGTAGTACGTTATGCACCTACATAACGTACTCGTACATCAATTACTTAAACACGTCGCCGTATAGTGATACACTTAAGATATGCGCCATTCGATCGTAATTATTTTCACGATTCATATATTGATTTAAATAACCAATTTCAGTTCTGTAGTTATCGTTAAATTTATAACCAACTCCAACAAACCCTCTATTTTGATCAAAACCAGATACTGGACCCCAGTTAGTTTTATTAACATTAGCAAAGAATTCTTCTGATGCAATCAGTGACCATTTTTTGTTAAGGTTATGTGTTAGTTTAGCTTGTTCACGGAATCTAACACTAGTATCGTCACTAATATCTACAGTACGTTCTTCTAAGCGTGATCTAAAGGTTAGCGTATCAGAGTTATCAAAGTTATATCTATATTCATGTTGTTGCCAAGCACGTTGTTCATCTAGTGGTTTTTTAGCGTATGGCGGTTCACCGTACTGATATGCATAACCAAAGATTACTTTATTGTTATCTGTAAGTTGATAGCCTAACCCAATCCGCCCAACTAAGCCGTGAATATCAAATCCAGGATCATGAATTGATTTAGGGTTATCTGTTGCACGAGCAGAACCTTCTGCATAATACAATGCTTTTGAATTAGCAATGTTACCAGAAAGTACAACTGTCCCCCATGTTCCAAATAATTCTTCAGTACTAGCAGTTGCTACTACTGGTAATAATAATGTCAATAATAATAAAAGTTTTTTCATAAATCTACCTCTTTAAAAAAATTCTTAGCTCTTAATTGAATTTTAAGAGCATAGCTTTGCCGTGATTCAATGATTAGCCATAGTGTAGCCAATCGTCCAAGTTTAGTAACAGCATCGTTTACGTCTTTTATGCCTTCGGGCCATTCTGGCATACTTACTGACCATCCGTAATCGATTGCTTGTTCTACAGTTTTAATGCCTTCGTGATCTCTATCCGGAACTAATATAATTTCTTTATAAAATCTTTTTAGTAACCAATTTTGTTTATCGTTTATTTCGCAACCTAATATTGCACAGCCATCAATGCTAATTGCATCAAGTGTACCTTCGCATACTATAATAAATTTTCGATCATGTGTTTGTCGATCAAGATTAAAAACAAACCCAGGTTGTTGTTCTGATAAGTATCGTGGTCCATGATTAGGGTCAACACTTCTTGCTGTGTACCCAACTAAACGATTTTCATAGTAATATGGTATAATCAATCTTTTATTATATTTGACATGTGAACTCCAATGAAATGGATAATCATCCAAATATAAATTTCGACTGTTCATATATTCCAATACTGGAATAAGTTTATCTGGTATATTGTTTAAGTAAGTTGTAATAGGTTTTGCGTTGTATGGCAAAGTCTTTGTTTCAAAAGACGGAATTAACGTTTCTATTTGTAGAAGTTCTGAGGCTTCTACTCTAAATGCTTCACGTGTTAGTTTAGAAATTTCACTATCGCTTATATTAAGAAAGCGCATAAAATCTTTTACTCTTTTGCTTATATGCCGACCTGGTTGCCAACTTGCTTTAAACCCACAATTAAAGCAATGGTAAGATAAACCTCCATCATTGTTAGTAATAAAGCCACCACGACTTCTTGTATCCTGGCAACAAGGTGCGTTGCCAGTGATCCATCCGCTTGGTGTTTTTTTAGTTCGCCTACCAGTTTGCCAGTATACAAGTAATGTATCTGTAATTAAGTTCATATGGTAGGTTGGTTGATTAAAATACTATTATACTATAACACAGTAACGCTGTCAACCGTTCCGGTAGGGTTGACAGGATTGTTACCTTGATATAGTACTCTAAAATATTTAAAATCTGCGATGTTAATGTCGTTGAATGTTACGATTACTGTAGTAGCTGTTGGTAAAATACGTTCAGCTAATTTTGTTGCATGTAAGAATGAATTCACACTAATAGTTGAATTAGTTGTAGCTTCAAGCCATATTTTTCCAATAAAGCCTGTAACTGCAATAGAAAAAGATAAGCGTGTAGTAGGGATTGCTTCATAATAGGTTGCAGGTATAGCACTTGTGTGATATACAACATTGCCCATAAAATCAATTTCACCTGTAAATGTTTTATAAATTTTTTCATCACGGAATGTTGGCATGGCACTACCGATGAGATCCATAGTCCCTACTGCTCCAAATTTAGTGTCAGCATATAGCAACACATCTTTTCCATCTTTAATTGCTGAAACGCTAAACTTTAAAAATTGAGGAGTTAAATCAGTAAGATCTTCTTGTGGTATAGTTACTACTGCAATTCCTTTCTTTTCAGTTAGTTCGAGACGATATGGGCTATTAGGCAATGCGGTACCTGATGCATCCATGATGTTTAATTCAATAAAGGTTAGTGTAGTCAAATCGATTCTTTTTTGATCTGCATTCTTAATTTCGAATTCAATGGTATTATCAATACCATTATATAATTTTACGTTTCTTTGATACACTGATGAAAACTCCACTGTAAATCCGGCCAGATCGATTAGAAGTAAGACTCGGTTTGGGTATAAATAACTTGATATTTTTTGCATTGGCAATATCCTTTTATATATTTATGACAAACCTAAGAGATAACATAGAACAAAATTTACCCTTTATAAGTGTATTAAATTATGGAAACGACGAGTATGTTGGTATAATCATTAACCAAGATCAGTATGTAACAAGTTTTTATGATTTAAATGCAATACAATCTGCCGAAGACAAAGCTACATTCTTAGAAGTTGGCGAAATTTGGTGGTGGGAATCAAATAGACAATTACCAATATCAATCTTTTGTAAAGATGATATACGACCGTTTAGTTATGCAATTAAAACTTTCAATAGTAAAGATACTAGAATTATTCTAGGCCCAGTAGTTAATTTAATGAATCTAACAATTAAACGAGTCAAACGTAAATCAGTTCAACTCGTCCGTCGTCCTACACGTTAAATAAGTTGTTCTACTAATAAATTCATTTGTATAATGATTGCCATAGAATATGCAATGGCATGTGATTTTCGAAATGAATAACCTGCGTCAGTATCTGTAGTGTCCCAAATTTCTTTCATCACTGTAGTCCAGTCTTTCCCAATCAGATAGCGTTTCGCGGGGCGTATCATCGCAAGGACTGCAGCTAATTGTTCCACCGAAATCGGCTGCATCTGTTTCAGAATATCTATATGCCCGCTTATATGAAATAGTAGATTCACAAAATCTTCTTGAAGTAAAAGTTCCCATATTGGCTCAGTTTCCATTAGTCTAATTAAATGATCATTGTCTTTAATGTCTCTATAAATATTAACATTTAAAAAATCAATTTTAAAATAACCCCTATCTTCAGCTTCTTTGTAGTCAAGTGTACTCACATTAGTTATTGGATTATGCGGTATTCTATGACAGTAGATGCCTGTGTTGTGCTTTTTATGAATATTGATGGCTGCTGTGATATATTTGATTTTAGACAGAGCGTCATCTCTATTTGCAAAATCAATATCTATATCTGGCATTTGTAGTGAACCTCCAGTGTAAGTTTATTTCAATCTCAATATTTATGCTCATAGCGAACTCTCCTTAACCACAGTTTTTACAAGTTCTACATCGCTTGCATTCTTTTTAAACTTATCAAACCAAAATGGTAAATCTAATACAGCACTAACAGCTGCCAATTGTTCGTCATTAAATTTTTTAATCATTAGCTTACCTGAATTTGAGTTTAAAATAAGCCATGGGCTAATCTTACCATCTTTAATATCATACATTGTTCTATTTAAACTAGCATATAAGAAATAATGATTCCATTGTGAATCATGAGTATCGGCCCATGTTATCATATGCGATATACTACGTTCTAATGCAGTATCAACACATTCAGTTTTAATTAGATTAACTACGTATTTGTCATACAAATCATCTTTACACCAGTGATCAAGTTTAGCTCCACTTGTTACTACATATTCTATAAACTTTTCAGGATATAATGGTTTTACGTTACTAATAAAACTACCAAACTTTACAAACGCATTATAGTATGGACTTTTACAAAAATCCTCATATGTTTTTGAACCATTAAAGTTTTGAGTTTTTTGAAAAAATATGTTGTATGTTCGAAACCCTATCACAACGTGTTTAGCAGATTTTGCTAATGCTCTACGTTTTTGTTCGCAGACATGCACTGCAAGAGTAGATTCTTTTACGAATTTACTTTTACAGTACTGACATACAAATGGTTTAGATGCGTCAACTTTCATTATTTTAAATTCTTTTTAATAGTACTGTCGTCAAACCCATGCTCTTTACCAATTGCCATTATATCTTTATCTGTGTATAACTTAGCCATCATTTCAATTTCATCTATTTTCATACTTGGATAAAGATCTGCTAAAAACTTTACTCTTTTATTTGTACTGCTTGCGCCATCTTTTTTCTTATTGCCAATCCATTCATGAAAGAATTTTTCACTACCATAGTTATAACTACACATACATAGCAGCATCCAAAGTAGTTTTGGATGATTCTTTTGTATAGCATAAAAGTTCTTATTAAAAACTTCATTAACACCTAATACAAAATGTTCTTGTATTTCTCTTGATTGCCCTTTTACATTACTAATATATCGATTTAAAATAAAAAAGTCTTTTTTAATATCATTTTGTGAGTCTTCAGAAAGCGTATCCCATAATTCTCTTGAGTTAAGATCAATTGCTAATAGTTTTTCTTTAAGGGTTAGTTTGTCATCAATCATAATAATTTGTCCAAATGTATTAATTCACTTTGTCTTGAGATTTCTTTTACAAAAAATACGCACTCGGGATTTGAACCACTACTTATAGGAGTAGTTAATAAATGTCCAGGTTTCATTTTTGGAAAATACCATTTAACATCATTATAGAAATTTATAATTTCAATCTTTTTAAATTCAATTCTAAAGTCAGATAATGGATTAAACACTAATGCATTAAACCCTCTATCATTTAAGCTTGTTAGCGGTAATATCTCAATGTGTGCAGAACTGCTACTATCGCCAACTGCAATACACCAGTCAATTGGCATTGATACTTCGTTATCGCCTATCTTTAATACCATTGCTGGTGCATTAAACGATTCTAGATAGATTAGTTGCATAAAAAAGAAATCCGGATCGTTTGGATTGCTATTGTCTAAGATATTAAATCTCATGTTATCGTCAACTTCATCTGGCAAATTGTTTAACGAAAATGCAGTATTGTTAAGTGTTAAAATATTCATTGCCAGTCTACCTTTTTAATTTCAAATTGATATTTTGCTTCTTTATAGAATTTCTTTCTATCAGCAAGATGTTTTTTTGCATATTTACAGGTACTAGTAATATCATAAATCTGCACAAAATCTTTATCATGTGCTTTTCTAATACCACGACCAATACTTTGAATTACTCGTGTAAAACTTTTACCTGGTTCAATTAGTACTAAATTAAAAATTCGTGGAATATTAATACCAACAGCAGCTACACCATATGTTGCTACGATAATTTTATTTGTTGATGTTTTAATTTCGTCATATTCTGTTTTTCTATTTTTTGTTTTAACATTACCAGACACAAATACTGCACCTTCAATTTCATCAGTTATAATTTTACCTGATTCAATTCTTCCAACTAATACTAATGTGTTGCCGCTTTCTGCTATGTCTTTAATAACACCACTAATGTATTTCATTCTATCTAAGTTAGTAACTTGATATGAGATTTCATCAGCATACGATTTAAATTCTTTTAAGTCAATTAGTTGCATTACTCTTACATGGCAGTCTGAAAGTACACCGATCTCTTGTAACTCGTGTGCTTTAATTCCGCCAATAACTGGTCCAATGCTTGCAAAGATTTGTTCATATTCAAATTTTTCTTTAGGTACAGTTCCTGTTAATCCCCATCGAATCGGTGCGTTACATAGGTTGTGTGTTAATAGATTTTTTAGAACTTCTGCTTTAGCCATGTGAACTTCGTCAACAATAACTGCACATACTCCATCGAGAAATTCTGCTAATGTTAAAATTTCATGTTCTGAATTTTTACTTTTCTTATCTAAAATATTAAGACTTTGCCATGTGCATATAGTATGAGTTTTGTTTAGTTCTTTTCGATCGCCATAGTACATTCCAACATCTAAATCAACATTAACAAAATCTTCATAAGTTTGTTCTACTAAACTTTTATTTGGTACAATAACAATAGTACGTCCATACGGTTCGCATACATGAGCAAGTGTTGCAGTAGTAATAGTTTTACCAGCACCAGTAGCAATTTCTTGTAATGCCTGTGTATTTGACAAAAACTTATTGATTGCGTCAACTTGATAATCACGTAGCATAATAGGTTGGCCTTCTTGTGTATGTCCTTCTGGCCATACTTTACCTTGATCTGCCCAATATGTTTCTGTAACTTCTTTAAAATCTAATTTATGATGATGTCGTAAATCTGATACTTCATCTATGTCAATACCTAATGATGATAGTATACCAAGTATTTTTTCTAAATTGTTTATATACCCTGTGCCACCTAAGCCAAATAGACTAACAGTCCCGTCCCATCTTCCTAACTTAAAGGCAGGACGGTATCTCGCAGTCGGATCTTCAAATTTAAATGCGGCTACTAATTTTTTTCTTGCGTCAAGTGGTAAGTTTTCAAATTTAATGTTAACTTCATCTTTTATAATTAGTTTAACTCCCATGTATTCCTCGTTTCAATTAATGGTTCAGTTGCTGAATAAGTGATCACTAAATCACAGCATTTTGCATATATTGCAGTTTTACTTTGTCGTAATGTGTTGTTTATACTAATAATACTCATTGGTTTCCAAGTTTCTTTAAGAAAGAATTTAGGTAATTTTCCTGCTCGTACACACGCTACTTGGGTACTATCACTTAAATTACAATTATACTTTCTTTTTGCGATTACGTCATTAAATATTTTCCCATCTGGAGTATTATCTAATCTAAAATATACACCTATATCATCAGTAATATTATTTGTAGTTAGCGCATGAGAAATCTCATTAAATTGAACAATTGTATTGAAATCTGTGGTTTGATCAAATACAAATAGTATTGGAGTTCTTTTTAATTCAATTAACGATTGAACTAAATTAGATAATGGGTGTAACCGGCTATTAACCCATAATTTAGTAGTTGGTCGATTTGCAATTGTTTCAGTTAGAGTATTGCAGTTACCTACATAGTTGTCTGTGTATTGGTATCGATGTCTTCTATCTATAAGTAATAACGGATTAGTATTATCAATATCTTTTGAAAATATTTTATTAAAGTTATCATTTAGATTAGCTGATAAAAATCGATTTTTTATTTCTTTTTCATCCCAAGAACAAATAGTATCATAATATTGTTGTATTTTAGGGTCAACTTCAAATTTATATTCTTCAAGAGTTTTTAGTATGAGAAAAATATTCTTTTCAGTGTAATCTGCAATGTAAAGAGAACCTGATCGTACTTGGATTATATTAGAAGATAAATGTTGTAATTGTGTTCGGATAACACTTGAAAATGAAAATTCAATTACAATAACACCGTTTCCGTCAAATTTTGATGATCGAATTGGACTTGTAGGAGAAAAATAGATTTTGCGAACTTCTGGTATAATTCTAAAAGGATGTTCCCAAACTGGGTTATCTAATATTTCAAGTTCTTCAGGGTTAAAGAATGCTCGAATATAATCCTGATTTAAGATTTGTAGACATAAATTACCTTGTTTTTCAGTAATGTATGTAGGGCTTGATATTGTTTCGTATAAACTATTGATTGTTTTTGTATCGCGATTTGACAGTGTTATTTCGCGATAAAATGAAGCTTTGGATACAATATGAGTAACTAACTCGTCTACTGATTTCATGTGTTATACACCTCGTAGTAGTGATAGGCTGAGTTACAGCCTATCGTTGTTGTTAAAGGGTTGCGTCTTCCATGCCTGCACATCTTAATCGTATAATGTTGCTCAATGCATACGATTTCTGATCTAAGGCTTTAGTAATACCTAACCATTGATTTCGTAGTAATGCAAATTCGTTAATGATAAGTTCATATTCAATTACATCATCTTCACCATCGACATACTTTTCACAATCACGACTACTCAATGCTCTTGCGTATGTTTCTAAGTATTTTTTAAAATGATAACTGCGTAATCGTTTAAGTTCTATATTAAGGAACTCTAAGACAGCTTCAATCTCTTGAAGCTGTCCATATCTGTGTTCTACAATGCCCGGCATTGCTGCAGTTGCACGTTCTACATTACCTGTTATTTTACATTCTTCTTTAGCAGTTGTCAACTCAGATTGGTAATATACAATACCATCGGGCAATTTAGTTATATCTTTTGAGATTGTAGAATACCAACCCATTAGACCTCCCAGTCTAAGTCGTCATCATAATCGTCATCGCCGTTATCTTCAAGATAATATCCAATTGCTTGATCTAATACTGGGTCAATGCCCACTGTATTTTTAAATGTACGATCAGTTGCACCCATGTCAGCGAGTAATTCAATATATCTTTCAGCAGCATTTTCTGCTTGTTTTTTATCAATATAATCTGCAAACATTAACCATACATCAGCAATTTGTGTTTCATTCAACATTGTCATCCTCCATGCTATCGTTATCTATAATGTCTTCTACTTCAACTGGTTCATCTTTAAATTCAGACATAGCTTTATCTAGTGAATTGTTAAGGTTAGCTTCCCATTCCTTACGATATAATTTAGTTTCAGAGCCATCAGTAGCCACATATTTAAGTCTATTTCCATCTTTTGTTAAGATGTTCTTTTTCTCAAATAAGTCAACTAGCCCGCTATATGGATTCATACCTGTAGTATATGGAATCTTAATTTGTAATGATTCAAACGGTTTTGCATAGCGTGTTTTCATAATTTTACAAGAAGCTCTAATACCATTGACTTCACTAACTTTGTTACCGTCTTCATCTTCTTTCAGTTTAAGTTTTTTCATTGCAACAACGATACTTGATGCATAGATAAACCCTTGACCACCTGAAATCTTATCATCTGGGTCAAACATATCTTGTGATGCATAACTATGATTGGTACATACTAAACCTACATTGTGACTACCAAACATGTTGACACAATTGCGAACTAATGCAGTTAAGGCTTTAGGTTTACGACCCATATCACCTTTTAAATCACCTGCTTCAAATTGATTGATATCAGTTGGGGTTAGTAACATACCTAATGAATCTACTACAAAGAGAACTTTAGGTTTTTCTTCCATAGTTTTATATTCTTTCATAAACTCGCTAATAGTTTTAGCTACGTCATCGATCATAGCCATATTAAGTTTAAGAAGTTGATCTTCGCTAGTTGATACACCCAATGCATGCAGCCATGATTCGTCTAATGCATTTTCACTATCAATTAGTACAACATAAATGCCTTGTTCTTGTGCGTGTTTGATAATATTACCAGAACATATATAACTTTTGCCTGCACCTGATTCACCTGCAAATACAGTTACTTTACCTAATGGAATGCCTTTATTAAAGTCTGAACTAATAAGATAGTTTAATGCGTAATTACCTGTACTTACCCAGTCAGTTGGATCGTTAAAGCCTACACCAAGACCGTCAATACTTTTTGTTAGTGTTTTTCTAAATTTTGTTAAATCAAATGTTTTCATTGCCATAAAATAATCCTGCATGAATTTAACGTGGCAAGACCCCTTACCACGTTAACCTTGTAACCCTTAACCGCGATTACGAATTCTTGCTAAAATATCGTTAGCTCTAGAATCACTAGATGTAGTTGTTTCTACAGCAGTTGGTGGAGTAAACGCAACGATCTCAGCTGGTTCATCCCAAGGCATAGCTTCATTTTCAGATACCTGCACAGTTTCTGTAGTATGAACTACTGGCTGTACTGATACTGTTGGTGTTGGTGTTGGTGCTGATACTGTAGGTGATTCTGAAATACCATATGGTCTAAAGTATTTGCCCCAACGTTCAATATCGTATGCTTCACCATTCACTGATGCTTCAAACATTTCCATCATAACTTTAAGTTCAACTTCACCTGGTTTTTTAGGTAAATGATCTGCTAAGTTTGGTAATTGATATTGTTCAAGTGCAGCGGTTTCATCGCTTGATAATGGACGTGTACGTCTGCTCCATACTGAAGTTGAATAATCAGCGTAACCGCCTTTGGTTCCAACTTTTAAACGGAAGTCAATACCATTTACATAATCAGTTGGTGAATCTTCTCCAAATTCAGGATCAAGAATTGCTGCATGAATTATTTTATAAATTTGTGGTCCAATAACGAATCTACGAATTGGATTTTCTGGTTTTTCTTTTTCATCTAAACCGTCTTCAACAACAAAGCCTTGGAAAATATAAGATTTCTTTTTCCAGTATTTGCGACCCATATCTTCTAATGAAGGATCTTTAAACCAATTGCGTACTTCTGAAAGAATTGGACAAACTGAACCGTCGTCATACATTTCAACGCATGGTACATTTACTACTATTGGTTTATTGTCGTTACGACCTTTGATACCTGCGAAAGGTAATTTGATTACAGAACGTTCAACCCAAAATAATGTATTTTTTTGATTGCCGTCTGGTAGGAATCTAAAAACTGCTTCACCGCCATTTTTAATAGTCCAAAAAGGATAAATTGCTTTATCACCGCCTGTATTGCTATCTGTTGTACGTGTTTCTGCCGCTTTTAATTTTGCTCTAATTTCTGCTAAAGTTGCCATATTTTAATTTCCTATTGTGTTTTGATGTAACACACAGGTTGCCCTGTGTGTTATATAGCCTATGTGTTTTATTACTAATATTTTTTTGTTTTTATACTTTAATATATAATGCCTTACTGTTAAAGTAAGCGTGTATTATATACTCTATTATTTATAAGAGCAAGTGAAATCTTTCACTTTTTTATAGTCATTTTACCATTTTACTAATTGTAAAATTCTTGCTAAACTATCTTCATTTCCAAATGATACATGATTGGTTGATTCGGATACATGTCCAACGCCTGGCATTGTAGGTGGTGCAGCCGGAGGTGTAGGTTGTTGCATTTTTGAAATTTTCCACAAGCTATCACCTGGCTTAACTATGTATGTTGAACCATTTGGCATTTTTAATTGCTGTCCTGGATATATTTTATTTGGATTTTTACCAATTACTTGTTTGTTTAAATCGTAAATTTCTTTCCAGTTATGCGATGTTTTGTTAGCTGCAGGTACTGCTGCAGTTGGTGCAGGATGCGCTGCTAATACTCGTTTAACTACTTCATTAGGTGATGGATCAGCATTAGGATTATCTAATTCCATTGATAATGCTGCGTATGCATCTTCGGAACTCATACCAGTACCTGTGATAATTTGTTGAATAGCATCGTTCCATATATTACTTGCATCAGTAGTAGGTTTAGCACCTGCACCAGTTTCGTCACTGCCATCAATTCCAATTACTGCACCTGATTGAGGTGGAGTTCCAGTTTGTACAGGTGTGCTAGGCGAAACAATTGGAGCTGGTGTTTCTGGAGGAGTTACATACTTATCAGGTGTTACTGGTCCATTTTGCACAGGTGTACTAGGTGAAACGATTGGAGCTGGTGGTTCTGAAGGAGTTACATACTTATTAGATGCTTCTGGTTTGTCTGCTGGTAACACAAAGTTATCAGGAGCCCCGTACTCTTGTATTAGACTATTTAATGAATTGATTGATTCGAAAAGTGTTTGTTCATTATGTTTTTTCATTTTGTTTTCCTGTATATTTTCAGCAACTTTATCAAACGGTGAAAGCGTTATTTGCCGAGGACCGTTAGGTGTTCGTATAATTTCTCTTGGCCAATCACGTCTTGGATTCATTACCTCAGCAGGAGACTTTGTTGCTGAATCCTGACTAAAATGTGGATTATCAAAGTAATCATAAGAAAATGCATCACCTGGTTTTACTCTAATCTCGTTTTTATCTTTAGGAGGCGGAGTGTTAGGCGGGCGTGTCCATTCGTAGTTAGGTCGTGAAACATCTTTTGGAGAATTAGGATTTACTTGATTCCATAACTTATCTTGCTGTAATGCAGAACGTGGACCAATGCTGCCAGGTGGGACTGTAGATCTATACGAATTAGGTGGTTGACTTTGAGGATTTGGTTTTCCTTGCATCTGTTGATCTAACTCGTCTTGAGTTCCATATCTAACCGGCTGAACATCAGCTTCAATTAGTTTAATCGTTTCTTTTAATGATTTAACGGAATCTTGAAGTGTTATTTTTGTAATTTCTTTCATAGTTGTTTCTCATAGTTCTACGAGCTTTGTGTTTATCAATACTACTTAATTTGTATCTTTTACCAAACCCGTACAATTCTTTCATCAATAACTCGATAGATTTTCCATCATCCATTTCGTCTGGATTATGTTCATCGGTATTACCAACACCTGCTAATCTCATTATATCTGAATGTTCGCTGTCAGCATCTTCACTCGGATCTAACTGACTAACTTTTTTCATTACATATCTAACATCATCTTCTGATACACTGCTGTCGTATTCGTTATCATCAAAATTCTTTTTAATAATAGTTTTAACACGAGTTCCGCCAATTGTGAAATTCTTTTCTTCGTTATTCCAAAAACCTTCAATTGAATCTAAGATTTGTTGAATACCTGATTTTTCAGTTTCTTTAGAATCATCAATCTCTTCATATCCAACTTCATCCGGAGTCATACCTGATTCTCTAATAAGATCACGTATAGTCATACCTTCTGCAATTTTAGTATCAAGTTTTGCACCTGCAGCTTTAGCTTTAATGAATTTAGCTTTCATTTTATTTTTCTTATGCTGCATGCCTTCATTTACTTGTGTAGGTTGTTCATAAACTATTTTTGGTTCAATGTGTTCAACTTCAACTTGTTCAGATTCAACTTCATCTTCGCCTAATAATCCAGCAAGTTTACGGTATCTTTTTAATTCTTCTTTTACTGGTTCAGCTGGAGCTTCTGCTGGAGCTTCAGGTGTTTCTGCTGCTGCCGGACCTGCTGGAGCTGCACCTGGCGCTGCGCCTGGGGGAGGTAATTCACCCTCTGCACCTGGTTCACCTTCTGGTGGTGTTTCGTCGCCGCCTAACGGTGGCATACCGCCGCCTCCGCCTAATGCAGGTAACCCGCCAGCACCTGCTGTTGAATCAGGTGGCATATCACTTGGCTCAGAAGAGTCTAATGGTTCACCACTATTTGCATCTGGGGGTAAGTCTTGTCCACCAATTTCTTGAGGTGTTTCAATATATAGATTTGGTAATGCTTCAAGGTCTTTTGCATTATGACCTTTGATATAATCAGCAATAATATCACGAACTGCTTTATCTTCTGCGTATGAGTCTTGATAATCAATATTTCGAATTAGTTCAACTATGTGTTTGTCGTCAATTAACCCTTTTAATGCTAATACTCCAGTTGTTCCACCGTTCATATTATTTTTAAGACGATCATTTAATCTTTCTAATGCTGGTCCTTTATTTGGACCTGTTATTTCATTTTTATCTTCTGAAACAATAGATTCAAGCATATCTTCAATTTCAAGTTCAGGGGCACGATATTTAATTGTCTTAGTTTCTGATGTAACAGTAGTATCAGTTTTAATTCTACCCATTAAATCTTTTGCAGATAATTTACGAACTGGTAAATCACTTTCGTGTACAATGTTGTACAAGAATGGAAATACTGCTTTCATATCTTCATTAAATGTACGAATTGTTAAACGATCAATCCAATCGTTCATAACTGTTTCTGGTACTTTAAGTTCTTCAGCTGCAATAAATGATTCTGCAAATTGTTCATAATATGCAGGGCGTTGCAGATTTTGTATTTCTTTTTTAACTTCATCAATACGATCAATTACTTGATTAGTAATTGAACCCATTGCTTCTGATATTTGTGTTTGTCTACCAACGTATCCTTTAAATTTACGAAGGCTATTTAATTCTTCACTTAACTTAGTAATGTATTTTCCAATCTCGTCATATGGGTTGCCACCATGATTGACATGTTCAGCTAATGCACGAGCACCGGATAAATGTTTATAGGGATATTTAAATCTTTCACCGTCTGCATTTTCAATATAAATGCTTGAAATATGCATGGTTCTCCCTGCAGCTAAGTCTGGATTGATAGGTTGGCTATGTTTAACAACTAAACGTGCTTCTCCTAAATTTTGGTAACTCAATCGTGAAGTACCAAACATTTTATTTTCCATAACTGGTTCCTTATGTTTTGACTGAAATTCGTAGTCGCGTTTGTCTAAGTTGCTCTTTCCAATATTTTGCACATCAAAATTTAACAATCTACTTTTAGCAAACTGTCTAAATGAACGTATAAACTTATACGCTTTTTTGTGAGAGGCTTTGTGATCATCGTCAACGATATCTCCGCTAACTTGAACTACAACACCATCGTCTTGGTCTAATGTAATAGTAATAGTTCCAATTGGTTCACCGTCCTCGGTGTAGTCAAATTCAAAGAATCTGGCCTTTGGAATATCAACTTTTTTAGTTAAGACATCTGCGTTTTCGTCACCGATATTTATGTCAGTGAATCGTGTTTGTATTTTGCCATAAAGGTCTGAAGCGATTTTATCTAAATTATTGTCCATGTTTATATTTATCACATATTAGAGGAAACAAATATTGGTAGAGGTGCTTCCCAGTCCTCTAAACGTTCTTCAATTCGCATTCTTTCAAATACCATAGGATCCCATTCTGCTAATACATCCGTCATACGTACAATAAGTAGTAATGCTGAAACTAAATCATCATGTTGTCCTGGTTTACCTTTAAAACTAATTCCATGTGCGATAAATGTTTTTAATTCACTTATAAGAGGTTTACTATAAATTTGCATTTTATCTTCTTCAATAAAATACTTTAACCTTGCACATGCCGCTAATTTAGAATTAAATGTAGTATTAAATCCTTTACGAAATTTACGAACATGCCCTTTTTTGCCCGGTTCACTTACGAAATATCCCGGAAATGTATCTTCTCCTAAATTCTCAACAACTACTAAAGCACTTTCGCCTACAGTATTATTTTCAATTGACCAATATATTGAATTATATTGTTCATATCCTAATTCATCTTGTATATATTTTAATACATCTCTTAACAATTTAACTTGACCTTGAATGGTAGTAATGTTATGATGCCATTCGCCAATTTGTTTTTGCGATGGTAATTCAAATATTGTAATAGCAGAATAGTCGCCGCCTGTACCTAAACTTGGATCTAATGCAACCAAATATAAATTACCAGGTTTAGGATGATTATACCATCTAACTTGGCCTAATTTTGTTAATGGTTCTTTACCTACTATCTCTGCTAGTTTCATACTGCTAATAAGCGTTTCGTCATAGATTAAGAATTCACAACCGTATTCACGTCTAAACATCTCTTCGCCAATACGACCTAACTCAGCTTTCTTCCATTCTTCATCGCGATCCGGGTGATCCCACCAATTAGAACGAAAACCAGAAAAGCCATTAATCCCAATCTTATCTGCTTTTTCATTACCAAATTCATCAAAAAATTGTTGGCTTTCTTTCCAGATAGTTGCAAATTGGTCTTCGTCACTGTTTGGTGTTGAAGTAATAATACAACGTCCACCAGTTGCTAATGTAGGGGAAATTGAAGTCCAAAACTCTTCAGCAATGTTAGGTTGTAAGAATGCAAATTCGTCACAGTATAATAACGAAATAGCCATACCCCGTCCAGTTGTACCTGTAGTAGTTTGACTTACAATACGTGACCCATTATCAAATTCCATTGAACCCTTGTTATAACTGATTACACCTGCACGTAAAAAATCTGGACATAGTTCGTATCCATATCTAATACGTTGCATAATCTCCTGGGCACCTGTATATTTGTGTGCTGCAATTAGCACAGTTTGATCTGGGTGAAACATTGCATACCATAGTAAATATGACGATGCACAAGTTGTTTTACCAGATTGTCTTGGTAACATATTGATATTAAATCGATATGAATTATAACAATTTAGTAAATCAACTTGGTAATCAAAAGGTTCAAATAATAATTTACCCTTTACTGCGTGTTGTATGTGAAAGAACTTTTTTGAAAAATGTAAATAACCAATGTCAGGGTCAGAACATAGTTGTAAATCAAGAATCTGTTCTTCACTAAATTTTTCAGTCTTGTGTGCTTTTTTAGTTAGAACACCTTCTAAACTTTTAGCCATAAATTCTCCTTTATTGTTTATTTACAAAAAAAAGCGGACATATTGTCCGCTTTATGATTATACTGTAGGATCTTTAAATGTATCTCTAATTTCGTAATTTTTATTAGCCTGATCTGCATAATAGTTTGCTTTATGCCGAGCTTTATGATGTGCAGCTTTGTGTTCTGCAGTTCCTTTTACACCGCCAGCAAACACCATAAATGGAACATCAGTTCCTGGATTAAATAACCCAACATTTACAGTCTTACCTAAGTCACGTATTGCAGGATGGACTTTATTTGCATCATCATAAGAAAAACCGCCACGTCCGCCGTAGACATGATCATGTTCTTCAGGACCGTGTATACGATTCTCTTTTATCTTTTTTTTTGAGGACGAGCTTTAATATCTTCGTATAAAGAAGAAAGCTGATTTACTAACGATTCATGTTGTAATTTAAATGGATTTTCTCCACCGTTAGCTTTTACTGCGCCACGGCCTTTACTTGCTAAATCGTCGCCTGTAAAAATAACAGAATCTAAACCATGAACTTTTGGTCCTTTATCGTTATGTTTTGCGTTTTTAAAATCGTCGCCAATGACAATTTCATGTTCTTCGTCATCTGATGCCATTTCAGAATCGCTACCACTGATACCTTTTAAAATATCCATTAAATCGCGTATTCCGTCAACACCTTTACTACTGATTGAAATATTCATTTGTGTATCGCTAGATGAATTGTCACCTTGTATAACCATAGGTTCCATATCACCACCGCATTCTTCAACATCCATTTCAGCAGCTGATTCGATATCTAAATCACCGCCATCTTGAATCTCTTTTAATTTTCTTGCAAGTTCTGTAAAATTCATTATAATTTTCCTAAGTTAGCAGTTGGCAATTTAACTTGGCGAGATCCAATTGGACTTGTTGTTCCAACATTTGTACATACTGATGCCGGTTTTTCCGATGGTGATTTTTTAGCTAATAATGAATCATTAACACCTGTATATTGATCGCCTTGAGTTTTAACTTTACCTAACTCTTTTAGCAATGACATAGTGTGAGCATCGCCTACTATTTTTTGGTTGTTTTCGTTTTCATAATCTTTTGTAAGTAATGATTCACCAGATGCAGTATTAAATTTGTTATTAAGATCAATTTCTTGTTCTTCTAACATACTACGAACTTTGATGCAGCATTCTGACAAGCCCATAGTTTCGGCTGCCATTTGATGTATTTGAAAACTAGTTGCCGGATATCCTAAGACTACATCATAAACTGTAGCTGCAACATTTTTATGTGAAGGAAAATCAACTTGAGTTTCCTGTATTGGTGTACGTGTGCCTGAAGAAAATGATTCAACAGAGAACCTCGCTAATGCACCTTTAAGTTTATCGAGTTGGCAAGTAGTAAGTTCATCTATTACTTTAATTTTAAACTCGTACACTTGTTTTGATTCTAATAAGTATTGTTTAAATGATTTCATATTATATCCTTGATAATATATTTATTTCATATTCTTTAATTTTTCAATCAGACTATTTCGATCAGAAACAATAAATCCTTCACCAGAAATATTGATCCCAGGGTCTTCTGGATGGGCATCGTAATCTAGTTTTTGTTTCTTAAGTTGCAAATCGATCATTTTAAGTTTTTTATCTATTTTTGCAGCTTTTGCATCGATTGCATTTTTTAACATGCTTGATGCAACTTCAAAAATTCTGCCACTATATCTTGCTTCTACGTTCATACCTAAGTCCATTAGATCGTCGTAAGCATCAGTTGCGCGTTGTGCTAGTGCGTCAAATTCTGTATCGCTTACGTCACCTAAGCCTTTTACTTGCGGCAATGCTGCTGATATTTTATCAAATTCGGCCATATCACGAAATAACGGTACTGGATCAGTAGGTACAGTAGCAGGTTCTGCTTCTGATATTATTTTTTTATTTTCTGGTAAATTTAGAAGTTCTTCTAATTTGCGAGTCATGATGTATCCTTTTATAGTATAAGTGTACTATTTAAGTTATTTGGAACCATTATGAAAAATATCATTTTCATTAATGACTCTAAATACAAGACCATTTTGTTTACAATATGCAGAAGCAGCAGCCCATTTGGCTTGATTTTTAATAAATTGTGCTTGATTGTATTTGTTTTTTCCTACACGTTCTAATATTTGCTGACTTGCAGGTTTTATTTCAATCAATTCATTATGTATGTGATTATTTTTATCTACGTATTGAATAAAAAAATCAGGTAGATAAATGGTGTTACGATTAGTCAATGGATCTCTATATGGAATAGTTACTGCTTCACTTGCCCATTTTTGTACTGCAGGGTTAGTATCGCACATGTGCATAAATGTCATTTCCCATGAACTTCTGTAATATGGTATTTTGGTTCCTATGTATTTGTCAGGGTGTTTAAATTTAAAAGACCCCTTGGCAAATTTTCTACTACTCATATTACTACATTCCTTAATTCGTATGCGTTATTTTCTACAGAAGTTCTATATCCAAGTAAACTTGTTTTTTCTCTATATGCATTTAATATTTGAGTTACTACACGAGATAGTTGAATAGCTGGTACTAATGTTAATGTATCTAATAATTCAAATACATTTACATTTTCATTTCTAGCTTGATTTAATAACATAATTGTAAGTGATCTTGCACTTTCTAAATCAAAATCTCTACGCTGAAAGAACCCAACCACTGCGTCAATTTCGTTACTTGGAAATGTAACATCTTCAATATAAAATTTATCAAAGAATTGTTTTATTTCTTGATAACTTGTTTCTGGAGTAAGTGGTAAATTTGCAGTAATTGTCATAATAATTTATATTTTGTTTGTATAACTGGGAGATGTCCCTGTTGTAGCTGTAGTAGTTGGTGTATTACCGGTTGTAACTTGTGTAGCTGTTATTGTATTTGTAGAACTACTTGCTTGCGGAACTGATATTCCATTTAATCCTGATGTTGTGTTAGTTTGCCCATATACTAATGTCGATGCAGTTGTTCCTGCTGTCTTAGTAACGGCTGTTGTACTAACGGTAGTAGTTGCTGCGGGATCTCGTTTCCCGCCAAACGCAGTATTAGCAAATGATGGATACGGTGCAGTATCTTGAGGCCAACTACTTGTTAATGGTGACGGTGTGAAGTCATAATGTAATGATCCAAACCCTTCCATATCTCCTGAACTAACAAAACCAACATCATAATAAACTGATTCATATGCTATTTTAAAATCAAAATGATGAGAATTACCGTCAGCGTATGCAAGTTTATTTCCATTCCATTGTGTTATAACAGGATTCATTAATTTGTAACTAACATATTCATGTCTTGACATTTGATATATCGTAATATAATTAAAAAATGCAGGTATGTGGCCAACATAACCATATGGTGATTTAATTGCTGACGATGCTAAAGTTGCATTTTTCTTATACGCACCTTTTACATTTGATGCCACAGGATCAGCATAATAATATTTGTAATATGTTTGCCATAATTTATTTATTAACCCCATATTATCATCATGAAATGACATGTTTATTTCATTATATTTGTGCTGATATTGTGCTATTCGTTTTCTATTATATTGATTTAGCACATCGTGGCTTACTGTATACGAAGGTAAATCAGTAGACTTAACAAGAAGGTTTATTTCATCTTTCAATGTTAAAATCATTTGCGTATCGATGTTTTTAATATTCAGCGCAGGCCAATTGATATTAAATGCAACATGATACAAGAATTTTGTTTTTGGTAATAATCTGAAACTATCGTCAACAAAAGTTCTCGCAGCGTGTTGTTGGCAGCGAAAATGTTCTACAGGATCAGCTTTTAAATATTGATTAGGACTAAATGACATATATATATTTATCCATTTAATAAGGTGTGTGGTTAAATGATCATAAAAAAAGCCCGGAATACGGGCTTTTTATAAGTTGAGTTATTAGCCCAACGGACCGCCACCCATAATTTGTGGGGACGAAGTAACTGCTGGACGTTGTGTATCTTGAGCACCAATTGCACCACCTGCTGTTTGAATACAGTTGTCAGGTTGGATTGACATTTGGATTTCCATTGGACTTGCGTCTGAATACACTAATTCGCCAAATGATGATGAAACAATGTAACAACCATAGCATTCCCAAGTTTCTAAAATGTTAGCTTCAGAATAGTTGTTATTGTTAGCACCGTCTAGAACGTAAATAGTCATTCTAAATTTGTAATCACCTGCAGCAGCAGCAGAACTTTGTTCAAAGAAATCAAATTGTTTCTGATTTTGTTGACCAACAATTCTATTAACTGTACCGCCGGCATCGTCACGAATAGTAACAGAAATTGGATCCCATGTTGGTTTCCCAGCATAGTTAATTTTACTGTTGTAAACGTCAATTACTTTAGCTTCAAACTTCACATTAGGACGTGAAGCTTTAGAAACCTGTTTAGTTAATTCTGTTGTATCAGTTTCAGCACCTAAACCATCGAAGATAATTTTAAAACGGTACTTTAACTTAGGCATTAACAGGCCTGTATTATCACTTCCGTTAATAGGAACTGAAAAGTTTGATAATGATGATATTGACATATATTATTCTCCGATTATTTACCAATAGTTTTAACTTCACCGGTGTTCGCTAAACGTAATGGAATATAAATGAATTCCACAGCTTTTGTCGGTTCGATTGCAATGTCAAGATATAATTCGCTTCTGTCTACTCTTGCTGGTGTGTTATTAGAAGTATCACATTGAACAACAAAGTCGTAAATTGCACGTTGTCCTTGCAATTCGAGTAATAAACTTTCAGCAGCATGTTTGATTTGTTTGCGTGTTGCATCATCATTTGGTTGGAACAAATACGCTTTTGACATCAATGATAATCTACGACGTAAACTTACTACCAATCTTGCAACATTAATACGATCTAAAGAAGTAGTTTCTGGAGAACGAGTATATTGGGCCATGTTAACTAAGCCTGATCCAGCGATAAATGTAATTGGATTAACTTTAATGCCAGCTAACGTATCACGTTGTCCAGTGTTTAAAGCAACTGTTTGCCATTCACCATTTTGATCAATGTATCCAACTGATGTTGCATTTGAAATAGTACCACGTTGTGTACCTGCAGGTGCATACCATGGGAAGCTTGCAGCATCACTCAATGCAATTGTACGTAACATCATGTGGCTTGGAGGAACAACTATGTTACGACCTAAGTTGTCACTTGTGTAACCCCATGGATAAAAGAATGCCAAGTATGGATCAGCTGAAACTAAACCATTATCGTCATCTTCTGAAGTTCCGTTAACATTATTTCCCCAGTTTAACAATGTAGTTGCATCTGGTTTCAATCTTGATGGAGTATCACCGATAACAAATGCTGTAAGACCACGTGAAGTATTCAAGTCTTTCATTTCGCCAACAAGTTCTGGATATCCAGGTGCTGCAATCAAGTTAAATACGCGATATTCTTCTTCACGAATTTCTACATTGCTGTTAACTAATGCTTGTAATGATTGAACAACTACTTTACGTTGTGCTTTACGACCAAATGATCCTGATCCATTTTCGTTATTACCTGATTCAGTTACCCATCTGTCTGGGAAATAATTAATCATTGATTCATTGTTATAACGTGTGTTGTGATCTAAGATGTTAACGTAGTTTTTACGATATTTTTTAACATTGTAACCACTTCTACGTAAATTCCACAATAAACAACCTTCTGGATATAATGCAGGGTTTGGTGCATCAAAGTCAACAAAGTTAGCAGCTTCAATTGCATCAAGTGATAATTCAGATGGAGGACCACCTAACAAATCAACAATTGCCGAAGGACTTGAAGAAATACCATCAATGTTCCAACGTGCATCAGCAAAAACTATACCATCTTCTGTTGTTTGATCAGTTGTATCAATTTTAACCCATTTTTTAGTAAAGTTGATATATCTGTAAATTTGTGGATAGTTTTCTAAATCTGATGTATCAATCCATAAATCACCTTCAACTAACAATGATTTATCAGCGTCAGTTTGTGTAGTTGGTTTAGTTGGGCTTAAGATTGGACCAGTTTTGTTAGTAGCACCAAGACCTTGTCCATGATCGACACTACGATATGCCATCCATTTATGACCATGGTTGATCATAATGTCAACATCTTCAATGTTGCTATCATACCATAATAAGCCATCAGATGCATTACCAATTGGTGTTGAATCACTTGGTTGAATGAACGATTTTGTTCTGTCAGCGCCGTATTCAGACCAAAGACTTGCAAGGTAATGGTTACTAATACCATTTGGGTGATGGAAGAAGTTAGTTGTTTTGTTAGCATCGAACAATTTTGCAATTGGTTCGTTTGTACCATCAACTAATCTAATTTCACCGCCAGTTACATGGGTAATAACAATTTTGTTACCATCTAATTGCGATGCATGTACGTTAGTATCACCTGAACTTGAGTTAATTTTTGATTCAATTTCATCTAACATTGCTTGAATAACAACTGCATCTGAATCAGATTCACTTGGTTCGTCAATGTTAAATTGAACTAATCGTGTAGCCAACAGTGTACTACCAATAACACTTTCACCAATTGCAAAATTGTATGTTCCTGATTGGAATGACGATCTTGTGAATTTTTTAGAAATGATTTTAGTAGTAGATGATGCAGTACGACGATATATTTTAAAGTTTGCAAACAATGTTGGGCTTTCAGATGTATTGTATTTCACATACACTGTGTTTCCAGCAAGATTTAACCCACCATTAGTAGGATCTAATGCCGCAATTGCTGCTTCGTTATTTTGGAATATAGGAGCAGAAATAGTTACCCATGATTTAATGCTTGCATCATAGCGTTTAACATTCCAATCAGCACCTTTATTAACAACTGTTGTTTTGATCCATAATGAACCAGTTGGACGACCGTTAACAGTAGTTGGTAAATCTTTACGTTTGTATGTTGGGATAGTAACATGATTTGAAATTGTCAAAGCAGGTGCTTTGTAAATACCAATTTCAATACCAATTTTAAGAGCAGTATCAACATCAGTACCATTTATATCAATATCAACTCCTGTTGAATACAAATATAATCTGTGATTTGAAACAACGGCAAAAATACCATCATCGATTGCATCAGTATTAATCAGTAACGCTAATTCGTCTAATGTTGAAAAACCAATAAATGGGTTATAACCATTAATTACAAATACATCAACATCAGGATCTAATGGGCTTGCAAATGCAAGTTCCGAATTTACACCTTGTGCAGTTGGAATACTTGAAACCCAAGCTTCACTACCAATCTCAACCCAAGATGATGTTCTTTTTGATTTATACCAAAATGATACAAGACTTGACGTTGCAACTACTGCATATGAACCAGTAGCACCAATACTTGCTTTTGGTGCACCTGTAAGGTCATCAACTTTAGAAATTTCAGTAATTACAGTTGGTGTGACATTTGTAAATGTTTGTCCGTTTGCTGTAGTAGCAGCGGCAGAGTCCCATGAAAATAAACCCCAATGCGAACTTGCAGTGTCAAACCAGAATGTGTTATCATCTGGTGTACCAGTTGGGATCGAAGTAGAAGCCTGAATTGCATCTAAATCAATATCTGCACGTACTACAAATGCACGGTTACTAACATTCAAATAACTATAAGCAGCTTGTAATCCATATTCATTTTGTTCATGACCATGGATAGGTTTGTTGTTTGAGTCGGTTTTAAAAACCGGTGTACCGAATGTATCGGTTAATTCTTTTGGACTAGTAAGTAATCTTACTTTTCCATAATCTTTATCTGTTTTTAATGTGCCTGGGGCAATTCCAGTCCCAGAACCGTTTAGTTTGTTTGCTGCAGTGGCAACAAAGATCAACGGAATTGTTCCAGCGCCAGCTGATGTATACATGCTATCATCAGTAACAGATATACTTACGCCTGGTGAACTAAGTGTTTGAGCCATATTATAATCTCCATATATACAAGTTCTAACTGTATTTATAGGAAAATGGCATTTTATGGCACTATAACTTAACTATAGCTGTAACTTTATCATATAACTCTTCAAGTGTTCCGTTGTTATCAATTACATGATCTACATGTAATCCATACCATGCCCACTCACTTTCATGAATTTTATATTCTTTTAATATTGCAATTGATTCTAAATCACCAGTCAACGCTAATTCAACAAATTGATGCCATTCTGGTTCTGGTCCTCGTTTTACACGAACAATAATTCCTCCTGCATTTCTAATAGCAGAAAATTCATTTGGAAATCTACAATCGCTGATTACGACATTACCGTTAGATTGTCTTAATCTATTTTCTAAACTTGCAATCCAAATATCATCATGGAAACTTCTTCTAGCTACTTCTGTACCCCATAATTGTAACACTAATCGTGGTGTTAAATCTGGCATATTTAAACGGTGTGCCCACCACGGATCGACTTGTTCTCTCCATGCTCTTGATTCTGCAGTTTGACCTTCTAATAGAGTTCGATCCCATCCAAAAACTGATGACACTGCGTCTTTTAATGAATTTGCAAAACTTTCTCTTGCAAAATTATAATTACTAACTAAGTATTCAGCAACTGTATCCTTACCTTCACCTATATTTCCAACAATTCCTATAATCATATTATTCTCCTAAAAAAGCATTATATGATCATTTTATCAAAAAGTCAAGTTATCCTATTATAAATGCATACCCTGTTCCACCAGAAATAAGTGTTTCAAGTTCTTTATCAAGTTTTTCAATTTCTTCTTTGCCAGCTGTTTTTAAATCATTGCCATTCATTGTAATGCCACCGCCCGGTCCTGCAATACTTGAAAATAAACTACGAGCTTCACCTAACATAATTTTACAAGTAGCAAGCGTGTAATCACGTAACCATTGTTTAGCATATATGTCAGTTAGTAAGACAAAGTCAGGGCGATAGTTATGTGATTTAATTAGAATCTGTTCACCTTGCGCAAACGGACGTTGTAAAATTGTTAAAATATGACTTTGTGGTTTCCATTTAAATTCAATATAACTACCAAACATTCTACCAACTAATTTTTGGTATCCTGAAAATAGTTCATAAGTTGCAAGTCCGCCCATCATACTACCACTCATTAGATATGTGTTAGTATATGCTAAGTTAAATGGTTCAAATAATGTACCACCTGCACCAATACCTGACCGTGAGCCAATTGCTCTTCTAAATACACTTTGTACTTCAATAATTTCGTCAGGTAATCTATATTCGTTTTGATCTTGTATTAATTCTAAAAAGCTGTAACTTTCTTCTACTGCATTTGGACTGCGTTGTCTAAAGCGTGTTAACGCTCTGTCTAATGCGGTTTCGTAATGAATTGGATCTAAGTCTATGTCAATGAGGCCATCTCCCAACATTACTCGTACATAATCAAATACTTTATTTCGTTCTATTAATGAGGTTGTTTCATCAGACATATATTGCTCCATGTTAATCGTTGTGATAAATAAAAATGTAGCTCGCGGAACGGCAATTCCCAACTACCTTAATGCCTCAGGAGGACATCAACAATGATATTTATCAATAATAAATATACCAACATCTATTTTAATATAATCAGATCTGCACAAATACGAGAGTCATTAACTGGATATACTGAAAAACACCATATCATACCAAGGAGCTTATGCGGCTCAAATAAAAAAGATAACTTAGTTATTTTAACTGCTAGAGAACATTTTATCTGTCACTGGTTACTTACTAAAATGGTAGCAGGCGATAATCTAAGAAAAATGAAACACGGGTTATGGAGAATGTTAGTTCAAGGTGCAACTTTTCAAATAAGATATAAACCAAATTCTCGTACATATGAAACACTAAGATACAAATACGGATCATTACGAAAAGGAATAAAAACTTCAGATGAGGTTAAAGCAAAAATCTCAAAAGCAAATAAAGGTAGATTAAAAGGTGAAAATAACCCAATGTACGGAAATACTCATACTGCAGAATCTAGAAAGAAGATATCAGAAAAAGCACAAGGTAGAACGCCATGGAACTTAGGTGTCACACATACTTATGAAGTAAAACAGAAAATGTCAATATTAGCATTACAAAGAACAAAATATAAATGTGAACATTGCGGTGTAGAATGTGTTAAATGTAATTATAATAGATGGCATGGAGCAAACTGTAAATCTATCGTAAGATAAATATCATAATACCAAGGAGAAGTACTATGCCGAGACTTAGTCTTTATAAGCCGGAGAAAGGAAATAATTACAGATTTATTGATCGACAAATATCAAGAATGTTTCAAATTGGCGGAACTGACGTTCATTTTCACAAATATTTAGGTCCAAAAAACCAAACAGAAGGAACAGCAGATCAACCAGTTTACGATGTAATAAAAGAAACTAACATTCAAGATTTGTTGTTTTTAGAAAATAGAGATCGAAAATACGAAGAAGAAATATATTTGCTTAGAGGGCATTATCAAGTTCAAAACATTGATTTTAGTTTAAGTCAATTTGGGTTGTTCATTGATAACGACACAGTGTTTATGACTGTGCATATCAACGATTTTATTACATCAATTGGTCGTAAACCACTTACAGGTGATGTTATAGAATTACCACATTTACGAGATGATTTTGCTTTAAATGAATTAGATTTAAGTGTTCCAAGATTCTTTGTAATAGAAGATGTTGGTAGAGCAAGTGAAGGATATAGTGCAACATGGTATCCACATTTATATAGATTAAAGTTGAAAAAAATTACAGACAGTCAACAATATTCTGACATCCTTGATCAACCTGCGGGCGAAGATGCACCGTATGCATTACGTGAATTATTAAGCACTCGTAATAAAGAGTTAGAAATAAATGATGCTATTTTACGTCAAGCAGAAGCTGATTCTCCAATGAGTGGATTTGAAACTCGTCAATTTTATACAATAGCAGTTGATCCTATAACAGGTGAAACATTATTATCTACGGTTGACAATGCAGATTTATATGCAAGTTCAAATGGCGCTTCAATAAATTCAAGCAGTGTAAATGCAATACCATTAAGATCAGGATATACTGGTTACTTATTTGGTGACGGATATCCGCCAAATGGTTATCCATTTGGACAAGGTATACATTTTCCAGAAAATCCAGCAAAAGATGATTATTATTTACGATTAGATTTCGTACCAAACAGATTATTTGTATTCAATGGTCAAAGATGGCTTAAAGTTGAGGATAACTTAAGAATGACAATGACTAATACTGATACAAGACGAACACCAAAAACTAGCTTTATTAACAATAGCAATTATACATATAATGACGAAGTTGCAACTGATTACGTTAGACTTATTTCTGGTGTTACTACATTTACTACTAAAATTGATTACACTACAGAAGCGTTATATTTGGTTCTAAAATTAGAAATTACTCGTTTAGAATTTGTTATAGCAGACACTGATAATTTAATTGAATCGTACAGTCTTAATGGAGTTGATAAAATAAAAATCAACTTACCAGTAGTAAAAGATACACAACTTACTATACCATATGATGGAGCATGGAGAGTTAGTTTATATACCTATAGAGAAGCAGAGCGTCAAAGTCTTTCTAAAGCTCTTAGACCAAAAGCAGACTTGTAGAACTGCAATATGTTTAAATAAAAGAAGGAGAACGCAATGCAACATTTTTATGACGGTGCCATAAGACGGTACCTTACTCAAACAATTCGAGTTTTTAGTGAATTTACAGTACGATACGGTGACGGAACGCTGCATCGTGTACCTGTCGGTTACGGTGACGGTGATCGGCAAACTACTAGTGTTATTAGACAAAATTCAGAAAACACTCTAAATTCAATACCACGTATCAGTATATACATATATGGTCTTGATTTAGACCGAGATCGTCTTGCAGATTCAACATTTGTTAGTAAAAAAAGTATAAGAGAACGAGATATCAACGGAAACGCTTACACTAATAATCGAGGTAGAAATTACACAATCGAACGCGTAATGCCAACCCCATTTAAATTAACTATGAAAGTTGATATTTGGTCTGCAAATACTGATCAAAAATTACAAATTTTAGAACAAATTTTAGTGTTATTCAATCCAAGTTTAGAAATTCAGTCGACTGATAATTATATTGATTGGACGAGTATTTCTGTGTTAAATTTAGATAGTGTTGCTTGGACAAGTAGATCAGTTCCTGTAGGAAATGATAGTCCTATTGATATTGCTACATTAACAGTAGACTCACCAATATGGATTAGTCCTCCTGTTAAAGTTAAACAACTTGGTGTTATTACTAAAGTTATTACTGGAATTACTGATGCAAATGCAGCAGGATCAACTGGATTTGGTACAGACTATGTAGTACCTGATTATATTCAATCTGCACTGTTAACTGAAGTTATTTCGTGTGTAGAAAATTACACAATTGAAGTATTAGGAACACAAATCACATTATACAGTTCACATGAATCAGATTTAGCAAATTACGTTTCATTTGATATGCCATCTCATAGCGAATATCCACGTAAATGGGAAGAAATATTTGAAAAATATCCTAAAAAATTTATACCAGGAGTTACTCGTGTTTTCCTAATGCAACGCAATGGTACAGAAATTAATGGTACTGTATCACTTCATCCAACAGATGACGGTATTTTACTAGTTGATTGGGATTATGATACATTAAATCCTAATACTGGTATTAACAGTCAAGGTTATTTAGATACCGATGATACAAGTTTGTATAATCAATCTCCGCAATATAGACCAAATAGCCCTGGAACATTTGATGCAATTATAGATCCGTTATCATATGATCCACATAGACCATTAAAAGAAAGCACAGATCAGCCTATTCCAGTTGGTTTAAGATATTTAATAATTGAAGATATTGGTAGTGATATAAATGCCGACGGAGCAAGTGCTTGGAAATCTAATAACGGAAGTGATTTAGTTGCTCATGCTAATGATATTATTGAATGGACAGGCAGTCAATGGAATGTTGTTTTTGATTCGATACATGAAACAGATACTATGATTTGGCAAACTAATACATATACAGGTATACAATATCTATGGAATGGTATTTCATGGGTTAAAAGTTTTGAAGGAATTTATCCGGTGGGAAAATGGCGATTAGAACTGTAACAGACAGTATTGTATGTAGTGGATCGTTGATTTATTCAAGATCTACTCATAGATTTTTACTCATTCAAAAGTCTTCAGGCAAACATCAAGGAACTTGGGGATTAGTAGGAGGCACAAATTTAGCCAACGAAAATCCCTGGCAGGGTCTTACCCGTGAAATTGAAGAAGAAATAGGCTTTTTACCAGACATTAAAAAAACTCTACCATTAGAAAAATTTGTATCAAATGATAGTATTTTTAATTTTCATACATATTTTTGTTTAGTTGATAACGAATTTGTTCCAATTCTAAGTGATGAACATATTGCTTGGGGTTGGTTCAGTATGTCTGCATTACCAAAGCCAATACATCGAGGGTTAAATCTTAGTTTGCGTAATAAAATTATTCAAACTAAGATTCAAACTGTAATTGACATTATTGATAGTTTATAATTTTGCTTTAATATCAGCTAACATATTGTCAATTAGTCGTTTTGTTTCGTCTTCGTTAAAATCCATTGCAGTATCGTTTAGCTGATCAGCTTCAAACGACGAAAACATGTTAATTCTAATTGGACTATATCGTTTATTAAATCCTTCTTTTTCAATGATATTAAAATGATTTGGATAAGTTACATTTTCAGCAAATGTACTTCCTAAAATTACAGTTCCCGGTGTATTAACTGCGTAAGCTAAATGTTGTCCTACACTATCACACCCTATAAAATAATCAGCATGTTGAATAATTGAACCCCAAGTACGCAACGGAACATTTTCTGGGTGTCTTGTATATTCATTATTTGGTATTTGAAATTCTGACATACTGATAATATTATAATACTTGCTTAATTCTTTTGCAATTGATATAAATGTAGATAAATTTAAACTTCTACTCATTGGGTCAATTACTGTATTAAGATCAGTGCATTCTTCAGAACTGCGACCAAATGGTTGAATTACAATAGTTTTTTCTTTGTTAAACTGTTCTTTTGCTCTTAAACATGCTACTTTCCCAGTAATATCGTCTTGTTTGTTAAACATAATATTAGGTCGGTAATCAAAATCTTCTCTAATACTACCATTTATTAATTTATCAAATGCCTGTGAGATATTAATTTTTTGATTATAGTATTCATAATCAGCATACGGTTCTGGTATAATTAATTCACTACCTTTAATAATATTTTCAAATATGCCTTTAGTTGATGATTCGTACATCCTATCTTGTAATAACGGATTGCCTAATAAAAATTCAGACCCGCCATCAAGAATAATATACGAATCTGGGTTTTCAATAATAAACCGCTCTAACGCCGGAATAGCGCATATTACTCTCCCCATACCACCGTTGATTAAAATTGTCTTTTTCATAAATCCTCAATTTGTTTTCATTATTTACACAGTATGATAGCAAGATATCTCTAATATGGTTTGACCAAAATTCTGCATCTTGTGTGCTAACTCTAACATTGTAAGTTATTGGCGGTTGAAATATTTGATTAGTATTTTGGTATTTACAAAATAAACATGTATCAACAAATACTGTAAAATCTGCATTAAATAAGTTTCTTATTTTAGCAGTAGGCGCAATAAAATCACAAATAACATATTTTGATTTAGATTCATCTGCTAATGATTTCATTCTAATGCCTTGTCGTAACCGACCTTCATCACTAAAATCCCAATCATTATAAAGTGATCGAATAGTATCACCGTTATAATATGTTGAATTTGGTAATTTTTCTATTAATTTACGAGCTAATGTAGTTTTACCGGCCCCTGATAATCCCATAATTAAAATTTTCATATATTAAAAAAGTCAGTAGCACTGTTTCTAATGTTTTCGCATTTATCGTATAATGCAACATAGTCGTATCCTAACTCTTCAAATGCTTCGTGTCTAATAGCATTTTCAAAATCAGTTTTAGCCTCAACGGTATAACCCCATCGTCTATAAGCTTCTTGTCGTATTTCTAACGATTGATCATTTACTGCTTCTGGCGGATATCCAAATGTTCGATACGCAAGTCTACGAATAAAGAAAAACGGACTTTCGCAAGCTTCTAGTTTAATACCAGTAAATGCCCAATATCGCATATTATAACTTAAATCTGGATCAGGTAATGTAAATGTGTTTAAAGCCATACTTGCTTCCCATCGAATATCCGGATCTGGATCAGTTAGTGCCGCTTCTGTAAATCCGTTTGTTCGATATGCATATTCACGAATTTGGTAATCTGGGTCGTCGTATGCTTCATCTGTTATTCCGTTTTCCTTGTAGTATTGTAGTCGTTGTTTTGTTGTTAACTCACTCATTTCTGTCATAAAATTTTCTCCAGTATTCTAAATCTGAGTATCGTTCTATAATATCATCAGGCAAAAGCATATGATTATTTATTTTGTTAACACTTGGTCGAACATCATGTAATCCTGGTAGATTAACTTCGGCATCGCAACCGTTATCGTTAACTGTTGGAAGATTTGTAAAATCGTGTTTAAAATTTTCTATTTCTAAAAACTGATATAATGCATTAATCTCAAATTCTGTATTTGAAACTAACGATTCATATTCTATCAAATATATAGAATGCGAATATTTTGAATGTATTGCTTGTTTTAACGCATTTAAACTATATCCAACTACACCATTCCAATCCATTAAGCATTCAGCTCTTGAATATACATTTACATATTGTGAACCATATACTTGTGAATATATTGAATACGGATTTTTTCTGTATATAGTTTCAAACGAATTTAATATATCACATATTGAGCGTACACAGCAAATAATTTTTACATTAGGCATTGCGTTGTATAATATATCAATGTGTCCAGCCCACATACGATTTGTATCAAAAATTATTTCATTTGGTATAGATTCATAGACTGTATCAAACACTAATTTTATAAGTTTTTGTGTATGTTCAGTAGTAACTATATGATTTGTTCCTGAATAATCAGGTTTAAGAAGTGAATCAACTAATGGCCCTACTCCTGATGTAATATTTGCATAGCATTTTGGATTCTGTGATAAGATTGACGATAATAATGTTGACCCAGATCTTGGTAATCCAGATATAAAAAAATATTGTTTGTTAGACAAGTGCTCCTCCTCGATAGCCTTTTGTTACCCATGTTACATTGCTGTTTCCGCATACTGCTGCTCCTCCGGTACCGCCCGGTCTTCCTCCACCATAATACACAGTTGTATTTTGAGCAGTACTTTGTCCGCCACCCTGGCCACCAGAACCGCCATATGTGCCTCCACCGCCACCACCTCCACCGCCGAGTCCGCCAGTAGAACAAAACCCACCAGATGATCCACCAGAACCGCCAGTTTGCGTACAGCATATAGTATCAGTAGCATTAGTAGTACATGCTTTCCACCCTCTGCAGCCTCTTCCTCCTGGATTACATGATGATCCAATGCCTCGTCCAAATCCACCATTACCGCCATTGCCAGCGTAGTAATACGAATATGATGAGCACCAACCAGCTGCGGTACCGGCAGTACCTGCTGTTGAACCAGCATAGTTACCGGATGTTTTATATGCTGCTCCATATGTTCCACCTGCTCCTCCTGGTATACCACCACCGCCTCCACCGCCACCACCGTGCCACGCGTCGCCACCACCACCACCGCCACCACCACCGCCAATTGTGCAGTTGTTTATTATACGCAATGGGATATTAGTCCATATTGCTGGGCCACCATTAAAACCAGCAACACCTGTGCTTGTTCCTTTACACCCTCTTCCGCCAGCACCGCCGCATCCCATTACTGTTCCATAATTAATAAATGTAAGTGATTTACGAGCAGGCATTGTGATTCCACAGAAACAGAACATAGGATTAATGTTTGATGAGCATAGTCTGCTACCAGAACCTATACAAACATTAACTGCTTTTATCCCGTCCCATCCATAATTAGATAATGTAGAACTATTAAAGAGTATGTTACCTGAACATGAATAGTATGTTATGTTTAAAACAGTTGGTACTCCGGCAATTGTTGGTCCAGTTTCGTATGTTTGAAATGAAGAACCAGTAGCTGTACATGCAGTTAACGTGTAATAGTAGGTATTTCCGTTAGTTAATGGGCCCACACATACTGGAGATACTGTAGTAACTGTATTTTTAACAGTGTCTAAATATGTTCCACCGTTAGCTATATTTGCATTTGATTGCGAAGTATATGCACGAAGTGTATATGAGTTAATAACGCTATATGGGTCATATGGTACATTAAATAACAAGTATGTACATTGATTATTAGGTTCTACTATAATCGATGACGGTGCAGACGGGGCTGCACGAACAGTTACCGCAGACGATGTTGCAGTACCTCCGGGGTTTGATGCTTTTAAATAAACAGTATTATCAAGTGCCGGTGTTAATCCGCTAATTGTAAAATTTGTAGACGAAAGCTGTGTACTAATATAGAAAAATACTAATGAACCAATAGATCCACTTGCAGTAGTCGTAATTGGAGGGCCGTTAAATGTTGCAGATAACTGAAATTGATTAGAATATACTGATGTATTAACAATATAATATGTAGTTGGGTTAACATATCCAGTTATTGTTCCTGGACTCGTACCAGAAACCATTATAGTAGCACCTCGTTCATAAGAAACTGTAGTAGTTGTAGTAGTAAACCAACCATTTGTTACTGCGTTAATTGATACACTAGATAATATAGTCGCGTCATGACAATATGTAAAAGTATATCCACTTGTAGATCCACCATTTGTAGTAGTGATTGCTGCTCCGCCTTGTGTTGCTGATAATTGAAATGTAGTAGGATTAGAAGATCCTATTACATAGTAAGTTTTAGGATTTGAGTATCCAGTAATAACTGCTGCACCGGTACCACTTATTATTACTCTACAACCAACTGAGATATTTGGATAATAAATATCGCCAGTACCGCCGCATGCAAAATTCCCAGTTGTGCTTGTAATAGTTACACTTGATAATGGAAAAATACCAATATTAATAGGTACAAGTGTGCTTCCAACCCATGCAGTATAATACCCACCGGATCCTGTAAAATTAAGATATGCAGAATTTGATCGTATATTACCGGTTGAACTATATACTGGTGCATTAGGTATTGTCCATGCAATTAAAACATCTGATGATGTTGATCCAGACGAATTAGTTGCATATACATACATATTATATGAAGTATTTGCAACAGGTGATAGATTAGTTGAACTATTAATAGTAGTTCCAGTGTATGCTGGTGTAACACCGGTTATTAGCGTAGAATTATTATAAATTGAATAAGTTAATCCTGAAACATTTGTCCATGATATTATAAATGATGTTTGCGTTGAACTAGAATATGCCAATCCTGTTGGTGCAACAGGTGCAGTTAATACTGTATAGTTTGCCGAATCAGTATATGCTGTTCCTAAAAATGCTCTAACTCTCATTACATATGATGTATTTCCAGTAAGTCCACTAATTGATGAACCGGTATTGCTAGTAGCTCCTACAACTTCAACACCTGCTTTATAAACCTTATAAGTTATGCCCGGAATTGATGCAGCATCCCATGTAAGAATAAATCCTGTACTTGTAATCGACGATGCAGCTATATTTGTCGGTGGAGGTGGTCCGCCGGCACTACCTACTAATATTAAGTTATTTCCACTCATATTTTTAATTACCTTTTTTATGAAATTCCGGATCCGGAAATGACCCAAGAAGTAGAACCTATCTTAAGTAAAGTAGCAAGTCCGGATGCTCCTAATGTTCTTGTTTTTGTAGTATCTGAAGTTCCTGCCCAAAATAAATTATCAGTTGTTGTAATAGATAATGCAGCTGATGTTACATCATTAACAATCGTAATTGCAGTTCCTATTGGAAATGCAACTGACGAGTTTGCAGGTATTGTATAAGTATGCCCAGTTGTTGCACTACTATGGAAAACATGTTTTCCAGAATCAGTTAATGCAAAACTGTATGATCCTACTTGTGCATTTTGAGGTACTTCTAAATAACCAACAGTAAATGTTCCAGCCGGTAATGTAGCATTTGTAGTAGCCGTTGATGTTAATGTTATCGAATTTGCACCAGCTGTTATTAATGAAGAACCATTTGCAATTGTTAGTGTAGTAGTTCCAGATGCTCCAGGATCTGTAATCACTAAGTTATTTACTTTAGTAAATGTACCAGTGCTTGCAGTAGTTGAACCAATTGGTGTATTTTGAATACTTAAAGCTTCAAATCCAACATTACTAACCCATCTTCCTGATGTAGATGACCAAGTTAATGTTTTATCAGTAGCACCTTTTAATGTAATACCGCCACCATTTGCCGTTGCATCAGACGGAGTAGTAACTACACCTAATTCTATATTTTTATCATTAACTTGAATTGTAGTAGAACTAATAGTAGTTGTTGTTCCGGATACGGTTAAATTACCATTAATAGTTGTTGTTCCTGATGACGAACCAATTGATATAGTTGTCGCAGCACCAAATGCATTTATAGTTGTTGCTGTAGTATTAAACACTGAAAATACAGTTGAATCTGTAACAACTGATGTTGTAAATGTTGGGCTTGTTGAAAGTACATTATTAGTTGAACCGGTTGATGTAGTAACACCTGTACCTCCATTAGCAACTGCTAATGTTCCAGTAACGCCAGTTGTTAATGGTAACCCGGTACAGCTTGTTAATGTACCTGATGTTGGTGTTCCTAATGCAGGTGTTACTAATGTTGGACTTGTATTGAACACTAATAAACCAGAGCCAGTTTCATCTGAAATAACACCAGCTAATTCAGATGAAGTTGTTGCAGCAAATACTGATAATTTGTTTGTTGTGTAAGTAACGGTACCACCGCCACCTAATGAAATTGTTGCTGAATCAGTTCCACTAAATGTAAGAGTATTGTTTATACCAAGTGTTTTTCCATCTACAATAGTAATTGTAGATCCTGTAGCTACTGCAGTAAATGCAATCTTATTAATTGAAGTTGCAGTTGCAGCACCAAGTACTGGAGTTGTTAGTGTAGGACTTGTTGATAACACGTTGTTACCAGAACCAGTTGATGTAGTAACACCTGTACCGCCATTAGCAACTGCTAATGTTCCGGTAACACCAGTTGTTAATGGTAATCCAGTACAGCTTGTTAATGTACCTGATGTCGGTGTTCCTATTGCTGGTGTTACTAATGTAGGACTATTACTAAACACTAATGATCCAGTACCAGTTTCATCTGAAATAACACCAGCTAATTCAGATGAGCTTGTTGCAGCAAATACTGATAATTTGTTTGTTGTGTAAGTAACGGTTCCACCAAGTCCAAATGACACTGCTGCAGCACCGGTAGCATCGTTTGAAGTTAATGTTATTGAATTACTAACTAACAGTGTTTTACCGTCTGCAATAGTTAATGTTGATCCAGTAGCCGGAGCAGTTATTGTAACTTTGTTAATTGCACCTGATGTTAATGAACCGTAAATTGTCGCTGACGTAGTGCTTGCAGTTCCAATAACTGTAGTGTTTGGTCCTGCTCCAATTGCATTTGCACCAATAACAATTGTATTACTGTCTGCCGGAGCAGCACTAGTTGTATTATAACCTATAAATGTGTTATTATTACCGCTAGTTACTGAATTTGATCCATTTGCATACCCTGCATACCATCCTACTGCAACGTTGCCGGCACCGTTTAATACATCGTGTAGTGCATAATGGCCTACTGCAGTATTGTTGCTAGAAGTTGATGTTTTAAGAGCATAATAACCAATTGCAATAGAACTTGATCCAATTAAGTTAGCCGATAATGCACTACTACCAATAGAAATATTATTACTTCCAGTAGTATTTGCAAGTAATGATTGATGACCAAATGCAACGTTATCTGAACCAGTTGTTGCTGCTTTAAGAGTCTGATATCCAGATGCGGTATTTCTTGCACCACTTGAAACTGCAGCAATTGACGATAAACTTTGATATCCAAATGCAGTATTTGTTGCTACTGAGTTAGCACCTAACCCAACTGTGAGTGTATGCAGAGATGCATCTGTTGTTGTTGTAATTGTGCTTGACCAAGTACCTGTTGTAATTGTACCAACTGAAACTAATGATGATAATGTTGTTACATCAGTATTAACTAATGTACCAGTAGTAGGCAATGTAACAGTAGTTGCACCAGTAGAAGTTAGTGTAATTGAATTTGCACCAGATGTTGCTAATGTTGATCCTTGTGCTAATGTTAATGTTGCACTTGTTGTTGGTTCAGTGATTGTAACTTTGTTTACTGATGTTGCAATTAATCCACCAATTTTTAAACTATCATATGTAGCTGAAGTAAAATCAACTACATTTGATGCAGGAGCAGTAGGTACTCCGCTGAATATTTTCCACACAGAATCACTTGCGTCTCTAATAACCCCTGTATAATACTGTGTTGAATTTTGTCTATAAGTTGAAACGATACCAATATCAACTAGATCTTGTAAATTAGTGTAACCGGAAAATACGTACGAATTAGAAATTCCTTTATTTAATGTTACAGTATTTTTAATTGTAGTTGCACCGGTGCTTGCACCAATATTAACTACAGTACCTGCACCTGCAAAGTTTACAGTAGTGGCAGTTGTATTAAGTAAATCAAAACTAGTAGATGCAGTAGTTACTGAAATTGCTATATTTGGACTTGTTGTAGTTAGTGTATTAGCAACAGTTGTGGTACCAGTGCTTGCACCAATACTAACCAAAGTACCTGCACCTGCAAAGTTTACAGTAGTGGCAGTTGTATTAAGTAAGTTAAAACTGGTAGATCCAGTAGTTATTGAAGTTGCTATATTTGGACTTGTTGTAGTTAGTGTATTAGCAACAGTTGTGGTACCAGTGCTTGCACCAATACTAACCAAAGTACCTGCACCTGCAAAGTTTACAGTAGTGGCAGTTGTATTAAGTAAATCAAAACTAGTAGATGCAGTAGTTATTGAAGTTGAAATACTTGGGCTAATACTGAATACAGCTTTTGCACCAGTAGAATAACCAGTTTCGTCTGTTAAGTTACCAGCTAAATCTGCAGAACTGCTTGATGATAATGCAGTTAAATTATCGGATCTATAAACACCATTTGTAACAGTTGCGGCATTTCCGCCAATATTTAAATTAGCAACAGCAGTAGTTGATAAAACAGTGAACGGTGCTGTGCCGGTTGCAACAGTTGAAACAAATTGTGTTCCTGTAACTGTGCTACTTGAATATATTTTTTTACTAACACCGATACCACCAGTAACTATTAAAGCTCCAGTAGAAGACGATGTTGAGTCGGTTGATAACTTCAAACTTACAAGTTCGTTAACTGTTAAACCGTTTTGTACAATAAAATCGACTGCTGCCATTCTAAATTTCCTTTTATATAATTGTTAAACTACTTATTACGCGAACTGAAATTGTATCAGTAGCTGCTGCAGCTTGGGCAAGAATTCTTACATTTCCGCTATTAATATCACAGGTAAATGTTGCTAACATAGCACCACCTGATACTGTTGATATATCACCATATTCTACCATATATGCATTTGTTCCATTATGCAATACAAGTATTTCTGCAACTTGATATGTATTCAAATTTGATCCAGAACTTGCTGTACAATTAGCTTGTACTATGAACTTAGCACTTCTATATGTTGTCGCTGAAAATGATTTAATAGTAGTAGGAGTAGTTGTAATTCCAGTTACAACTGTACCTTGTACTTCCAGATCAGTTTTAATTACTACTGAATTTACAAAAGTAGCAAGGCCATTCCCGTCAATTGTTAATCTTGTAGTAGCACTTTGTGTAATATCACCTGATGTTCCAGGAGCTCCTGTTTTAATTATAAAGTTACCAGTGGTACCTGTTCCTGTTGCTAAACCTGGAGTAATTGTAAAATCACTTGCGGAAATATTAGTTCCAACTGCATTTTCACCTTTAAGGGTTGCAGCAACTGGTGTTGCACTTGCTTCGCTACTACCTAATGTAACCGTTTTATTTCTTAATAATAATGTATTGATTTTTTCAATAGTTCCAACACGCGGTGACGATGACAATGTAATTATTGTTGCTATTTTAACAGTAAATGACGATGATGAACTACCTGCACTTGTCACAGGCCATGTTCCGTCTAAGTTAGCAATGCCTGATGAAGCTATTGTTACTTGATCACCTGCTTTAATACCTAAACTTGTATTGGTATGTGCAAAAACAACGGTTGTTAATGAAGTAAGATCAGTTGAAATTGCGTTGCTAAGATACACCGATGTTGCATCAATACCTGTTACAAGTGTATTTGATGGTATACCTGCTGCAGATTGAACTAATTGTCCAATTACAATTCCAGTTGTACCTGAAAATGTTAATTTTGTACTTGAGCTTGTGGCTGCTGTGAATAGAGCAAATCCAGTTCCGCCTGTATATACAGTACCAACACCTGCGACCGTGCTTAATGTAGTACCAGTATTTGCATACGTAAATGTTGTTGTATTAACTACCGTTACTACTGATAAATTTAATCCATTAAATGTTGTATTGTTACATACAATCGTAACAGTATCACCAGAAGTTAATCCATGTGCAGTTGAAGTAACAATAGTTGCAATATTGCTGCCATTTCTTGCAACAGTTGAAATTACTAATGCTGATGATATAACTGCACTAATTGAAGTTGTAGCACTACCTGATGTGGTATAATTCTTAACGATTGTAGTAAATGATCTAGTATTTGAACTTGCACCAATTACTACACTGCTTGCAGATCCACCTACATTTATTGATAATGCATTAGTGTTGAATACATTTGCAGTACCTGTGGAAACAGTTTGTATTTCTCCAGAATTAGTTTTAACTATAGTTGCTAATGTTAATGAATCTGCCCAGTATGGCAATGAACCATTACTGCTTAAAATTGTATTTGCTGGGCCAATTGCTAATTTACTAAGTGAAGATGCATTATTAGCATAGAGTAAATCGCCTGCTGTATAACCAGTTAAACCAGTACCACCTTTATCTACTGGTATTGAACCAGTAAAGTTAGCTGGATCTAAGAAGTATGATGAATCATAAGTATCAAGTGTACCTGCATCAACAACACCGGCTTTAATAAACACACGCCCAGCGGTATTTCCAGTACCAACATCAAATTGCAAGACGTTAAATTGTGCTACACCCATAGTTGAATAATCACTATTATCAGTTGGGAAAGTTGCTTTTGCAATATCCATTGTAACTGCACCGTAGTACGGTGATACACCAGTTCCGCCAAGTGTTATTATAGATGTGTTAGATTTTAAACTGGCAACAGCAGTTGCCCAAGATGAATCACCTCGTAAATATGTACTTGAATTTGCAGTTCCAGAACTTGCTAATCGACTAGTTGAAATTGTTCCAGAAACGATGTTACTTGCATCAACACCTGATGTAGTTAAAAGTCCCCAGTTTGATAAATTTTTACCACTAGTATTTGAGAACCCAATTATTTGTACTTGATCATGAATTAACCAATAAGTGTTTGAACCGGTTGAACTAAAATCAACTGCTGCAATAGTAGAACCTGATACACTTACTAACGAATCTGCTCTATAAAAATGTAAAGTAAATGAATTAGTAGTAACTGATCCAATAAAGAATGTTTGTCTATCAGTTATTTGTATAATAGATCCAGATAACAAATAAGACGGTAACGTTGATCCTGTAATCGTTACAGCATCACCTGTTGCTAATCCATGACTTGCAACATATATTCTGTTGTTAGTGGTATTAACTGTACTAATTGTTAAAGTGTGGCTACCTGTTGAACTTGTACCTAATGTTACATACGTAGCACCATTGTATTCAGTTGATAATCTAAATGTATTAGCCGATAGCACTATAATATAATACGGTGTAACAATAGATAAATTACCAATTGCAGGATTTACACCTGGGCTATATATAACTGGGTCACCATTTGATAATCCATGTGAGTTAATTGTGATTATATTATTAACATAATCAACTGCTGATGCAGCATTAAATGTTTTTGTTATAGTAGTACTAACAGTTATTGGTAACCAAGAACTATTGTTATCAGTAACAAAATCTGGTGAATTTGAAGATCCAGTAAACTGCCCACCTGTCATATTATTGATATACAGTCTAGTTTCAACTGTTGATACTGTTATACTAAATCCAGAACCAACCGGTAATGATGCTGATAATGTATTGCCAATTCCGTAACCTGTACCTGCATATACTAAATCAACTGCGGTAACTGCTCCACCTGTTACTGTAATATTTGCTAATGCGCCAGACCCTGCACCGCCTGTAAGTGCAACACGAGAGTAAGATCCATTAGTGTATAATGATCCACCTGATATTGTTAGATTGTTTACAACAACTACCATTCCTCTGCGCACTTCATATACTTCGCCTTGTGCTTGAGAACTTGCTGCAGTGATTACAGAATTTACAGTTCCAGTTTCAGATACTGGGGTAATAAATGTTAATGCTGCCGTGCTTGTTGATGTCACTGACGATGTTGTTGGAAAAGTAACAGTAAAGGTACGTGGACTTGCAGACATGTTAACTGCAGAAATAATAGATCCAAGAGGTAACCCGCCACCAAACACATAATCATTTACATTTATAGTTCCGGATAATGCAGCACTTGCTACTGTTCCAGTTGTAGTTGATGCATTTGATGCTGCATTGATAGTTGCTGTAGCAGTAGTAGTTGCTGATGCAGTAGTTGCAGTATCAGTATTTGGATAACTAAACTTCGTTGTTGTTAAAACAGTAACATACGGTGAAGTGTTATACGATGTCAACGTGGTTGCAGTAACCTTAACTTGATTATTTGTAACTAAATTATGAGCTGCAGTTGTGATCACATAAGCAATATTGTTATATCGTATTACTGAGCTGATAGTTGCATTTGTATAGGTGTACGTACCGTTGTATGGAATTACTAAGTATTGATTAGTTGATGAATCTCTTAATACGTTTGTATCATTTGCTTCAACTGCGGCGCTAACTGCAGAACAATAAACTGAAGTATTTGTTGTGCTTGGTGTTGCATCTCCGCCAATTGTTAGTATATGTGCGCTGTTAGTATCAAATGATACGCTAAAAGTTTCATATTGACTTGCAATTACTACAGTTGTACTGTTCGTAACATCACCTTTAATGTAACCAGTTGCTCCACTTGTATCTTGTGTAACTAATGCAAAATCTAAAGCAGTAATTGGTAGGCTTAACGTAATAGTAACTGTTTGGAATTTTTCAGTACAAGTGTCGCCTGCTATAAAACTAACAGACGGAACATCTTCGTATGCAGTTAACCGTGAATGATAACCTAATCTAATAAGTGCAGTTGGTGCTCGTTGTGCCGGAATCAAATCATTATTAATTTGTCCAGCCGAGTTAAGTTGAACAACTGCACCTGGTACTGCGTTTGTGCTAACTGATTTATCAATAAATGATCCTAATCGAGTTTTAAGATAAGTCCACATAGCAAGCTGTGTGCTTAATTTATTATTAGCTGGTCCACTGATTTCGTTTTCACCTAATCCAATATCGCTGCTAATTGCATCAATTGAAATATCACTTAATGCTAATTTTAATACATTTAACTGGCTAACTGTAACTGTATTTTTAAATACGATATTACCTGTTCTGTTGTAAGCAGTAATAAAGTTACCAACTTGGAAGTCACCTAATTCGTTAGTTCCTGATGAGTAAACTCGTCCTGCGTTCTCTTCAAATTGTTGGAAAGCAGGGTAACCTTGTCCACCGTTAACTGGTAATGCATTATAGTCAATACCAGAACCTGCATATTCCCATGTATGACCTGATGAGTTAACAATACTTGGTCTATGGAAATAAACTTTCTTACCTGGTAATGAGTTAATATTGTTTAATGATCCATCTAACAATGATGGCATTACTGTAAATGTTGCACCATATAAGTCACTTCTTAATGTTACAGAAGTAACACTAATTGCTGGACTAAACACATCTGAACCAGCTTTAGTTATAGTTGATCCAGCTGCAAATAATTTTCTAATTGGATTGTTATAAATGGTAACAACATTGATTGCAACTACTAATGTATTTTCTCCATCAAAGCTATAAACGTTTGCACTATTTGGTTGTCCAGTTGTTACACCTTCAAGTTTTTGTCCAGGAACAAATGTATAGGTATTGTTATTAAGAACAATAGTTTGGAATACATGATGTGTTTCTATTACATCATCAACAAATAATTCGTAGTCGTTTTTAACGATTGAATGTAAACCGGTACTAGTGCGTGTAACATTAAGTAATAATGATAAACTATTATCATGTGCCAATTTAAATTGTGTAGTGTTCAAAAATACTACATAGTATTGGCTACCTGTAAACATACCACCAAGCGGTACTTGATTATTTGTATTGTAAACAACCGCATCACCATTTACAAATCCATGTGGACTGCTTGTTGTGAAGATATCATTTACTATATCAATTTCAGTTGCAGCATTAAATGTCACTTCTAAGTAACTTGGTGATCTTGTTTTATAATTTGAAGTAAGATCAAGTGGTCCAAATTGTGTAGAAATATAATCAGTTACAAATGTTTTGATTGCATCTTTATTAGTTTGTAAAATTGTACTTTGAACTACTAAATTCGTATCTTCAACCCAACCTACACCTGGTTCAAATACTGATGGTTCAGTCCCAGTGCTAACCATTATGCGTAACTCTTCAAGTCTTGCAACAACAAATGCAGTTGCATCTACTGACCCTGGATTACCACTAATGTATTGCCCATTACCAGCTCCGTATCTTAGTGCAACATAGTTAGATATTTCAGTTTGACTTGCACCTTTATTAGAAACTAAGTTGCTGTTTTGAGTAGTTAAGTTTGAACTAACCCATGATGTACTTGGAGAAATAACAGTTGGTTCAACACCTGTACTAACCATTACACGCAATTCTTCTAAACGAGCAACTGCAAACGTAACTGCATCTGATGAAGCAGCAGTTCCACTAATTACTTGTGTTGCACTACCAGTAACTGAAGTTATATAAGTTGTAACTGCAGTTTGACTTGTTGATTTATTTGTAACTAGTGTACTATTTTGAGTAGTTAAGTTTGAACTAACCCAAGTAGTGCTAGGCGAAATAACACTTGGTTCAGTTCCGGCACTAACCATTACACGTAATTCTTCTAAACGAGCTACTGTAAAAGTAACTGCATCAGTAGAACCTGCATTTCCGCTTACTACTTGAGTTGTTACATTTCCAGTTGATTTAGTCCAAGATGTATTATTAGTTAGAATGCTTCCAATGATTGCTTTTAGTCTTACATAAACTGCAGTCAATGCAGTTTGTTGATCACCTACTTCAACTAGTGTGCCTGTTTGTTGATTTTTATATAATCTAGCACATACTGCAGTTTCTAAGTTGCCACCATATACTAAATCATAACGTATGGCATCAACAATATAACCTATATCACGAGTACATAATGATTTTTGAGTTTGTGTAAACCCAGACCAAAGTGTGTTATAATTTGTGTTTAAGTACGCAGTTACTTCGTCTTGAATAAATGCTTTATTTGCATAAAGTAATCGGGCTGCATCTGAAAAACCAGTTAAAATGTTAGATGGTTCAGGCAAAACTACCGCAGGAACTACACTTAAACCATTGTTGATTATATTGATAATTGTGTTTAAACTGTTAGTAACTGATGTTGCAGCAGGTGCATATCCGCTAACTTGTGTAGCTAAGTAATCTCTCAAATAAGTAAATGCATCAACTGTGATTGCTTTTTCAGTACTTAATAAGTTAGCTGATTGAGCAGTATAATAGCTCATACCAGCTTTAATAGATCTAAAGTTAGATCCAAACATCATATCATATCGCAACGCATCGATAACAAATCCAACATCTCGCTGACATAAAGATGAGTCATAAACAAATGCACTTGTTGTCCAAGATGTATTATTGGTTAAAATATTGCCAATAATTGCTTTTAATCTTGCGTATACCGCAGTAACAGCAGTTAGTTGGAGTGCAGGTTCAACTAATACACCAGTTTTTTGATTTTTATATAATCTAGCACATACTGAAGTTTCTAAGTTACCGCCGTAAATTAAGTCATAACGTATGGCATCAACAATATAACCCATATCGCGCTTACATAATAATTTTTGAGCAGGTGTTAAACCTAACCAAGTTGACGTGTAGTTAGCCAGTAAATACCCACTTACTTCGTCTTGTATAAATGCCTTGTTAGCATTGATTATACGAGCTGCGTTTGAGAAACTTGCAACGATGTTAGATGGTTCAGGTAATGTAATAGTAGGAACAGCACTTAAACCAGTATTGATAATACTAATAATAGTGTTCATATTATCAGTTACTGATGTTGCTGCAGCTGAGTAACCACTAACTTGTGCAGCAATATAATCTCTTAAGTGTGTAAATGCATCAATTGACGCAGCTTTTTCATCACCGACTACTGCAGATGCTTGGGCAGTATAATAGCTCATACCTGCTTTAATAGATCTAAAGTTAGATCCAAACATCATATCATAACGAACTGCATCAATAATAAAACCAACATCTCGTTGACACAGTGTTGGATCATATGCAACTGATGATTTAGTCCAAGATGTATTATTAGTTAGAATATTTCCAATAATTGCTTTTAATCTTGCGTATACCGCAGTTACTGCCGCTTGTTCTGATGAATCTTCAACTAACACTCCAGTTAACTGATTTTTATATAACCGTGCTGCTACCGCAGTTTCTAAGTTGCCACCGTATATTAAGTCATACCGTATTGCATCAACAACATAGCCCATATCACGTTTACATAATGTGCGTTGATTATCAGTTAAACTAGTCCATAATGATTGGTAATTTGCATATAAGTAAGCAGTTACTTCGTCTTGAATGAACGATTTATTAGCATAAAGTAGTCGAGCTGCATCTGAAAAACCTGATAATAACGTAGGTGGTTCTGGAAGTACAGCAGTAGGAACAGCACTTAACCCATTAGTAATAATATTGATAATGGTATTCATGTTATTGACTACAGAAGTACCAGCAAGTGGGTCACCATTTACTGCGTTTGCTATATAATCTCTTAAGAATACATACGCTGCAATGGTTGCATCTTTTTCAGATCCAATTACATTTGATGATTGTGCAGTGTAGTAACTCATACCTGCTTTAATAGATCTAAAGTTAGATCCAAACATCATATCATATCGAATTGCATCAATAATAAAACCAACATCTCGTTGGCAGATATCAACATCATAAGTAAAGTTAGCTGTATTGCTGTATACTCGAATAATATATTGTTGTACAGGACCATCTGGTCTAGTAAAACCAATAACGGTTAACGTTTGGTTAACTCCTGAGTAACCAACTTCAGTAACAATACCTCTATCAAATGTAAATGAAGTAGGTGAAAACCCTGACGATCTAAGAGCATATATACCAAAGTTAGTAGCAGAATTAGTAATAGACGCATAACCGCCGCTTTGTGTATACACACCATTTAATGCAAACAGTTGGAAACATGATACTAATTGAACGTAAGCTTCGTTAACAACACGCCATGCAGTACCACCAAATAAGATCATTGTAAACGCTGCAGCAACCATTGACTTACATTGTACTGGAACAGCACCGGTTGGATTAACTTCAACCTCTAATAAGCTAACTGGAACGTTAGGGTTAGCAATCTTTCCACCATCAATGTATGCTCCGTTACCACCTAAGAAGCTAAGAGCTGTACAGTTTTGAATATACGGTGATAATGTCATTAATGGTTTAGTTGTAGGTAAGTTAATATACCCACTACGATCGGTGTTTGTATCAAAAACATCGTCAAATGCAACAGCATAGTCCCATGTGTATGATGCAATCCCATTTGCATCAACACCATCTCTAAATGTAAATTCAGAAAAGTAACAACCATTTCTAACTCTAAATAAGTCTTTATTTGCGTTTAATGGTCGGAAGATACATGAACGCAATGCTGCACCAATAACACTTACGTTATCTGGTATAATAATTGGGTTATCTTCAATATATTCACCAGCAGCTACGTTGACTACTACTCTTGTACCGTTTGGTGCTTTTACTGAGTTGTAAACAAGTCCTGATGCAATTTGCAAACCTCGTTTAAGTGTTCTTACTGGAGAAGTAATACCGTCATTAGTATCACTACCTTTAGTGGCTGAAACGTAAATGCAGTTACCTCCAAAGGTATCAGAGTCAGTAAATGCTAAATTTCCATTACCATCAGTTGATATTATTTGTCCTGCTAACCCTGTACTTGAAGGAAGTGTTAATGTATAATCAGCAGCTAAGTTAGCTGGTGATCTAAGTCCAATAAAGTTTACACCGTTAATAGTTGATTCAAAGAATTTAACTGACCCACGGTTTGTAACTGACACAGATGAAGCTGATGCATCACCTATTGTTGGTGAAATCAGTACAGGATTGTTAGAAAATACAACTTTACCTGTGCCTGTTTCATCGGTAAGAATGCTTGCAAGTTCTTCAGATGAAGTTGCAGTAAATGCTGATAACTTATCTTCTAAGTAAGCAGCAGTGCCGCCTGTTCTAAACGTAACAGTTGAACTATCAGTACCAGAAAATGTTAAAGTATTGGTTACAGATAGAGTTTTACCACCAGTTAATGTCAAAGTTGCATCTGATGTAGGCATAGTGAATGCAATCTTATTAATAGTTGTTGCAGTTGCAATTCCTAAGTCTGGAGTAATCAATGCTGGATTAGTTGATAGAACTACCGCACCAGTACCTGTTGAAATAGTTACACCAGTACCTCCGTGGATAACCGGAAGTGTTCCTCCTTTTAGAATGCTTGAAAGAGTTTTTGACATTTAAAATTCCTTATTATATTTTTATCCAGTAACTTCAACATAGTTGCAGATAGCTACCCATTTAATTGTTTTGTTTGTTTCGCCTACTACTGTTATAGATAACCCGCCATTAGTAGTATCAATTGAAATATTGCAGTCCCAACCAGTTGTATCTTTGCCTAAAACGGTTTTTACGGGTGTTCCTACAAATGCAGTTGATGCAGCATTAGCATTTCGATCTATTACCCCTTCAAACTTAAATCCTGCTGATTCATCGTCAGCATCAGTGCGTCTAGCTGATACTAATATTGAAAATGTTTGAGTGCTATCATTTCTTAAAATTAATTGATTTGTTGCGGTTGCAGCACCAGAATCAGTCGTTAAAACTGCTGGAGTACTGCTAGTTGTAGTGTTACGAGTTATAATTCTTCCATTAATACTTGTTAAACCGTTGCTGCCACTTACTGGTCCTAATGGTGTTTCTTGTAGTTTCCAATTACTAATTGCACTAACATATACAACAGTTGAAAAAGCACCATCTAAGTCTAAAATTAATGAAGTATCGCTCTCAATTGTGGTGCCTGAATTAGGAACAAGCGTTACTGGGTTTGTATTAAATGTATTTGCGATATCAATTACACCAACAACATCACCGTCGTTTGGACTGTCTGGTAAAAAGATTGAGAATGCACCAGCAGTTGAGTCTGCTCTAACTAAATTATTTGCTAAAGCGTTGTAATTTTCAGTTGCAATGCCTAAACTTGATTGCAATCCGCCGCCAACTAATCCCCATAAAGTTCCATTATACCCTTCAAATGATCTTAATTGTGTGTTGTAACGAATGTTACCTGCGGTTGCATCACCGGGTCTTGCACCGGTATTGCCAACCGGCACAGTCATTGAAGTAGTTGTGGTTAATTTAGTGAATTTACCAGTACTTGGCGTAGTTGTACCAATTGCTAAATTATCAATTGACCCAGTAGTACCTGATGTAATAGTAATAGTTCCTGCACCGGTAGTTGAGAATGATTGATTATTAGTAGTGGTGTTAAATGCAATAGTACCTGATGCTGTAATGCCTTGTGTTGAAATACCTGAAGTTACGTATGTAGTGACGTATTTTTTAGTAGTAAGGTCATTATCTGTTATTCTACTTTCGTATGGAACTGAGTTGTAAGTAGAGTTAGCAATCGATATAGTTGCTTGAGAATTCTTTAGATTAAAAACGATGCCATCGGTGTTAGCTGTATTACATGCAATACCAGTTACTTCAAGTGAGCCAAGTTGCAAACTGGCTAAAATTGTTGAAGATCCTCTGGTAGTTTGTGCTACAAAGGTACCGTTTATATCCATATTAGTTGATGGATCAAAATGACTTACTGATTCGTTAAAGACAAGTCTCGCTGATAATGGAATGCTTACATCTTTACCTCGATCTATTTCAATACCAGATGTACGAAGAGAATTACGAGCAGTAATACCATTACCAAGTTCACCCTTGTTTAAAATAATAATGTTATCTTTAACAGTTGTATCAGTTGTTGTGATATAAGTTGCAGCACCTAATATATTAAGATCTCCAGAAACAACAACTGCGCCTGCTTCAAAGATAATAGAATTTGAGGTCGATGCTTGAACCTTATAATCACCTTGGCTAATTTTTAATATTCTTGTCATTTATGATCCTAAAATTAGAGGGTCTTACGACCCTCTATAACAGTTGTTATTAACCGTTTGCAATCTTTACTACGCCAGTTACAGCAGTAGCAAATGACCATGGAGCTTGTTGTGCAACACCGTCTGCAAGCAGTGGAAATTCGTGTCCATTTGTTCCGTAAGGAACAATCATTGCTTTACGAGCAGTTAATTTTTGAACATAATAAGTTTTACCTAAACTGTCAGTTGCAGTAATAGTCATTTCATCAGACGCACTTGCAGCTGCTGATGTTTTCAACTTAGCAATAAAGAATGTAGAACCATTAGTTGTTACTTTATAACGGTCTTTTGCTACTTGTTTAGCAATATCAGCCAATGCATTAGTTGCACCAGCATACGCAATAATTGCAGGTTCAGAACCAGTTGTTGAAGAAGCAATAACTGAAGTTGCAGTTAATACTGGAGTCAATGTTGTAGTACCTTGTGTACCAGTATTTAATGTAATAGTTGGTGCAGCAGTATAACCAGAACCTTGATCTGTAATTGTAATGCTTTTGATTGCGCCAGTTGCAGTAACAAAAGTTGCAACAGTTAAAGTTAAATCGTTAGTAACGTCGGCTCCTCCTAATGCACTACCAAGAATTTTGATTGTGTTAGTTAATGCATAGCCAGCACCTGGATCTACAACAGTTACAGTGATTGTTGAGCTATATGCTGTACCGGAAGTTTTTGTTACAATAAATGTAGCACCTGTTCCAGATTGTGCCGAAGTTGATGCTAAAGGTGCTGATGCAGAACCATATGTTGCTGCAGCAGTAACACCAGTACCGCTTGCAGTAAAAGTAGTTTTATCAGTTAATGCACCTACTGAATGCGTTACGATTGTACCAGTGGCAGTAACACCGCCTGGTGTAGTTGGTGCAGAAAATACTGCTTGTGTTGTTGAACCGTTAGTGTAACCAGATGAGTTGTTAACTGCAATAGTAACACTTGCTACACCTTTACCGCCAATTCCGTCGTCAGCAGTTGTTGAACTTGTACCAACGTTACGGTTACCAAAGTATTTTTTATTTAAGGGACGTCCCATTTTATTTCTCCTATGACGTTCTATGTCATTACGCATTAGACTATGCATAAGTCTGCAAGATACAGCACTTAAAATGACTAAGTATTTATCCGTAGGTAATACCTATTCCTACTCGATTTATAACTGGAATATCTCGATGTGGGTAAACTTTATTGCTTACAAACCCAATGACAATACCAAAAGATGAATTAGAAACATCTGCATTTGTTAATCCATTAGCACCCCAAAGATTATCAGGCCCACCGTATATATTGTAGTCTTCCACTATTGGTGCTACTAAATTGTTATCGCCGGTATACATATTAGCTTGAACTGGGTACACTGGATCTGCAAAATTATCTCCAATTAGTTCATCATTTAATGTTAATTGAATTGTTAAGTCTTCAATTCTTGACTTTCTGTCAATATCTAATAAGAATTCTATACCTGCAATAGGTCGAGTATCTAATGGAATGTTAAGATTAGTACACCAAAGTTGATTAGTTTTACTAAGAAATTTTTCCATCCATAGACCACTTATAGTGTATAATGGTTTTGATGTATATGCTTTGCTGTTTTCGTTAATGCTATTATTATTAATTACCCACTCAACTGAATCAGAAATGCTTTCAACTGAATCAGGTATTGGGCGTTGTATAATATTTGTAGGAGTATAAAATATTGTGTTCATATTATATTTATCATAAAAAAAGGGCTCAATGAGCCCTTTTTAAATATAGTTATAACTAAAAAAATCTTAGCTAAATTTAACACTTGTATGTGTGATACCAACACGACCTAAGTAGTCAGCAGCGTTACCCAAAGATGACGCAGTGTTAGAAAGTTCAACATAACCATAACGTGTCATGAACGATACAACTGGTTCAAATGTTGATGGATCAAGTACAACACCTGATGACATCAATGGAATATATGGACAGTAGAATGCAGGTGCATCTGATTCTGAACCACCTTTGTAACCAATTAAGATTGAAGTATTGTCTGTAGCATAGCTGTTTACATATACTTTTAATGAGTTGTTTAAAGTACCAACGAATTTTGTATTAGTTGGAGCTTCAAATGTACCTTCAGTTGTACGAGCAAATGCTGAAGTTGTAGCAGATTGCAAAATAGTTAATGCAAATGGAGATACAACAGCATAGTTACCAGCACCACGACGTGTACGTTGTGCAATCAAGTTGCTTACACGGTTGATTTGAACAGCTAATGCAGCGTGTTCGTCACCTACGAATGTAGCAGTACCTGATACTGCAGATTGATTGTATGTTTCAACATCTGATCCAGCCAATGTTAATAATGAAGCGATAATTTCTTGATCGATCTCAGCGGTAATTTCTTGAGCCAAAGCAGCCATAATTTCTGCTTCAACGTCAATACCTTGTTGTGCTTGCGCATCTTGAGCAGATTCAAATGTCCAGCGAGCTGACAACTTACGTGTTTTAGCTTCAACTGTTTGTTTCAAGATTTGAATGCTCATTTTTTTACCAGCTTGTCCTTCTAAAGTTGCAGTTGACGTAGCTTTTGCTGCGTTTGCATTTTCATTACCTGAATATGCTTCTGCAATTTTGAATGGGCTTAACGCTTCTTCGCCTGCTAATACACCTGCTCCAGTGCTTGTGTCTGCATAACGAACGCGCAATGTGTGGATTTGACCAACAGGACCAGTCATCGGTTGTACCCCAACCAATTCGTTAGCGATAACGGTTGGCATAACACGACGGATTACTGGTAAAATCACGCGGTTTAAAGTTGCAACGTTGCCAGCAGATGTAGCACCAGCAGTTGGACTTTCCATCAAATACTTACGTGTATTTTCAAGTGTTACGCCCATTACTGATTTTTTTGTACCTTGCAAGCCTTCTAAAAGAGCTTGTTTTGTTTCTGCCCAACGGCCATTAAGTAGTTCTGACATTTAAATTCTCCTAAATTTTTATAGTCCAGCGAGGCGGCGGATATCAATAATGTTTGATTCATCTTCGCTGCTACGGTTGGTGTTGGAAATTTTATTTCCGGTTATTTCTTTAGCTTCTACAAGAGCTTGTCTTTTTTGTGGTGCTTGTTTACCAGAAATTACTGCTGGTAAATATTTTTCAAAGCTTTCATTAAGTTTTGAAGTTTTCACACTCGTCATCAATTCGCTCATGATATCACGTTGCTCTACGCTAAGAGGAGCTAATAACTCACTCATGATATCTTTTCTTTCTTGCGTTTCTTTCAACGCACGGATTTCTGCTTGTTTGCTTTCTAATATTTTTTCAGCTTTGATAACTGCTTTAGCAGCTTCATTGATGGCCAAATCTTTCATGTCTATGACTTTGAGCAATTTTGCAGTTTCCGATTTATCATTCAAGTAACTTGCTTGATATTCAGAAGCAAATGCTTCAAATAACTTACGACCAAAATCACTACGGCGAGCTGATTCAATGTCTTCTTTTAATGAAGTAATTTCAGCGTTTAAGGTTTGACCTACAACACTTTCAACCATTGTAGCTGCACGTTGTACAAATTGTTGTTTTACTCGTTTGATTTCTTGACGACCTTCACGAATTAGACGAACTTTTGATTCGGCTAAATCCTGTTTGTCTTTATAAAATTCTGTAATTTCTTGAGCCAAAGCTTCTACTACAAAATGTTCCAATGTGCTAAATTTATTTGCCATTGACATTTGATCTTCGTGCAATTCTTTAACTTCTTGTGCTAATTGACGTGTAACGAATTTGTTAACCGTGTTTGCACTTTCAGTCATTTTCTTAGCAAATTTAACTTTCATTTCTGCTAATTGCATACGATCTGCAACGAATTCGCTAAGTTCATCAGATAGTTGTTCAGAGATCATACGATCAACTGCTTCAACCATGATGTTTTTGTCATGCTCATACTTTTGAGCGAATTCTTCGCGTAGTTGTTGAGCAACAATTTCACGGTTTTCAACGATACGTTGTTCCCATGCTTGCTCAATAGACTCTTTGATCTCTTGCGAAACCACATTGTTTTCAAATAATGTTTTTAATGCATCCAACATGTGATTCTCCTTTACTATTGGAGTCCGTTTATTATATTTAATAAACTTTCTTTAAGGTATTTTTGCGCCTTTGGATCACCTCTTACCTCTTCCGCTAAACGAATTGAATTAAGACCACCTTTACTATTCATTAAGTGTTCGTAGATTGGGGTAGGATAAGCTCCTGGTGCACTTGGTTGAGCTACCATATCAACTGTGATAATCTCAAAATCTGATACTTCACCGGATCCGGAATCACTAACATTGCCAGATCCGCGTGAGCTAACGCCAAGTTTCACACCACTTTCTAACATGGTTTTAATTAGTTGACCCATTGGTGTTGGTAAAATTTTAAGTTTACCATAACCATTTGGACCTTCCATCCACATGTTAGTTATCATATGTGAAACTCGGTCTAAATTAATTTTTAGATCATCTGGGTGATCTACTTCTCCTAGTACAGAATAACCATTTTGAATTTGATCGTTGAGGGTCTTAACAGCCTTGCTAATCTCACTCACAGGGTACACACGTTGATTTGCGTTTCGGATGCCACCTTGTATACAGATACCGCTCATATACAAGTTTTTTCCTTCCTTATCGTCAGATTCAACGATCATTTGCGCTTCGTTGAAGCTAAGGTTTTCTCGGAGATGTAACATAAATTACTTGCTGCCTCTTCCGCGGAATACACTTGTAGTGTTTTGTCCGTTGTCAGGACTTTTTCCTTTTGTTTCAGGACCATGACCTGGTTCTCTTTTCTTAAATGCGGTTTTTCCAGCTTTGCTGTCTGGACGATTTTGGATTGTGCCTAAGCCTGAAGTTAAATCGCCTGCTTTAGGGCTTAACAATCCACCTTGGGTGCCTTCACCTTTAGATTCACCTGCAAATTTAGGTGCTACGCCGCCCATGTCGTTATATTTTGCTTTGTTAAAAATACTTTTGTTATTAACACCGTTGTCACCGTGTTTAGGTAATGCAACTTTGTTTACGTATTCAAACATGCTTTGGAATTCATTTTCTTCTTCACCGGCTCCAAATTCGTCGCCGCCCATGCCCATGTCGTCATCGCCCATGCCCATTTCGTCGCCGCCAAACATGTCGTCGTGTTCTGGTTCATCTTCTTCACCAGCTAATAATTGTTCAAATTCTGATTTTAATTCGTCTAATGCATCTTCAAGATCTAATACACGATTTTCTAAATCGCCATCTTCTTCATCACCAAATTCGTCATCACCGAATTCATCACCTTCTTCATCACCGAATTCATCGCCTTCTTTATCGCCAAATTCATCGTCTTCGCCTTCTTCGTCATCACCAAAGGTGTCGCCGCCAAAGTCATCATCGCCTTCATCTTCGTCATCACCAAAGCTATCGGTGTCGTCTTCTTCAGACTCTTCTTCTTCTTCAAATTCTTCTGCTAATAATTTTTCGTAAATCTCACGTGATTTACCTACTACGATATTGTGAAAAATATCTTTTGCTGCTTCATGATCTTCATTGATCAAAGCCTCAAGCATGGCTTCAAATTTGGTACGGTCAGTCATGTTTCTCTCCTGTGATATCATTTTCTACAAGGCTGTCTTATATTTACACTACTTATAAAAAATATTGCAAATATGGCGCCAAAGCGATGGTTTTTGGCATGTTCTTTAGACTATATACCAGTTGGCGCAGGTGTTGAATACATTGTATGAATAAAATTTAATTCAACTTCTTGTTCTAAGATATGAGCTTCACTACTCTTCCGAAGTTCATTAATCTGTCTAAGCGATAATCTTGTTTTTCTCGTATCAGAACGATGAACTAACGATTTATCGTTATCAGAATTATACCTCATATCACTGGCAACATGCTTTGAGTTTGGGTCGTTATAAAAAAGTTCTCTAAGTATCATAGTATTATTTATCACATTGGAGGCGGTGCCATACCCGGTGCAGCAGGTGGCGGCATAGCTCCTGGCATACCGCCAGTCATTGGATCAGGTGGCATAACCCCTGGAGGTGCTGCTAAGTTACTTGCAGAGTTCATATCTTGTTCCATACCAGCAGCTGATAGCCCAGCTCCGCGTAATTCTCCTGCTGCATCTGTGTGAGTTGGCTGGCCTTTACCTTGTTCTTCACCCCATAGACGTTCATTTTCTGCCATTTCGTCTTCAGTTAATCCTAAAAATCTTTTTAATGCAAAGCGTTTACTCATATAAGGCACTGCTTGAATAGTATTAAAGGTATTAATTCTTTCGGAATCTAAACTTGCTTGACGTGCGCTTGCGAAGTTCATTGGTGGGTTAAATTGTAATTCAAATAAATTTGAATCAATATTTGCACCGCGCGAGTACATGTACATTTTAAATTCATTTGTAAATACATCTGTGATTAAACTTTGCAATCTTTCGCAGTATTTGTTAAATCTTAACTCTTGAATATACGCTGTACCAACACGCCCGTCTTGAAAACTTGATTGACTATCGTCTGCACCAGTTGGTAAGTAGCTACTTGGAATACGTAAGCCACGGAATAACTTGTTTGTAAAGAATTTTAAGTCATCAATTTCACCTAAATTAGTTCCGCCCGGTAATGTTTCTACTTTAGAACCGCGTCCTTCTGCAGTTTGTGGGAAGAAATAGTCTTCATTTATACTTAAAGGATTGTAAGCACTGTCAATAACGTTCTGTCCACCGCCACTTTGGCTTGGAATTCTACGTTGATGTATTTCATTTTTAACTCTTTCTACAAAGGCCATAGCTAAATGGCTTGGCATATTACCAACATCGATATGAAATACGCGTCTTTCTGGAGCTCTTTGTATACGATATATTAAAATAGCATCTTCTAATAGTTCTTTTTGCTTATAAACTTTAAAAATATTCTCTAATAAGCTGTTACCAAACGGATAATTGTTATCTAACCCTTCAGAAAGTGATAAATGAACAACATGTTCTGCATCAACTGCGTGTTCTGTATCGCCTAAACCAAATCTTGAACCTGCTCCTGTATTAGGATATGGACCAGATGCACCATATTGAGCACCAGATGTTCCCATATAACCTGCACCTGATGTCATTCCACCGCCGGATTGTTTTGGATTTATGTTAGGTGTAATGCGTGTTGCTACGAGATTTTCAAAGTTAGGAGCTAAATCTTTAATGATATACTGTACAGGCTTCTTTCCTTCGCTTTCATTTACGATTACAGTTTCAATTTTACTAGGATCAATCCAGTTCCATTTTTGATTTTCAGGATCTCTAATGAAAAAAGCATCACCGTATTTGAATACATTTCGAACAATCCTAAAGATTTTAGTATCAAAATTCTGTAATTTGTTCCATTGTTGTAGATATTCACCTAAAATTCTAATTTCTGAATTAGTTCCTCGATTATTCCAACGAACTGTAAATGGACTTTTACCATCTTTTAACTTTTGTGTACAAAATTCAGCGAGAATATCAAGTGCTGCGTTGATTTCAGGATCACTATCCATTACTTCGTACTGTTGATAACGATCAACACGATTAGGGCTTCCGGTATAAACATCTGGCAAGTAACTTGAATAATTTTTTCTTGCAGGTCCTGCTTTTGATGTTAAACCTAGTGTAGGAGTAGTATTAAGTTGTGTTGTACTGGATATTTCAGTGAAATGTTTACGCCAGGCCATATATTTCTCCTAATGTTTGTTCTTTTTGTTGTATATTCATTTTTTCATCCTTAATAGAACCTATTAGACATATTATTCGTAGCTTTCACTTGTTTTTGACTGCTTGAACTAATAGATTCAGTATGTGAAGCCATTTGTGACATTGTTTTATTTAACTGTATCACTGCATCGTATATCTCTTTTAGGCTAACTGTATGAGATGTTTGTGATGATGCAGGTTTTGCATTTGATTGTTGCTCTGTATGCATTGGCTCCGGTGCATGTACCGGTGCAGGTTTGGTTGTTAGTTCATGTGTTGACGGTGCAACTTGATTTTGTGTCACATCTTTAATCTGAGCATGTGAACTTTTAACACTTTCAGCATCTTTTCTTGCATTAAACTCTTGCCAAGACTCTAAACCACCAATATGATGTGGTGCAGGTTTAGCAACACCTGCAGGTTCTGCCGATTTTGCTGATTGTCCTTTAGCTTTATCTTCATTAACTATAGATTTCCAAAGATCGTCATGTTTATACAAACCAGAATTTTTTATTTGTTCTCTATATATGTTTGCCGGATCATTTGGGTCTGCTTTTCTTGCTGCAATAGCCTCTGGTGTATTCTCTGCGGCAAGTTTTGCTGCATTTTCTTCCGGAGTTTCTTGTTTAACATTTTCATACCGTACATTTCCGCGTGTAAACAATGGACTATTGTCAGGTTTGAACATATCTCCTATTTTATCAAAGAATCCTTTTGATTCTGTTGGCTGATTTGCTTCAAGTTTTTGTTCATTTTCAACTGGAACTGGAGTTTCTTGATTAGGAGCTAATGTTTCTGATACTTTTGCAGATTCATCTTGTAATTTTGCTGCAGTAACATCTTTATTAGTTGCACTTTCAGCAAATTTATCACCAAGACTGTTAAATGACGCAGAATAGTCTGGAGATTTAAATGTTTCCATTGCATTTGTTAGCTTTTCAGTATTATCCTCTGGTTTAACAACATTAGTAGAAACAGATTCTGTAAGTTTATCACTTAAATTGTTAAATGACTTATCTAAAGATGATTCTTTTTTCTCTTCTGGTTTTTCTGTGCTAATTTCTTTAAAGTCTAAACCGGTTGACAGTACATCTTTCTCTGCAGTTTTAATTTGAGCTTTTTCTTCAGGTGGTTTTTCTGTTTTCTTTGGTTCAACTATACGTCCTTCTTCTATATCACGTTGTTTTTTCTCTGCAGCTAATGTCAGTTCACGTTGTCTAGCGGCTGCAGCAGTTTCTGCATCATATTTTGGCTTAAACGCTGCATACTGTGCTTCAAATATTGGTAGATCATGAACTGCATCTTCATCATTTCTACCTTTTAGCTCGGCAATTTTGTCAATAAAGAATTTGTTTTCACCTTCTCTTACTTTACGTTTAATTGTTTCAGTAGATTGTATACCAGTTTCTAACTCTTTCATTTCTGCATTAGTAAACTCATCGCGAGGATCTTTTAATCCAGCTTCGGCATCTTTTGATGTACCTGCAGGAGGTGGAGGTGTGTTTTCTGCAGTCTTAATAGTTGCGGTATCAGTAGTTGTAGGCGGTGCAGTAGCTGGTAGAGTTGATTTTGCAGGTTCAGTTGTTGGTGTTGCAGGTTCTGGTTCGCGCGAATAAGTAATTTCTGGTTTATTTCTTTCAGCTATAGCTGCTTGTTCTTTATTTGCGTTTTCTTGTTGTTTCTTTTTATCTTCTGCAGAGTTATCAGCTTTATTCACAATAGAACTTTTACTTTCTTTAATGTTTCCATCAACATGAAGACCAATATTTTTAAATATTTCCATTAATTGTTCATTAAATTTATCTGTAGCTGGAATAAATGAAATGTTTTTCATTTTATCAGTAACTTCAGACAATCTTAAGACAACCTTTTCCATTTGGTCGTTAACACGATTAAATACACGTTCAATATCAGCAGCATTCGAAGTTGACATTGGTTTTATTTGATTAGCAATGTCTGTACCAAAAGAAGTTGGTAATGGAAAGTTCATTGACCCAGATTTAGACGATGAAGATGTTGAAACTTGCTGAGATAATTGTCTAAACATATCCCTAGGGAACATTTTTTCAATAAATCTCATCATTTGATCTTCATTTGCAACTATTTCATTACCGTGAAGTAATGCAGGTTCACCTTTTGGATCAAAGTTTGTAAACATATCTTTAAATCCGCCGCCACCTGACAGGAATTTTTCAAATTCCGGTGTACCACTGGCAAAAATGTGTGGCTCTTCCTTACCAAGAGGTTTAGTTAAATCATTTGGGTCTCGAATGTTGTTTGATTCGTTTTCTTTTAGTTTAGAACCTTCGTCAAACCGTTTGCGTAAAGAATCTGGAATTATTCCTTTGCCAATATCATTTAATTCATTTGTAGCAGCATTTTTTAAACCTTGTAGTTCTTGTTTCCAACCTTCTTGAGATCTATTTCTAAGAAGATTATCAAGTTGCCCATTTTTATTAAGTGCTTCAATTACTTTGCCACCGTCTCTAGCTAACTCACCAAAGACTGAACTCAATCCGCCAGCTGCTCCTTTTAAATTACGATCAATTTCGTTAATAGTAGTTGCTAATTTAACTGCTGGATCAGTTATAGGTTCACCAGTAGGCTTTTGTCCTGCAGCTTCTTTACGAGCTTCTTCTTGCATTAACTTAAGAGCTTCGCCGGCACCAACATGTGCCTCTGCCATTTTAGCTTCTAATTGTTGAAGACCTGGCGTTTTTACATATTCGTCACCTAATCGATCTGGTACAGAGCCCGCCGGGCCGCCAATCATACCTAATGTTGATACAGGTTTCTTTTCTAATCCTTCAACATGTTTAGTAATAGCAGTGTCAAACAAATTCTTTAGATTTGCAACATCTTCTGGACTTTTAGCGTTACGAATAGCGTTTCCTACTCTAACTGCCTCAGCTAACGACCCAGTTGCACCTAATGTTGCGGCAGCTTTAGTACCTTCATCTGTTCGAATTGCACCAGTAGCTTGTTCAACGATAACAGTTTTCATTGCTGGACTTGCATTAGATAACTGTGGTAGTATTGCATCTAATGCTTGGCGTTGCATTGGATCTAATGAACGCATCATTGCTTGAATTCGTTTATCAGATTTTATTTGTTGCAGTTGTTCTAATTGTTCTTTTTTACCAATACCTGTTATACGTGAATTTTCGTCAATTGATTCAATTAATTTTTCAGTTGCGTCAATTTGTCGTTGCCGCATTAATGGATCATTAGCATTAAATCCAGGTTGATTCATACTTGCAACATACATTGCTTTATTAATCAGTTCTGCACTCATGCCTAATTTTTCAAGTTGAGCAATAATTGGTCTCTGATGCAACTGCTCATTCATTTCTAAGAAATTTTTCTGAGCTCGATTAACAGTTGAACCTAATGCACCTAATTCAGCAGCACCTTTTTTAACCATTTCGGTGTATTCGTCTTGGGTCATACGAGCACCTTTGATTAAAGAATCAAATTCTGCTATGTTATTTCCAAATGTTGCACCGTACTCGCTTGCTTTGTTTAAGTTTGAATTAGTTGTAAGGACAGCATCACTAATCTTTTTACCAGCGTCGCCAAGAATTTTTCCAAATGCTCCACCATAGTCGGATAATGCTTTATTAAAATTAGTTAATGCGTCTTTAGTAGTTGCAGTACCTGAACCAAGTTTCTCAAGTGCATCCCCAAGTGTGCTTGCTCCATCGGCAGCCGTGTTAAGTCCTTTCTTAAGCGAATTAAAAGGTGTAAGAGAGAATCCGCCACCACCTCCGCCACCACCTCCGGTATTAGAGCCTTTTAATGTTTTATTAAGAGCATCAATCGATTCTCGTAGTCGTACTGTATCTTCATCACTCATTTTAAAAATCCTAAAAAATTATGTATATAAATATGGTTTATACTTATATTTATACGGAGTTATTCATGGAACAAAACCCTTTACAAGAATTTTTTAGACAACCAAAAATTTATATTTCATTGCCATCAAAAGGAATTTACAATGAACTTGGATCAATTAGTGGAGATCCAAGTCATTTACCAGTGTACGGTATGACAGGAATGGATGAAATTATGATGAAAACACCTGATGCACTATTAAATGGTGAAAGCACAGTGTTATTAATCGAAAGTTGCTGCCCATCAATTAAAGATGCATGGCAAGTAAATGCATTGGATACAGATTTACTGTTAACTGCTATTCGAATTGCAACATTTGGAAATAATTTAGAAATTATGCATACATGTTCAAACCCAGAATGTGAATCTGAAAACGAATATGACGTTGACTTAGGTACAGTTATTGATCATTTCAATAAATGCAAATATGAAAATCAAATAAAAATTGGCGGGTTAACTATTAGACTGCAACCGTTAACATATCGCCAAACTACTGATTTTGCATTAAAGAATTTTCAATTACAACAAAAATTATCAAATTCTAAATCATTAGATGACGAAAAACAAAAAGAAATAGTTGCTCAATTATTTAACGATCTAAGATCTATTCAAAATGACATTTATTTTGAAAGCATTGAATCAATTGATACTGGAAAAGTCGTAGTAACTGATAGAGATCATATTCGCGATTGGTTATCAAATTCTGAAAAAGATGTATTTAAGAAAATTCGTAATACATTTGATGTTAATAAAGCCAATTGGAAAATTCCAAATGTAAATGTAAAATGTGATAGTTGTGGAAAAGAAGCTTCATTATCAATTGATTTAGATCAAACTAATTTTTTCGATCCCGCCTAATTGGGTTATCTCCTTCTGATATTAGAGAATATCTAATTAGGCTTGATAATAGTGCAAAACGTATTAAGCATGAATTATTTAGAATTTGCTGGTATATGAGAGGTGGTGTTTCGATACATCAGCTGATGCATGTGTTGAGTCACGAAGACCGATCAATTATGTACGATATTATCAAAGATAACATTGAATTAACAAAAATATCTAAAATGCCATTGTTATAATTAGTAAATTAAAAATCCATTCTTATCTCTATGTAACCCTTGTGGAGTATACTCATAATCTGGATCAGCAATTCTTGGAGTCATGTAATCATTTTGTGAATTTGGTTTTGTAGGATCAACTGGTGTAGGCGCAGGGGTTGCTGTTTGAGTAGCCTGTGGTGCTGGTTGATCAGGCACTTGTTTTTTATCTTGATTAACAGCTTCTTGAATTGTATTATGTAACCAATCAATAGCAATTGTTCCGTATCTACCCATGTCTTTAAGAATACTTACTGATATAAGTGATGCAAGTGCCTCTGTACCTTCTTTGGTACGTAATTGCTGCATTAAATATATTCTCGCACCTTGGCTTAATATTTTGTACATACTAGCAATTAGTGGACCTACAACTGGGATAATACTAATAAATCTTATGAATACTACATCTGTTAGAAATGAACCAACTGCAGCTACTAAGCCAACTCCAAGCTTGGCCATCATCTCACCTGCTTTTGCAGATCGATATTCATTAAATTGTTGTTGTGTTGCGACCCCTGATTTCAATGCTTCATCTGCTTGATTCATTTGAGTAAGATAATCAATTACAGGAGATAATAACGATGCTAATCCTAACCAACCAAGAGCTGTTTTAAAAGAGTTAAAGCCAGCTTTAACTCTAGATCCTCCATTAATATTAATAGTGGGCGGAGCATCTGCTTCATTTAAATGTGTGTGGCGTTTAGCTGTTATCTCTCTGACTTTCATTTATAATCCTTTTATTCCTTTCAGAATAATCCTTAAATATTAACGATATTTATTAAAAAAAATAAAACATATTAAAAGATGAACTAACGTTCATCTATATTTCGCTTTCGCTCAATATATTTTTTCTCTTAAAAGCAATAATGAAAAAAAATAATATTTTAATTATGAAATAATATTTTAAATTAATTTAGGGAGACACATCACTTTGGAAGTTAAGGTGCACCCTGTAACCCCAGGTGCAAAGATATCTCCCCATCGTCTCGGTATATCGCAGTAAGAATTTGTGACTGTAGACTCTTGTTATCGGCTACCTCCAAACCGTCACTTACAGGTATTTTTAAGATATAACTTTCAGGTGCATTGTATATCATTACAAGATTGTTACCATTACTGGTATTCTACAGATTTACGGCTACGCATCTGTACCCAATGCGTATACAACCTTTGCATTGACCTCACTGCGGCTCGCCACCATTCCGATTAAACAAAGCATTGACGTCATGGGACGTTGCTTTTGGCATCCTCCTTCAGAGGGTAGTGTTTAAAAGCCGTTGCACAATCAACGGTTTGAGCAGCGGTTCTTATTCTAGAACTTAACTCAGCAGTATTACAGTCTGGCCTGCCAACCTTATGTTAGTGTATTGTGAAAATATTTATGAAGTTTTTTTTACAAGGTGATTAAATCTGGTTGCAATTACGAGCAGCAGATTCAGCTAATGTATTAGCACGTTCGTTTCCTGGATTACCAGAATGTCCTTTTACCCAAGCCCATTCAATTGTATGAGGAGCTGCAGCAATTTCTAATTGAAACCATAAGTCTTTATTCAAGTAGTCTTTGCGATTAGTTTTTTTCCAATTAGGAAACCATTGGGTAAAGCCGTCGATGAGATATTTTGAATCTGAATATAATTTAACATTACATGGTCTTTTTAAACGCGAAAGTGCTTCAATTGCAGCTTGCATTTCCATGCGATTATTAGTAGTTAGTGGATCATGTCCACTAAATTCTTTAATTACATCTTTATATTGCATGGTAATTCCCCATCCGCCTTTACCTGGATTTGGTACACATGCGCCGTCTGTATAAATTATTACGAGTTCTTCCATAGTGTTTTGTTAGATATATAGGTTTAGTATTTTTAAACAAATATTTATCTGAACAACTTCTCCACCTTGTTAGAAATGATTATACAGTCATTAGTATCAAAAGTCAACTGCTATTATTGCCAAAGGTAAATATACACAATATAGGAACACATATGAGAGTTATAGATATTATGTTAAATGAAGAGGTAAAAGGATATGCAGTAGCAGTTGAAAATGCTCACGCTTGGATTGAACGACTTAAACAATTTATGAACCCCAACGATCCTCAACGACCATTTGTATTAAGAAAAAATGTTAATGTTGTATATGAGTTAACAGCTGACAAATATGATGCTAATCAACGTAACGAGCAAGAGATAATATTAGAAGCATATGACTTAATTGCTGCCGCAATTCAAACAGGTGATCATTTGCAAATGTCAGCAGCAACAACAAGACTTAGTCGAAAACTTAAAGAATATTCTAATCGAGAAGTTACTAGAATTAGAAAAGAGTCAGGAGTTCGTACAACAAAGAAAGCAGACCGAATTTCATTACCTGATCAAATAGCAAATGTAATTGATTTTATTAATTCTCCAAATAATCGACGATTAGATAATCGATATACGTATGAGAGATCATTTATGTCGCTTGCAGATAAACTGACATTAGAAAAATGGATTAAAGATACTTATAAGACCGATAAACTAAAACTACAAGCACTTGTTAATTGGTTGAAAGATAAAGAAACTCGAACAGCAGCACCAAAAGAACTGGAAAACACTCACGGTGAATTGCCAGAGGATTTTGATCCACAAAATCCTCTGCATGTGTATTGGAAAAATATAGTAGATACAACAAGATGGAGAGGCGATAATGTGGAAAATAGTAAAACACAGTATACAATGTCTTATAAAGAGCTATGGCAGATTATAACTGAACAAGATTGGAAGTGCTATTTAACTAATATTCCAATGTTAGGGATTACAAGCCATGAAAATTCTATAAGCATAGATAGAAAAGATTCAACTGTAGGTTATATTTCTGGTAATGTTGCATTCTGTTGTTATCGAGCAAATATAATAAAAGGAACGTTAACAGTTAACGAATTAGTTGCAGTGTGTAAACAGATTCTAATACATAAAAATATAATTTCAAAGGAATTAAAATGAAAGCAACCGAAATTTTAGAACAGCTAGATAATCGAGGTAGGTACCCAGGTGAAGCAGCAACAAATGGACTAACAATACACACCAGAGTAGAAAATATAATGAATCAATCAAAAAAATTGCTGAATTTATATAGACCGTATCTAGTTCGTGGAGAAATTAAAAATTTGGTACAAATATATAAAATTGCTTCTAAAGAATTTAAAAACCCAACAGATTTAGATTATGCAACAATATTAGTAACATCAAACGAACTTAGACCGTATGTTAAACGACTTGCTAGTAAAATGAAAGAAGCCATAAAAAATCCATCACCTGAAGAGTTTAAATTAGCTTCTATAAGTAATCATAAAGTGTTTGGAGGATGGCCAATTGAAGATATTAAATATGATTTGAATAGTATAGCAAGAACTCGACCTGATTTAAGCGATGCAGTAAATAACTTAATACAAGATGTTGAGGGGTATAATCAAAATAAGAGGCTTCGTGGTGAAGTAACATTTAATACAGATTATTCTGATAACATTGAAGATGCAGTAACTCGACGATATAATAATTCAAGAGTAAGAAACAAAAAAGGAAAATTAACAAATCCTAAACGAAAAAAAATAACTATATCTACTAATTATGCAATTGAAATTGCTGCAAATCAACATTACACATGTGCGTTATCAGGAATTCCAATGACAGCAGTTCAAGGTCCAAGTCAACTTAGTATTGATCGAATTAGCTCTAAACATGGATATCATCGCGGCAATGTTCAATTTTTATTAGCTCGAGTTAATATGATGAAAGGTAATTTATCTGAGAATAAATTTTTAGATTGGTGTTTGCAGATATACAAAAACAATTCTAATATACCGGTTACTAACTCTGATTTAGCTGCGGCACTTGCTAGACCAGTATTGTCTAATAACAATACTACTTCAAACACAGATCCTTAACAACATCTTTATTTTCACTCCAAAAAGAATCGTAATCAGTAAACACCCATTTACCGTTCTTTTTGGAGTAATAGTCTACACTTTTTTGTAGTTTAAATTTTTTGATATGTTTATGTTCAAACGCAACATAAGAGCCTTTGCGATTAAACTTCATCATAATGATATTAAAGTCATCCTTATCAGCAACTTCTAAAGTTTGCTCAATCCAAGTATCTAAAATCTTAATTTCACCTGCAGTAAACAATTGATGAAATGGAAAATCAGCATAAGATTTACATTCGGCATTAAAGTGTTTCCAATTTAATGGCGGTACAATATCACCTTTCATAGCACGAATTTGTCCTTCATGTAAGAACTCTTTACGTACTGCATTCTTACCTCCGATATAAGCACCACTTCCTGGAACTCTCATAAAGTGTTCTTTAAAGAGACTAGTTAAATGTTTTGATACGGTGTTTTCCCAACTGTTTCCTTTTGTTTTAGATTTGCTTGGCATCTTAATCCTTTAATTTTTATGTCTAATTTTTAATTTATTTATTGGTTCAAGTATGCCAGCTTCTTCTTTTTGAGCACGTTCTTTAATCATAGCAATTGCTCGTTTACTTGGAATTTTTGGAGAGAAATGTGTGTATCTCCAATCTTGTACCACTAATCTTTGATCGGTACAAAGATTAGTTAGTTGTATTCCAATCTTTTTTAACAACATTAATTCTTTTCGTAAATCAACACAAGTTTGTGAATTTTGTATTGTAACCCAGTTATTATGAGCTATAAAATAGTCATTAAATACTTTCATTATTTCATCGTGTAATTCTTCATTTGGTAACATTATTGACCTCCGTAAGCTAATTCTCTTAATTTTTCTTCTTCTTCATTTGTTAGCAATTTTAGGTTTATAAAATTAAATGCTGTTGGATTAGATTTAATTGCAGCTTTACATAACTGGAAATTTTTGAAATTATCGTTTATCCATTTTAAGTTATAACCGTCTATTGCTACTGATTGATGCGCGAGTTGTTCGTACTGATCAGCTGTAACATAGCCGGCATCTATTGGCAAAGATTCACCATCGGCAACAGGAGTAATATGTTGTAATGAAGCTCCGTTGGCGATTGCTTTTGATGCAATTTTAAATGTTTGAATACCACCTTTAAAGAAGTTATGATCAATCAATACATCAAGAGTATTAAGACTTCCTCTAGCACCAGCTGCAGACATACATAAGTTAAATGCTTGTTCATCTGTAAAACTATATCGATTGATAAATTCGTCTATTAAAAATGGAGCTGTTTTTAATGCAATAATTGCTAATTCGTATAATTCGTCCGGTTTAACAACATCATCGAGTGACCAACTAGTTCCACTTGGATCAATTATGTTACCGTCAACTGACGCAGCAGTTTTTAACTGTTCAAAGGTTAGATAGTCATCTACTAAATCACCTCTCAAGTATTGTACTATATGAGGGTTAGATTCAACTGCTAATCCTAGTAACTTCCCTATATCTTGATGATTTAGTATACCTATATTTTCGATATCTGCAAATGCATAGCTAGGATCTGATGAATTTGCTACTATTTTTACACAGATATCTAAATCGATAAATTGAAGATCAAATGAATCGAGATCCCAATTATTTCCAGATTCGAATGCAGCTTTAACTAACTCTTTGTAGTGTTTATAATGAGACGGAATATGCTCAAATATATCGTAACGTCGATTGTTATAAACTGCTTCTTTTAGTATTTCAAAATCATTTCTAACTTTTGCACTTGCAAAATTAAGTAGTTCTGGATATGCTCCAATACGACGTCCAACACGTTGTTTGTAATTTTGGATAGTGTCAGGTGCATAAATTATCAAATCGTTATTTTGTTCAATTGCGTTTTCCCAAGCGTCATTAGACAGATCAATATCTCCTTCTTCGGTTATTAGTGAACCTATACCGGGAGATTTATCAAGTGCAACTGATCTAAATCTTTCATTAGCTAACACGTTCTTTGGCGCTCTTAAGAAGTCAATTGGATATTTTTCAATTTGATCGTCAATTAGTTTAGGTTTAGTAGCTATGATTTGATTGAGCATATTATTTGGTAAATCAAATACAGAAAAGTCAGTTGCTGGTAACCATGAGTCTTCTCCGATTCCATTTACCACTGGACTTAATAATAATGCTAATATATCTGGATAGAATTTGCTACTAGGTTTGCTATTTTTAGGACCTTTTGTTTGATATAACTCATGAGTATTTGGATTCCATTCAAATGTTAGCATAGGTTGCGGAGTTGAAGTTCTTAAACTTAACAAGTTATTTTCAGGGAATTGACAAGTACCGCAATGTCCCATAAACTTTGATTCTGGGTTGTGTGAATTATAAGGTAAATGCCACCATGTGTTGTTAGTGCTTGGTACTTGCAATACAGGATGGTCGCCTTCTAATATTTCTATTGGTTTTGCGATTTTTCTTGCAGCTTCATTATCTTTAAATATTTGTTCTTCTGCTTTACCAAATTCTGCTATTACGTTGGTTACATTTGTACCTGGGCGAATTGCATTTACTACATCTATTATTCTTTTATTTGTAGCAAATTCAGTAGCAAGCCAATGTGATAGGGAATATTCAACTGATCCTAATGAATCAAATATAGTTGGGTCATTAAGCCATGCAGGTGGGAGTAAATTTGCTAACGCCTCTTGATTTCTATTTAAACCAGCTTCTAATATACCTAAATACCAAAGTATAGCTTGGTTTTTTTTCAAATAAGTTGCAGCCCATTGAACTTTCTGATCAATTGCTGCAGCGTCATCAGGAAACGAGGTTTTAAGTTTGTTAACCTTGCTTTGATAATTTTCAAATAAATTGATTGATTCGTATAATTCTCTTAATCGCATTGTTGCGTCCTAAATAATATGTATTTAGTACTTAAGACAATGCCACTTTGGTTAAAAAGTGGCACTAATGTTATCGTATTTCTAAATCTGTATCGTATGACGTAAAACCGTTTTCTTTTACAACTCTAAGTACATTGTTTACTCTTCCAATTAGTTCTTCTTTGTGACTAATTAAGAATACATTTTTATGGCGTTCTCGTGCCATACCTTTTAATACACTTAGCGCGTTTTCTATACCATTTGCATCTAATCCATTATCGATAAGTTCGTCTACAAACAGCAAGTTTATACCTTGATATAAGCTTTCCCATACATCACGGAATGCCCATGACATACCTAAAATAAGTCTATTACGTTCTCCACGTGAGAGATTGTCAAAATCTAAATCTTGTCCTAATTGTGTAATTTCTACATTTAGATCATTTTGGAATATAACATTATGCGGTAATCCCATCTTATCTAAGTAGTAAGTTAAACGACTGTTTAGATAGGCTAAGTTTTGATCTATAATCTTTTTACGGATAAAACTGTCTTTATTGGTTAGCAATTTAAGCAAAAACTCTTGATGATCTTTAAGTTTAGTTGCATCGTTTATCTTATCCCAAACAATGTCTTGTAGTGCAGTATTGCGTAATTCGTCAATTTGTTCTTGATATGGATCAGTTTCAACTGCTTTAATTTCTAGTTGTTGTTCTAATGATTTAAAGTTTGTCTGATGTTTTAATGCTTGTTCAAGGGTGTCATAATATGTTTCTGGACGCTTTTCAATTACTGCAAACTTACTTAATTCGTCACAAATCTTAGTGTGATCAGCTGATACTTTATCATAATATTTTTGTGCTTCAAGTAAGTGCTGAGTTGCATTTTCTAATAATTCCTCATGTTTATGATCATGTAGTTCTTGATCACAAGCATGACATTTTTTATTATCAAGTGATTCAATTTCTTTAACATATTTGTCACGAGTTTTAATAGCTTGCGATGATGCTGATTCTAAAGTTGCTTTTTCTTTGTTAAGACTTGCCATCGTTGCACGTTGTTCTAAGTATTCTTTTAGTACAGCGTGATTAGCAATTTCAGCTTCAATATCTACACCTTCCATATCAACAATGGCTCTTGCAAGTTTTTCTAAATCAGTTTCTTGTTGATTATACCATGCAGTTTGTCTTAGTAGTAATGTATCAATACTCTGTTGAATCTTTTCATTTGATTTCTTAGCAGCTTCAATATTGGCAGTTTCTTGATAGATGATGTCTTTAGATTGCCTAATTTGTTCTTTAAGAACTTCAGCTTTTTCACTTAGTAAAGTAATACCTAGTAACTGTTCAATAATCTCACGTTGATCATTGGCACGCATTGACAAGAATGGTTCTGTGTATGTGTTCAATGCCACAATGTGCTTAAACATATCGTGACTCATACCAACTAGATGATGCAAATCTTTCTGTGTTTCACGCATATCGCCTTGTGCATCATCTGTTAAAACTTGAGATTCTTCGTTGACAAAAAACTTAAGAACAGTAGGTTTACGACCTCGTTCAATACGATAGTTTACGCCTTCTTTTTCAAATGAAAGTGTAACTAACATGTTCTTGTTATTGATCTTGTTGATTAAATTGTCTTTTTTAATGTTAGTAAGAGCAGTGCCAAACAGCGCATAACTAAGTGCGTTGACAATTGTAGTCTTGCCAGTTCCGTTTCGAGAACCGGCATCATCACCGCCTTGATCTAAGTTTTCTCCTAGTACGAGTGTTAGGTTTTCTTTCTCAAAGTCTACAGCTTGAGTTTGATTGCCAACACTCATAAAGTTTTTTACAGTTAGGGTTTTAATGATCATAGATTGCTATAAATTGATAATAATGTGTTTTTGTTATATGATTCTGAGTCAATGTTTATAATTTGATTTGCTACAATTTCGTCTATACTTTCAAAAGATTCAACGTCAACTGTAGTTTCTAAGTCTAGTTGTTTACGCTCTTCGATTACTTTAAGTTCTCTTAATTGGTAATCACCAATGAACTTTTCTTTAATAAAACTTGCTTCTTCAAAGCTAATATCAATGTCTAATGAAACTCTTAAGTGTTGTTTTGGTTTTAAGATTTTATCAGCATCATCAATAAGTTGACTTAATTTAACAGTTCTAAATGTAGGTTGATCTGGCCAAGTATAGTATTCCGGCTGTCCTCCCCATTCTAAAACCATCATTCCTCTTGCATCATCCCAAGCATCTGCATAGTTATGTGGAAATGCATTTCCAATATAGTGCATGTTTTTTTGATGCTGTCTTTTGTGAAAATGTCCACTAAAACCAAGTTCATAGTTATTAAAAGCTTCTAAACTTATATCACCATGGTCGGGCATTTGCACCATTGCATTCATAAAGAAGTGAGGTAATTCAAAATGTCCAAAGATGTATTTTGCATCTTTTTTGCCTATTTGTTTCCATTCATCGTGTACAAGCCACGGGCATAATGTAACATTTCCAATAGTAGTAGGGTGATGAACTACTGTAATTCCTGGAATATATTTGCCAAATTCTACACTATGAATATCACGTTTATCTTTATAGTATAAGTCATGATTACCTGGGAAAAAGTAAAAAGCATCAAATGCTTGACCTAATTTTTCTAAAGCTCTTAGGCTGTAATCCATGGTAGTGATGTTTAGATTGTTGCGGGAGTGATGCCAGTCTCCCATAAAAATACCAACATCACAATTTTCTTCTTTAGATTTAGCAATGTACCAATCTACGAATGATTCGCAATCTTGATTGTGTACACTGCTATTTGATTTTAATCCAAAATGTATATCTGTAAATACCGCTGCTTTTTTAAATAAATTCATGTATCTGGGTGTTCGTCTGAGTTTTGTAATAAGAACCATGATAATGCTTTTTCATCATTAAACACAAGTGATCCATAAATGCCGTATTCGTCTGCGTAACCAATGTTGCATTTATATTTGTTTTCAAATAGTTTAACGATAGTTGTAAAATTTAGGTTAGCATGTTCAGGATTTTCTTTTAATAAGTTTTTATAAGCATTATCGACTATTGGGTGAGTTAAACTAATTTTGTTACTCATAATCTTCTGACCGTCTTAATGAGATTTCATATTCTTCAGAACCAGTACGAGTATAAGAAGGGTTCATACCGTTCATTTCTAATATGTCGTCACGTATATTTTGGTTTCGTTTTTCTATGTTTATAACTCTAACAAAAGAGTTAGTTACTGCTGCCGTAAAGTATGCGAACGGATTATCTGACTTTGATTCATCGAATTGTAAACCAATTTGAGTTAGTTGTAGAATAGCTTGTCCGCGCATTTCGTCGTTGTATGTATAACCTCTAACATTACCTCTTGTTGCATAACGTTCACAAAGTGTAATCATCATACGAGCTAAAGTATTGGTAATTTGTCCTGATGTTTTTTCAAAATGTCCAGTTTCTAAGTCACCTTTCCAATGACTTTTACCTACACATACAAGTTTATCATCAATAAATTTATAGTGTTGGAATGGTGGAAAGTTAACTTTTTCTCGACGATCTGCTTCTGTTTTAGGATTTTTCTTTCTTACTGAATTAAGCGGAATGTGGTCGTAAGTCATAATTCTAAATACTAAATCAGTTTTTGGTATAGATTTGTAGTTAACTTCACAGTCTGCTTGTTTAATTTTTTCACCTTCATTTTTTCGTTTAACATAGTCTAAATCTCCTAATCGTTTTGCTTGATTGCGTTTAGCTTCTGCAACAGTTCTAATATTGATTTTATCTAATCCTGTTAATATTATATCGTATTGATGAAAAGATGGATCAGTAAAAACGCAATATGAGCTTTTTGATCTATGAATTTCTAATAACATGTCCTTATTATTTAGGTAATTTACTTTAGGTGTAATCATTTGTGTATCTCCATTTACACTAATAATTATACAACCAAAAATCAAAATAGTCAAGAGATTTATACCTTTCATCTAGTATTATACATGATAGTTTGTCATAAATCAATTACTTTGGTAAAATTAACTATGTAGTTAATGAGTTCAAATAAATAATAAAATAAAGAGGATATAATTATGTCATTAGCAGGATTAGGCGCAGCAGTTGGTGCAGGTATAGGAGCAGCAGGCAACGCCAGCAATTTTTTAAGTAATTTAAGGTCAGCAACACTACCTCGAGCTGGAGAAATTGCTGGAGATTTAATGAGTGCCTATGCAGTTTACACTGATAGTACAATTGACGATTGGCGTGTGCGATTAACATTGCCAACCTGGCCAAGTTTTAGAGGAAGTCCGGTTTTAAAGCCGTTAAATGATATTGGAGGAATGATATTTCCTTATACTCCGCAGATTACACTTAACAATAGTGCAAGTTATTCAAAAGTATCACCAGTTCATTCAAACTTTATATTTCAAGCATATCAACACAGCGATCCTGGTACAATCACTATTGTAGCGCCAATGAATGTTGAGGATACTGCACAAGGATTATATTGGATAGCTGCATTGCATTACTTTAGATCAATAACTAAAATGTTTTCAGGAGCAGATCCTAAAGCAGGAAATCCGCCACCTATTGTACAATTAAACGGATACGGAAGTTATGTGTTTAAGAATATGCCAGTTGTTGTAACAAACTTTACCACAACATTAAATGCAGAATGTGATTATATTCCAGTTGAAACAAAGACAAGTATTGCTGGAATGGTTAATTCTATCGCAGGCGGTATTGGAGGAGTTGCAAGCGGCATAGGCGGAGCATTTGGATTATCAAAAGTAACAGACGCAATTACAGATATTACTGATGGTATTGGAGAAGTAGCAACTCTTGCAAATTCATTAGGAGTTGGCGGTAAAATGAGTGGCGGGATTGCACATGTTCCAACTAAAAGTTCGTTTACTGTAACATTAGTACCTGCTTACAGCAGAACAAGTGCGCGTAAGTTTAGTTTGGATAACTTTGTTGCAGGTGGTTATCTTAATAATAGTTATGGGTATTTATAATGGCAGCAAAATATAGAAATACAAGTCCGTGGTACAACACACAAATTAAACAAGATTATCTTGATGTATTAACCATACGTCCAGTTGCAGCTGAATTAGCTGATTTTTTATATACAATTGAGTTACAATATAAACATCGTCCTGATTTGTTAGCATATGATTTATATGGTGATTCTAGTTTATGGTGGGTATTTACACAACGAAATCTTGACGTGATACAAGATCCTATATTTGATTTTGTACCAGGTACGCAGATATATATCCCCCAGTTGAGCAAGTTAAAAATAGCATTAGGTATATAATATGGCATCAATTTTAAACTCAGCAACTAATCTTCTTAAAGAATCTGCAGCTACAATTGCTGATAGTATTGGAGAAATTGCATCAACATTAGGTTTGGATTTTGAATCAGATACAACGATTAAACTTCCACTACCAAATGTTTTACATGATTTTGCAAGTTATAATTATATCATAGGATTAGGTGTTCTTACTACTTATGATTTGCATAATCCTGATACTACTTACATGCAAAATATAACTATGCCTTCAAAAGAGCAAACAATTTTAATATGTAAGACAGGCGGTGCTGATCCTAATAATCGTGTTAAAACTGATTATGGTAGATATGAATTTTTCATCGATAATCTATCCATTGACTCGGCTATAGGTTTACAAAATGTTGCCACAACTAATGCAACCACAATGACATTCACTGTTACTGAACCGTATAGCATGGGATTATTTGCAATGGCTTGCCAAACTGCATCTGCAAAAGCAGGACACCAAAATTGGACGGATGCTCCATTTCTTTTAACTTTAGAATTTAGAGGAAATGATGAAATTGGCATGATGTTACCAGTTCGAGCAGCTAATCGGTATATTCCAATTAAAATTGCATCAATGGATATGAAAGTAACACCAGGCGGAGCAGTATATGAATGTTCTGCGTATGCTTGGAATGATCAAGGTCTTAGTTATAAAAATTCAGCATTAAAATCAGATATGGCTATTAAAGGTTCAACTGTTCAAGAAGTTTTACAAACAGGAGAACAGAGTCTACAAGCAGTTTGGAATACACGATTAAAAGAGTTTAAAACACTTGGAGTAGTTAATGTTCCTGATGAAGTTATTATTTTATTTCCAAAGGATATAAGTTCTGCACCTAAATCAGAAGGTGGATTTGGAGGAGGAGCAACACTCGGAAGTGCATCTCCTGAGCAAGTGTATGAAAAGTTAGGAACAAAGTTAAGTTCTGTTAACAAAACACAAGTTCAAGATGCAGAGCAAGTTAATCTGTTAGGAAAAGCATACATGGGCTATACTTCAGAAAAACGACCAGATGTTCCGTTTGATAAAGTAGCAGATGCATGGGACGAAGATAAGAAAGTATTAATTAGAGCAAAACAGAATTCCAGTAAGCCTACTGAAGGTATTTTTAAATTTAGACAAGATACTGACATACCAAATGCAATTAACCAAATATTATTGTCAAGTGATTTCCCATATGGAACATTTGATCCAAAGGCGTTATCTCCAGAAGGATATAGAACATGGTGGAGGATTGATATACAAGTTTATATCAAAGATCCTACTGCAAACTTAGATAAAACAGGTGTGCCACCTAAGATTATTGTGTATAGAGTAATACCTTACAAATCACACTCAAGTAGAGGAATTATTGGTGTTAACCAAACACCAGTCGGATACGATAAGTTACTTAAAAATATAGTAAAAGAATTTAATTATACCTATACAGGTAAAAACATAGATGTATTGGACTTTAATATTAACATTAATGCCAGTTTCTTTGCAATGATGACAGCAGATGCTGGACGAGATACACAAGATCAAAAGACATCAGAGAATGCTGGACAAGGTAAACCGGATACAGATACTATTAACATTGCAGGTGCTGCTCCTCAACAAGGAACGTTTTCACAACGTATGGAGTATATTAGCAATTTAACAGGAACAGATAGATACGGCGGTGGCGGTAATGATACTACTGCAACTCGAGCTGCAAGGATATACCACGATGCAATTACGCATGGTTGGGATATGCTTAATATAGAAATGAAAATTGTAGGTGATCCGTACTTCATTGCACAAAGCGGTATGGGGAATTATACATCAAAACAAACACAAATAGCTAATCTATGCACAGATGGCTCAGTTAATTGGCAAGGTGCCGAAGTAGTTATTGCAGTAAACTTTAGAACTCCAATTGACATACAAAATGATACTGGTATGTATGCTTTTAATGGCGACATGCCAACATCTCCTTTAATGCAATTTACTGGAGCATTTCAAATAACCACATTAGTTAGTACATTTAAAGGTGGAAAATTTGAACAAACATTAAGTGGATTTAGATATCCAATGCAAGAATCTTCAGCACTTCCTGTTGCAGATTTATCATTTAACTTAGACAACCTTGTAAAAAAAGGTGTAGGATTTATTAGCGACATAGCAGGCATATAATGGGACAACATCATCAAGACGTAGCACTAACAGCATTACCTGATCCAAGACCAGGGCCATATTTGGCAGTAGTGATAGGACATTTAGATCCAACATTTATGGGAGGGCTTGAAGTAGAAATTCTAAGACCAGTAGGTAACAGTCCAAGGAGTGGAGAAATACATCAAGTAAAATATATGAGTCCATTCTACGGAGTAACAGGATCTGATTATGTATCAGAACAAGAAGACAATTATCAGAATACACAAAAGAGCTATGGAATGTGGATGGTACCACCTGACCCTGGTTCTGTTGTCATGATTATATTTGTAGACGGCGATCCTAAAAAAGGTTATTGGATGGGGTGTGTTCCTGACTTTTCAATGAATTTTATGGTACCTGGCATCGCAAGTACTGAAAATTTATCAGATGATAAAAAATATAATAGTGATGCAACAAGATCTCCTGTAGCTGAGTATAACTTCATGTTTAATGATAGTAATACTAATAATCCTACACGTATTAAGAAACCTCAACACCCATTTGCTGCAGTTTTAAAAGAAAGCGGATTAGATAAAGATGATATTCGTGGAACTACTACCAGTAGTGCAAGACGTGAAGCTCCTTGTATGGTATTTGGCATATCAACACCAGGCCCAATAGACAAGCAATCAGGTGCTAAACGAGGAAAAATTGGAACTAACGATCATCCACTTGATACTTTTGTTAGTAGATTAGGTGGATCAACATTTGTAATGGACGACGGCGATGATAAGTTTCTCCGTAAAAAACCCGCATCGGAAGATAAACCGGATTATGTATCTAAAGAAGAAAGTTCATCAGATGGTGATGTTACAATTCCTCATAATGAATTAGTTCGTATTAGAACAAGAAAAGGACATCAAATATTACTTCATAACAGTGAAGATCTAATTTATATCGCCCACGGAAGTGGTAAATCTTGGATTGAAATGACTGCTAACGGTAAAATTGATGTATATTCTAAAGATAGTATGAGTTTCCATACAGATGCTGATTTTAATTTTTCAGCCGCTGGTGATATTAACTTTACATCAGCTAAAAACATCAATCTCAATGCAGTTACTGATGTTAAAATGACAGCAGAAGGTAATATTGATCTTAATTCTAATGCAAGTATACGCCAAACTTCTACAGGTAAAAATGAAACAAAAGCCGGCGGAGATATCATAGAAACAGGAGCTAATATCCATATGAATGGCCCAGGTGCAGCAAGTGCAGCTAAAGCTCCTGTAGCCAATCGTCGTCCAGGACCTGAACCTTGGAAAGGACATGAAAATTTAAACCCAAAAAACTATACATCTGATAAAACAAAAGCGGTTGACAAAGACAGCTATAAAGAACCAGAAGCTGAAATAAAATATACAATACCGGACACATTTAACAAACATAGAGAGGCACCGCCAAAATGACACAGCTATATCATAGGATTAGATTACCTGCGTATTCAAAACCTGATAATACGATAAAACCTAAGACATATAAAGGGTTTAGTACAATTACATCATCAACTGAAAATTACAGTTTGTATGATTTTGATTTAATTAAGCAGGATATTTTAAACCATTTTCACACACGTCAAGGTGAGCGATTGATGCAACCACGGTTTGGAACAATTATTTGGGATTTGTTATTTGAACCTCTAACAGAAGAAATTAGATTGATAATCAAACAAGACATTGAAAATATTATTAACTATGATCCGCGTGTTCAAGTTGCTGATACTAATATTATAACTTATGAAAGTGGTTTAGAGATTTCTATGTCGTTAACTTATGTTCCATATAACCTTACTGAAACAATATTGTTAAGGTTTGACCAAGGCGCAAGCTTCTTAGCTCAATAGTAATGCGCTAAAATATTAATAATAAATACCCTTATTAGGATACAATTATGAGTTCAACTGACAGACAAAACAGATTATTAGTAGCTGAAGATTGGAAAAAAATATACCAATCTTACAAAAGTGCAGATTTTCAAAGTTATGATTTTGAAAATTTAAGACGCACAATGATAGATTACATTCGTCAAAATTATCCTGAAGACTTTAACGATTACATCGAAAGTTCAGAATATTTGGCATTAGTTGATGTGATTGCATTTCTTGGGCAAAGTGTTGCATTTCGTGTAGATTTAAATGCAAGAGAAAACTTTTTAGAATTAGCAGAACGTCGAGACAGCGTTTTAAGATTATCAAGATTAATTAGTTATAATGCAAAACGAAATACCGCAGCTCGAGGATTGTTAAAATTTTCATCAATTCAAACTACACAAACTGTACTTGATAGTAACGGAAGAAACTTATCAGGACAGTCAATAGTTTGGAATGATTCATCCAATGACAATTGGTATGATCAGTTTATTAAAGTAATAAATGCTGCTATGTCAACTACTCAGCAATTTGGAAATCCGTCAGATAAAGGTACAATTTACAATATTCCAACTGAACGATATACATTACAAACACTTTCTGCTGAAAAACCAATATATTCATTTTCAAAAACAGTAGCTGGTAGATTGATGAATTTTGAAGTTACTAGCACAACATTCAAAGGGCAAGATTACATCTATGAAGAACCGCCTAAACGCGGTAATAAGTTATCTTGTGTCTTTAGAAATGACGGAAGAGGGTACGGCAGTGCAGGGTCTGGATTCTTTTTGAACTTTACACAAGGTACGATTGGACAAAATCAATTTACAATTTCACAACCAAGAAGTAACGAAATTGTTGAAGTAGCTACAACTGGCATTAACGACTCTGACGTTTGGTTGTATAAATTAGACAATAACGGTGATGAAGTTGAAGAATGGACTAAAGTTCCAAATATTGAAGGTAACAATATAATCTATAACAGTCTTAGTAAAGATATTAGAAACATTTTTAGTGTTATTACAAAAACTGATGATAGTATCAATTTGTCCTTTAGTGATGGTACATTTGGCAATATCCCAACTGGAACTTTTAGAATTTATTACAGAACAAGTAATGGAATTTCATATGATATTAACACTCGCGATATTCGTAATGTTTCAATATCAATTCCGTATACATCAAATTTAGGCCAAACTGAAACATTATCAATAACAATGTCGTTGGCAACATCAGTTACTACTGCTGATACGTCAGAAACTGATAGAAGCATTAAAGCTAATGCACCTGCTACATTTTATACTCAAAACAGAATGATCACAGGGGAAGATTATAACATTTCTCCATTAAGTGCAAGTCAACAAGTGTTAAAAGTTAAAGCTGTTAATCGTGCGTCAAGCGGTATTAGTAGATATTTTGATTTAGTAGATCCAACAGGGAAGTTTAGTTCTACTAATTTATTTGCAGACGATGGTGTGATTTATAAAGAAGATTATCAAACATATAATCAATTTTCTTATTTGACTAAAACTGATATTGAAGGAGCAATCAATAATACTGTAACTCCTTTATTAAATAGAGCTCAATTGCGTAATTTCTTTTATTCAAAGTACACAAATGTTGGTGTAGTTGTTGGTGGATCTGTTATTAAATGGGATGCAGGATTACTAACATCGGGCAATTTGATAGATAATAACAGCATTAGATATCGTGTTGGTGCATCGTTTACTAGTACACAATTAAGATTTGTTAAAACTGGATCTTTGATTAAGTTTACTGCACCTTATAGTACATCTACATACGGAGCTGGTATATATCAAGGCGAAAGAATCAAATATTATTTTGATACAACAACTGCTGATAATAAATTAGTATTAGAAGACAAGTACCAAAATCTTACAACTGATACTGTCAAAGGTGCAAGTGAATATATTTGGGCATCGGTTGTATCAGTTGTAACTGATGGAACTATTACTAATGGAATAACATTGAATATCAATGTGCCATCGGACGCAGTAGTTTCACAAGTAATACCTCAATTTAGAGTAACAATAGAACCAAGTGTTATTACAAGTATGATTGATTTAATTTTTGAAAACAAATCATTTGGTTTATCATATAATGCTAACACACAAATATGGCAAATTGTATACGAATCAAACTTAAATTTAGTTTCATCGTTTAATTTAAACACACAAGGGCGAGTATCAAATAGACAAGAAGATTCAAGTTGGATGATTTTGTTTACTACTGATAACGAATATTATACTGTAACTAGTAGAGAAACAAGATATGTATTTGAAAGCGATAAGCAATTAAGATTCTATTTTGATAGTAATGAAAAGATAAAAAACAGCATTTCAAATGTTTCAGTTAGAGATAAAATTAACATTCTAAGTGTTAACACACGACCAGATTCAATTCAATCATATACCAATGACCTTAAATGGGAAATTGTTTCAGAATATATTGGGTTAGATGGTTATGTTGATAACAAAAAAGTTGTTATATCGTTTGCAGATTCAGATGATAACGGTGTAGTCGATGATCCAGAATTATTTTATAAAATTGTATCACCGTCAGTAACTGATATGAAAAAATATATCATAGAAGAAAGATATTTAATAGCAAATGGACAAGAAGATTATCGATATGTTGAAAATAAAAATTTGATAACAGTATTAACCGACCCATCTACAAGACTTGGAACACCTGGAAAGTATTACTATTTACCAACAGTTAATATAGTTAAAGTAGCAGATGCAGATGGAAAGTTAGTGCCAACATTAGATTATCGAGTATACAGTGGTAGAGATAAGTTAAGATTCCAATATATTCATAATGCAAATTATGATGCACGAATTGATCCATCTGTAAGTAACATAATTGATGTTTATATCTTAACAAGAAGTTATGATATTGCAATTAGACAATGGGTTAGTGGAGTTATATCTGAAAAACCATTGCCCCCAGGCACAGATGAGCTATATAATTTAGTTGCTCCTTCGTTGAATTTAATTAAATCTATTTCTGATGAAGTGGTATATCATCCAGTAACTTATAAGATATTATTTGGTGAATCAGCAGATCCTGAAGTACAAGCTATCTTTAAGATTACAAAAACCCCAGGTAGAGTAATATCAGATAACGATATAAAATCACAAGTTATTACTGCAATTAATAAGTTCTTTTCTTTAGATAACTGGGATTTTGGAGATACATTCTTCTTTAGTGAATTGGCAACATTTGTAATGAATGATGTTTCTCCTAATCTTTCTAATTTTGTAATTGTGCCTAAACACGATTCACTTAATTTTGGTGGTTTATTTGAAATTAGATCCTTGAGTAATCAGATTTTAATCAATGGTGCAACGGTAAATGATATTGAGATTGTATCAGGTTTAACATCAACAAACATTAAATCATCAAATATTAGCACACAATCTAACACAACAATTCGTCAAACAATAACAAGCTCGTCATACGGGAGTAACTAATGGCTAACAGAAAAAACAATAATCTATATATACCAAGATCGGTAACTTTTGATACAAGTGATAGCGATAACACTGCAAACTTTTTACCAAGGTATTATAAAACTGATGCTAATCGGAAGTTTTTGCATTCAACTATAAACCAACTTGTACAGCCAGGGGTTGCTAAAAAGGTTAGTGGATATATTGGTCGAATGACAGCTAAAGCAACCAAATATGACGATATATTTGTTGATGCAGCTACAGTATTGCGACAAAACTACCAGTTAGAACCTGGATTTGTAATTGATGATAAGTTAGGAAATACTACATTTTTTAAAGATTATCAAGATTATATTAATCAATTAGATGTAAATGGATCTAATGTATCAGTGCATTCACGCCTAAACAAACAAGAACTGTATAGTTGGGATCCGCATATTGATTGGGATAAAATCTCAAATTTTCAAAATTACTACTGGTTGCCTAACGGACCGGATGTAGTAACAATCCGTAATGTTAAATTAAAAGATTCTACATTAGAATATAGTGTTAAAAGTACAACAACAAATGAATATGTATTTTCACCAGATGGATTAACTAAGAACCCAACTATTAAATTGTATAGAGGACAAACTTATACTTTTAAGATTAATAGCCCTAAACAACCATTTAGTTTTAAAACTGAAAGAACAGTTTCGTCACTTGATAACTACAAACCTACTACATTAACGACTGATGTTTTTGTTACAGCTAAAGATTCAACTGGAAAAACTATAAAAGATGAGAACGGAAAAGTTGTAAAACAAATGGTATATGAAGTTACTAAAGGCACTATTACCTTTACTGTACCTATCGATGCCCCAAATAAATTATTCTATTCTAGCAGTAATAACTTAGAATTAAGTGGTGTTATTGAAGTTTTAAATTTAGAAGATGGCGCAGATTTTGATGTTGATAGTGAAATTTTAGGAAAATCAAAGTATACATTGATCAATGGTTTAAAATTGAGTAATGGTATGAAAGTTCGATTTGCTGGAAATGTTACTCCTGTAGAATATGCATCTGGTAATTTTTATGTTGAAGGAGTAGGTTCGTCAATACAGTTAGTTCCAGAATCACAATTAGAAGCAGTTACTCCGTACACTACATCAGAAACCATGTTGTTTGATATCGAATTGTTTGATGCAGTTCCATTTGATGATGCAATTTCATATTCTGGTACACCTGATTATGTTGTAATTAATCGAGGAAGTAATGATAAAAACTTTTGGAGTAGAAACAACAAATGGTTTCACAAAGATGTAATTGAAGCAAGTGCGTTGTACAATAACATTCAACCATTGATTGATCAATCAATGAGAGCAGTTAGACCTATTATTGAATTTGAAAAGAATCTAAAATTATTTAATTTTGGAACTTATGCAATTAACGATGTATCATTTGTTGATCAGTATACAACTGATGCGTTTTCTACAATTGAAGGATCATTAGGGTATTCAGTCGATGGCATTCCATTAGCACATGGCGATACTATTATATTTGCTGCAGAAAAAGATGAATTAGTTAAAAACAATATATATCAAGTTGAGTTTATTGATGTTAAGCATGAAATTTCAAAATTAGGAGCTAGTAGACAAATTAGATTGGTTCTAATTGACACTCCTGGATACAACCAAGTTGCTATTGTTAAACGTGGTAAAACATTGCAAGGCAAAACATTTTGGTTTAATGGATTAACATGGGTTGAAGCACAACAAAAAACTAAGATAAATCAATTTCCGTTATTTGATATGTTTGATGATAATGGTGTTAGTTTTAGTGATAAAAGTGAATACTTAGGTTCTTCATTTAAAGGAACTACTGTATTTTCATACAAAGTAGGAACAGGAGCAATTGATCCAAAGTTAGGATTCCCATTATCTTATAAGAATATTAGTAATATTGGAGATATTGTTTTTGATTTTTCGTTACTTAGTGATACATTTCTTTATGAATTAAACGGTACTAATGTAACACGAAAAATTGATAATGGTTTTTTAGTTGTTGCTAATTTTAATGATTATACTTTTGTTAATGGTTGGAAAACGTGTACGATTGAAAATACACAACCTGCTATACAATTATATATAAATTCAGGTCTAACAAACGATTTTAATATTGATATGTTTGACGGATTACCTGATGATATTAATGTAAGGGTTTATGTTAACAATGAACGTGTAAGCAATTGGTCAATATATGTAATCAATCGTACAGATGTTAAAAGTGCATGCTATAGTGTAGTATTTGATACACCAGTTAGTCTTTCTGATTCAGTGTTGATTAAAGTTTATTCGAATCATCCTATCAATCGTAATGGATATTATGAAATTCCTATTAACTTACAAAATAATCCATTGAATGGTATTTTAACTGAGTTTACATTAGGTGAAGTTGTTAATCATGTTGATAGCATCATTGATCATGTTTACTATTCGTTGCTTGATCAAAATGTTGTATTTGATAACAATTTACGAGATATTGGAAGTGTAACAGAATATGGTACTAAGTTTGTACAGCATAGTGGTCCTATAGGGTTATCTTTATATCATGTAGCATCTGATGATAATAATGTTATTCGAGCAATTGAAAAATCACGTGATGATTATTGCAGATTTAAACGAGCATTTATTACAGTTGCAGAAACTATGGGAGTTGACAAAGAAACTCCAGAGCATGTTGATTTAATTTTAGAAAAATTAACAGAAAATATGCCAGTAACTTCGCCGTATTATTTTAGTGATATGGTGCCATTTGGTGCAAGTATTAAGACTAACATAGTAGTTGGAAGCCATACAAGTGGTGTGTTTTCATTAGCTAAACCATTTAGCTTAGATGTATTATCAAACAAATCAGTTACTGTATATTTGAATCAAGTTCAGCTATTACACGGTTGTGAATACACGTTTAGTGATCAAGGTTTTGTTTATATTTCTGTAAATTTAGAAGTTGATGATATTGTAACAATTGTTGAATACGAAAATACCGACGGATGTTTAGTACCAGAAACGCCAACAAAACTTGGTATGTGGCCTAAATTTGAACCAAAAATATATTTAGACACTACACTAATAACGCCTATGAATGTAATTCAAGGGCATGACGGTAGTATTATAGTTGCATACAATGACTATCGTGATGATTTGTTATTAGAATTAGAAAAAAGAATTTACAACAATATCAAAGTTAAGTATGATACTACTATTTTTGATATTCATGATTTTATTCCTGCATTTAATCAACAAAATGATTATACATTAGAAGAGTTTAATTTAGCATTGCTTCCAAACTATCATAAATGGTCATTAAACACTGGTATAGATTTTTCAACTCCATTGTCATATGATAAAACAAATTCGTTTACTCATTTATATGAATCAAATGCTACAACTGCAACTCCTAAATTTTGGAGAGGGATTTATCAATGGATGTTAGGCACTGATCGTCCTCATATTTGCCCATGGGAAATGTTAGGATTTAGTGAAGAACCATTATGGTGGGTATCAGTATACGGTCCAGCACCGTATACAAGTAACAACTTAATTTTATGGGAAGATTTAAGTAATGGTTTAGTTAAAGAACCTAACAAATCTGAAGTTGTTTTAGAAAAATATGTTAGACCGTATGTAGCAACACATATTCCTGTTAATGAAAACGGAGAATTGATAAGTCCATTTGATGCTATGTTAGCACATAGTCTTGGGGCATCGTCTCAAGGTTCGTTTACATTTGGTGATATTTCTCCAGTTGAATCGGCTTGGAGACGCAATTCTCACTATCAATTTAGCGTAATAAAAACCTTAATATTGTTATATCCATCTAAAATTATTGGATTGTTAATTGATAGATCACGTATAAAACGAAATTTAGTTAATCAGTTAGTTTATACTGAAACCGGAACTCGTCTTAAAATATCAGACATTGTGTTTCCAAGTGTTTACTTAACAGAGACTCGTGTACAAACTGCAGGACTAATTAACTTCTTAATTAATAACATAAATTGTGATAGTTTAACATTTTACAATGAATACAAGTATAATTTAAAAATGTTATCAGCTCGCATTTGTTATCGTGTTGGTGGATTTACAAGTAAAGAAAAGTTCAACTTATTGTTAGATTCTAAAACACCAACATCAACTGGTAGTATTTTTATTCCACAAGAAAATTATAAAATTCGATTGAATACATCGTCACCTGTAACTATGATAAGTTATAGCGGTGTAATTATTACAAAAATTCAAGGTGGGTTTGAGATTAAAGGATATAGTCAATCTAATCCAATTTTTAATTATTTTGAAGGATCATCTGGTTATGATGTTACTGTAGGTAGTATATCTGAAAGTTATACGCCTTGGAACGCGTATCAAACATATATTTCAGGTTCTATTGTTATGTATGCAGGAAAATACTATCGTGTATCTTCAACATTTACTGCATCAGGAGAGTTTGACAGATTAAATCTTGTGGGATTAGCAAGTTTACCTATGGTAGGCGGTGCAACTGCAGTATTCAATAGAGTGTGGGATAGATCTACTGTAAAATCAATACCATATGGTACTAAGCTGTACTCAATTCAAGAAGTTGTTGATTTCTTGTTAGGTTATGGTGAATGGTTAACTTCAGAAGGGTTTGAGTTTGAAGAATATAATGAAAAAATGTCAGCTGTTATTAATTGGCAAACTAGTGCAAAAGAGTTTTTATTTTGGACTACACAAAAATGGGCAGCAAATAAAGAAACATACAACACTTGGGAAGAATGGACTTCTGGGAATACATATACATTTGGAAGTATTGTTAGATACAATGGAAAGTATTATAAAGCATTGCATACCATTACAAATACCGTATTTGATCAAAATGAATATTTGTTATTAGAAAATGTTGATCTAACAGGTAGTTCAGTACTTGCATTAAGTCCTGGGGCAAAATCTTTAGTATTTAAGACAGTATTAAGTGTAGTTGATAGCATTATTAATCCAAATAACTTGTATGAGTTGTTAGATGGAAATGGCAAACCAATTAGACCGCATGTTATGAATACATATCGTTCTGATAATTTTGTTAGTTATACACCAACTACTGAAGTTGGAATCTATTGTGCAACATTCTATTTAATTCAAAAAGAACATGTTGTAATTTTAGATAATACTACAATGTTTAATGACATAATTTATAATCCAGAAAGTGGTTATAAACAAGATAGAATTAAAGTATCCGGATATGTTAGTGCTGAATGGAATGGCTCATTAAATGTACCTGGATTTATTGTTGATCAAGCTATAGTTAATGAATGGGTTCCGTGGAAAGAATATGCATTAGGTGATATTGTTGTTTACAGATCATACTATTACAGTGCAATTCAGTTTTTACAAGGAACTGAAACATTTGATGAAACTATGTGGGTGATGTTAAGTTCTAAACCAACCCCTGGATTGCTACCTAACTGGAACTATAAAGCTACACAATTTACAGATTTTTATAGCTTAGAAAGTGAAAACTTTGATGTGGGTCAACAGAAAATGGCTCAACATTTAACTGGATATCAAAAAAGAGAATATTTAGAAAATATCATTCAAGATGATGTAAGTGAGTTTAAATTCTATCAAGGAATGATAATTGAGAAAGGTACTCAAAATGTACTTAACAAATTGTTTGATGTATTAAGTGCAGACGGACAAGACAGTTTGAAGTTTTACGAAGAATGGGCAGTTCGTTCCGGGCAGTATGGTGCAAGTTCTGCCTTTGAGAATATTGAATTTGTATTAGATGAGTCTTTATTTAAGATAAATCCTCAAGGATTTGAGCTAGTAGATTATCCAATTACAATAAAAGATTTGATTATTAGACAAACTCCTAAAGATTTATACTTAACACCATTTGGATATAAGCCAAATATTTGGCCATCTGTTAAAACTATTACTAAAAATGCAGTTTATGCTAGAAATGAAGAATTTTCAAAAGTGTTAGTATCAATTGATGACTTAGCATCTGCTGATATTACAACTTATGTGGATAATGAGTATGTAAGTTGCACATTCTCTGCAGATAACACTTGGAATGCATATCAATATAGAGTATTAGATTTACCTGTGATTGAAATAATAAGTTTAAACATTAATAAAACTCAATTAAGATTTACTGTTAGTAAAACCCCAGTGTTAGTTGACGAATATATTGGTATTATTTCTGAAGTTACTAACTTAAATGGATTCTTTAAAGTAGTACAAGCGACTACTGATACTTTTACTATTGATACTCAACCAGTAACAGTTCCAACTGAATTTACTGGAATAATGTTAAGTGTATTAACTAATCGTCGAGTTGATTCAATCGATGATTCTACATATAATATTGATGATGTTACTAATGGTAGTTTGTTATGGACAAACAATACAGATAATCAATGGAAAACTTGGGAATACCAAACTGTTTATGTTCAAAGTATTAAAGAAAACTTTGACCAGCAGATGCAAAATTATGCTCGAGCAGTAGCAGTTAATTCTACAAGTACAACTATGGTAGTTTCTGCAACTTATACTAAACCAAATGATGTTACTCAATACGGTACTGCATTAATTTATAATCGTGATAGAACAACTGATTCATGGATATTAAGACAAACAATAGTTAACCCATTGTTTGGAACCGGATATGTTTCATCTAATCCAGAAACTATATGTAAAGCAGTTGCAATTTCTAATGACGGAACTTGGATTGCACTAGGGTCACCGGGTACAAGTAATACAAAAGGTATAGTTTCAATTTATAAAGTAGATGATGCAGGAATGTACAACTTAGAAAAAACAATAGTAAGTCCTGCAAATCAAATTGGAGAAAACTTTGGATCTATATTGAAGTTTAATAACAATATGTTGTTTGTAGGAACTGCGGTTAACAAATTGTATGTTTTGAAATTTAAATTATTCTCGCATGCTGAAAGATTGTACAATCCAAAAGGTAGTATTGGGGTGTCGTTGTTTGTGTCATCCACCGCTGATATAGAAAAAGGCATGAGCATATTTGGTGACGGCTTTGACGGAACACAAACTGTTGTAGAAGTTGGAAGTAATAATCGATTAGTATTAAGTTCTGCTCCAATATCAACTCCATCAGGATTTTTATCATTTGTTAGTTATGATTGGGTAGTTAATGAAACGTTAACTGGTTCAACTAATTATTTTGGTAATTCATTTAGTATATCATTATCTAACTTCTTAGTAGTATCAGACTCGCATGATGATTTAGGAAAAGTATTCACGTATGAGCAAGATGCAGAAGGATATTTTGGAGAACCAGTTGATATTATTGTACCTATCGATAATGAAACATTATTTGGATCAAATGTTGCAGTATCATCAAACGGAGGATATATTAGTATTGTTTGTACTGTTGATGATATAGAACAAATTGAAACCTTTATCAGAGGAGATTATCTCAATATCATCTTCAATGCAGTTGGAAATCATGTTCAATTTGTTAATCTTAATAAAACAATGATTGTATCAACAATTGGAATACAGAATGTAACAGTTGATGTTTATGATATGTATGAAACTAAATGGGTGTTTAGTGAAAGATTATTGGCAACTAATGGAACTGGTTATGCTGCTAATGTTGTATCAACTAGTCGTAACATTTTAATTGGATTGCCTGAAAACGGTTCAGGTAAAATTTATGAATATACAAAACCAAGAAATGCGTATAGTTGGACAGTTAAGAATTATGCAATTGATAAACCAGATCCGCATAAAATTAAACAAGCATTCTTATATAATCGTGTTACAAATGAATTAATCAAATATTTAGATGTTGTTGATTCTGTAAATGGAAAACATCCAAAGATTGCTGAACAAGAATTAAAATTCAAATCAGCATATGATCCTGCTGTGTATTCGTCAGGTACATCAACAATAGTTAATATTGATTCCGGAATAGCTTGGGGTCCTGAGCAAGTTGGGTCGTTATGGTGGGATTTGCGTACTGCTACATTTATTGATTGCTTTGCTAATGATATAATTTATCGTACAAGCACATTGAGTACGTTAGCAGCCGGTGCATCAATTGACATTTATGAATGGGTTGAATCTAAACTTTTACCAGAAGCATGGGATACTCAAGCTGATACTATTGCAGGATTAACTGCAGGAATTAGTGGAAAATCAATATACGGTAATACAGCATATTCTGAAATAAAAAAATATGATACAGTAGGACGTAGATATATTTCAACATACTACTTCTGGGTTAAAAATAAACAAACTACTCCGGCAGTTAATGGCAGAACTATATCTGCATATGATGTTTCTAATTTAATTTCAAATCCAAAAGGTGAAGGATATGAGTTTTTATCATTAACTGGTTTAAATTCGTTTAGTTTAGTTAACATACAACATTTATTATCACATAAAGATGTAGTATTATCAGTAGAATATTGGTTAACAGACAAGATTGATCAAAATATTCATACCCAATGGAAATTGATTAGTTCTTCTCCGTATTCTACAATACCTTCTAATATTGAACAAAAATGGGTCGATAGTTTATGTGGAAAAGACATTCAAGAGCGTATGGTCCCTGATCAAACATTACCAATAAAATTAAGATATGGTATTGAGAATCGTCCCCGTCAAGGAATGTTTATTAATCGATTTGAAGCATTAAAACAGTATTTTGAACAAGTAAATGCAGTGTTGAAAAAACATTTAATTGTTGAATCTCGTAACCTTACAGCGTTATATAAGTTTGATAGTATTCCATCTGAAAACCAAGCATTATCAGATGTAACAGTTGATACATACGCTGATTTAGCATATGAGTCAGCAAACTATTATTTAAAACCAAGTTTAAAACCAATCATTTCACATGGTAGAATCATTAATATTATTATTGATCATCCAGGAAAAGGTTATATAACAGCTCCGTATATCAATGTGCATGGCACAGGGAAAAATGCTAAAGTTAGAGCTACAATTAATTCGTTAGGAGAAATTACCGGTTGTCAAATATTAAATCGTGGTGAAGGATATGCTGATAACACTGTGTTAACTGTAAGAAGTTATTGTGCATTGGTATTAAGTGATGAGAATACAAACAACCAGTGGTGTGTTTATTCGTATGATGTTAATAACAATTTATGGTCAAAAGTAAGATCGCAAGCATATGACGTTACTCGGTATTGGAATACAATTGATTGGTATGATACTAATTATAACGAGTTTACAACTATAGATTTTTCAATTGATACTTACACTGATCTAAACACAATTGATGTAGCCATTGGACAAAAAGTTAAAATCCAATATACGTTATCTAATAATTGGGTCTTGTTAGAAAAATATGCTAATTCTACAAGTTATGATTGGACTGAATCTTATAAAATTATAGGAAGTGAAAACGGAACTATTCAATTTAGTAAATTGCTATATGACTTTTTAAATTCTCCAATTGGATATGATGGGTTATTATATGACAATTGGGTTTATGACAATTGTGCAGGAATCGAAATTCGTTATATTCTAAATGCAATTAAGAATGACTTGTTAATTGACGATCTTAGTACTGAGTATTTGAATTTATTCTTCTCAAATGTTAGATATGCGTTAAGTGAACAAAATTACATTGATTGGATTTTTAAAACAAGTTTTGTTAATGTAACACATAATATTGGTAAATTACATCAAAGTACTACATATAAAAATGATAACTTATCTAATTTTGAAGACTACGTTTCTGAAGTAAAACCATATAGGACTCAAGTTAGGGAGTATGTTAGTGCTTATAGTAATTTTGAAAATAACGAGTTAATGGTTACTGATTTTGATATGCCACCAATTTATGATCATAATTATAAAACAGTGAATACAATTAACACACGGATCGTAGATGGTATAATTACGTTTGATAATTTATCAATTAATGAGTATCCGTGGAAATCATGGTATGATAATTTAGGATTTTCAGTTGACAGTATAAAACTAATTGACGGCGGAAGTGAGTATATAACTGAACCAGTAGTTAAAATTGAAAGTGCAGTTGGGTCAGGAGCAACAGCTCGAGCATTTATATCTAATGGAAAAGTAACAAGAATCAAATTAATGACAGCAGGATCTGGATATTTAACTATTCCAACTGTTACTATTGTTGGTGGTTTTGCATCAAGTGGAACAGAAGCTAAAGCAGTTGTAACATTAGGTAAGGGTGTCATTAGATCTAATATGACTACTATCAAATTTGATAGAATTACTCAAAATGTATTAGTAAGTGATTTAACACACACTGATACGTTAACAGGTAGTGGATCAAAAGTACAATTTAGCTTATCATGGGCTCCTGATTTAGGAGTAGGAAATACCACTGTAAAAGTAAATGGTGTAATATTAATACGCGACATGTACACATTGCAAGTAACAAGCAGCTCAGGAATTCATAGTGGAAATATAACATTTAACGCGGCACCCGCACTGGGTAGCACTATTACTGTAACTTACTTAAAAAATGTTACGTTGTTAAATGCTGTAGATCGAATTGAGCATTATTATAATCCGCAGGTTGGTGATATTGGGAAAGATCTTGCACAATTAATGACTGGTATTGATTACGGCGGTGTTATAGTAAGTGGTCTTACATTTGGTGCAGCTACTGGATGGGGAGTATCAGGATTTTCATCAGGAAAGTGGGATGCTACAGCATCAATTTCAAATTATAAAGTAACTATACCTCGTGATGAATATCAAATTATATTACCATATACTCCAGAGTTTGGTGCAAGATTAAATGTGTATTATGATAACGGTTCAGGTGCTCAACCTGTAAGAATTGATGATCCTAATTTTACACTTACTGGAAATAATGACAACAATCCTAATGCAGTTATGTTAACACCAGTATGTACAGGTGTTGATAATATTGTTGAAATTCCAAAATGGTTTACACATGAATTTGATTCATACACATTTATTATACGTGATGAAAGAAGTGACGGAAGTGAAGAAACTACAGATTATGATGTTTCGTTAAATGGCGGAACATTTGAATACATGTCTGCTTCTGGATTCCTTACAGAAGATTTAATTATAGATGGTGACAAATTTGATTCAAACTGGCCCGGCCCAGAAGAAATAGTACCAGGGCATGTTATTGATACTATTGCTATTAAAGTATATACTGCTGATAATACTGGTGCGTATATGCAGTTTAAAGACATGCTAAATCGAGTAACATATAAACGATTAGCAAGTAACAAGCAAACTATGTTGGCAAGATCGTTGAAATATAATGATTCTACAATTTTAGTTGATGATGCAAGTAACTTTGAAGTACCAGATCCGTCAGTAAATATGCCAGGAATTGTGTTTATTAATGGAGAACGAATTGAATATTTTACAATAGTTGATAATGAATTAGGGCAGTTAAGAAGAGGAACATTAGGAACTGGAATAGTTGAAGAATATCCAATTGGCACTGATGTTCAAGAATTAGGCAGTACAGAAACTATTCCATATAATGAAACAACTGTTATTCATCAAGCAACATTGGCAGATAATACAATATTAATTAAAACTGCAGCTGACACTGCGTATGGTGATTCATTTGTAGTATTAGTTCCATTTGTACCAAAAAGAGCAAGAGTTAAATGGAAATATTCAGTAGGAATACCAGCAACATACGGGCAATGTGACGAAGTTGAAGTGTTCATTGGGGGATACAATTACGGTGCAGTTTGGGTGTCAAATGCACAATATTACATTAATGATGTAGTAACAGTTGGTAGTTATGTTTATAAATGTGTAACTGATCACATAAGCACGGTGTTTAGTAATGATTTTAATGTTGATATTACTAAGTCAAAATGGATATTCTTTGTAGGTAATACTCGTTTACAAAAAGAACCATATACAGTGTATAATGAAAGATTAGTTTCAATAACAAATCCAACTGGAGAACAACAATTTCCTGCAGATTTTTCAGTAAATGGAAAATACAAAGAAATTCGAATCTCAAATACGTTTAATTTAGCTCAAAATACTGTAATTACGGTTGTTAAGAAAATGGGACACACTTGGTCAGATACAGGTACTGAAGTAACATTTATACAAGCAGTTGATCAATCAGAGTTCCGATGAATAAACCTAACACTTAATATTACTTGATAAATATACCATATAGAGAGATTACCATGCAGAGTACAGAAACAACAGGAATACACATTGAAGGACATCTTAAAATTTATGATCCTACAACAAATGAAGTATTTATTAATAAAAGAAACGCAATACATTATGAAAATATGAGTATTGCGTTAGCAAAAAGTATAGCTGACAGAGGCTATGGGTTCATTTATACAATGGCGTTTGGTAATGGAGGCACGTCGGTTGATCCGACGGGCATTATTACTTACTTAAAACCTAACAGTTCAGGAGTAAATGCAAGTTTATACAATGAAACATTTTCAAAAATTGTCGATGATAGATCAGTGAATAACTCAAATCCTCTTCGAAATTTTATTGATACACGACATGTATCAGGTACAAATTACACTGATGTGTTTGTATCTTGTTTGTTAGATTATTCAGAACCAGATGGTCAAAATGCGTTTGATACAGCATCAAGTGTTAATGATTTATTTGTTTTTGATGAAATTGGTTTAAAATCATATAGTAATGATTCAGCTAATGACATGTTATTAACTCATGTTATATTTCATCCAATACAAAAATCATTAAATCGATTAATTCAGATTGATTATACAGTTCGAATTCAAAGTTTAACTGCATTAATAGGAGCATAATATGGCAGCGATTAATATTTCTTTTTCTGAAGGATCTAATAAGATAATAATCGAAGAAGGTGCATTCAACAAGCAAACATCGTTGACCTTAGTTGGTAAAAATGCATCAAATTATAGTGTTCCATTTGCTGAAAACTTCTTACATTTATTAGAAAACTTTTCAAGCAGATTACCGCCTGCAAATCCAATAACTGGTCAACTATGGTTTGACAATACTCCGTCAATTAAAGCGTTAAAAGTATATAGCGGTACTGCATGGATACCGGCAGGATCGGTAAAAAAATCTACATCAGCACCAGAAGATACAACAAGTTTGTCTGGTGATTTATGGGTTAATCCAGGTACTAGACAGTTATTCATGTATTCAGGAACTAGTTGGGATTTAATTGGGCCTCAATTTAGTAGTGGAACACAAACTGGTCCAATGGTTGAAGTTGTTAGAGATATCTATGATGTAGATCATTCGGTATTAGTAATATATGCTAATGGAATTAGAGTAGGCATTATATCTGCTGAAGCATTTACTCCAAAGATTTACATGCTTGGTTTTTCAATACTTAAAAAAGGTATTAACTTATCAACTAATGATGTTGTTGGTGAAGAAAACAAATTATGGGGTATTGCAGATAGCGCATCTGCATTAATGTGTAATGGTGAATATGTATCATCGACTAATTTTTTAAGAGGTGATAAGGTTAGCACATCGTTTGTATCATTAAACATTAAGGATAATGATGGAATAACAGTTGGTGGTGAATTAGGATTTAAGATTAGTACAGCTACTGATAATTCAGTATATTTAACATCTAAAAAGAACACACCAATTTTGTTTAATTTTTACGATAACGATACTGCTTCGTCACCGGTTGGATTATATATTTCGCCAGAGTTTAAAGTAGGCATTGGTCTTAATAATGTTTCACCAGAAGAAACATTAGATGTTCTTGGCAATGCAGTAATTAATGGAGTTCTGACAATTACTGATTCAACTCCTGCAACTACACCATTAGTAGGCAGCTTTATAACAAATGGAGGTATTTCTGTTGGACAAGATTCAATTTTTAGTGGAGTTACTGCATTTAAAAATACTATTACATTGAGTAGAGCAACTGGTGGTCCAGTTTTAGTACCAAATTATACTAATGATTTAGCTGAATCAACAAATTTATCATTGCCGTTACAACTAACTACATCAATTGACATTGGTACTGCAACACGTAAATTTAGAAATGTGTATGCTGATAGTTTTAGCGGTTCATTTTCTGGATTATTTGATGGACAGTTATCAGGAAGTCTTATTGGATCTGCAACTTCGTTAAAAAATGAAAGAACATTTTCATTAACAGGTGATATCACATGCGAACCAGTTCCATTTAACGGTACTGCAAATGTAATGATGACTACTACTATTAGTTCAAACTTTATATCATCAAAAACAAGCGCAACTAGTTCATTAGACACTGATCAAATCTTAACATTTAGAGCAAGTACAGGTGTTCAGCGTACAACTAAATCTTTATTTTTAGAATCAGTTCCAACTGTTCCAATTGGAGCTATATTTCCATTTGCAGGTATAACAGTACCAAGTGGGTACTTGTTATGTGACGGAAGTGAAGTTCCTGTTGCTACTTATGGGGAACTATTCACAGTTATTCGCTATTACTACAGAAACCAAGCAACGTTAATTGGTGCTGGAACGTTTGCACTTCCTGATTTAAGAGGTAGATTTCCATTAGGTCGTGATAATATGGACAATGATATTACTGTTAAAACACCAAGCGGTATTGTAGCGCATGCAGGTGGAAATCGTAATGGGCCAGGGACACAAAGTATTGATGCTGCTGGCAGAGTGCATAACGTATCTGCTAAAACAGTAGGCGGATCAGCAGGTGCAGAAGCATTAGGTTTATCTGCAGCAACTGGTGCAACTGGATATAGCACTACACTTAATTCAACTGGGCAAATTTCATCAATATTAAACCCATATCAAACAATTAATTATATAATTTTTACTGGTGTATTATAATGAGTTATTCAATAAACAAAACAGATGGATCAATATTAACTGAAATTACCGACGGTACTATTGATCAAATAACAACTGATCTAACATTATTTGGAAAAAGTTGTAGTTCATACGGTGAGTATTTAAATGAAAATTTTGTAAAGTTATTAGAGAATTTTGCAAAATCAACAAGTCCAGAGTACCCAGTTGAAGGGCAAATTTGGTATGATATTAGTGAAAAACGGTTAAAAGTTTATGATGGAAAAGGTTTTAGATTAACTGGTGGAACACTTGTTTCGGACTATGTTCCAAGTTCTATAGCACAAGGTGATATATGGATTGATACTGCACGTCATCAATTACATTTTCATGATGGTACATCTGTAGTATTAGCAGGTCCGTTTGATTCTGAAATAACTGGATTTACAACTGTAACAGTATTTGATATCTATGGTTTTTCACATATGATTATGAAAATAATGATCGATGGCGTGTTATTTGGTATTTTTAGTTCAGACACATTCACACCAGAGGGCGATATAGACGGATTTACTGAGATTGTCACAGGCATCAATTTGTTAAATTTATCAAGAATTACTAATTTAGATGATCCAGTTGACGACGGCGATGCTGTAGGGTATCGAATGGTAAAAGAAACTATATACCAGCAAGCTCCATATGCTATATCATTAGATATAACAAGTTTAACTGGAACTGTGCAAAATCCACAAGATAAGAATCCACAAATTATAACTCAATATTTAAATAAAATATTTCCAGTTGGTAAATTTGAACTTACTTTTGAAACAACAGTTTATCCTGAGTGCAGAGTAGTTTGTACAGATGATGGTGAAGTTTCTATCAGACAGTTCTCGTTACAAAACGGATCTTGGCAATTTGATTATGAAGTATAACCGCGGATTTAGAATAAATATAATAAAATAAGGAATACCAACGATGGCATATAACATCAACAAATATAATACCTCAACAGCGCAAGCTATAATAGTTGAAGATGGTACTATTAATACTACGCTTGACATCAAATTAATTGGAAAAAACTATGCAGGGTATGGCGAAGCACAAAATGAGAATTTTGTATGGTTGCTTGAAAACTTTGCCAGTCGCACTGAACCACCTAACGCTATTGTCGGACAACTTTGGTTTGATAGTAATGCTCAAAAATTAAAAGTTAATTATGCAAACAGCAAATGGCATACAATAGGATTTATTGATGTTATTGGTGCTAATGAAACTGCCCAAGGCTTGCAAGTAGGCGACTGCTGGTGGAACGAAGTATCGGAACAATTGTATTGTAAAGGTAGTTCTGGCGATATATTAATTGGTGGTAAAGCACCAGCAGTTGTTACTCAAATGAGATCAACTACTGTTACTGATAAACTTAATCAAACACATGAAATTATTGAAGCAGTAGTAGAAGGAAGTACAATTTTCATTATTAGTTACGATACTGAGTTTGAATTAAAACCAACAGTTAGTGATATTAATGGGTTTGTTGGAAATAATAAAAAGATCTATCCAGGTATCACAATGCGTGATACTGAAGAAGATTTAACTCCGTCATCAGGATTTAGAGTATGGGGAACTGTAACCAATTCTGAAAGATTAGGTGATAAGTTAGCAAGTGATTATGTTACATCATCAAATGCCGTGTTTAGTGATAGTTCAAATTTTTCAAGTGCTGGATTTACAATTGGTGCATTACCTAATAATATATTAAGTGTATACATTAATACAAATGATATACCAGTATTTAAAAATGAAGATTCTGATACTATCTATTTTGTAACCACAGGGTTATCACAGCAGGGTGCAAAAATACCATTATCAGCAATGACATTAGTTGGTAAAGATATTTTACCAGGTGATGCAGGTGTTAGTAATATCGGATCGGATACCGAAAGATTTTCAACAGTATATGCAGATACATTTGATGGAACTGCAACAAATGCAACACTTGCTGATACTGCAGATACAATGAATGCAGTTCAAGCAGATGGCACTACTATTGATACTGCGACTGCTGCAATTGGAACAATTGATACAGTTGGAAATTTAGGTGGAACAATTGCAGTTCGTACTGCAGTTGATGAAACATCTGGATCTACAACAGTAACTGCCGGAGCGTTACATGCTACGTATTTTGTAGGGATAGCGTTATTTTCAGGCGGTGCTGATATCGCTGAAAAATACCTTGCAGATGACACATATGATGTAGGTACAGTGTTAATGATAGGCGGAGAAAAAGAAGTAACTGCTGCACAAATTGGGTTTCGTGCATTAGGCGTAATATCACAACAACCTGGTTATTTAATGAATCATGAATTAGTTGATGGTACAGCAGTTGCGTTAAAAGGTCGAGTTCCTGTAAAGGTAACTGGAAATGTTAAAAAAGGTGATCGATTAATAGCTGCAGATAATGGAGTTGCAAAAGTATTAGAATCAGAATCTGATAGTTTAGTATTTGCAATTGCTTTATCAAATAGTGATAACACGGATGTTATTAGTGTAATCGAGGCAGTAATACTTTAAGTAATTTAAAAGGAAAACATATGGCAACAGCAATCACAAATACCGATTTTAATGGAATCCAATCGAGAATAGCTCGTATTATGGGCGTTGGCGATGGGGACTATGGATACGGTCAGGTTTATGTAAGTGCGCCTGTAGATGAAGGAGATGTAATATCTCAGGAAGCATATATAAATTTAAGAGATGATATTTTAAGGGCAAGACAACACCAAGTGGGTGTTGCACTGGGTGCAGGAGCAATACCAGTAGTCGGGTCATCAATGACGTTGGCAACTTGGACTAAATTTTCTACAGTGATGTCGCAAGTTGAAACAAGTAGAACAGTTGTACCACCTACTGTACAGCTTGTTAGAGAGCAATTAGACAGCACTAATTTAACTATAAATTGGAATAACACTTCAACATATACACTTACTGCACGGTTTAATGATGCAGATGCTATGAGAAATTATTTCAATGCAGGTAGTGTTATTGAATTTACAGCCGGTCTTGAAACTTCTTTGATAACTGCAAAGAATACATCATGGAAAAACTTCTTAAAAAGTTTAGGAACAATTGCGTTTGGACGAGCGTTAACAAAATCGTCAAAAACATCAGGCGGAACAGCCATTGGTTATACACGATTAACAGAAGACTTCCAAACGGTTTATAAAAAAAGCCCAACTGATGCATATAGATTGAATTCTTATGAAATTCAAGCTAAATTGAGTGATTATGATATTATTTTTAATGTATTGTTTAATGATACATCAACTATATTGTCAGATTTAAATGTATCTGGTATATTAACCAGTACAGTAAATGCGTACTATTCAACTAATTTTGTTGAAACATTACCACCTGAAGCATACGATGTTGAGTTTATTGGTGGTACACCAACACCAACCTTTAGAATTGAAAGAGATGTTACTACTGTTCCTGAAGGAACAAGTGTATTATTTAGAATCTATACAAAAGATTTTATTGGTGAAGAAGGTGAAGATCCACAAATATATTGGTCAATTAAAGGCACAGGTGTCACACCTGCAGATTTTGATGAAACATCAGATATGTCTTCGTTGTCAAGTTTTACTACAATTCAACTTGATGAATCTGGGAACGGTTATGGTGAAATTTTATTAACTGCAGCACTTGATACAAAAACTGAAGGTCTTGAAAAGTTCAATATTGAATTACGTACATCTGATACTGGACCAGTAATTGCATCTATTGCTAATGCATTAGAAAAAATTGACGATACCTCAAAAACAGCACCAATTGTAATTGTAGCACCAACATATGAGTTTATGAATTTATCAGTTAACTCAGTTAATGAAGGTTCTGCTATATCTCTTACATTACTTACAACTAATGTTCCTGAAGGAACTGAAATTTCATGGACAACTGTTCGTTTAAGTACAGCATTAGAAGCTGCTGATTTTGCAGATAACAAATTAGATGGTGTTGAAACTATTGGTAGAAATGGAACATGTTCTATTGATAGAATGTTAATTAGTTCTGATTCTACAGAGGAAAAACTTGAAAATTTCCGTATTGATGTTTATGTTAAAGATCCAAAAACTGGATTAAAAACACGTAAAGCAACCAGTCCAATGATTCAAGTTGTTGATACACAAGTAGCAGTAATTGAAAAACCATTTACTGTAACTAACAATAATCATATAACATCAATTACAGAAGGAGCAAATGCAAGTGGTGCAAATGGCCCAACTGGGGTAGTATTTAGAATTGACGGCCCTGCATCTGCTAAAAGTAAGCCAGTATATTGGTTAGTTCAAGGCACTTTTGGAACAGTTACTGCATCTGACATTGTATACAATGGGACAAATACTTTAACTGGTACATTGATGCTTGATACTCTTAGCACTGGTAGTTTTACAATCTATGCAAATCATGATGGACAAACTGAACAAGTTGAAACCTTCAAAGTATATTTTTACAGTGATTCTGCTAGAACACAACAAGTTGCAGTAAGTGATACTATTAATATTACAGAAACAGTACCTTATTCAATTATACCAAGTACACAAACTGCAGAAGAAAATGTAGGTGTAATTACGTATAATGTAACAACACCGTGGTTAAGCGATGTACCAACTGACTTATATTGGACTATTATTAATGATCAAGGGGTTATGAAACCTGATGATTTTGATGAAAATACACTCTTTGGATCAGTAAATATTGTTGCAGGGTCTGGATCATTCAAATTACACCCTCGTAAAGATGGTGAAACTGAAGGTATTGAAAAATTCCATATAGCGTTGTGGAGTAGTCTTCTACCAGGCGGTGTTCCACCAGCCGGAACTCCATTAGCAACTACAGCAAGTTCAATTACATCTATTACAGAAACTGTACCGTATGAAATTAAATTATCAAACACTGCATTAGTATATGAAAACGACGGTATTGGTGTAACATTTAACATTAAAACACCAAAATTACCATCGGGATCTTATGTTTGGTGGGAAACTATATCAGAAACTGGAACAGTTAATCAAAATGATTTTGCCGATGGTAAAACTGCATGGTTTGTACCTGTTACTTCTGATAATACCGCAACTTTAACAAGACTTGCAGTAGCTGATTCATTAACTGAAGGAATTGAATCATTTAGAATACAACTTCGTTCGGGATCTGCAAACGGTCGAATTGAAGCATTAAGTGATATTGTAAACATTGGCGAACGAGTTCCGTACAGAATTGTACCAAATACTTCAATCATTGCAGAACAAGGCGATTTATTAGCTAGAGGTCCAACTGTTCAATTTACTGTAAATACACCTAAATTGCCAAATAATACATTGTTAAAATGGGTATTAGTGCCAATTGGCGATATTACTGATTCTGATATTTTAGTAACTGATGCTGATTTACAAGGTAGTAGATTAGATGGACATGTTAATATCTTTAACAATTCTGGATCATTTACGATCACAGCATTAAACAATAATAGTCTTATTGAAAAAGATGAAGCATTTAGAATTCAATTATTTGATATAGATCAACAACCTGTAGAATTAAGTTCTATAGTCACTATTAAAGACATTTCTCAACCTCGTATTACTGTTGCAAAAGGTTCGTCGCCATTATATGAAGGTGGTATTAATCTACTTGGACAGCAAGTTGACGGTTCTGATACTATTGTTTTTAATGTTTACACACCATATTTGGCATCTGGTACATGGTATTGGACTACTGCAACTTCACAAGGTGTAATTCAATCATCTGATTTTTCCGATGAAACTACACAAGGCACTGTAACCATTACAAATAGCCAAGGACAGATTACAAGAACAGTAAAAGCGGATCGTTTTTCTGAAGGAACTGATGCATTTTACATTGAATTGCGTGAGGTAAGTTATACAAGTGAAAGAGTAGCATACTCAAGTGTTGTTACTATTGTAAGTTCATCAAATACACCTGAAGAAATAGAAGTACCTGCAACTACATTTACATTGAGAACAATTAGTAGCACAAGTGAATTAGTAGCTGGACCAGCTTCTGTAGTAGAAGGAAGCCATATTACATTTCATTTAAGTACTGCAAGCCCAGTTCTTGTACAAGGTACTGAAATTTTATGGTCTTTGTACAAAGGTGTTGGTATAAATGAAGATGATTTTATATTGCAAGTAGGCCAACAGTATGATGTGTTAACAGGAATAATTTGGGGTACATCGTTAATTGGTGCAAGTGGTTATGTTGATATTCCAATTTTTGCTGCTGCAAACAACGACGGAACAAGTGAAGAAGGATTTTTATTAAGAATCCATGAAGTTGGTGCTTCAGACTTTTATGCTCCAGTGGCGGTTGTATCTTCAACTATTACTATTACAAAAGCAGTAATTTGCTCAGTTGAAGGGCCACAATCAATAACTGAAGGTGGCGGCGCAAATACATTTACAGTAAGAGCTCCATCTTCGTTAGCAAACAAAACATTAAGATGGACTATTTCGACTATGTCGGGTCTAACTGTAACTCAATTTTCAGAAACAGCTACATCAAACCATTTATATGGAGATGTTGCAGTTAATGGTTCTGGTGTTGGTACATTTATATTGACTGCGGTAGATACTGGACCTCATTCACCATATTCGTTTACATTTACTATTTCTGAACCACTTGAAGGCGGTGGATACCAATTAGTTGCTTCAACTTCAGTTACTGTTAGCATTTATCAATTAACTGGTTGGTCATTAACAACTACAACTCCAGGAGTTGTATCTGTAGCAGAAGGAACACCGATATCATTTACGTTAACTACTCCATATTCTGCAACTGATATTGGTTATACATGGACTATTAACAAAAAAGCTGGCACTGATCTTGGATTTAATAATGCATTCCCAAGTAAAACTGGCTCATTTACAGTTACCGCTGGACAAACAAGTAAAGTATTTTCTGTAACACCTGCAATAACAGATGGGTTAGATGGAGTTAGATCGTTTTATTTAAGTTTCACAAAAAATAGTGGAGTTCCAGTTGTATTATCTGCACCAGGTGCTCCTGAAATTTCTATTTTAGAAACAGTTCCATATTTGGTTAAATTTGCAAATAATGCGTTAACCACTAGTGTAACTGCAGGTGCTCAAGTAACTTATAATGTTTCTACACCGTTAACATCTGAAGCAACTAAATGGGAAGTAGTTTCAATTATCCTAGGTAAAGTTACAAATGCAGATGTATCGCCTATGAATGGTCCATTGACTATAACTAATGGCGGCGGCTTTATTAACCTTACTATTTTGAACAATATAAATTCGATTGATCCAACTAAAGAATTTAAAGTTAGATTATTAAGTAATTCTAATTCAGAAGTTCAATTAGGTACTAATGGACAACCAGCATGCCCGGTTACTATTATAACTAAAACTGTTTCAAATTCTTATGCTGCAAAACCTGCAGTTATTACAGAAGGTGGAACATTAGCCACAGTAACTGTCGATGTGTCAGTAAGCAGTGCGTATGCATCATCTACATTAACTTGGACTGTTGAAAGATATGCAGGAAATATTACATCAGGAGATGTATCAAGTTTAACTGGCCCAGTTACAATTGATCAATATGGTAAAGGACAATTTACATTGTCAGCTAATACTGATCAAGAATTAAATGAAAATGATGAATTTTATTTTTCATTTAGAACAAGTGCCGGACAAAGCATTACATTTGATATTCAACCTCGTGTTAAAATTGCAGATTCAGCAGTATATACAATGGTTGCAGTTAACGGTGCTACATCAATATTTGAATCGGGAACAATTCAATTTACTGTAACAGTCCCAAGTGCAGTTTCAATATCATCACTTGATTGGAAATTATTTACATCTTCGGGTGCAGTAGTACCTACATCAAAGTTTTCGTCGGTATCTGGTAATGTTGCAGTTGTTACTGGTAATGTTGCTACGATCTCAGTAACTGCAGCATCAGGATCTGCTGGAACTGAAAGCTATTATTGCAAAATTTATCAAACTGGAACATCATATTCAACAGAATATACAGTATCACCAGATGCTCCAAGATTTACAATAAAAGCAGTAGGTTCATGGAGTATTATTACATCGACAAATCCAGTAGCTGAAGGAAGTACAGCAACTTATGTAATTACTCCACCTGCTAATGATACTACTTCTAATATTACATGGACAATTGTACCATCAGGTGCAAGTGCAAATGATTTTAGTCCAAATTCACTTACAAGTAATGGGTCATTAGCTAAAAATAGTTTAGGACAGTTTGTTGTTAATATAGATATTAATCCTGACTTAACAACTGAACTTGCAGTTGAATCGTTCCAAATAAATGTGTTTAAACCTGATTTATCACAAGTAGTATTTCCAACAGGATGTCCTGCAATTACTATTACTGATTCATCAAAATCAACTGGTACATCAACTGGTACATCGACAACAGATCCAAATACTGGTACAGTTATTATCGATCCTGCAATTACTACTATATATAATTCAGGCACTTCAATTACAGAAGGCGGATATATGACATTTAAAATTAAGATTGATCATAAATCTGTAGCAGGGCTAGTTGCTGACAATTATAATTATACATGGCAAATTACAGGAGCTTCTGCAACTGTGTTGGCTAATTTAAGTAGTTCTACAACGAGTAAAGTAACATCAGGAGCATTAACAAGTGCAAAACTTACTGCAGCTCAGGCATTAGATAAGTTTCCAACATCGTCTGGCGTTGGGTTTGATATAACCTTAAATACCTATGCAGAAGTAACAATTTATTCAAGTACACCAGCTGATGGTAGTAAGACTAACTGTGGACCATTTAGTTTACAAGTGTCTCTTACAAGAAAACCAACTATAAATAAAACCTCTGATTCTGTAACAGTCGTTAGTAAACCATTTACTCAATCGTTTACTAGTTCAACTCGTTTACCAATACCTCCAGGTGTTAGAATTGTAAAATTAACAGCTCTTGGTGCAGGTGGCGGTGGCGGTGGCGCTGACATTACAACTACATCATCAGGCGGCGCAGGTGGTAATTCTGAAGAAGTAACATTTGATTGCACCTTACCACCAAATACTTCATCATTAAGTATTGTTGTTGGTAGAGGTGGCGGTGCTGGTACACAAGACGGATTCCCAGGAATAGGCGGAAGTGGATATGCAAATGGTGGTGCTGGCGGAGTGTATTCGTCTATCGGTACAAGTGGCACCGGCGGTGGCGGTGGCGGTTCGAGTGCTGTTATTGCTAATACTATTGATGCAAACGGTAATACTACTCAAGTGCTATTATTATCATCAGGCGGCGGAGCCGGCGGTGGTGGCGGTAGTAAGAGTAAACCTGGTACAGCAGGTACTAACGTATCAGCAACCATTCAAACTTCTACTGCACAAACTAAAGTAAACGGTAATGACGGTGCAGCTAACTTAGTTGACGGCGGCGCCGGTGGTGGTGGAGGTGCTGGCGGTGGATCTGGCGGTATTGCTGGTAAAGATTCAAGTACGAGCGCTCAAGGCGGTACAGGTGGTACTTCGTATTATAATTCAACTTACGCGACGGTTAGTAGTTTAAGAAATACAAGTGTTGTTACTGGCGGTATTGCTGGTACCTCAACTACTAAAAATGGACAAGCAGGTAAATCTGGAAGAGTTGACGTAGCATATACTATACAAGATCCTACTGCAACTGCAATTACTCCTGGAGTTGTAGCAGTTAGTAATACAAAAACTTATACATTTGGAAGAGACTCATCGTGGACAGTTCCATATGGTGTTGAACAAATTATTATAAGTGCAGTAGCAGGTGGTAGTGCAACGGCTGCAGTGTATTCTTCAAAAAATAACTCTAACAATCCACTAACTGTATATCCAGGTGCATCTGGTGCTTGTACAATTACTCAAAGAATACCAGTTGTTGCAGGTGATACAATTACAATGATAGTTGGTCGCGGCGGAAGATATGCTGATCCAAAAATGGATAATGGTTTAGTTAAAGGGATTAGTGATGGTACAGCAACTATTATTTTACATAATGGAACTGAAATCGTTAATTTAGGACCTGGTTCAATGTCAGTGTCTGGAACAACTGTAACAGCCACACCAGGTACTGTAATAAAATCAACGCCAGCATCAGCATCGTCATTAAACGAATCTGGATATGTGTGTAATCCAACTACATATAAACTCGTACGTTGGTTTGCAACTTCGGATACTGCTGGTGCTGCAGTTATATCAACTGCAGATATTGCCGCAGGCAAATATGTAACTAGTTGGTGGTGGGAATATACTACTGGAGGTCAAGCATTGCCGGCAGCATTCACAACCAGAGGAGTTAATTTCCCTGTAGGTTATGAAAATAGTGGGCTTTGGGAAAAAGATGGATGTGTAGTAATCCGTACATTTAGTGCATCTGGTGCGTTAGAACAAATATCATCTAATAGTATTACAACTATATCGCAGGTTCCTACATTATATGGACCATTCCTCTCAGATTTAGCAATAGGTCAAATGTCGTTAGTTGACAATACAATAACTATATCTAATCCAGATATACCGTTGGTTGTTCTCCCTAGCACAGTAACAGTAACGGCTACTCCAGCACAACTAGCCGCAGCACAACAAGCCGCAGCACAACAAACTGTAACGTTGTCAACTGCAGCTACAACAACAACATCTGTTACGACAACACCAACTACGACTACTACAGTTTTGACAGTAACGCCAAATACTACTGCAACATCAACAGCAGCACAACAAACTGTAACGTTGTCAACTGCAGCACAACAAACTGTGATGCCTTTGACTACAGTAACAGTAACAGCGAACCCAGTTGCTACTGTTGAGCAAATTGTTGCTGCAACTACAACAGCTCAAACTACTTCAGTTGCAGGAACAGGAGTCGCAGCAATATCACTTCCAACAATGACTCAAAGTCCTGGACCAACTAATGTTTCTGTAATTAGAAATGCATCTGGTTTTGTTGTTACATGGGATAAATCATTTGTAGGATCAGCTACATATAGCGGTACGTATACAAATGGTTTAGATACTAAAACGTTTACTAAAATCACAGCTAATACACTCACAATACCAGAAAGTTTTATGAATGCATGGATAGGTGGAATAACGTTTAACGTGAAAATTATAGTTAGCGGTGCTGCTGATTCAGCTACATCAACTATTTCGTGGAAACCGGTAACTAAGAACGAAGTAATAGGAACTGCTAAATTAGTTCAAACAGCTAATCCAAATGGAACTGTTACTTATACTATTAATGACGGTTATGAAAATACAGTGAATATCAAAGCAAAAGATTTTTCTTTCTCATACTATGATTATGATACAGGAGATGAAGGCGAAACAGGATATTTACCTGGAAAAGTATTTGTTGCATCATCGATGACTATGCAAATGTCAGCATGGATGAGAATATCATTCCATGATGGCACTTACAAATATATTCCTATTAGCTATTAATAAGAATGTATAAAATAAAAAAGCCAGCTTATGCTGGCTTTTTTTATGATTAGTGTTTATAAAAATTAAATAAATGTTGCCACCATTTAACTTCTTCTTTAAATGCAGAAAGAGCTTGTTTCTCTTCAATGACAACAGGTTCTGGTGGTTTAGGTTTTACAGGTTCCTGATAAACAAACTCATTTACCATTGGAAATACTGCGGAAATTGCTTGCGCACATGCTACAGCAACTAATTTGTGTTCAAGCTGTGTATCAACGTTACTGCGCACTTGTATGTAGTGAATCCATGAGCGCAACGTCCCGTTAACATATACACGACTCTTAGTATTACCTTCTGGTAGAACGACACGAGCTTGTTCTTTAGCAATACCTTTACTAATTGCCCATGCATATTGTACTTTTGCTGCTTCAATAAGATCTTGTTGTCTAAGTTTCCATTCATTATTAATTGCCTCTTCTTCAGCAGTATTAACTGTAATAGAGTTTTGACGATTCTTAGGATCTTGGAATCTTGCTTCGCGTATTTCAAAAGACAAGTCGTCTGTTGGGTCTGCATAACGTTGACTAAACTCTTGAAATCTAAATGAAGCGTGACGTAATAATTGACGAGCAATATCACGTGTGGTATTGATTTCTAAACATACATTAACCATTTCAAGTGGTGACCAATGTTTATGTTTAATTAAGTAATTGATTAATTTTTCTGAAGTTTCTGTATTAAGTTGATTTGACGGGTTACTTACTCTAGCACAAAACGCAATGAGTTCTTGTGCATCAGTAATTCCTAATTCGGCAAATTCTTCAGTTGGTTGAGAATATGATACTAATTTAATTGTCATAGTTTTCTTTTTTTTAAAAAGTTTTTAGTTAATTTTTCGATATCTTTTCTAACTCGCACAGCATCGAGTTTAATATCAACATCTTCTACTCTGTTTTCATATTGGTTGAGTATTTCATCAAGTTGTGTTTGAAATAATGTCCAACCATTTTTTTTAATTTGATTTGTTACCTTTATTTCCCAAGATTTAGTATCTTTAAAATTAATAATAACTGAATAGATATATTGTAGAGGTATCACATTAAATGATACCTCATCAAATATTTCAGGCCAATATGAACGTACTTCCTTAGGAAGCAGCTTGTTCGGTTTTAGCAACGGGAGCCTTTTTAGCAGCAGTTACTTTAGTCGGTTCTTCAACTTCGACTTCAGTTTTAGCTTTTTTAGTTGTTGGAACTAATTCTTCGGCCATTCTACGGAAAGATGCTGCTTCTTTTGATAAACGGTCTGCTTCTGAGCGATAATGTCTTGCTTGTTGTTCTGGAGTAAGCAATGAAATATCAGCTTTTTTATTTTCTGTTTCTTTTATTGCAACTTCAGATTCTTTGATTTGTTTTTCTACAGAAGTTTTAACCGACAAATCATCAACAGTAGTACCACGTTGTTCTGCAATTATTTGATTAAGTTCTGATAGCACAATACTTGTTTGTGTATTTGGCAACATTTCAATTTGATCAGTTGGTGCTTTAACTAATCTACCCTGTGTGTGCAATGCAGATAACATTGTACTGCCATCTGGAAATAAACTACGAGCTAACACTTCAGCAAATTCGTATGCAGACTGACCTGCATTACTTTCAACTAAGTTAATAATTGCATCATGGTAACTATCTGGTAAATTCTCAGTAGGAATAATTAAGCAAGAGCCCGAATCACCTGGTAATGTACGATATGCAACTAAGCATTTTTTACCAGTAGTAATCACTCTACCTACATGTTTAATATCAGCCATTATGCACCTGCCTTAGCTTGTTCCGCAGTTTTAGCTTGTTCAGCAACTGTATTTAAAAAGGTGTCTAATTTAGTATAAGTTTGACCAACTGCTACCATTTCGTTTGGTTTAAAAGCACCTCTTGAACTTGCAATATCAATAATCGTTTTTAATGCATTTAAATCATTAATAGTTAAATCAGCACTAGTTTCTGCAGCTTGTGTTTGAGTAGTTTCTTGTTCTACGTTTTCTGTCATATATGTTCTCCGTTTTATGTAATTATTTTATAATAAGATCTGAGCATGCAATTACGAAAAATCCTAATTCTTTTTCGGATTCAAACCCAATTGTAATATTATAAACAAAGGCATTATGTGCATTTAGTGAAATCCCTTTGTCTATGTAGTATCGATTATTTAAATTCTTTTCAATCCAGTCCTGGATAGATCTGATTAGTTCTGGATTGAATCTTTCAATTGTGAAGTATTTAAAATGAGGGCAGGCAAAGCCTACCCTACGAATGTTAAAAAAGTTTAAGGGATTTGGAGTCCCAGTTTTAAGTGCCATTATGCTTTTTCCGTCTCAAGCTCGTAATATGCATATTCGCCCCATGGTGGAACAATTGTAGTAGTACCGTGAATAATAAATACAGTATCACAATATGTTTCATCACCCCATGAGCCCCATGGATAACCGTCAGTAAACATAATGAACTTTTTAGGTTCAATGTCGTTGTCTTTCATGTAATCCCAGTTACAATCAAACTCTGTACCGCCACCGCCTTTAACTTGATAGTCGTAAAACTCTTCAATGTTATACGCATCGTAATTTGCTTCGTTGTAAACTGCAGTATCAAAGCACCATAACTTAATCTTAAAGTCTTGGTATTCTTCCATAATGCCTTTGATTTCAGTTAAGAAGTCTCTTGCCTGCAACTCTGTAATTGAACCTGACATGTCAATAGCAATACAAATATCAATTGTTTCAGCAAAGTTACTACCAGGAAGTACTGCATTCATATGCCAGCCTTTTCTGTTTGGACGACTAAATGAAAAATCGTTACGGATAGTACTTTGAATTTGTTGACGTAAAATCTCACGCCAGTTCATTTTAGGTTCAGTAAGTGATTTGATCATTCGAGCAATACCTGCAGGAACATTACCAGCACCTACTGATTGTGCAGCAGCCATAGTAGCTTCACGAATCTCATCACGAATCTTTTTAAGTTCGTCTTTAGAATATTGAGGACGACCAGAACCATTTGGATCACTTTCCCAGTCAATATGTTCGTCTAACATTTCACCAAGTTGACTAAGTGCGTTTTCGTCAAACTCTTCCATAAGTTTATCATAAATCTCTTCAGAGCCCATACCGTAATATTCTGGATTGTGAAAGATTTTAATCTCAGGAGGTGGTGAACCAATTTTGTCACGAACAAGTTGACCATTAACGTTATAGTCACACGCAATGTTAAATACTTTAGCATTACGACTTTCACGACGTCCCATGTGATCAAACACGTTGTGTAAAATTTCATGAGCAATAACAAACTCAATTTCTTTAATGCTTAATTTGCCAAAGAACTCAACGTTGTAAAAGATATGACGACCATCAGTTGCAGCAGTTGGACACCAGTCAGTACCATCTACGATTTTTAAGCGTGTAGCCATGTTACCAAAGAAAGGGTGGCGCATCAATAAACCAACACGCGCAATAATAATCTTATCAATAATTGTATCTAAAGCCATGTGTAATTCCTATAGAAGTGTAAATAAGTGTAAAAACGACACCGCCTTTCGGCGGTGTCATACTACTTTAGTTCAACGCTGCAGTAATGTACTTACCGTATTTGGCATAAAAATCGTCAAAGCATGCAATTTTGTCTGTGTCTAATGGCAATCTGTACGAGCATAATGCAAGTTTAGTAGCCATAATTGCAATTTCTGTTTCAAAGTTATTCATCATAAACAAGAAGAAATTGTTTACTTGTTCGTCAAACTTTGGATCATTTTTAGATGCCGATTCTTTTAACTCGTAGCACAAGCTAATTGATAAAGAGTACATTGCTGAAATCTCTTTAGTTTCGCATTTTACAACTTTACCTTCAAGTACAGCGCGTGGATCAGGTAATTTACTTGCAAACTGTCTGTGTGCCATAAACTTAATAGCAAGACCTTCGCCAATTGAACCAGATACTAAGTCAGCTAATGTATCAGCACCAACGTCATCGTCTTGAATCAGTTCGCTTACAAAGCTCCATGAACGCGGTGTAGCAAATGCACGTGAACTTGATTTGTTGTCAAATGTATACAAATCTTGTTTACTTGATGTTAAGAAACCTACAACGTCTGGATGAATGTTGTTGTCTGTAGCCCAGTCAAAGTAGTCATCCCAGTTATGTGTCATTTCAATATGCACAAATCTGTTAGCAAGTGGAGCAGGCATACGATAAGTAACACCTTTGTCTGTTTCTCTGTTACCAGCAGCAACAATAACAACATTGTCTGGTAGTTCGTATTGACCTACGCGACGATTTAAAATAAGCTGATATGCAGCAGCTTGTACACTTGGTGCTGCAGAGTTCATCTCATCTAAAAACAAGATGATACTTTTGTGTTGCTCTGCAAACTTTTTGCTTGGTAATTCACTTGGTGGAGCCCATACCATTGTTTGATCTACTGAATCAAAGTATGGAATACCTTTGATGTCTGTTGGTTCCCACAAACTTAAACGAACGTCAATAACATGTGAATCTAACTCACTGCCTAGTTGTTTAATAATGTCAGATTTACCAATGCCTGGAGGACCCCAAATAAAGATAGGACGTTTACTGCTAAATGCTTTGCGTAAGCATTTTTTAGCTGATTTAGGGCCAACAGTGCGTGAAGTAATTTCTGTGCTCATATAGTAATATCCTCGTAGTGAGTTAAAAAAAGAAGTTAAAATTAGTAAGTTAACAATTTGTTGCGTTGTTAACTAACTATGCTGCATATTATACAGCATTTTTTTTAAAAGTCAAATATTAAAAATGCCAATGTTATGTTGCATTGGTTCTTGAATTCATAGCCTTTGTTAATCCAAATCTACGAATGTCGTCTGAAAAGAAATAAAGTTCAACACATTTACGTTCTGAAAAGACAGTGATACTTTTATGTGTTAAGTAATATGGACAATCTAAAAACTTTTCTAAAAATACAATTGTTTGTGGACTTATATCAACATTTTCTAATAATGGAATTGTATATGATTTGAGTTCTAATGTATTAGTTAAGAACTCAAACCCTTCATTGGTTAACCTATAAGCAGTTTGCTTGCCAACTCGAGAAGAAACCCACCATTTACGTGAAAATAACTTTATATTGATATCGTCCGCAGATTTGCCCCATTGATTTAGAAATATTTTAGTTAATGCATCCCTTGGTATCATCTTACTATAATTCCTTTAGTCATTTTTATCACAGAAAAATCATTACAATTAAAAATAGTGTTTAATCTGTTGGATAAATTATGGGCATGTCCTGGATTTGAAAATGAAGATTTTTTATATTTTGATCCAGTTTGTTTAGTAGTTGACCGTAAGTTAAACGGTTCATTTTTATACACAACTGCCCATATTGCATCAGCTTCTAAAATTTGTTCTATAGTATGAGTATTTGGATCTATGTGTTCAATTAATACACGGGGTTTTGGTCTGGACATAACTTCTCCTTTATAAACTACGTGTATTTATCGTATTTTAATCCCCAAAGTATCCACCGTCTAAGTTAATAGTTATAGTTTCTTCTTCGGATGACTCTTTTAAATTTAGATTATTTAATGATTTAAGTAGAGTTTCGTAGTCTTGATTAACTTTATCTAACATTTCAGTAAGTGTAGTATTAAGTAATCTAGCTTGTTGTATTGGTATTTTAATTTCTTTTTGCTGTGTTAGCTCAGCTGCACGAAGCATCTGAGCAAACTGTGAGATTGCGGTAGTATTAATCTGATTTTGCATTGGATAACGCCATTTTCATTTCTAATTCAGTTTTAAACGGGCCTTTATGTTCGTTTCTTTCAATAGTAATTACTTTAGGACAAAAACTTTTAACCCATCCTTTTTCAAATTTAATTGTGTAAAAACCAGCACAATATAAACTTTTACTGTTATCACTTTTAGTAAACAGTGGAAGTTTACGCTTAACATCGTAAACTGAATTATAGGGTTTACAACTTGTTGGAAACCCATAACATTCATTTGGTTCTACTGCTGAGATTTTTACAGGATGTTTGGATAAGAAAAAGTTAGGGCCAAACTCTTTAGTTAATTCTTCTTTTTTATTAAAAGAAACTTCAGTACTATTGCTACTTAATACATATCTGTTATTTTCCTTTTTATGTAAAGTAGCAACTTTCAGTCCATCTTGTTCTACAATCCAAAACTTTCCATCTACAATTGGTTTAGCATGTAGTTCAATATTTACCATTTATCAACTCCTGAAATTTCAATAAGCTGACATGATTTTATACCATTTACGATATATGGGAATGAAATAGTAAGTATAGAACCGATACCATTTGAGCTGTCACATGACAACTCAAATGTATTAACCTCAGGGAACTTGTCAAGAACTGCAAGGATTTCTTGCAGTTCGTCTTTATTTATTGTGATTTTTTTCATAAATCTTGTGTTGGGTAATTGCGTTGAAAGGGATCGGCATAGTGCTGAATGTTTTCTACAAGTCGTCTCATATCGTATGATTGGCAAAATTTCATCATACGTATACCAACTTCAGTAATGCCTTTTGGTTTAGAATTAGATTCTATTGTTTCGTTGATTATCTTACGAATATTATCTGGTTGTTGTGTTAAGTCAATAAGTGTTTTATTACGATTATAATCGTCTAACACTCGATGTTCAACACCATTGTGATCAGTCCAACGTTGTAATAAGAAGTTATTCCAAGCATAACCTTTGCTATTACGATCTTCAAATGCTTCCATAAGTCCTATTTTCTTTTTAGAACTTTTAACACGAGCACCTGGATAAGCTGAGAACACATTATCACTAGTATCGCCGCGGATACATTTTTCAAATAAAATCCATTCTGGATCAAATGGCTTTTTATGTTCACCAGTTTTCTTATCAATCATTGGACGACCTTTGACGTCAAAATAACCATTGTGTGTAACATGATACATGTCAACACCGTTATATTGACTAACATTTGGGCTAATTAGTTGATGGAAATCTGAATCAGTACTAATGATAACATGTTCATCGTTAGGGTGAGATTGTATAAATCCGGCAATTAAATCATCTGCTTCTAACTGTGGATGACGCAATACAGTGCAGTTGGTTTTTTCATAAAGAAACGTAGTAAAATCCCCATATGCTTCCCAAAAGATTTTATCAACTTCTTGTTCTTTAGGAGTAAGTGCAGCTTTGGCAACTGCACGATTAGCTTTATATGGAGTGTAGAAGTCTTTACGCCATGATCGTCCTTCTAAACAAAATACAACATGATGACCTTTAAAGTCAGCCCATGCTTTTTTTACACTACCAAACACAATGTTTAGTGCCATGCCTGTTTGTAAATCAGATTGTGATACTGAGTGTTTTGCTCGTGCAAACATGTTTGCTGTATCAACTATGATAAATGCCATATAACCTCTCTATTTGTTAACTCTAAGGATTCCAAAGTCTTGATCAGAAATATCAATGCCTTCTGCTGCTGCAGCATTGTAACAGATATCTCTATACCAACGACCAATAATTTCATCTTCTGGATCGCCATCAAAACCATAACCTTCTTGTTTTAATTTTTCAATCCAATGATCATTCCAGTCAATTTCAAAAAAACCGTTTCTAACATTGTCTGGATTAACTCTAAAACCAATTACATCTACCCATGGTTCTTTTTTTAGTGTTGCTTTTTCTTTTTCACTTAATTGCGGTTTTTCAGTTTTTGGTTTAGCTTTTGGTTTAGTTTTAGCTTTTGGTTTTTTAACTTTAGGCACTGGGGGATTGCTAGTTACTACTGGTAATCCCCGACTATCAATTTGATTATCGTTAGTACCAAATATTTTGTTTATTAGTTTATCAAACATTATGTTGCCCACTCATTTTTAAATAACGGAACTTGCAATCGATCACTGTATCGCAGTCCGTGTTTCAGTGCTAAATCTGCCACTGCTCTATTGTTTAGATTATACACAGCTTCAACCCCGCCTACTGGCATCAAATATACATGCCCATTGAACCCTGCAGCTTTATATAATTCAATTTTTTCTAATGCTTCGTTTGCATCTTCTTCTGTTGCTATTACAAATTTTAGATATACGTCACTACCTGCAAACTTATATTGTACAACTGCGTCTGGAACTATAGCTTTTTCAGCAGGTTCACCGCTTACACTTAATTTTGGACTAACTGAGAACGTTACCCATCTTTTATTATTATAATATAAGTAATCTAAAAACTCTTTAGATAGTCGTTGTGTACCATTTGTTTCAAATGTAATATTTTGCACAGTTGATAATAACGGATGATCAAGTAATTGCGGATATAGTTTTTGCCATCCAAGTAATAAGGGTTCACCGCCTGTAATGACTAAGTGAATACCTTCCCAACTATTATTAGGCAGTAATTCAATCATTCTATTTGCAATTTCATCAATAGTCATAGTTGGACTAAGATGTTTAAACTTTGGATGCCAACTTGCATAGCTATCACAACCTGTAGTAACAAGTGGTAATGAATCATATGTTGGATATTGCTCACTGTTAGCAGCAATAGCATTTGCTTGGATACTTAGTTTACCTTTTTCCATACCAAATCCTGCACAAGTAAAATTGCAGCCATACGTGCGTAAGAATATTGAAGGTACACCCATAAAGCGACCTTCGCCTTGCATAGAATAAAATAATTCTGATACTTTAATTTGTGACATATTATTCCTTAAACATTGTTTAATCCAATTCTAGCATATCCTAGTGCTGCTTTGAGTTCTCTACGCCCTTCACGGTTGTCTAACTCGTTCTCTAAGATAGTAAGATCATTTTGTAACTTTTGAAGATATGGCTTACCATTACGTTCCATTCTATCAGCTGGATAGTTTTTAATTCTGTCCGCATACCGTTGAATCTCATCTTTTTTGAGCTGGATTCTATGCTCAAGATTCTCTTTAGTTTTTTTCATTGTAAGCCTCTTTACGAAATTCTTCACAATCTTTAACAGCAGACTTTAATGCTTCTGCATAGTTGAAAGCCTGCTGTCTAGACATTATTGTTGATTGTTGATATTTAAGATAGCCATCAATCCACAAATTCCATGTCATTTTAATACGATGATGTAATCCATTTAGAAAACTTAACCAACCATATGCAATACTACTTAAAAATGCATTTTCAATTTTATAAGTTTCTGATAAATCAAATGGTCTATCCCAATATGCAGTTTTTTGTGTAGTAAAGGTAGTTACTGTAACGTTAAATTCATCAGCTTCTACCATAAACTCAATATTGTCATCATCGTTACCGCACTCGCATTTAATTGCGTACATTTTACTGTTACCCCAGTCATTTGTTTGCATAATGCCTACTGCTGGAATTTGTGGTTCTAGTTTCATAAAGCTCCTTACTTGTTAACAATACTCATAAATTCTGAGCGTGTTGTTGGATCGTTTTTAAATGCACCACCAAGTTTACTTGTAACAGTAGTGCTACCTGTATCTTCAACACCTCTCGCAGCCACACAATAGTGTTTAGCATCAATTACTACTGCAATATTGTCAGTGCCTAAAATATATTCTAAAGCATGAAAAACTTGTTCTGTTAGTCTTTCTTGTACTTGTGGACGTTTTGCAAAATATTCTACAACTCTGTTTATTTTACTTAGACCAAGTACAACTTTATTTGGAATGTAACCAACAGTAGCATAACCATCAATTACTACAAAATGATGTTCGCAATTTGATTGTACGTTGACATTGCGTTCAACAACCATTTCGTTATAACTCATTTTATTTTCAATAGTTGTACACTTTGGAAATGACGCATAATCAAGACCCCAAAATATTTCATTGACAAACATTTTTGCAACACGTTTTGGTGTGTCATTTAAACTATCATCTGTTAAATCTAATTTTAATAGCATCATAATATCTTTGAATTTTAATTCAATCATGCTAATTTGTACATCTCTTGTTAACTCTGATAATAATACTTCTGTACCGTCAGATAACATTTGAACAGTAGAAATACCATCAACTACTGCATCATTCATAGGCGTCTCTACACCTAATTTTACTAAGTATTCGTGTACTTCTTTTCCTAATACTGGATCTATTTTTAATTTATTATAACTCATGCTGGTTCCTTATGTAAGCGTATATTATAAAGTAATGTTTATTTTTTGTCAAGTAATTTTAGCTCATCTTCTAAGTATTCAATGTATTCAGTTAGACCTGATATCATCTTTGAATTACCTGAACTTTGATGTTTAGCTAGATCTGATTTTACTTGATTGATTTTTTCTTTCAACTCTTCTTTAGTTAAGCTCATTTTAATTCCGTCCTTGCTAATTCTAAAAACATTTGATATTTTTCGTAGGCTTGTTTGACAGCTGGAACTTTTTCTCTAACAAACATATCTTCGTAATATGTTTTATTCCATTCTTCACATTTTTCAGCTTTCACTATTAACTCTTCAAAACTTCGTTGGTTTATCTTAACAGTTAGTAGTTGCTCATATCGATAATCATTGGCACTTATATAGTGTTGATCTAAACAAACTTCCCTAATTCCATATTTTCCAAATTTTTCAACTATATTAGACATTATTTCTTCCAAAAGTCTTCCCAGGGAAACACAATCCAAGTATCTTCTTCACGTTTGTCAATTTCTTCAACAGCAAAGTCAACTTCTACTGTACTACCTAAATTATTAAAGATTGTAGCAAACTTAACATTTTCATGCCAAACATTATCGGCCCATCTTGGATCAGTTGGTATACAATTTGATTGCCAATCTTGCATAATCCAGTTAAATGTTTCACCTGAATCGTTTATATCATCAACAATTAAGATATTTTCAGATTCAAATGCATCGTTAGCTAACCAACAGTTAGATTCAGTATATACATGGTCACGTAAACTAACGTGTATTACGTACATCTTAATTCCTAAGTATTGACTTAACATATTGGCGGGTGTAACCCCGCCTCTACTAATACCAATAATATATTCTGGAGTCCAACCGCTGGCATTAATTTGACGAGCAAGTTCTAAAACTGCACCTTCAAGTTGTTGCCAAGAGTAATGTACTTTTTTCATTCTGGTTCCTTTGGTAATAAGCTATCTGCATAGCAAACTGAGTAAACTAATTTTAGATTTTCGTATGCTTTATCTAAACCTGGGTATTCTTCACATAGTTTTCTAAAAGCATTCCATTCTGGAAACTTATCTACAAAATCTGTTCCATAACTTGGACTAACCGGACTCCAACCTCCGCCAGTTCCGGTATACACGTAATTTGAATTATTAGTAGTATTATAAAACATTGAACCAGTGTACGATCCACTAAAGGTAGAACCAGTGTAAGGACCATTAGTGTTGTTACTAATAGTAATAGTATCACCAGCACTCATTGACGATGATATACCATAACTACCAGTTACACTCATACCAGTTAAATAAGATGACAACGTGTCTGTTGTAAATGCTGGAATAGAAGTTGTACTGTATAATGATTCTGGAAGTGTAATTGTATCAATTGAATTTGTCATATAATTTCTCTGCATTAAAAAATGCCTTGGTTAAATAATCAGCTTGTTGCTGAATATATGTTTTCATTGAATCGTAATTTTCAATATAATCGATAATTTTGTTACATAACTCAAAACTATGATCCTCATATGCTTTAAAGTCTTCTGTCCATTCTGATGGATATTTAAAATGGAACTTATACATTTCTTTATAGCTTAATCTATCTGGTACCATAGGTATAGCATCAAGCATTACTCCTTCATAACAGCTAATACCAAGTGTTTCTTGTAAGTTTGCACTAAACACAATCTTTGCTTCGCTTAATAATGTATGATATTCATCTTTAGTTAGTTTTTCATCTTGGCAAACTACAAAATCGTATTGTGGCATTTGCTTTGCTATTGCTCTAAATATTTCAACTTGTTTCTCTGGAGCAATACGATGTGGAAAAACAATCAAATCACGTTTTTCTTTATTTTTAAAAGGAGCTAATGTGTCTGTTAAGTATTCCATTGGCCAGCCAGTACGTACAATACTACCATCGTCATATACTTCATCCCAGTCTTCGTCGTACCATGGATTTTCACTAGGATATCCACTATTGATAACTTTGTCAAAGAACATTTTAACATGGAATTCTGTAGCAAAGTAATTATGAGTAAATGCAGTGTATAATGCTCGTTCGGTATGTTTAACCCAAGCATCTTTGATAGCACCTAAGAAGTCATGTTCATCGTAATTACCAGCATGCCATAGTCCATGAAATTGCCAATTAAACCCCATTAAGTCATTGATGTATTTTAATTGAAGTATTGAAGTATTCCAAGCATCTGTAAATAAGAAATGATCGTCAGGTGTTGTTTTGCCTTCAAATTGCTTTAATAAGAATGTACATAATTGTGAACTTTTCCAGTAGTTAGTATCTACAAAGTTTAAGAATGCGCCTTGTGTGACTTCTGTTGATTGACGATAACCATCTATTTGGCAAATATTAAATTTATCATTAAGATTGTCTTGTAGTTGCTGAGGTATATGAGTATGCCATTGACCAGTATAACGTGTGTCTAAAGGTTCTACAGGAAATATCCATATTGTAGGTTTCATAATGTATTCCAAGTAATTGAAAGAAAGCCCCAATTGGAGCTTTCAAGTTAAAGAGGTTGATTAAGATTTTTTAAAGTTTTTTGGTCTAACGCCGTTAGGCCATGGTTTATTACCTTGATAAGGTTTACGTGGGCGTTTGCTTGCTAAATACGCACCGTATGATTTAGTGTCCTTGCGATATAAATCTGCTGGATCAAACTTACGCATTTCAATTCTACAAAAATCATGAAATGCTTCGAGATCTTCAAAGATCTTAACAACATCAGGACGTGATTCAAAGTATGAGAATGATTTGTAATTTTTAGCCATTTTATTTTTTTCCGTTTCTTAATATAGTTGTATGGGTACGAAGTGAAAGTAATGTTTTTAATTCGTGCAATTCACATCTTAGTTTTGCTATTTTTGGATCGTTTTTTTTAGTATTATTGATGTAATAATATTTTTGTTCAAACAGTTTTATCTCTTGACGCTTTTGCTCAATCTTTTTTTGTAGCATTGTTTTAGATATATAATGTTTCATGAATATTTAATAAATGAACCATTTTCATTATCTTCAGATATTTCAATCCAAATCTCTCTATCTGAATATTTCTGTGAAATAGTTTGATGTAACTCATTACTAATCATTTCACAGCTCTTATTATCTAGTGATAGTATAGCATCACTATACAATAAAGTCAACCAACGTTTAAATTGGATAAACTCAATATCTCTGTCAGCGTGTGTAACTTCAATCCAAACTTTAAAATGAAATATATGTCTATGTGGATATCCTAAGAACTCTACATCCTCTAATTTTGGATCAGTTAGAGCAGCAGGATAACAGTGTATTCCTTCTTTTGAAAATGTGACAAAAATAAATTTGCTAGTTGTTTCCATGTTTTTTCTTATTTTGATGTGCTAAAAGTCTAGCCTCTGACCAAGGTTTGCCTTTCTCAGGGCCGGTTTTTTTTTGTGATTCTGCGGCTAAAATTCGTGCTTCAGACCACGGTTTACCTTTTAATGATTTACTTATTTTTTCTTTATGAATATCAGTTAACATTACACCTGTTTTTGATTTACTAATTTTTAATTTAGTTTCATTACGATGTAACTTCCCCTCCATACCTGATTTAAGAGTTCCATTTTTAATTTTAGTTTCAATAATTTTCCGTTTAGTGTCAGCTGGCAATTTTTTACCTAAATGCGATTTTGATAAGTTTTTTCGATGCTCTTCACTCTTAACTCTATTCTTCCACGATGGCGGTTTGTTATCTAAACAAATGTTCGTTAATATGCCATTTTCTTCAAATCCAATTCTGCCGTATTTAAGAATTTCTTCAGTTTCTAATTTGTAAGCGTCGTCTTCATTAATGATATTATCTATAACTTTTTTGATTATAGGAGGCATATTATGTTGAATTAAAAATTGTATGCGATAAAACTTATGACGATTTAACGTATTTTCTGCTGTTTCGGTTAAATGATCAAAACATCTGTTGGCTGTTCCTTTACCTATATAAAATGGTAAGTTATCTCTAGGATCTATATAATGATAAATGTAATACATGGTATTCTCCTTGTAGTTTATTTATCAAACGTTACCCATATCATTTGCTGTTTCATATTTAACTCTTTAATGTATCGTTGTTGTAAGCATCCCAACCTGTAAACATATTAGGATTTTGTAATGTCTGTAAACTATGTGTCCAAATACCTGGATTAGTTGCATTAAATGTAACATCATCGAGTTTAATCATAGTATTAGTATTCCATTTGTGTATATTTGCAATTGGCATTCTAATTTGTGGAATAAACTTTTCATATGAGCATAGCTCAGTTTTTACATTAAAGTCATTTAATACAGTATATGGAATATCTAATGAACAAGTTTTACCTGTTTTTAAAAAATACTCAATAGTATGAGCCCAAGACATCCATGATCCGGCATTTTGTGGATTAAAGCTATGGTTTGCACCAAAGAATATATGATCTACATCGTCTTCAAGATATATCTCAATTGCTTCTATGGTTTGAATACCTACTACAAACAGTGTTTTCATACCGTATGCAGGTGTATGTTCTACTTCATTGCCTGTAAAAAACTTTACAGGCGTTGTAATTTCGTTTTTATATGGTCTTATCATTTTTAACACTTTCTTCTAAGTTAGTTAATACTTCTATTTGTTTTTCGGTAAACTCTTCAGAATCAACATCATCTTCGTTATCACCGAAGTCAAAATATTTATTCAATATTGTTTGATGGTTATAAATTTTAAGTCCGGTATTTCCTCTAGTACCAGGAATTGTCATCCATAGTCTATCGTATTTTTCAATTATATCTAAAGATTCTTGTTTGTTCTTAGTTGCAAATATTGAATCAATTAGATCACGTACAATAATTGTATCATGAACTTCTTTTATTAGCATATTTGGAAATACATTATTGTCGTATGCTTGATTTGCCTCTTGTACAGCATTCACATGGCTCCAAACATTGTGACCCATTAAAATTGCATAACTAAAACTATCCCAACTTGTTCTACCAACTTTGTTAACTTTATTAACATCGCCAAGTGTAATCCAATACTTAGGATCATTTAAGTATTTAGGGTCTTTAAATAACGCTACATGGTCAATATTATCAGCATTGACTTCTGTCCAATTAGGAACACCTTGTTTATAAATGCAAATATCTTTAATTTCTACTTGATCAATAATTGGACTAGATTTAAATACATTAAAGATTTTATCTTGAATAACTGCATCTTTAAATAATCTAGTATCCGTTGAATATTTTTTATCATCAACGCTTGGAACCATTCGATAAACCCATTTAGATCTATCTGTTAGTTCAGTATTGATGTATACTTGTCCATTTGCTGTAGCTAAAAACGGACTAGCACAATCATAACTAATTGTAAAGTTAGGATTATGATATTTTCGTACTGCTCGTTGAATATCAGTTAGCAAACAAGCCCATTCGAGCTTGCTTGTTCCTAAAAAGTGCATCCAGTCTTGTTTTCCTTGTTCTAATAAACCGTCATGTATAATAGTAATAAGTCTTCTAAGAACTAAGGATAAATCGCACATATTCTGACCACCCATTGCCCATCCATTAAATGCTTTATCGCCATAGATGTTAGGATCACAATATTTTTTCATACGATCATACCAATCATTTGCATCATCGTGTGTTTCGCCTTGCAGTACATTAAGGAATTTACATTTACCAGTTCTATTTTGGATAAAGTATTCATTATTGATATCTGTACCTGCTACTGCATCAGCATATGAGTTAACACCTGTTGCCTTACGCCCAGCCGGGCTACGTGCTACCCAAGCCGGAATATCAAGACACATGCCATAATCCATTAGCTCATCCATCCAACGCAATACTTGTTCACGTTTCTTTTGTGCTTTAGGACAATTAGGATTTTTCCAATCAGCTGGCCAGACACCTTTACCAATTTGGAATCCTCCTGAGTCGCCTAATACAAAACTTGTAGTTCTATCTCTGTTACGAAACATGTCTTCACTATCGTCAAACTTGTCTAAATCTAAGTTTGCATGTCCAGCTGAATACAAGCACCATTTATAATAAAATTGCCCTTTCTCTGGTTCCAAGTAGTTAAGACTTTCTACACCTGCAGAAAAAGATGCAGGAATTCTTGCTGGATCTACATACTGATTATATCTCTGTTTTCCAATAAACGTAGCATAAAAGCCCGACGTTGCTGGTAGAAACACAGCGTAATCATTCTGTGTTGCTGTTAGGTTCCTGTTCATCTTTTTCCTGTGTTAGTTTTTTAATTTCGTTTTCTAAAACTGTGATTTTGTTTTGTAATTCTTTTACAAGATAATGCTCTGTAACATTATTAGTACTTCTAGCATCAATTTGATTATTTAACCAAGTATTATAGATGTAATTTGTCGCCGGATTGCGCTGAAATTGTTCTAAGGTATAGATTTTTGACCTTACTTCATCTATTTGCCATTTTATATTTTGAAAGTCGTTATAAAAACTCTCAAATGGTCCAAATGCGCCAGTTGTTTGATCTAAACTGGCTAATACTGCTATTTTATTGTATGATTCTCTAATAGAATCATTATCAGAAGTATAAATTACATCTAATAGTTTTAATGCTTTTCTAAAATCAGTAATCATTTTGTTTGTGCAGGTAATGTATAAGTGTAAACTGAAACGCCACTTTCAACTACAATTTGAAGCATTCCCATATCTGATATTTTCATAGTAATATTGCCATCAAGATTTAAAATACTTAATACTTGAGGAATTGACCATGCAAACGTATTTTTTAATCCAACTGGAACATTTGGTTGAAATACTAAAGAACCTGCATGTGAGTTTGCATCACCAAACTTAAATATAAGGTTGTTATTTTCTGTTGTTACTTGAAAGAACGTTTCTTCAGTATGTGCAGCAGCTTGAAACTTTAATTTTGTTATACTTGCTGACGACGGAGTAAATTCAATGTCATATGATATCTGTACTTTATTTTTTGGTGTTTTTACTTTTTCTTCAATAATAGATCGATTCATAAATCGATAATGATTTTGAAAATCGCCTGATGCATTATTAAAGTGTAACCCAGTTGGAGTAGGTTCACCATCTCTTGCTTCTAATGTCAATGTAATAACTGCATCTTTTTTGTATTCTGGACATTTAAGATGTAGATCTAGTTTGTTTAAGTTTGGAAAACCAAATACAAACCCTTCATGTAGTCCGTATACTAGACCGTTTGTTTTACCACTCATAAGTACTGATCTATCTTCAGACTGTGATTCGACTTCAATATAGTCTGCATGGGTTGTAATTTTAGCTAAAGGTAAAAAACCTAATGAATTTGTATGTGCTACAACGTCTTGTAAAAATGATTTCATGTTATTCTCCTAGTGTTTTATTATAATATAGTTTGTTCAGTAAGTCAAGTTTATTTTAATCAAAGTCAAAAAATAAGTTAGATAAGTTTGTTTCAGAAGTTTCAATTAGTTTCCAGTTTAGTATACCAATTAAGTTGTCTAATTTATTATCAATGATAGTTTTTTCCATTTCTCTATGATCAAATGGTAGATCTTTAAACCATTGTGGTAATCTTAGTTCATCTACCGGGTATGCAACACTTACATAACCTAATGGATTGGGTTTAAGTTTACATACAATTACTTTTGCACCATCAGTAATGCTCATAGAATACTTGTCACCGTTCATACGTTTTAAAGAATTCCAGTTTGCACTTGCTCTAACATGCCCAGGCATATTAACTTTACCAATTTTTGCCTCTTTTTCAGTATATGAAGTAATGCTGTTAGCTCGTTTAGGTGATCCTTTTTCCCATCCTGGTCTTGATTTAAATAAGGTTCTAAACTCACTAATAAAGTTTAGCACAGATTGTTCTGATTCACCGTCTAGCACCTTAGTTAGTATATCAGATAAGAAGTCTTGGATAAATTCTGGAGTATCACTACGCTTTAAATCTAAACCCATAGCTTTAATTTCACCAGTTTTACCATGTGTATCCTTACGTTTACCTTCTTTGTCGTATACTAATACTGCATATCGCTTTTTAGTAATAAACAATGATTTACTTCCTACGATCTCACGACCAGCTTTAATTACTTCACCGCGTGTTTTAGGACAATGAAATGCATCTAACATAAATTGTTGGAATGTATTATTCACTTGATCACTGATTTGATCATACAACTGTACAATAGTTTCTTTAGTCCATGGAATAGTTCCAGCATCAATATCTTTTTTCAATGTATTATATGCTGAAAAGTAACAAGAGTCAGTATCACCATATATAATAGCTTTGCCTAAATGATTATATTCACCTGTAATAATTTCATTTACCTTTGCAGCCATATGTTTAGCTACTTGTCTACCAGTTAGTGTAGTAGATTGACCAATACGCTTATCAAAGAATCTACAACCTGGATTAAGAATTGCACCGTATAAACTATTTAGGTTAATCTTCTTAACTAGTTGTCGTTTATCCCAGTATTCTTCTTCAATTTTATTACCAGAAGCAATGGCTTCTTTCAGTTTCTTCTGCATATCTTTACGTTCTGAATACCAACGTTTAAGTAGACCTGAAATAACACCTTCTTTTTCGTATGTAAATATAGTTCCATTGGCTGACATGACCCATGGTTGATTACTTTCAAACACTAGTCTATATACTTCTGCAGCACTCAATACATTACTATCGCCGTTTTCCCAGTCAACTACGATATCAGTACCTATTTCTTCATTCATTACTGAAGTATATTCAAGTGTACCAAATAATCCTTCCCATGCAGCAGCAAATGATTTACCTTTAGCTATTTGTAAGCTAATATATTCGTCAGTTGCTATTGGTCTTAATTGTCCTACAATAGTTTCCGGACCCATATTTAATGCTCTAATAACACTAGGATATAGTGAATTGATATCAAGTGATCCAACCCAATCGTGAATACCTTCTTTTGGATATGCAACATACGCACCGGCAGCTTGAACTGCATCTTCTCTGCGTCTATTTGGAACAACAAAACCTCTATTATGTGCTTCGTTGATAATAGCTTGCTCTGTTACTGCAACTGCGCCCATGGTTGTTTGTAATAATACAGTATTTTCATGTGCAACAGTATTAGCCAAATCGATAAACTTTAGTTTTTTATCAAGACGATCTAATAGCATAGTATCTTGTCTGTTATATTCAATGAATGTTTTAAAATCATTGTTGTATAACTGATCAAGTGTACCTTCGTATTGTGTTTTTCTATCACCTAACTCGTATTCTGCAATAGCATCGAGTCTAAAACTATGTCGTTCTTCATATGTGTACTTTTGATATAGTTGTAAACTATCTAAATGGATACGTCCAATAAGATCATATGTTACTGCAGTTTTGCCATAGCGTTCATATTCACGTCTTTTTGGAAATTGATCAAATAAACAGAATCTGCGGGTATCATCTTTTGATAATACTTTAGTAACACGATTTACTGTATATGGAATATCAAACCCTTCGCTATTCCAACCACTTAAAATGTCAGCATCATCGATTAGTGTAAGAAACGTATCTAATAATTCTGCTTCAGTTTTAAATAAAAAAGTATTTGGGAACTCTTTTACTTGTTCAGTGGCTTCCTCCATGGTTAATGTCTTAGGAGGAATAGCTAAACAGATAAGAGTTTCCAACCATTGTAAGTGTACAGCAATTGAAGTGATTGGCATAAATGCATCATCAGGTGTTGCATAGCCACGTTCTGGGTCAAAATCAACCTCGATATCAAAAAACGCAACATTTAACTTAGGTGCGTCATGATTGAGGTAATTTTCAGATAAATGTGTGAAAATTGGATTGATATCAGCTTCAAACGTTTTTGAATTTGCGTGTATAGAAAGTTCTTTTCTATACTCTTTTGTATTTTTACAGACAATACGTGATACTGGATCACCGTAAATTGATTGATATCTACCTTTTGGGTCTTTATAATATAATGTGTGTTTAACAGGTGAATCTTTAAACTCTCTTTCACCTTTTTCATTTCTTTCTACAATTTTAATGACATCGTTACTTCTATCAAAGTATGCATCTACATAACTCATGCTGCACCTCCGTTACGATTAATATCGCGGTTTGTTGCATGATTGTTAATCCATGTCATAAATGATTCTTCGTCACGTATTTTAGCAACTTCTTCATGTGCGTGTACAACGATGCTGCATTCACATCTTGATGAGCATATTTCTGGACGGATACAATCCGCACAGGTACTAAATTTAAAGTCTTCCATATTGTAAATCTCTGTGTATGTGATTTGTGGCTCACAAATACCCTTTTGCAGCTTATGGCCTGCCTACCATGTTCTATAATTTTTATTTAGATTTTTTTAGTAACGTCTAAGATTGCTTCAATTTCTTCCCAATCTTCGTTATGATCTGCCCAGTTACCTTTATGTGCAATTTTAATAGCTTTATTGATAACTGCTGGTTTGATTTGTAACTCTTCTGCTACTGCTTTTACAGTATCTTTTAAGCCAGTTTGTAAATCTTCAACTTCTCTTAATACTAATGAACCTTCATTGATTAGTTTTTCAAGTTTAGATTTTTCTTCTGGACCGTATGCTCTACTCATTGTTTTCTCCTTTGTTTAAATTATGTATATATTATAGTATCAGTTGTTCGTATTGTCAACTACTAATTATAAAAAAAGGCAGTTTAACCTGCCTTTTTATTTAATAGTTTCTTAATTCATTTGCCGTTTCTGGATCTTTTTCCATTTCTTGTTTAAGTGAATTTAATTGCTGTAATAAATTACGAATTTCTTCAACATCTGTTTGAGCCGGCGGAGGCGTAACTGGTGCAGCTGGCGGAGGTGTTCCCTGTGAAGCTGGCGGTGTTACTTGGTCTGCAGGTTTAGCACCTTGCCCTTTAGGCGGTTGATTATTTAACCCCCCTTGAATCTGATCAGTTCTGAGCGCATTACTGTCTGGTTGATCTTTTTCTTTTTTAGGATCTGGTTCAACTTTTGGAGTTACTGGTTCAACTTTTGGAGTTACTGGTTTAACTTTTGGAGTTACTGGTTCAACTTTAGCAGCAGTTAATTCGTCAAACTTAGATTGAAATGCTGGAGTCCAAATACCATCTTCAGGTATTCCTGCATTATATTTAAGATTCAAAAGATGTTGTAACGCTTGAATACTACCGTCTGGTTTTGGTTTTGTCTTTTCATCTTTGTTTGGTTTTTCATTATTAGTTGGCTTTTCATTATTGTCTGTCTTAACTTTTCCTGTAAGTGCATCAAAATAATCTTTAGCCAGCCATCCGCTGCCAACTAATCCAGCAGCACCTATTCCTTTGCCAAGTGTTTGTCCAGTTTTGTTTACTGCAACATCTTCAGGTGATGGAACATCCCATGTTTTATGAGCAGCAGTTACTTTACCACTTGGATCTTTAACTTTTGGAACTTTGATAGTTTTTCCAAGTGCTGATTGTTGTCCAAGACCTCTAATTAAGTTCCAAAATGGTCGATCAGCACCTTCAGACAAATATTCATTCTCAACTGTATTCATATGTTCTTGCAACAAAGATACAGGTGATTGAATTGGTTGTTCTTGATGATCAATTGCATCTAATTTTTGTCGTAAATTAGACATTGATTCCGCTATAGTAACTTGTTTCATTATTTTTGTGCTCCGTATTTTTGTAAGATATGTTGTCTAATTGCTTGTACTGTCTGCTCATTAAACTCACCATCTTCCGGAATTTGATCACCGTACTGTTGATTTATCGCAGATTGGAACATTTGAACTTCTTGAGATGCTTGTTCAAGGTTTGAAGGTTGTGCATCTGCGCCAATTTCTGGGGTTTCAACACCGTATCCGCCACGCAATGCTGCTTGTCCGCCGTATGCTGCTGCACCGGCTGCTATTCCTTTTCCTAATCCTAAAAACTTACCAGGTCCTACGATTGAACCAGCTACATTTCCGCCTGTGTATGCTCTGGGATAATTTTTATCAGCATTTTGAAAACGAGCTATTTCTGCAGGAACTTCATCTTTATACGATGTTCCTTTTACAAGTGATTTTACACCTGCGTTAATATCTGGACCTAATCCAAACGTTGCACCATTATACGCACCAAGTCCGGCTGCCTTAGCAGCTTCCCAATCAAAGTCTTCATTCATACTAAGTACAATTGATTCTGCTAATGACGGTACATTTGGAGTAATTTTATTTTTTGCTATATTGTTCATTGAATCTGATCCTAAACTTGGTGGCGGAGCCGGAGGAGCCGGAGGAGTTGAATAATTGTTAGGTGTATCTTGTCGACCATATACTGGTGCTTTATGAGCATCATAGTCTTGAAGAAAACTTAACGCCTCAGGCGGTAATTGAACTCCACGTTGTTGTAGATTAAGGATCTTATCTCTAATAGCTCTTTTTAATCTTACATATTCAGCTAGTCGATGCGTTCTTAAGTTTTGTTTCTCAGCTGCGGCTTGGCTTTGTGTAGTTAAATGAGCACCTGCAGCTTTATATACTCTATCATCATCAAACCAACCAGCTTGTGGTAGTTTAGCGTTTGGAGGAAGTAATCCGGCAGCTGAGAGTTTCTCAGCTGCTTCAAATGGTACTTCATCTTCATCATCGACATCAGTACTTCCATCGGCTTCGATGTAATTTCCTGTAACAGGATCCACTAGTCCTTCAAACCCATTTTGTTTAGCTAATTTTGCTATTATTGGATATCGTATACTATTGTCTTGTTCGTAGCCTGAGATATAGGCAACTAATGATGAAAGTGTTAAACCTTCAGATAACACGTCTAACTTGTTTAATAAATTTCTAAAATCCATTATCTTTTCCTTGACGTGGGGCACCAACTATTCTGTCATATTGGTGCATACTTAAAACTTTTCCAGTTGAACTTAACTTAATCAATCTTTCAGTAACATCGTGTAAGTCCATATCTGTTTGAGCATCTTCTCTTGCATACTCTAATAATCGAATTAGTAATGGTATATCCATTTTAACAATATCTGTTGGATTTTCTGTAGATTCAGTCGGTACAGCACTGTAACCAGGTATAGCATCTTCCATTACTTTAGCTGCAATCATTTGAGCATAACTTTTGAGTTCTGCTTTTTGAGCAAAAACTTGTTCTTCTTGTTCAGCAGATGCCTCAGCCATGTATTTTTTAAATAATGATGGCTTTGATGGTTTCTTTTCAATTGGTTCAGCATAGTGCTGCATTGCCATTTGTACAGGCAATGCAACTTTATGCGGATTTGAACCTTCTGTAATGATAGACATGAATTTCTTCATATCGTTAGTATTTTCTACAGGAACAGACTCTTTAACTGAGTCCATTGCTTGTAGAATCTTTTTCATATCCATTATTTAATAACTCGTTCAGTGATCATTTTTAAACGATCTAATTCAGTTGATTCTTTATATGCACCGTAACCCATTCCTTGATTTAAGCCTTGAGTATATTTTTGTAATTCTTCTGGATGTTGTGAATAGTACAATCTACGTGCTGCATAATCTTGTTCTTTAGCAGCATTATCTGCATCTTTTTGTGCCATTCTAGCATCAAATTGAGCTGAATGTTTATTGGCCATTTGATCAAAATTATCACTTTTGTTATCAAACCATTGTTGGGCACGTTCGTGATCTCGATCCATTTGTGCCCATTGTCTTTCATCAGCACCTGGTCCAAATAATCCTGGCATTCTTTGTTGCGCACGTTTCCAATCTGCATCTGAAATTGGTTTTCCACCTTGTGACATTGGCTCTTGTGACATTGGCTCAAATTGTGCGTTTTGTTTTTCTTGAGCGGCATATTCTTCAGGTGAAATATCATAACCCATGTCATCTTTGAATTCATTCAATCCGCTATTTCTCATAATTGCATTAATTTCTGCTGACTCAGTTTTAGATTTTTTAATAGCGTTATCTACTGCACCTCTATGTTCTTCTGGACCAGTTTCAAGTTTACCATCCTCGTCATAATCTTTGTCAGCTGTTTTTGCAGCTTTCTTTTCTTCTAAATAAGAAACAGATTCTTTAATATTTTTCCACATTGCAGCAGCGGCGATTTTTTTACCTTTTTCGCCGCCACCTGCTTTGGCTGCAACTTTATCAAAGTTTTTGCCTGGTTTACCGATGTCTTTGCCTGCTTTTGCGTCTTTAGCTACTTTTGATCTTTCTTTAGAGGTAAGATGACCGCCAGGTTTTTTTTTACCTTCGTAAAATGACTCATCAGTTTTTGTTTCTTTTTTAGCGTAAGGATTGCCAGTATCTTGACTGTTTACACTTGATTTAGGTTTTTCTTTTTTTTCACCTGAATCTTTTTTAGGTTCTGATTTAGAACTAGAATCTTTTTTTGGTTGTGTTTTTTTAGCAGGTTGTTTTGGTGCAGATGATTCTGCAGATTTACTTCCTGGACGTTTAGGCTGTTCTTTTTTGGTGATAATTTCATCATCCATTGCGTTGCCTTTTAAGTTTTCTTCATCATCTGGAATGCCGTTGTGGTTAGCATCAACTTTTGATTGAACAAAGTTACGTAAGATTCTATGTTTGTTTACTAATTTTTTAGTACTAGCTGGAAGTTGTTTCTCTACCATACCGGATCCACCACATTCTCCGCATGTATGCATAACACCTTCTTTAACTGCTTTTGGTTTTTCAAGTTTATCGGCTTGATCAATTTTAAGGGCTGCAAGTGTTTTTCTTGCTTCCATTAAAGCTTTTTTCATTTGTCTTTTTTCACTTTCTGAGTACATATCGCTTTTCTCTATCTTATCGCCGTATTCGCTGAACTTCATTTCGTATTCTAAATAATGATAAACTGAAGAAATATAATCTGCAGCTTTGGTAATTTTAGCTTGAACCCAAGATTCAAACTGATCATTATCTTCAATTTTCTTAAATAATTTAACACTGTATTTTGCCAACTTAAACAAGTCAGCTTTAACCATTGCACCTTCATCATCACTTTCGATGTTATGATCTTTATGATCAATTTCTTTATGTGAAATATCAACACTTGGTGCAGGTAAATCGAATTTAGGCAAATCTAGTTCAAGACCTGCAAATTCTGAAAGTTTTTTTCTATGTTTCATGATAAACTCCGTTATAGTATATTTAGCTTCTTTTAATGGTTCCACCGGTAAATAAGTCTCCGCCTTCCATTTGTGCGCCAAATAAATTACCTTTTTTTCCTTTTATATCTAAAGCATTAACTGCAGTACCGTCTTTCTTTTTTGGTTGTAGAGTTTTAGTTTGAATTACCTTTGTACCGCTCTTACCAGGTGATCCGCTGTATGCTTTCATTTTTCTATTTTTTCCAAGACTACCTACTGGATTTTCAACTGAACCAATATTTGCTGCAGTTGTATCACTTGCTGATTCAGCAAGTGGTAGTTTTGCATTGCATTGATCAAGATGAGTCTTTAATTCAGTATATAATATTTTAATATATCTTTTGTACACTTTTTGATACTGTGGTTTAGGGTTTTGTCTAAAGAACTGATAATAATGTTCTGTATTGTCGTCCTTAGACATACCAAGATGTCCAGTCTTTGATAATTCATTAAGAATGGCTTGCATATTTGCAGCATGACTTTTTAAATCACGATATTGACTTTTAGATTTTCTAATAATAGACACTGCAGAGTTATGTGCAAATGCTGGTATTTCTCTTTGATCAGCAAGATACAATTCAACTGTTCTTTTATCCATCGGACCGCTTGATACATTAGATTGTGTACCTTGTGCAGTTTCTCCACGCTTTGCTACATAAGATTTAGTTTCATGATTTTCAGGATCTTTTTTTATTTGAATTACATGAGTTAGCTCGTGTATTAAAACTGGAGTTAGTGAAGAAGCAATTGTTTCAGCTATGCTGTGACTGAAATTAGTTGGATCAAATGAATGAATAAATTCATTAAATTGCTCAATATCAGTAACCTGTACTTGTGGCATTTTAACATTTACAAATGGTAGCCCTTTAGTTAGCAACTTATTTGCAATTGATGTTACAAAATTCAATAACGGAGTTCTAATCAATTTGTAATTAAGAACAACCATTGGTATATTACCAAATAGTTCACCTGTGTTTTTCTCAGTTGCATACGCAGTTGCTTTCATTTCATCAAACTCTAATATTACCATTAGTTGCATTATATCACTGGTGTGTCTCCCAAATTCTGCAGATAGGTTTTCAGCAATGCGCCCAACAGCAGCTTCACATAACAAATAAGCAAACTCTTTATTAGTAATTACTGAATTATTTGATACGGTAATGCCTGCTGGTATTTTTTTAGTATTGGGATTGTTTGATTGAACTTGAGATCGGGTTGAAGTAATAGTAGTTCCATCAAATTGTATGTTATTTGATAAATCAACTTCGTTACCTGCATTATTATTGATTATAGATATAATTGCTGATTTTAATTGATCTGCATGTTGTGATAATGATATAGCTTCTGCTATAATTTCAGAGATTATCATAACTTATTACCCCACAATTCAAACCATGCAGGAGTACCAGGTTTGATGTTATTTTCACGCTGATACTTTCCACGCTCGTCGTTTATAAATGATTCTTGTTTTAGGTTAGCGCGGTATTCGTGTAGTCTTGCTTCAGCACCTAAACCACCTAGATAGCTTGCAATTTTTAATTCTTGTATTGGATCATCGGGCGCGAGAAAACAGTCATCAGGACTGTCTTGTATTATGTTTTCTGTTGTTATTCTATACTGTTTCACATTTTAAACCCCATATCTGTTTCGTTTTGCAGCAGCAACTGGGCTAATTTTATGAGTATCGGGCGATTCTGTTGATCTTTTAGATGATCCTACTGACTTTCTGCTAATGCCCATTTGTTTTGCTGCAGCATCGAGCATTTTATCATCTTCGTCTGAGAATGAGATTGTAACAAAATCACCACCTAATGATCCTTTATGAGTTACTGCTGCTTTGTTAGGAGCACTTGAGAGCATCACACCGTACTTGTAAGCACGATATGGGTCGTTATTGTTATTTAATGCAGGATATGCAGTTAAACCAGGAACTGCATCTCTTGCAGATTTATGTAGTTTATTCTCACGAATGATAACTTGCATCTCAGCAATGTCACGTTCTAGTTGTTCTATATCTTCTTTTGTAATTTTTTTCATATTCATTCCAATGTACAGTTTAATCCCTCCCGTGTGGCTTGAAATAAAGTTTTACCGTCTACAGTAATTTCTTCATCTACACCCGTTATTAGTTGGAAATTAATTTTGTCACCTAATTTAGCGTACTCTCTTGCTTGTGTGCTACTAACGTTTGTATCATTAGATCTGTCACCGCTACTGACAAACTTTAATACTACGTGTTCTCTACCATTTGGTCCTCGTACATAATCGGTTGTACGAGTTGGACCACTGTTCCAGTTATTTAATGCAGTTTCTAAACTATTATTACCTGGGCCTAACCTATCACTTCCTGCAATAAATGTCATGTGTCTATAGCCTTTATCGTATAGCCAACATGCAGCTTTCCATGGATCTGTTACAAAATCTGACACTATAAATTCAGCATATTCCGGATGAATTTTCTTAATAAACTCAGTCTTAATATCGTAATTTAATGGATCATGTTTTGGATCACATTTGTTACTAGCAAAAATATACGCATGATTCTTACCAAGATCTACAGTTTGTTGCATTACTTTTGTATGTCCAATAGTCGGCGGATTCATTCTACCAAAGCAAAAAACTGCCATTGGCATATTGCTTTTTGTTTCAATTTCTTCCGCTGGTATTTTGTATTTTGAAAAGTTAGCACGACTAAATTCTAACCGATTAATGATCTTTAATTTATCATTACCGGCTCCTATTACATAGCCTTCGTGACTTATAATACTATTTATAATAGGTTGAACGGCACTGTGCAGTTGTTGCTCGTCAATCTGTCGTTTAATATCTAATTTAAGATTAGATATAGCACTCCATATTGCCCATAATCCTATTATACCTCTTTGAATATCTGCATTAAAACTGCCATCTTTTCTACACAGTTTTTCTCGTACACTATGGGTAAATCGAGGCTGTGCAAATTCTAAAAACCGTTCAACAATATTAGTTTCCATATCACCAGAGTTTATCATTTTAGTAATAAATGGACTCATTGCTGCAATTATACATTTGCATTTAGCCGTAGTAATTTTAGCAATACAAGCGTCTACGTTGCTGGAATGCGTTGTTATTGCATCTTGTGCGCGTAAAAGTAATGTGTTGTTTACTGTTATATTTGGTTTATTAGGCATTTGAGTTGCAATAAATGTGATATCTTTGCAATTTGAAAATACATCAAACCCTGTAATAGGTTCGTCGGCTGCGTTTAGCCCTGGAAAGAATGTGTGTACAGCAATACCGCCTACACTATTAGAAATTGATTGTCCTAAGTCACTATTACAATCGACATGATATTCAACAGTGTTAGGTTTAAAGATAAATTGATTGTTAATACAAGTAGGAGTTCCTGTCCATAACAAATCACCCATATAATACGTGTCTGTTACTTTTGGAATAATATTTTCTAATGCAGGACGTAGAATATCTTCTTTAGCCCATAAGTCGCTACGTAATGAATTTCGAGAATTGTCATAATCTCGAATAGTTGTAAAGTCAAGTTTGCCAGCAGCGATTTGTTTAAACATGTGTTTATCAACAAATACTAAATTACCATTTGGATCTCGACCAAAAACTATTGCAGGAAAGCCATCCCATTTAATAGTTAATGTATCAGTGTTAAAAGAAAGACTACTTAGTTCATTAACTGCTCTCTGAGCTCCTTTAGATCCTTCTAAAATAATTAGATCTTCAGGGTGTGCAATTCCTGCCATAATATACCTCTTATAAAAAAATTAATCGTAAGTGCCGTCTTTTATATTATCAGACACGTCCTTAAACAACTGCTTACATACTTTCTTACAAATCTTAATATCTATATCATCTGGTAATTCACGTATTGGATAATCCGTTAGATAACATTTATATGCTTTTTCTATTGTAGGTTTAAACATTTTAAAACTAACATCTTTACCATCTTTTATTTTATCTTTGCATTTAAGAATAGTAGGATGCAAGTGTCGACGATAAACTTCGTCATTATTATGTAAATAGTGGAGAAGATCATCGACTAAGTCAAAATCTATTTCACTACCTTTTTCAGTTTGTTTTGTAAATTGCTCACTTTTAAAGTGTGCATTTTCAAGTAATTCGTTAATACGCATGATAAATCCCGTGTTATTAGTATATTTATACTAATTAAGAATCCTATCGATTGATAACTTAATATTGCCTAAATGTAATTTAACAAATAAAAGAGTGTGTTCTCCTTTAACATATAATTGTGAGCCAGCATCATATCTATTTGGTTTTACAGATAACAACCGTTCAGTTTTTGGTTGAAGTTTAATTTTGTCATTGTTGTTAGACCATTCTATAAACTCAGGATTAAGATTAGCTACTCCACCGAGCGTAACTCTAAAATCATATGGAGTATTTGGCATGTATACCATTCCTCGTTCTAATCCATCTGGTGGAATACCAATTGAATCAACAAACCTTGGTATTAAATCTCGAATAGCAGTAATATCATTGTAATTGTTAGTATAGATAATTAACGTTGGTAAATTAACTCTTGTTGCAAAGTTTTCCATATTCATTATATGTTCATATAGAAGAGTAGTTGCGTTATAATGATCTGGATAACGAATACTATCTATTTTAGAAACCATCTTAAGTCGTTTAGCATATTTAGACTTGTCATGTCCTTTAAAGATATCGCCATTGGCGAGAGTCAATACGATATTGTATTGAAACTCGCCTTTGTACAATTTCTTAACAGTGGTAAACTTAATTGTCATACTGCTTGATTAACTGCCCGTACATGATCAAGTGTTAGTACTGGCCCTTTAGTAATTACTTTAGGTTTTGCTGTTAATGAAATCTTGTCATCAACAACACTAATTGTTAACCAACCGCCGTTTTTAAGATCACCAAACAACATCATTTTAGCAAGATCGCGCTTGATCTCTTTATCAATTACACGATGTAGCGGTCTAGCACCCATCTTAGGATCAAAGCCTTTTTCTAACAACCAATTAGTTGCAGTTTTGTCAACTTTAATACGTACACCTTTGTCTTTAACTTGTTCACGAACTTCATCCATAAACTTGTTAATAACTTTAACCATTGAATCTTTACCTAATTTGCTAAAGGTAATAATACCGTCAAGTCTGTTACGGAACTCAGGAGTTAAAAACTTCTTAAGTTCTGCATCTGAATAGTCTTTTTCTTGAGTACCAAAGCCAATTTGATTCTTTTCTGCAGCTTGAGCACCAGCATTAGTGGTTAGAATTAGTACAATATGTCGACAATCTGCTTGTCTGCCGTTTGAACCTGTAATAAAACCATTGTCCATCATTTGCAATAGTACAGTTGATACATCCGGATGTGACTTTTCAATCTCATCAAACAGCAATACTGCGTTAGGATTTTCTTGAATTTGTGTGATCAATAACCCTGCACTGTCTTCAAAGCCAACATAACCCGGAGGACTACCAATTAATTTACTAATACTATGCTTTTCTTGATACTCAGACATATCAAAACGTAACAATTTAGTACTCAAGTGTTTAGCAAGTGCCTTAGCAGTTTCAGTTTTACCGCAACCTGTAGGCCCCATAAACACAAAACTACCAATTGGTTTATTTTCAGGTTTTAAACCTGCTTGTGCAACCATGATCTTATCAACAATTTCAGTAATTGCAGTGTCTTGGCCAAATACTTCTGTTTCAAGGGATTCTTGTAATGTGGCAATAGCACCGGTTTCAGTTTGCATAATTTGTTCAATAGGCATATTGATCATTTTTGCTAATTCAAACTGAATTTCAGGCTCAGATACGATTCTGTGTTCAGCAAGTTTTAAGTTAAATCGCGAACATGCACAGTCAATTAAGTCAATAGCTTTGTCAGGTAGCTTTTTATCCGCTTGATATTTAACAGATAATTTAATTGCAGCCTGTAATGCATCGTCTTTGATTTTAAGTTTATGATGTCCTTCGTAGTATTTCTTAATACCTTTAAGAATCTGCAAAGTCATTTCTTGTGTAGGTTCATCAACAGTAATACGTTGGAATCTACGCATCAATGCACGATCTTTCTCAAAATGCTTACGATATTCATCCCATGTAGTTGACGCAATAACTTTGATGTTACCTTTACTAAGTGCAGGTTTCATCATATTAGCCAAGTCATTAGATGAATTACCTGAAGCACCTGCACCACTAATCATGTGTGCTTCGTCGATAAACAATACGCATTTGCCTAATTTTTGTAGTGCTTTGATTACTTGTTTAAAGCGTTCTTCAAAGTCGCCTCTGTACTTAGATCCTGCTAACATTGCAGCAATATCAAGATTGTACACTGTATAATCTAATAAGAAATCTGGCACTGCTTCGTTGACAATATTATAAGCAAGCCCTTCAGCAATTGCAGTTTTACCTACACCTGGATCACCTACCATAATAATATTATTTTTACTACGACGACCTAATGCTAGTGCAATATGCTCTAACTCGTCTTCTCTACCAATAACAGGATCAATCTTTTTATTCTTAACTTCTTCATTTAAGTTAGTAGTATAAGATTGCAACGCCTTGTTAGTTGATTGATTTTTATTATCACCTACGTCATCGCCCATGTCAGTTGAATTCTGCATGTATTCGTTGAACTTTTCTTTAGTGATATTTACTTGTGATATATAGTAAAATGCCCATGTGCGCTTTTCACCTAACATTGCTAAGAAAAAGTTAGATGGTTCTATTTTTTGCCCACCATTAAACAATACCTGTGTAAATGATCTATTCAACACACGTTCAACTGCTTGTGTTTTTTTAGGTTTAACAACAACGTCAACTGTAGTAATTTCTTGACATTTAGTTTGTAAATGATTAAGTAATAAATTTTTCAAATAGTTTACGTCTGCCCCAACTCCTTGTAAAGCATTAGTAAATGAACTATCTTCCATAAGCATCGAGCATAGAACATGTTCTAATGTTACATACTCATGGTGCATATTTTTTGCAGAGATAATAGCTTTGTCAAAAATCTCTTGTAATTTTTCGCTTGGTTCAACCATTATTAGATCCTTGTGTAGTAGTTAATAAAGCAATATTATAAAGTATTTTAATTATAAAGTCAAATAATTTGACTGTTTATTTGTTGCAATTGTGCCACCAATTCTGGTTTGGTAACTGCAGGGGTTTTTATTTTTACAACAGTAACAAATCTTCCAATCTGTCTATTGTGTAAATTAGTAAACCCGCCGTGCGCTTTTGCATATTCTGTACCAGGTTGTACTCCTGGTTTAATAGTAATGTTATGTTTTTCACCTATTAAGTTGGTAACTTCTTTAACACAACCAATCATTGCTTCAATTGGTGAAATTTCAATTGAAGTAAATATGTCATTACCTTCGCGTCTAAAATTAGGATCAGGTATTACATTTATAGTTACATTTAAATTACCACGTGGAACACCCGGCTGTGAGTTATCTCCTAAGCCGTCATATCTAATAGTATCTCCGTTATCAATACCTGCAGGTACGTTAATTACAACATGCTGTGGTTCTCCGCTAGGCAAGTTAATATTAGCATCTATTTGTTTTCCTTTAAATGTATCTGCTAATGTGACTTGAATTTGTAAATTTAAATCTCGGTTACGGCGACCTTGTTGGAATCCATGTGCAAAGTGTTGTCCAAAAATATCATGCATATTAAACTGGAAGCCTCCACCGAAACTGTTACTAAATGGTCCTCCTCCACCAAATCCACCAAATCCACCAAATGGATTTCCATTTTGTTGCATATCATATTCTTGGCGTTTTTGTGGATCACTTAATGTATCATATGCTACTGAAATATCTTTAAATGTAGCTTGGTCTCCACCTTTGTCGGGATGATGTTTATTTGCTAATGAACGATATGCTTTTTTAATATCGTCTTGTGATGCATCTTTTGATACACCTAATTTTGAATAAAAGTCTGTCATGATTAATCTCTCATAATAAAAGGTCAGTTAGTATAGTAATTATACTATACTAGAACTGACCTGTCAAGATTTTGATTACTTACGTTTTTTAACTACTTTTTTTGGTGCAGGTTTAGCTGCTGGTTTTACAACTGGTTTTTTAGGTGGAACTTTTTTACCTTCAAACTTCTTGTGAACTTTGATAGTTTTACATTGTTTCTTACCTTTTACAGTTTTGCAAACTTCTTTAGTAGTTGGACCAACGTGTCCTTCTTCATGATTAGCATACGCAACTGGAGCTGCTAACATGCCAATAATAATTAATGATAATAGTTTTTTCATATTATTTCCTTTTATGATTTTGGAATTGGTTTAGCTGCAGGGCGTTTTCTTGCCACTTTAGGAGCTTCTTGTACAACAGGTTCTGGAGCTGGCTCTGGAATAACAACTGGTTCTGGTGCTATCACAGGAGCTGGTGCAGGCGCTGCTGGTGGAACATATACCGGTGCAGGAGCTGGTGCTGCTGGCGGTGGTGTAAAGCTGCTAAAGTCAGGTAAACTCGGACCTGCAATTTTTTCTTGTGTACGACCGTGTGCTGAGATACCTAATACAACACCCATTGCAATGTGATAAAGACCGCCACCTTGTAATGTTAGTGGTTGCCACATATCTAAGTTTTGGCCTGGGTTATAGTATTGTAATATATTGTATAAGATTGGTCCTAAAACGAAGTCAAACAAACATGTAACCATGTATGTCATTGCCATCATTGGGCGCCAGTATCTTGTCATAAAATCCTCTTTATTTTGTTCTTCCATGTACGTTCCTTGTATTTAAATCGCTTTTGCTGCGGTTGATGCAATTGTGATTGCAATTTCTATAATTTTATTCAATTCTGCTTGTGCGTTAAGTGCTGCAGCATCTTCTATGATAATCCCTGTCGTAGAAATGTCTGATAATAATTCTTCATATTCTGAAGCACTAAGTTTTCCATTTTGATAATTGTTAGTTAGATCTTTAAGTTCTGTAGCTGCAGCCTCTAATGCATGACTTTTAACTGCATCAAATCCACTTAAACTATTTAAAATGTCTTGTGTATTCATCTTGGTTTACCTCCTATAGTTTGGGCAATTGTAGTTGCCGCTGTTGTTAAAATATCCATTTTTTGTTTACAATAAGCTTCACTTATCTTTTCTGTTTTATGATATCGAACATGTAACGGTTGTGTTAAGTCCATTAGTGATTCTGATAATTTTATAGTAGCTTTATTTTCTGGTATGAATTCAGCATAGTTTTTAAATTCAATACTTTTTAAATATATACGATCTACAATAGGAACCATTTGTTGTTGGTTGCTGCAGAACTCGGAGCTTATTTGAGATAAGCTACGGATATCGTTAATTAGTTGATATTCATTTTGATCAAACTTAGCCATAAAATATGCATCCATTGCAGCGCAACCAGATAGCATACTAAGTATAATAATTGCTAATACTTTTTTCATTTTACGTCCTCATATATTTTCTTTTGTTGCGTGTACCAATCTTGCCAAGCAAGATATCGTTCTCGTAGTTCATAGTAAGAACCGTAATTCTCACTAGCATTTTCTAATATATCACTTAGTTCCGGGTTAGTTTGAGATAATGTCTTTAACGTCGGTGCCGACTCCATCAAGGATGGAGGTACCTTTGGGAAGCTCATTGTTAACGGCACTGTTGTAGAGCACCCTTGCAACATCAGGAACAGTACACTCGGCATTGATAATTTCTTTGTGTTCTTGAATAATCTTTTTTGTTGCATATACTTTTTCCTTGATAACTTTTACTTTTTCTACTACACGAGTTTCAATTTGAACATTAACTTCTTTAGATTGTTGTTCAGCTATTTCTATTTTTTGTTCAAGTTCTGCTACACGATTACGCCATTCCATTTCAACACCGTAACCACCTTTAAAGTAAACACCGGCAACTAATAAGATTGTTGACAGTATATTTAACAATAACTGATATTGGTTAAGGAATGGTATGTACTTAATAAAAAATCCTGCTATAGTACCAATAGCACCTAATAGCAGGACTGTATTAACTACCCAAAGTAAATATGCATCAGGGAGGAAATGTAAGAAAAACATTATGCACTCAATACTTTGATTGCGTTAGCATAGTGGTGTTTTCTGTCTTCTAACCCAATAGTTCCGCCATTAATTCTTTTTGTTAAAGTAACAATGTCACCTTTGTCTGCCCATTGATTTAAATTATTAGTTTCCCAGAACCAGCAAGCACTTTGTACTGCACCTTCAAATGTTTCTAAATATTCAATTGTTTCATCGATATCCATTTCTAAGCTTTCTGCAAAACGAGTATAGTTGTCTTTACCGGTTAATTGGATAAGCCCACGCCCACAGAATTTAAATCCGTCACCAGTTGATTCATCGCCATTCCCCATACGACCGCCATACACTTTGCTTGCAATTTTTTGTGGATTTCCAGCATATGATTCTGCTAATGCATCGGTTGGGAAATATTTAGGGAATACTTTTCTCAATGTTGCTGCACGATAGTTTAAGTTTTCTTTCAATGCAGTGTAGTTTCCACTTTCGTGAGCAGTTTGAGCTAAAAATGCAGCAACTCGTTCTTTGCTCCAGATATCGTATTCTGGTAAGATTGAGCTTAATGCATCATACCATTCTGCGATGTAAGGGTTGCCTGGTATAATTTTTGCTAAGTGTTCTTGTGTAAATGTAAATGCCATTATTTTTTCTCCAATGCTACAGCCCATCCGCTGTTTTCAAATATAAATGTATTACCAACTTTGGTAATATTGTAGTTTCCAATTCTTTTTGTAAAGTACATTACTTCTGCAATAGCACTTCCTTCTATTATAATTGGACCTTGTATAGAATTATATACTTCAGATTTAGGTCCACTTGTAATAATATCAAAAGTTATAGTATCACTGTACGGTGTTTTAAATCTAAGTGACTCGTTAACAATATCAACTTCTGAAAAACTTTCTTTAAAGAAGGTACTAAAATTATCTAAACCGTGTTGTTTAGTTTTTTCTTCGTATGCTGCAGTGTCAGTAGGTATTGCTGATTTTAAATTTCTTAAAGTTGCGTCTTTGCTCTTAAAATTTTTAAAATATCGAAATCTCATATCAGACATTCCAGTTAATAATTCTATACCGTTTAGTAATTCAAGAATGTTTGCCGGAGCTCTACTATTTCTTTCTAATTCAACAAAAACTTTATAAGTTCCATCTTCTGTTTCGCCAGGACTAACATCTGCATCAAGTACAAAGTCATATCCCATTTCAACAAAGTTTTCTAAATCGTTTGCAGGATCTTCATGATCAACTGTAAATGAGAGTACAATTACATCTTTGTCATTTCCGATTTTACTTTGGTAACAATCAATTTCAAAAACTTTTTTTACTAATTCTCGAAGATCTTTTGCGTGTAAACTTTCATTGATACTCATAATTTACATCGGCATAGAAGCCGACCCTCCTGGCATTCCACCGCCCATTGGTGGCATTCCGCCACCTGGAGGAGGCATTCCACCACCTAACCCTGGCATAGGAGGTGTTGCTGCACCTGGTGCACCAGGTGCACCAGGAACTGGTGTTCCTTGACCTGGTATTGAATTTGGATCTATGTTTTCATTTTTTAATTTAGCCATGTAACCATGGTACATATCAAATGCTAATTTTTTTGGCATTTGAATTTCTACAATCCAAATTGGATGTCTATCTAATTTACCTTTTTTAGTGTTAGGTCTGATATCTTCTTGTGTTTTAATTGGACGTGGTTCGATGAGATGCGATTTTTGATATTTAACTTTGCATTTTAAATCTACTAATCGTTTTCCACCGTCAGGATTTGGCATGCTTTCTCTCGGCCACATAAAACCAGCTGTAATATAATGGCGATCAACTTTTGGACCATAGGCCAATTCACCATTTTCCCAGTTTTCATATACATATAGATCTAATTCATCGAGAACTCGTTCAAAGTCTTTTAGTATTGCTAAATTTGAATTATTTTCATATAGATCTTGTATGTTTTTAATAATGTCTAATACATCATGATGCATAATAATATCCTAAAATGTTTATACTTATTTATCTTGGTTCGAAATCATACAGTATTTCTTTGTATTTGGCGAAATGCCAGTAAATATATGTGTAGCGACCATGTCGCTGTGGTTGTTACTATTCTAACATAACTAGGAGTTACCTATATGGGACACAAACGAGTACAAAAACGTTTTACATCACACGTCAACATAGTAGAATTTCAACAACCAAAACAAATTAAACCTAAACGCTACAGTGTATCTTTAAATCCTCGCAACCAAAGTCAAAAAGAGTATGTTGCGATGTTACAAGATGAATCTACTAGTATTGTTTTTGCAATTGGTCCGGCTGGAACAGGGAAAACGATGTTAGCTGTGCAACAAGGTATTAAATTGTTTCAAGAGGGAGTTATAGATAAAATTATTGTGACGAGACCGGCAGTGTCGGTAGATGAAGAATTGGGATTCTTACCAGGAACTTTAAATGAAAAGATGGCTCCTTGGACAAGACCTATTTTTGATGTATTCGGAGAGTATTACCATCAGACAGATATTGCAAAGTTTTTGGCTGAAGGTGAGATTGAGATTAGCCCACTAAGCTATATGAGAGGTAGGACATTTAAGAATGCTTATATCATTTTTGATGAGGCGCAGAATACAACGCCAAATCAAATGAAAATGGCTCTTACCCGCTTAGGAGAAAATTCGAGAATGGTTGTAACAGGGGATTTAGCACAAGCTGATCGCTTGCATGACAATGGATTATTAGAATTTATTGATAGATTAGACAATAATAAGACAGCGTTAAGCCATATTGATGTTGCGTATTTTACGCATAAAGATATTGAACGTCATAGTGCAGTTAAGGAGGTATTAGCACTCTACGGGGAAAGTTAGAAGTTTAAAAATAGAACTAGCAGCTGACTAATCAGCTGCTATGTTTTAGCATAAAAAGAAAAAACTTTTGTTCATCAAATACCTTGTAACTTTCAATTTTACGATTGTTAAAATCAAAGTACACTTCGACACCATAGGTTTCTTTAAGCCAATTCCAAAAGATGTTTGGAAATCCTAGCTCTTTCCATTCTATAGTTGCTTTATTATGAGCATCCTGTAATATATCAAGATCAATTGTCATAGTTTTTCAACAGTTATACCACATTTTTCTAAAAACTCAAGTCCAGCAGTACTACGATAAGTTTCTGTATAGAACACTTTAATAATGCCGGACTGATATATCCCTTTAGCACACTCTATACACGGAGCATGTGTAATAAACATAAAAGCACCTTTACCTGATTCAGTCGAACTAGCTAATTTCATTAGCGCATTCATTTCTGCATGGATGACTTCTGGTTTGGTTTTAAGATATGAACCACCATCTTGGATAATATCCATTTCTACTTCGCAAACATTATTCCAACCGGTAGGTGTACCGTTGTAGCCAAGACTAATAATACGATCATCTTTAACTACAACCGCACCAACTTTAAGCTTAACTGCGGAACTAAGTTCCGCAAATGTATAAGCCGTTTTCATAAAAGCTTGTTTAAACTTAGCTTTCATTACTTAATGCCAATCATCGGTAATGAGCTGTTAGGAACCATAGTAGTAGGCAATTCACCGTTCCATTTTTCAATAGCATTAAGTTCTGCTACGCCTGGGTTGTTTTTAACAGCTTCACCTTTTAAGTGAATGGCTTTAGCTTCAGCTTCTGCTACTAATAACCTTGCATTAGCTTCACCTTCTGCCTGTGCAACCGCAATAGCAGCCTGTGCTTTAGCAGTTTCAACTTGGTTTTGTCTTGTAATTGCCTGTTGCGATGCATTAATCTTTTCATTTATTGCAGTAGTAACAGTGTCTGGTAATCTAATATCGCCGACCCAAGAAAGATGATCTAAAATAATACCGTATTGTTCAATCTCACCACGAACACGCTTTTCAGCAGCTTTGATTAAATCACTTTTGCCTTCGCCGTAGACTGTTTCAATTGACTTAGTCGATGATTCAGTATTGATTGCATCGCGCACTAGGTTTCTTAAGTAAACATCTGTAATTTCAGTAATACCTTTACGATACTTTTGGAATAAAACTGGAATTTTATCCTCTTGTAGCGTATATGTGATACCAATATCAGCATTTACACTTAAACCTTCTTTAGTTTGGAAGGTAATTGATTCGTCTTCTGCACGTCCTTCGGTATGTGATTTAGTCCAAGTGTAGTTCTGCATAAAGGTTGGAAACGTGTATAACTCTTCGTTTACACCAATCCAGTATCGTCCTGGTCCTAATTGTTCAGTATCAACACCTTTGTCGCCACCAAGTAAATGAACTTTAACACCAACTGTACCTACTTCAACTTTTGAACAACCTACGAGTGCAGTGGCAATTGCAGCAACTAAAAGTAATTTTTTCATTATTTTTTCTCCTCAAAAAGTTTTTCAATTTTGACATTTGCATCTTTAAGTAATGCGTAAAGTACAATTGGATCAATGACTAGTGCAATAAACCAACCTAGTGTAAAAATATACCAGTCGTTTGATGACATACAGTATGGTAACACAAATATAAATTGGAGTGTAAAAAACACTAACACTCCAAGTAGTTTAAAATATGACAGCATAAATGCTCCTGTTTATAAAAATAAAAGTATATTATACACTATATTATAATAAATGCAAATTATAAATTACCTAACCGTATTAAAGTGGCTGCAAGGTTTATTTCAACATCACTAACTAGTGTATGGTCTACTAACCCTTGTTTAATAATAAGGATTGCTTTATCTTGTTTTGACTCGTCGTCACCAAATAATTGAATATTATCATATAACCATCTGTAGATGTCTTCCATTTCTTCTGGTCTTGCTTGCGAGCACACTAGTTTACGTGCATCAGATATCTTTCCTGCTTTAAAAAGTTCAACCATTTGAAGTTTATAATCAGTATCAGATGCACTGCCTTGTGTTGCAGCAACTAATTTACCATCTATACAGCTCATTTGTAATGTGTTGATACATTTTCTTAAATCAGGATAAGTTGCTGTTACAAAAGTATCAAGAGTATCTAAATCAAATTCAATATTTTCTTCTACTAAAATAGTTGCTACCCTTGCTGTAAATTCTACAATATCAATTTTTTCAATATGGAAACCTTGACAACGTGAGTGAATTGCAGGAATAATTTTATTTGGGTAGTTACAAGTAAGAATAAATCTTGCAGTTTCGTGATATTCTTCCATAACTCCACGTAAACTTGCTTGTGCTGGAGGAGTTAAGTAATCTGCTTCGTCTAATAATACAATTTTAAATTGTCCAAATGGAATCATTTGCACGAACGACGTAATTCGATCACGCATTGTATCAATACCGCGTTCTCTTGATGCGTTTATTTCTAAAATGTCCAATGGATCGATGTCTAATTCGTTGAATAGTATTTTTGCAAGAGTAGTTTTACCAATACCTGCAGCGCCACTGAATAAAAGATGTGGAATAGTTTTTTGGGCAACCCATGATTCAATTTTATTCTTTTGATCTTCGTCTTTAAAAACATAGCCATTAAGAGTTTTTGGTCGATATGATTCAACCCATAGAGCTTTTGTTGCCATTGTGTTACCTTTATTAGTTAAAAAAATATATTATACAGTGAACGACACAACTTGTCAAGTGTCGTGTCGTTCAGTATTATTAGTACATTGGTTGACTAAAGTCAAACGTTTGTTCTGTGGAAGGATTTGATAGTCCAATATTAACATCGGACGGCAAATGATTAGAAACTGCTAAAATTGCCTTATTGTCAACTCGTCTAACGGTGACAATATCACCGTTTTCTTTTTTAACTTTAACGCCGCGTGTCCAACGACCGTGTTCAATTAAAATCCAGTCACCAACGCTTACATCTTGTTGTTCTGGACCAATTTTATATACTTGACCCCATCTTGGTCTAATACCTTCGGATGTTCCGTCGTCACTTTTAATAATAATACCACCTGCTGATACTTGTTCTTCAAAGTTCATATCAGTAATTAATACATTATCGTGTATAGTTTCTAATGTTTCTGTTATTATCATGCTTTACCTTTGTGTTTCTCTTTTAAACCATTTTGCAAATCTTCTGTTTTTACAAGTTCAGTTGATGTTGATACAAATGGAACAGGAGTAGATTGTGTTACCGGAGTAGTAATTGGGGCTAACACATGTGGTTTAGGTTTAACCATTGGTTCTGGAATTCTGTGTGATTGTACAGGAGTCCCAGATGACGGAATATCATCTGTATGAGTAGCTCGAATGATCTGTCCATTTGGACCAATTTCGTCGCCTCTTGCATTAATTTTAACATTGCTAACAGCAGGTGTTAATTCATGTTGAGCTGCTAATTTAGCCATGTCGACATATTTGCCTCTTGCTGATCGATATAAATTTTGTGTCATATATAATCTCCTTTAGTTTTATATTTATCTTAAAAAATCATGCCAATCTAAATTATATTTGATGCTATCAATTTTATGCACACCTAGCAAATATAAAACAAAACTTGAAACGCTTGAGCCTCTCCCAACTCCCCAGACAACATTATTTTCTAAACAAGTATCTATAAAGAATTTAAGCCATTGAAGAAGGTGCATCATATTTCTATTCTTAAATTCAGTTAGTTCTTCGTGTACACGGGTAGTTTCAATAGTTGAGTTACATTTAGCTATGCAATAAGATTCTACATCAAAATTATAGTAATAATCAGGCATAAACCATTCATTTTGATTTAACATGTCATATTCTTCAATTGACAATGAGTTTACAGATTCATCAAATTGATGAATTTCAATTTCTGATACGGTTGATAATTGTGAAATTTCGTAACATTTTTCGGTTACAATAGTAGTTAATGGGATTTGATGCCCTGCGTACAAGGCATCAAATATGTCTTTTTTATTAAAAATTGGATTTGAAAATTTGTCTGTTCTCATAATGTATTTTAACTTACATTAATGAGTTTGTCAAGTCCTTTATTGCGAGATTCAACGGCTAAATCCCATTCTGCTTTTCTTCTTTGTCTTAATTCTTCAGTGTACACATCTAATATGTTTATTATCTGTGATTGTACACTTGGGTTAGAAGTTAAGAAATACTTTTTATTTAAATCATTTATTTTTGATTCAATTTCATTTGTTTTGAGTTCAGCCAAGTTTGTTACTAATGGATGCATAAATTACCTTATGGTTTTACATATTTTCCAAGATATCGCATAAACACTGTAACCCCGTGATCATTTGACCAGGCTTCTAATACAACGTAAGATTCTTTACTTACATGCAATGTAGTTGGGAAACTAATGTCTTTAATTACGTACCCGTTATTTTGTGTTGTGAACACAGTAACATCAACACCTGCTGCAATAGTAGGAACAGTAGTTAAATGAACACGCACTGATGCATATTGTCCTGTAGCAGGCCAATTAACAAATGCTAATGTAGTATCAGAGTTAATAGTTAATGTTAATTGTTGTGATATTCCTGAATCTAAGTTTACAGTTGCAACGTTTGATGCAATTGATCCAGTGTAGCTTGTACCGTATAATTTGTTAAAATTTCCATTTACAATTGAACTACCATTGATATCATTTTCAACTGGGTCTTCGTTGCTATCTAATGTACTTTTTAATACTGCTCGATTTTCAAATAATTGAAGTTCGATTTTTGCTTGATCTAAAGCTGTTTTGATTCTTAAGAAATTATCACGAAACCCTTGGCTATCGTTATCAACACCTGCGATTGGATAATTAGTAAGAATTGTGTTAGTTATAATACTGCTCATATGTTGTTCCTGTTATTAGTGAATATAATGTATTTATCAGCATATTTGTTTGAAGATCGAATAATAATTCTATCTATCAAATAATCTAATAAATTAAATTTAAAATTACTGTGTTTGATATTAAGTAAAACTTGATCTGCAGATCCAACTTTACAATAACACAATGGAACTGCTAAAGTATATCCAAGTTCTGTCCGTGTGTTTGGTTGAATTGATCTCATCCACAGGGGTAATAATTCATTGTCTGTCGTACTAATTAGACTTAAACTCTGTTGCCATCTTGTTACACTACTTGGATAATACGTGTTGTTATTGACAATAGTATTTCGTGATAAATGATTTACTAATGAATCAATTGGATCGATCATGTGAATATAAATTACCTCATATACTGCTGTATGTGTACCAGGTATCAATGCTACAGCTTTCTTTACTTCACCAAATCGAAATCTTTTATTTTTATAATTAGTCTGCATTTGATTAATATAATCTGATACATCGGCTTCTTGTATACCTGCATAAATTAACATTGATAAATCTGTTTGCACACCAAATGCACGATCGTATGGACGATATATTAAATTTGGTTCAAAAATCGATTGGTTTGTAATAAAGCCATCCCACAATATTCTATCATTAAGATCCATAAATGGTTTAACTACTACATTATCAAAGTTTGAGTGTGTAGGTGTTTTTATAGTTATTGAGAAGGTACGTTCAGTTGCGCTGTAATAAAACTGATCACGTGCTTCAACTGTAAATTTAAATTGCCGATCAATTGTAGTTTCACCGCCATCATATATTGTATCAGTGTCTAATCGATAATCAAATGTAGTCAATCCCTTACGACTAAATTGTTTATCAAATGTAGTAGTAGGTGATTGATCAAATGTAGTAAGCCCGTCATCCATCGCCGGAATTGAAATTACTGTTGTGAATTTAGTAATACCGTTAATGTTAAAGGTAGTTTCTCCATTATCAAAACTAATTAAAGTCGTCTTTACATCAAAATAGGTATCATCACTATCAAATCTTAAATTACTTGATAATAATGGAACTACTCCCATTATTTCACCGTCATATGACATAGTTAGCCCTGGCGGTAATGAACCAGCAACTACTGAATGAATTACTACAGCATCTTCAATTGTACTTGTTGCCTGTACACTAAACATCGATGGATAATCAGTTCGTATTTGTCCTAAATCGTTAGATCCAGCCCAAGTAATAACACTGTCTATTTCACCGATAAGTTTAACAGTAAAGGTTCTCGAAGAACTATTAGTTTCAGTTTTATTCTCATCTCCGTGGGTTGATGCTGTTACTGTAAATGAGTAGGTAGTTGTAATAGCAGGCTGGTATGGAACATAACCATATATTTCACCAGTGATAACATCAAATGACAATCCAGTAGGTAATTTTGTAATATCATCAATTGAATAGTAAACTATACCAACGCTATAAACATCTAAAACTATAGTAACATAATTATTAGCTCGATATGTTCCTAAGTCACTTGGAGTAATCCATACTGGAGCTTGTAGATATGTTACATCAGCTGTAAACAACCCAACATTTGAAATTAATTCGTCAGCATCTGCTCTAAAATAATCTTCGTTAACTACATATATTTCAAATTTACGTTTTGGAGTTAATATTCCATCTGTAACAGAAACAATAAATTCAAATTTACGATTAATAGATTTAACTTTTCGTACAGCAAGATAATCGTACACTGCATAATCAAATGGAATAGTATCATAACCGTTTTGTTTTGGAGGAATAGCAAAGTCAAATGGGCCTACATCGTAATAACCGTTGTCATATGATCCAGATCCGCTTGCTGGTGTGATTGCAGTTACTTCGTTAACAACACCAACAATTCTACCATCAGGTGTTAGTGTAAGACCTGATGGTAATTCTCCATCACCTCGATTAATGAAAAAAGATATTTCTTGTCCTGCAGATAAATCGTAATCAATTGCATTGAGTTGATAATTTACAACCGAATTATCAATTACAAATAATTGTTTTGCAGGACCAATATCAAGTAATCCAGCATTAGTTAGAATAATTGGAGCATCTGGCCCAACAACTGTTACTTCAAATGTTCTGTCAGCAATTAAATTATTGTATTTTGCACGAATACAAAAGTTATAGATTGTATCATCTGTTACTTCAACTGGTGCTCCGATTAGTCGATTTCCTTGTAATTTTAGGCCGCGAGGCAACGACCCAGTTATAATTGAATACGATACATTCAAATCGTCAGTTACTGGTAATTTTATATCAACATCAATTCCCTCGGCGAGGGTTTCAAGGTTAATTTTATTTAAGGTGGAATTTTGTGTCCAAACATTAAGTGCCATATTTGTTCTCGTTTTTAGTATTTATCCTTTAATTTACTTAATGCAGACTCCCATAATAACCGTACTAAATACAGTATCATATAGGAATATTGATGACAAATAATAAAAATACACAACTTTCGGAGAAGATTTTACAATTAGAAAAAGTTTACGTACAAAGAAAGTGGTGGTTGTATGCTAGCTCTCTTGTCTACACTATACTAATAGTTGTAATTTTTAGTTGGGATTATTTAGTAAATAATGTGAGTAACAGATTATGGTGGGTTGGGATATCACTAGCGTTATTAGTTAGTATAAATTGGTGGTATTGGACTATGAGATCATTAGCTTCATTAATTCAAAGCATCTATGTTGAATATGGAATTTTAGATGAATTGCGTGTTGAAATTGACGAAATAAAAAGAATAATAAAATGAAAGTAAAAGAAATCACACAATTAGATGAAAAAGCAGTAAGTAAAGCCCAACAAAGATTTATGGGTATGGTTCATGCTGCTCATAAAAGTGGAAAAGCTGCCAGTCCTGAAGTTGCAAAAGTAGCCAAAGGAATGAGTAAAAAAGCTGCTAAAGATTTTGCCAGTACAAAACATAAAGGTTTGCCTAATAAAAAGACAAAAAAGAAAAAGAAAGATTGACTTATTGATTAAATGATCGTATAATATGTTTTTTTAAATAAAGAGATATTATATGAAATGGCAAATAGATAAAGAGTTCCATTTTGAAATGGGGCATAGAGTATGGGCACAAAAATTAGAACATGCTGAGTTAAGTATTACAACTGATTGTGCGTGTAAACATTTACACGGGCATAGTTATGCAATTAAAGTGTTTTTAGGATCTGATAGTTTAGATCAATCAGAAATGGTTACTGACTTTAAAAATTTAAACTTTATGAAACAATTTGTAGATGATGTATTAGATCATAAGTTTATGATCGATGTTAATGATCCAAACTTCAAATTAATTACAGGTCAAGATTGGGAAAATAATCCAACAACAGATCATCCATTTGCAAACTTTATAAACCTTGGTAGTTATAACTGGGTTGGTTTATCAGATGATGAAAAATTACATCTTAATAGTTTTGTATTAGTAGATTTTGTACCAACTAGTGAAAATATTTGTAGATATTTGTTTGAATATGCACAATCACGTATTGGTGATTTAGCAAAAGTTACTGCAGTTGAGCTGTGGGAAACAAAGAAAAGTCATTGTAGATATACAGGATAAAACAAAGGCAGCGTAAGCTGCCTTTTTTATTGACTAAACAGTCTTATCTTTTTTAGGACGACCTTTTTTCTTTTCAACAGGTGGTACTAATTTAACAATATTTGTTAATGCGTCAGCTTTTGTAGGTTCTTTAACTTCTACAACTTTAGCTACTTTTGGCTTAGCTGGTTTTTTAACAGGTTTAACTTCTGCAACAACAGGTGTTACTACATCAATTGGTTTAGTTGCAGATGGTTTAGCTTTAGTTTTTGGTTTAGTTGCTTTTGGTTTTGCAGCTGGAGTTAATTTAACTTCTTTCACTACAATAGTTTCACCGATGTCAGCATGCACTAATATAGGTGCTGATGTATCTTCTTTTACTTCTGATTTTTTGAATAATTGTTTAATAAATTCAAACATAAACTCTCCTTTTAATTATTTATAAATGCCCTAGTGTCTTAAGACTACTTACTGGCATATCCCATATCTTTCTTCGTTCTACTCCTTTTTCTTGAGCAAATCGTTTAGTGTCACAATTCTCACAAACATGATAAACTTCATTTGTTAGTCGTTGAGGTGACATTGACCCTTTTTCTCTTTTAAAAATTGTACTGCATTTATCGCACCTTAAGACTACCATAGATTTTTTTCGAGAATAAACATGGTGTTTACCTAATTTGCTAGTACGATAATACTGTGTAAGTTCGTATTCAATAGATATAATCATACTTATATTTACATTAAGATTATAAAAATCTTTTGATAAATATTGTAAAACAAGCGTTCACAAAGGGGTGTGACATAATATGGCAAAAAAAATAATTGAAATTGGTGTTCAAGGGAATGACGGTACTGGCGACAGTATACGTGAAGCGTTTAGTAAAGTTAATGATAACTTTAGTGAAATTTATGCAGTATTTAAGAGTGAGGGTAAAATTAATTTTAGTGATCTATCTGATGGATGTACTTACATCAGTGATCAGCTTATCACCGCAAGTCACGATGGAACTACGTTAATTGCAAGAGATTTAGTACCAGGGAATGGTATATTCATATCTGCAACATCGTCGGCTATTACAATTGAAGCACAAGCAGCTTCATTATCAAATGATTTAAAACCAGAGATATCAGCACCATTTAATGCTAATAAATTTGCAATTGGTCGTTTGTCGGATCCAAGCGAAGACCTTGTAGATCTTTTTAACTTAGTATACGATATACCAACTACATTAGATGAGTTACCAGTAACTGTGGGATATGCAAATAGACGATATGCACAGTTAACTGAATCAGGTGTTATTGGTGTTTTAGAAAATGGGGTTATAGTTCCAAGTCCTATACAAACAAGAGCAGAACCTACAACTCCTGATATTACAAACCCATTGTACGATCCAACATTAACTGGTAATTACTTGTCAACTGAAGTATTACCACGTAAGGACGTAGTATACCGTGGTGGTGATAAGATGACCGGTGCGTTAATCTTAAATGATCACCCAGGAGCAATGGCTGGAACAGTTGGTGCAATGTTTGATTCTGATCTACAGGCAGCAACTGCATTTTATGTAGATAACAAAACATTCACAAGTAATGTTAATTTATATGTTTCTGCGGCATCAGGTGACGATTTGCAACTTAGAACACCTGCAGGGAAAGAAGGTAGATATTGGAATTATGCGTTTAAATCTATCGGTGCTGCATTGTTACATGCTGAGTCATTGATTAATTTAGCAAGTCAAGAACCTGGTCCTTACAAACAACGTATTTCTTATACACTTGGAGCAGATCAAACATTTTCAACAGTTCAACGTGTAAGATTAACCGGTGGTGAATCTACAACACCTGGCTATGTTGCTGCATTTAACTTATTACAAGCTAATCGGTCATTTATTCAATCAGAAACAATTTCATATATTAATAAAAAGTATGTGAATAAATTTTCTTATAATAAAACACTATTTTCAAACAGAATAGAGTTTTTAATTAAAGCAGTATGTGATGATTTATTGTTAGGTGCTACTGATCCAGATACATCAGTACCTGGAACAAATTATAGATCAATTCGGTCTGCTGTAAAATATTTACATGATGATCCATATTTAGAGCAATCGATTCAATGGTTATCTGCTATTGAGTTTATTAGAAATCAAATTATTGAGTTTACATACGATGGACCTGCATTGCAAGATTATACTACTCAGTTAGTTACTGCATTATGCTATGATTTGATTTTTTCTTCAAACTATCAAAGTATTCAAGCTGGTATTGCATTTAAAAATGCCGGAACTAAAGTAAGTGCAGAACAATTAGGTTCAATGCTTACTATTAAACCTATTAACATTTTATCTGTAACAGTTAACGGTGGTGTTGTAACACTTAATTTCTTAACTCAATCATCGGCATTCTTATTAAACAGTGAAATATTAATTGATGCAGTGTTTACAAACGTTGACGATGAAACAAATGAAATCATAATTAAACCGAGTGAAACTGTTAACAATGTTACTACTATTACTTCTGTTACTATTGATTCTGCATCAACTGTTTCATCTGTTAGTTTTAGAAAAGGTGGATATCCATTTATTAACGATGGCACATACACTGTAACAGGGTCGTTTGATCGTAAGAACTTAATTAATCTGTTGTTATTAACACCAGGTATTACAACTTATCCAAGTTCTGCAGTTGATATTACTGCTAATGCTACAATAGTGCGTGATATAGTGTTAACTGGGACTATCCCAGAACCGGTTATGCCTACACCAAACAATCCACCAGCAGGGTATAATGTTCTTGGTCATGTTCATGCAAAATCGTTGTTATTAGATAACATTTCATTTATTCAAGCTGAAGTAGTTGCTTATCTTAGTTCAGAATTCCCAGATGTATCATATAATCGAGAATTATGTTTGCGAGATGTGAAATATATCATTTGGAGTTTAGCATATGATTTAACATATGGCGGTAATAGTCAAAGTGTATATGCTGGTAAAAAATATTGGAATAATTCAACCAACTTTATCATTGCATCTGAAAAAACCGCATGTGTAAGCGTAATTAACTATATCAATACATTGGCTCAAGCAGTCATTATAAACAGTGCGACTACTACGACCTATCAACAATCAGTTAGACAGTACAGAAATGATACATTAACTAATGGTAATGTAGCATCAGCATCAATTGCAAGCAATGTTGCTACGATTGCAGCAATTGTGACCAGTTTAAGTAATGTTCCTGCTATTATAAATCCAAGTGTTACAACTGGTTTAGCAGAAATGCAAACTATTTTTGATAGAATTACTGCAGATATTGGAAATTACACAGATGACACAAAATCTACATCGACAATATGGTATTTAGATAGTTATTTCCCAGTAATTAAGACATTAACTGATAAAGATAAGATTAATAACTTGTTTGATCAGATAATATCTATTGTATCCGGTGGTGTTTATCCGTCAGTAGTACCAGTTTATCCAATTGTAACTATTCCAACACCAGTTAACGTAAATGTTACTGATGCATGGATTGTTCAAGCTACCGGATTGCTTGATCAAACAGCAATTAATACCATTGCACAATCTACAAATTCTTATATTGCGTCAGTTTATACAACAATTACCTATAATTCAACTACTTTACAAAATGATATTAAAGATTTGTTGTTTGCAGCAATTTACGATTTAAAATATGGTGGTACATTGGCTAGTTTTGATGTTGCAACTACATTTACATTGTTAGGATCTAATGTTAATACTCAAAAAACAATAGTTCAAGCTGCAATTGATCATGCATGGTCTCTTACAAATACTTTATTAGTTGGAAATATAACTGGAGATACTTCAAATCATACAGTTAACAAATTGCGTGAAAAATTCACATTTGCTTCTTCATATTTTAGCAATAATCCGCCAATACAAGGCGACGATATTACAGTATCATTATTCTCAACTACTACATATGACAATGCTACTAAATTAAGAACCTTAATTTTAAATAGTTTATCTACTATTTCAAACGATACCTTAACTTACATTGATTCAGTGTTTAAAGGTGGGTTTACTTATGATGAATCTTTATGTTATAGAGATTTAGGTTTGATTATTGATGCAATGTCAATTGATTTAATCACTGGTGGTACATATCAATCTATAAATGCAGGTAAAAGTTTTTATAAAAACTCAAGTGCAAGAGCAGTTTCAATTGGTACACAATATACACAGTCATTTGATGGTATAATGTTTGCTCAATCAGTAGCATTGCAAGTATTAAATAAACAACTTAAGAATAGATACCAATTATTACCGCAAATTACACAATTTGCAACAACAAATCCATCTAATTTAACATATATTAGCACAGGCGAATTACCAACTGATAGTATCGGTGTTACAGGCGATCGTTCATTGCCAGTTTCTCAAAATGCAATTGACACATTTGTTGCAAACATGTTAAGATTAACTGATATTATACAGTACGGTATAAGCGTTGCAGCAACACCGTCGTTTGGTTCAGGTATTTGGAATTTATTAATTGACAATGGCGGGAGAGGCTATGTAGATCAAGGTTCTCCGTCAAATAACGACTTATTCCCAGCTAAAGTAATTGTAGGTGTTGGTACTTCATCTATTGCTGCATCCAATGCGTATGGAAGTATTGTTACATATACATACGGCAGTGATATTTCCGGTGCACCTTTAGTGTTAGGCGATGTTGATACACTTCAAGTACGGTTAACAAAGCCTGGATTCTTTAAATCTGCTTACACTTTAGTAGATCTTAACTGGTCTTTTGTTGGAACTACTGTTACAGTTACTAAAGCTAACCATACAATTACACAAGGTACTCGTATAATTGTAAACTTTGCCCAATTCTTTGGGTCTGGATCTAATGCCCCAATTGGAACTTGGATTGTATCGGCAGTAACAACTAACACATTTTCATTTGTAACAAGTTTAGCACCAATTGGAACTAGTACATTAATGACTGTAACGGTTCAAGTAGGTGAACAAATTGAATTTGGTGAAACTGTTCGTGATTTGCAACTAACAATGTTCATTGAAAGTGGCATTTATTACGAAGATTATCCATTGAGAGTGTCATCAAACATATCTATTAAGGGTGACGAGTTCCGTAGAACTATAATTAGACCAAAAGATCGTATTAGTCAAAGCCCATGGCGTAAGATTTTCTTCTATCGTGATGCAATTGTTGATGCTTTAGAGGTAGGTTTAATTGATTATACCGGAACTAACTATGCTCCGAGCGGAATTACAGCGTCTTTAGACGGTGTAACTAATAAAATTGTGGTAACATTGAGCGGTAATTTCCAAGCACCATTGAGTTGGGTTGGTAAAGTGTTTGCTGATACTAATACTACAAACGGAAATGCAAAACGCGGTAAAGCTGTAGTTGACTCTGTTAGTGGTAATACTATAAATTGTACAGTAATTTACCCATTTAGCGTAAGTGGATTATATGCTGCCGGTAGTTGGAAGCTATTTGGTACTATAAATTACGGTCGTCACTACTTAACTAACCCATTAGATGTAACAAGTACGGCTAAAAACAACAAAGATATCGACGTTTTATTATGTAATGAAGGTACACGTATTGTTGGTGTAACATTCCAAGGTCATGGCGGGTTTGCTATGGTACTTGATCCAGAAGGAAACATCAAAACTAAGTCACCGTATATTCAAGAATGCGCAAGTTTCACACAAAGTAACAATTATAAGAGATTTGCAGGTGGACAATACATTGACGGATTTGCAGGAAGACTATACGGTAACATCATAGGTGTTTCTAATGACGGTATTACTGTAACTGTACAAGGTGAAACTAATAGTGGTTTAGATATTAGACCTCCACAACCACCATGTTCGTTCTATGTACGTGGAAAACGTTATCAAATTGATGATATTGTAAGTTTTGATGCAACTACTGCAACTGTAGTATTAACATTGGATAAAACTACACCGTATTTACATACAACATCTGGTGTTTTAACATACGACGATGTTAAAGCAAAACGTGATATCGGTTATGTTTTGGATGCAATTGCAAGCGATGCTGCATTAGGTACAACATATCGTTCAGTACATGCTGGTCGTTCTTTCTTAAAAATATATTCTAGTCGTTTAGTGGGAGATTTACAAGATCTTACTATTGCAGGTATTAATAAAGCATTAGAATTGTCAAATACAACACTTAGCGGTAGTACATATTCAAGTATTAGAACTCAATATGCCACTAATATTGCTATTATTACTTCTATGATTTCAAATGGAGTTAATGCAACACCAACTATTGTATGGTCTACTAGTTCAACAGCTGATGATAACTTAGCTCGTAATATTATTCAAAACAATAAAGCATTTATTAAGTCAGAAATTAGTGCATATATCGCACAATACTTTACTTTAGGTGATTACCCAAGATACAATGTATTAACAAGTGAACGAGATGTTGGTTATGTACTTGACGCTATGACATATGACATGTTCTATGGTGGTGATAGTCAAACAAAAGATAGTGCAGAAGCATTCTTTTACAATAATACATCGTATATACCTGATGAAAATGTAATTTGTTCAGCTGCGTATACCAGATTAAAAGCTGTATTAGCTGCTGTAGTTGCGGGATCACCAGTTGTTGTAAGTTCAGGTAACAGTGTTTCACAAATACTAACAAATCCGCCAGCATCATCAGCCGGTTATGTTACTAAATTAAACACACTGAGCGACATTGTTATTGATTATATTGCAGACGGTAGTTATAGTTCACCAAGAACAAGTGCTCGTACATATCCATTGTTACCAGTAGGTACAACTGGAACTACAGCTTATAACTTATTCTTTGATACCGGAACAAATCCAGCTACTAAAACAACTGCTGAAACTACTATTGAAACTTCTGTATCAACTTTCTTAAAAAATGGTGCAAACTTAAGAATTAATATTGAAGCTGGCGGTAACCGTTCAATGTTAGGTAACGATTTTGCTATGTTTAATGATTTAGCATATGGTATTTTAGCTACTAATGGTGCATTTACTGAACAAGTATGTACATTCACATATTATGCGCATACCGGGCTTTGGGCAAACAATGGTAGTAACTTACGTGGTGTAGGATGTTCAAATACATTTGGTAACTACGGTATGAGAGCATCCGGTTATGACGTTACTGAATTACCAGATAGTACAAATCTTGCTAATCATATGATTCAAACTGCTCGAGTATATAAGCAAGGCATAGTTGCAAACGAAATGATTCCAACCGCAACTGTTCCGGCTATTGCAGTGTGGATCATTGGGTATGATTATATTCCAACTAATGGTTCAATTATGGAAATTAATCATTCTGTTAATAGTGGAACTATCAATAGTTACACTGTAACATCGGCAGAATATACTACTATACAATTTGCAAATCAAACTGTTCTTAAATTAAATTTAAACACAACTGACACAGGTTCTGGATCAGGTTTATCAAAAGAATTGTACGATGGACAAATGGTTTCTATTAGATCACTTAAAAATGTTAAGTTTAATAATGTTGATAATGTTAAACCAACAAGACCGTCAACTGCGTTACAATATGTTGATAATTTAAATGATGTATATCGTATCATTGCTTACAATTTAACAGAATCAACTGGTGATATGTTAGGTGATAACATTGCAATATTACAAAGTGATAACTCATTTGCATATTACAATTTTACAACTGATCCTAAATCAATAATAATAGGTGATCCTGATTCAAGTATCTATACTACTGTAGCATTAAACGGAGGCGCAACTACTAGTACATCATTAACTGTTACAAGTGCAACAGGTATTTTACAAGGTCACATAATTAGTGGTGTTGGCTTTACTGGACAGATAATTACTAACATTAACGGTAATGTTCTTACATTAAGTTCAGCACCAAATGCCACACCATATGGCACTGTGTATTTTTCATTCAAAACACAAGGTTCTAAAGTAGGTGATACTAAAATTGCAGTTGATCAAGTTTCTCAATTAAGAATAATAGATCAAATTAACAAAGGCACTTATATTACAGCATGGAATGGTAGATTACATCGTGTATTGAGATATGTAACTCCAACATTTGCAGTGTCTAAAACTTATGCATCTTACAACAGTGGTACTTCTACAATGGTAGTAACTGGTTCAGCAGGATCGATTACTGCTGGTATGTTAGTTATTAAACGAAATGCAACAACCGAAGCACTTGAATTTACCGGTACTGTAGTGTCGGCAACTGTAGTAGGTCTTACAACAGAAGTTGTGATATCAACTCCAAATCAAGTAGTAACTCCGTTAACTCAAGGCCCTGTAACATTTGGTGTAACTGCAAACGGTTATATTGAACTATCACCAAATGCATTTATAAACAATGCTGCTAATGGTGTTTCTGTTAATGCAATGACTTATCTAAGTTCAGACTTCCAAGTTGATAGTATTACTGCTAAAGTAGTAACTTTTGATATACCATTTAGTAAAGATAATTTATTACCAAAAGTTGATAGTTATCTAACATTTGCAGGCAACTCAAATGCAAGTTATAATGGCGAATATCAAATAACCAGGGTAATAAATCAAACATTAGTAACATTGTCAACTATTACTGATTTTGTAGTAGGTATGGTTGTAACTTCACAAGTAACTACACAATTTATTACAAACTCAGGCGGTGTTTCAACATTTACATCAACTGCAAATCATAACATGGTATTAAATGATCCAGTAACAGTAAATGTTTCAAGTAATATGAATGGTCTTGTTCAAAGCACTACGTATTATGTTAAAACAATTCCAACTTCAACATCGTTTACATTAAGTGCGACATCAGGCGGTACTGCATTAGGTAATTTTGGTATTGTTGTATCAGCTGGGGTTGTGATTATTTCGATAGCAACTAATTTAGGTGTATCAACGTTTACAACAAACACATCACATGGTTTAGTTTCTGGTAATACATTTGCACCAAATATCAGTACAAACAGTTTTGTTGCTGGAACTACCTATTATGTTAAAGATGTAACATCAAATACGTTTACATTAAGTGCAACATCAGGTGGTTTAGCGTTAGGAAACTTTGGAACTACTAATGTAATTTCATCGTCAGTATCATTTAAAACTCCACAGACTGCTATTATACCCGGCGGTAGTGCAATTATTCAATCTGTTTCATCTGATCCATTAGTTAAAACAATTGTAATCAGTCCTGCAGCATGGGTTCCTGCAAACTCGCCAATTAGAGCATCGTTAGCTGCAAGTGTAATGAGTATTTCAATTACATCAGGTGGTTCAGGATATACATCTGCACCATCTTTAACAATTGAAGGTGGTTCTCCAACTCAACGAGCAACTGCAACTTGTACAATTGTTAACGGTGAGATTAATGAAGTTCGTGTAATTATTAAAGGTAGTGGATATGTTTCTATACCGTCAGTTACAGTTACACCTGCGGTTGGTAATATTCCAACTTCAACTGCTGTATTATCTGTAAACTTATCAACTGCTGTATTGCGTGATGCTACTTCAACAACTGGTGTGTCTACAATACAGATGTCTGCATTGTATCCAACAGATCCAGGTACATTTGGAACTGTTACATCGATTACAGTATCTGCTGAAACTACAACTACTACTACATATAATTCAGTTAGTGGTTATTCAATGGCTTATACAGTATCATCAGGATCTACAAAACCTGCAAATGATACTTGGTGCAAGGTTGAAGGTAATAGTAATGCGTTGTATAATGGATTTTTCCAAGTTATTTCAACTGCAAGCACTACAATTACATTATTTTCTCCATTAAATCCAGGAATTTATGGAACTGGTACTACAACTATTACTTCTACTCCTACAAACGGAACAAGTACAAGTTTAGGTATTAGTAAACCATTTAGTACTAAAGATGGATACACATTTAACATTGGTTATGCCGCAAATACATTTGCTCAAGTAACAACACGCATTAGTACATGTCGTGCTACTGGACATGACTTCTGTGATATTGGGACAGGTGGATATAGTACAACAAATATTCCATATTCAATCTATGGTGAGCCTGCATTAAGTCGTCAAGTTTCACATGAAACATTAGATGAAAGTGTAGGACGTTGTTTCTATGTATCAACTAACCAAGATGGTATATTTAGAGTAGGTAAATTCTTCTCAGTAGACCAAGGTACAGGTGTTGTAACACTTAGTTCAAAGACTGCATTGTCAAATATTGAAGCATTTGGATTTAGTGGCGGCGGTGCTGTTGTAAATGAATTTTCAACAGACTCAACATTAACTGATAACTCCTCTAATAAAGTACCAGTTGAAAGTGCAGTACGTGGATATATTGATAAACGGTTAGGCATTGATCATGGTGGTTCTCCATTACCGTTCTTGTCAATTATTGGACCAGGATTTGTTCCATTAAATGGTTCAGCAAAAATGACAGGAGATTTGGTATTAGGTGGAAATGGTATTACAGGTGTTAGATCTCCAATTTCATCGTCTGATGTAGTAACTAAAGGTTATTTAGAGCAATCATTATTAGCACACAATTCATTAAATGAACTCGATGATGTAACATTAACTACTCCAAGTAACGGACAATCAATATTTTATGATTCAGTATCAGCTAAATGGAGAAATGCTGTATTCTCAGGAGATGTTTCAGTTTTAGTTCGCCCATCGACTACACTTGACAATGTTATTGTTAGTAGAGGAACAGCATCTGGTATTGATAGTGAGTTTACATGTGATGCAAATGTTGGATTGTTTGTTGGACAACAAGTTACATTCTCTGGGACATATTCTGGTTCTGGGTTAATAAATGGTTATACTAATCCATCTACATATTTTATTATTGCAACTAATGGAACTACAACTTTCCAACTTTCAACTGTAAAAGGTGGTGTTGCTGTTACTGCTACTGCAGGTACATTAGGTTTAACTGTAACGGTTCCGTTGATGTCAATTGCAATAGGTAGTGGAAGAATTGTTAATAGTATGATTAGTTCTGCTGCTAAAATTGATCAAAGTAAATTATCTTTGAATTTAGCAGGTACATCAACTACTACAGGCGGAACATTAGGTGTAGCAAGTTTCAGTAGTTATCAATTTAGTGTTGATGCTAACGGTTGGGTAACATTAGCTAATTCATCATCAGAAACAACCGGAACAACATTAACTAAATTGCAGCATGTTCCAGCTAAAACTGTATTGAGTAACTTAACCGATGGTTCTACAAATGTTGTTGCAAATTCTGCATCTGAGGTAGTTAGAGTTGGTGAAGGTATACAACTTGGGTCGTTTACATCAGTTGGTGTTATGACAGTTACTTCAGTTTTAAATTCAAAACCAACTGGATTTGCTGTCGTTGGTATTACAACAACAGGTGAAGGGTCAAAAATTGTTAAAACTGGTACATCAGGTGGTATTGATGTTGCTGAATTATTAATTGATGGTTATTCTGTTCTTGATGTTGATGCAACACCTGTAGGTGGAGCTGCTTCAGCAATTGTACAGTTTAAGACACCAGGTAACTACACATTCTTAACTGCAACAGGTAACAACACAGTTAATAACCCAAGTGTTATTAGTGTTGCCGGAACATTAGATGTTACTGGTACTAATAGTTCAATAAAATGTTCATCTTTATCAACCGGTAGCACAGGTACAGAAGGTACATTAACTGGAGCTTGGAAATTAGCATCAGGTAGTTCGTTAGACTTTTCAGCAGGTTTTGTAACATCTTCGTCTGCAGGGTTAACATCGAGTGATTTAAATACAATAACAAGACCAGCATTGATATTAGATTTTGCAAATAGTAAAACACTTGATCCTCGTATTTCGTTTACTCGTAATTCAATTGGAACATATACTAATGCACAAGGTTTATTAGTAACTGCAAGCGTTCATCAAGCAAGATTTGATTTTAATCCAACAACTGGTGTATCAAAAGGTTTGTTAATTGAAGAACAAAGAACTAATGTGTTATGTGGATCTGCATCATTTGCAATATCAGGCGGAACTAACCAATGGGTTGATAGCAGTATTTCAAGAGGGGTAGGATCAACTTCACCTGCAGGAACAGCTACTATTACATTTACTGCATCGGCAGGAAATGCAACAATTATAAGTAACGCAGTTGCATCGGGTACTTCATACAGAACTTTTTCAATATGGTTAAAAAGAGAAGCAGGTACAGGTGATATTCAATATACATTAAATAACGGTGCTACTTGGACTACACAGGCGATTACAAGTACATTAACACGTTATAGTTGGTCTGCTTCAGTTACTAATGCAAGTGTTGGTATTAGAATTGTAACATCAGGTAATTCAATTACAATGTGGGGAGCTCAGTTAGAAGATGGAGCATTTGCAACATCTTACATTCCGACTACAACTGCTGCAGTTATAAGAAGAGCAGATGTTGCAATCGTAAATGGAACTAATTTTTCAAGATGGTATAGACAAGCCGAAGGAACATTTGTATTAACACATGCTGCATTAGGCATTGATGCTGTTGCAAATTCATATAATGGTGTTAAAGTTCAATCTACTGATTTAACTGCGTCTATGGAAATACGATGCGGGTCAACTGGTACAGGTTTATTGTATGATGTAAAAGGTTTAACTAATACTGGTACTACTCAGTTTGATTTTATTGGATATTCAACATTAACAGTAAATACTCCAGTTATGCAAGCATTTGGTTATAAGGCAAATGATTGTGCATATAGTGTAAATGGTGATGTTGCAGAAGAAGATACTGTAGCAACTATTCCAACTACAATTGCTGAAATGGTAATCGGAGGCGCAGGCGCACAATATATCGAAAGAATTGCGTATTATCCACGTAGGTTAACTAACTTGGAAATTCGTTCACTCACATCAACTCTATAAGGAATAAACAATGAGTAGTTTTATAGGTAATAAACCAAATCAAGTACCAACAAATGGTGATCTGGGAAGATTAGCATTTATGGATTTTATAGGCATGGAGGACATTGGGTCCTCCATCCCAACTATTGTATCTGCATCTAACATTTATCCACAAGTAAAGATATCTTATGTTAGTGGAACTGTTACAATTGATACAATAACTCCTCCTCAGGATTTAATAAATGGTGGACAAATAACGTTAATACCAACTGGAGTATTTGCATTAAGCACTTCTGGAAATATTGCACTTGCAATCAACTCTGAAATTTCAAAAGCAATTATTTTGACATATGATTCAGTTGTTGCAAAATGGTATCCAAGTTATACTAATACAGTTAATAATTTAACACTAAATGGTACTGCAAATTCTACTATTACACTTGGAACAGGTGGTACCGTTGCATACACAAAAGATAAATTATCAGTATTTGCGCAAACAACTGCATCAGAATTTGCCAGTGTTATTTCAGATGGATCAACCGGTTCCGGTAAAATAGTATTGGCAACAAGTCCAACATTAGTAACACCTGTATTAGGTGCTGCAACTGCAACTTCGATTAATAAAATTGCACTTACTGCAGTGGCTACTGGATCTACAATTACACTTGCAGATCAAAAAACATTAACCGTAAATAACACCGTAACACTTACTGGTACTGATGCATCAACCATTACATTTGGGACAGGCGGTACCGTTACTTATACATCTAATAAATTATCAGTATTTGCTGCAACAACTTCATCTGAATTAGCTGGTGTTATTTCAGATGAAACTGGATCTGGTTTATTAGTGTTTAATACAAGTCCAACATTAGTAACACCTGCATTAGGTGCTGCAACTGCAACTTCAATTAATAAAATTGCACTTACTGCGGTAGCTACTGGGTCTACAATTACACTTGCAGATCAAAAAACATTAACTGTAAATAATACAGTAACACTTACTGGTACTGATGCATCAACCATTACATTTGGGACAGGCGGTACAGTTGCATATACATCTAATAAATTATCAGTATTTGCTGCAACAAGCTCATCTGAATTAGCCGGTGTTATTTCAGATGAAACTGGATTTAGTACAACTGGTTTACTGATGTTTAATAACAATCCAACAGTAGTTACTGGAATAGTTGCTGATGCAGCATCAACTACATTTAATTTAATCAATACTGTTTCAACAACGGTAAATGCATTTGGTGCAGCAACAACATTAAATGTTGGATATACTGGTACAGGTGTAGCATCAACTACAAATATTTCAACAGGAGCATTAGCTGGATCATTTATTAAAACAGTTAACTTAGGAACCGGCGCTGCTTCTGGATCAACTACTAATATTAATATTGGTTCAAATATTGCCGGAACTACAGCAATTAATAGTCCAACTATTTCTACATTAAGTGCTACTCTTGATTTATTTACAACAACTGTTGGAACTGTTAATTTTGGTAGTGTAGCCACTACTATGGGTATAGGATATACTGGTACTGCAGCATCTACACTTAATATTTCAACAGGCGCAGTTACAACTGGTACAACAAAAACAATCAATATAGGAACAGGTGGAGCTGCAAGTTCTACTACAACTATGAATATTGGAACAAGTGCAGGCGCATCTAATGTAACAATTGGGTCAACTGTATCTGGTACAACTACTGTTAATTACAATTTAGATGTATTGCAGAACATTACAGCTCGTCAAAATGTTACAGCATATTTTAGTTCTGATAGAAGATTAAAAGAAAACATCACACCTATTGAAAACCCATTAGATAAGTTGTTAACATTATCAGGAAATACATTTAAGTGGTCTGATGAATACTATGCAACACAAAATCAAGAAATGGTTAAACAATATGATGTTGGGGTTATTGCTCAAGAAGTATTAGAAGTATTGCCAGAAGCAGTACATGAGCGTGATTCTGGAATGTTAGCAGTTGATTATACAAAATTAATACCATTATTAATTGAATGTATTAAGGCTCAACAAAAACAGATTGATAATTTATTAGCAAAGGAGTAATACATGACACTACCATTAAGCAATAATGCTATATCAATGGGACAAGTTAACACTGAATTAAACTTAGCAGCCAATGCACAAATATCATTAAATGATCCTGCAGTTCGTACATTACTTGCAAAAACAGGTGATAAGACAACCATTTCGTTAGCAGACGGTTGGGGTAAATCTAACATTGGAGCTGTAACAAATCTTGCAGTTACAAATGGATCAGTTACTGTTATGTCAGCTACTGTTACATGGACTACACCTGCAACAGGAACTATAACAAAATATGAAATTTATGCAAAAGATGCAAATAATGTAGTTAAAGGTTTAATAACAATTAATGCACCATTTTCTCCAATACCAACATCTGCAACAGTAACTGGTATGGCGTCAAATACTGCATATACCATTTATGTTACTACGTCAAACACATCGTCAAGTGCAACTGCAAGTGCAACTGTTCCGGTAACAACATTAGCATACAACTTCCCATTTACTACAGTTTCCAATGTAAATCCAAATACAGTTACATCATCAACTGTGGTTTCAGTTGGTGGATTACCAGTAAATCAAATTGTTACAGTTTCGGTCTCAGGTAGTGCTGGCGCACAATTTGCTGCAGCAAGCACACAAGCTGGTGCAACTTCATTTACGTCAACTTCTGGATTATACACAGCATCATCAAGTGGTATATTATATGTTGCTGCTCGAGTCACTTCAGGAACATTTTTAGCTGATGCAACTGCAACTGTTACAGTTGGTGATGGCAGTAGTACATTCACTGCAACTACACGAGCAGCTGATATATCTCCATCAAACACAGTGCCAATTATAATTCCAGCAAAAATAGATGTTCCTATCAATTCAGCAGTAACGTCAGAACAGTTTACAATTACTGGATTAGAACCAAATTATACTGGATTAGTAATTAGTGCATCGGCTGGCGCAACATTTGTTGCAGGTCCAACTAGTGGATCGTTACCGTCAGTTTATGTAAATTCTGGGACATTTACAGTTGGCGCAGACACTAACATTTATATTAAAGCAAGAGTAACATCGAGCTCATTATTTGGAGCTGATGTAACTGGAACTTATACTATTGGATCAGGTACAGCCACATTTAAAGCTACAACAACTTCAAATGCATTTACTATTCCTGCAAAAACTGGACAGGCAATTAATACATTAATTACTTCAGATTCAATACTTGTTACTGGTCTTGAATATTCTACAAGTTATCAAGTATCAGTTGCAAATGGGTCTGGTTCTACAGGTGCAGCTTATGAAGCAGTTACTGGTACAGGTACGTTAACAGGAACATTTACATCATCTACTACATCAGTAACATCATCTGCTGTAGGTGAAATAAGAGTACAAGTAAGAGTTCAATCAAGTACACAAGGTTCTACAACAACTAGTGCTACATTATCAATTGGATCTTATAAGTCAGGTACATTTAGTGTAACAACACCAGTTCCTGATACAAGTCCAACATTTGGATCAACTTTTGCAGCTATTACAAACGTTCCGTTAGGTTCGTTAATTTTAGCAGCAGAATCTCCAATAACAGTAACCAGTTTAGAACCAAATTATAATATTCCAGTTAGTGTTACTGGTGGGTATTATTATATATCATCATCAACATTTACACCAGGTAATGTAACATTTATTAATACCGACTCAACAGTTACAACACCGACCGGTACATTGTATCTTGGTCTTAAAGCATCTGCTAACTCGTCTTCGTTTTTAACTGATTCGACTGCAACTGTAACTATAGGTTCGGGATCAACTTCGTTTAAAGTTACAACTACAACAGGAACATTTTCATTTACAACAGCTTCAAATCTTAATATAAGCACATCTTCAACTTCAAATGTTATAGCAGTAAATGGTTTACCATATCCGGGTACTGTTACAGTTAGTATACCAAACGCTGATGCTAAAGTTGATGCAGGTACAACAACATCAATGAGCGGAACATATGAGTTTATTAAGAGTAATGTTTCTACTGTACAAGACGGAACTGGCGGTAAGGTTTATTTAGCAATCCGAGGAACATCGAGTGATTTATTCTCAACTACCGTTACATATACTGCCAGCATAGCATACACGCAAGGAACAAAATCTGGTACTTATAGTATTGGAACAAGAGCAGCAGTTACACAACCATCGACTCAATTTACATTTACAGATTTAACTGGACAGGCAAGATCTTCAACAATTACATCTAGTCAGATTTCAATTACTGTAGAACCTAATTATACTCACACTATCACTGCTACTACAAATACTGGTACAACTGTAGGAGTTGATGCAGGTACAACTACATCAATGAGTGGTTCTTATGGTACATCAAAATCAGTAACAACTGATGGAACTGGTGTAATTTATATAACGGCATCGGTACAAACAGGTACTGCATATTCGACTGCATATAATTGTACAATAACCGTTGGCACAATGTCTGATACTTTTACAGCAACAACTCTTGTACAGATTATTATTCCAGGATCAATCACATTGGGATTTAGTGGCACTACATCAAGTTCAACTACAATGACTATTTCAGCTGGAAGCGGAAGTGCACCTGATTCATATTATTATGAAAGATACACAGATGCTGCATATACTGCTAATAAGTTTACTGGAACAAGTCAAAGTTCAAATAGTTTTTCAGTTAGCTTACCAAGTTCAAACACTACTTATTATATTAAAGGTTTTGCAACTAATACTGCAGGAACAGGTTCAGGAACAGGTTCAGTTACATCAGCTGCAGCAGCACCAACAAGTGCTTCGATAGCATTTTCGTCAATTGCTGAAACATCTGCAACATTAACTGTTACATCGACTGGTGCAACAACATGGGGTTATCAGCAATATACTGATGCAAATTATAATGTAGCAGTCGGAAGTACTGTATCAAGTAATGCTACAAATAGTTTTGGGTTGTCAAGTTTAACAGGTGCAACTTATTATTATTTTAAAGGGTATGGTTCAAATACTGGTGGATCATCACCGTATTCAGCAGGACAATCAGTTTTAACAGTTCCTGGGTCAGTATCGGTGACTGCATCAACTCCAGTTTGGAATGCAGCTAGTTCAGTTTACACTTATACTATTAGTCTTTCGTATACCGGAACGGTTTCATCGTGGATAGCATATAGAGGACAAAATCCAAATTTAACTGCACCAACCGCACTTGGTACTGGAATTTTACCAAGTTCGTCATTTTCTGCAACATCAGCTGTAAGTACAACTACATATTATTCAGGAAAGGCAACTAATGCATCTGGAACATCTGCGTCATATGGGCCAACTATATCAGTAACAGTTGGAGCTGCTCCAATTACTGCACCATCTAGTGCATCAATTGCATCTTCGTCAATTACTGAAACTACGTTAACATTGACTATTACATCTACTAATGCTACAACTTGGGGTTATCAAGAATATACTAACTCAAATTATAACGTAGCAGTTGGAAATGCTGTATCAAGTACGTCTACAAATAGCTTTGGTGTAACAGGTCGTACTGGTGGTTCTACATATTATTATGCAGGTTTTGGTTCAAATGCATCGGGAACATCGCCGTATTCTACAGGAATATCAGTATTAATGAAACCAAGTACACCAACATTAACAGTTAGTAGTACACCATCCTGGAATGCAACTACATCAAAATATGATTATAGTACAACTTATTCTGGAGGTGGAACAACAGTTTCTAGTTATAAATTGTATCAAGGAACTTCAACAAGTGATTCTAATCCTACATTGTTAGGATCTAGTATTGTTGCGGTAGGTGTGACAGCTTCTACTAGCATGTACCTTAGGGCAACTGCAGTTAACACTTCAGGTGAGTCTAGTGCAACTGGGTATGCTACTATAACTGCACCAGCAGCACCAATAACACCAGCAGCTCCAACAATAACGTTTACAGCAGGAACTGGTACAGGAGTTACAGTAACTATTTCAAGTACAAATGCAACCGCATACAAATATAGTTACGCAACAACTACACCGTCATCTGCATCAACTGATAGCAATGGCACTGTTACAATAGCTAATGGTACACTGTCAACTAACACAACGTATTATTTCGTTGCAATTGCAATAAGAACTGCAGGTGGTGTAACTACACAATCAGCACTATCAAGTGCATATTCATATGCAACACCAGCACCGGCAGTTGGTACTGCATCTATTACTATATCTGATGTAGGTATAAGAAGTATTAAAGGAACAGTTTCTGCAACCAATGCAACTTACTACTATACACAAAATTACGATCCATATGCAGTCGGTGTTTGGCCAACTCCAAGATATAGACCATCAAGTTCATCACAATGGACCACTAGTACTGCATTTTCTCAAAACATACCTAGCGGACAAGCTATGTATGTATTAGCAATTAATTATAAATCTGGGTTTAATCCATATTCATCGACTGACGGATGGACAGGTGTAAATTCATTTTCAGAAGGATATTCGTCTGGAACTGTTACACTAGTAGCATCTACTGGAACATACAATTCTCCTTCAACATCTACTGCGTCATTAGCAATACCATGGGATGTTGTTAAAATTAGAATCAGTGCAACCGGCGGCGGCGGTGGAGGCGGTGGTGCTAACTCAGTTAATAATGACGGTACTGGAGGTGCAGGTGGTGGATCACCGACATTGGCTGCAACATTTAATAAACCATCAGGCCAAACACACTTACTGATTTCAGTAGGCGGTGGCGGATACAGTGGTAACGGCGGTGGTTATACAAGTGGAAGTGGCACTGGCGGTAATGGTGGTATTGGTATATCTGGATATGCAGGTGGTGCAGGTGGCACTAAAGGCGGCACTGGAGTTTCAGGTGGTGGCGGTGGCGGTGGCGGCGCTTCTGTAGTTTCTACATACCCTAATAGCTATACATTAATAGTAGTAGGCGGTGGCGGTGGCGGACTCGGTGGTACATATCAATATAAAAGCAACATACCAATCGGTGGTGTAGTAACATCGTATTCGGGTAAAACTGACTATTCGGGAATGGTTAATGGTACTGCCGGTGCAACACCAATTGCAACCGTTAACGGTGGTGGCGGTGGCGGTGGCGCCGGACCAGGCGGAGCAGGTGGGGTTGCTGGTAAAGACAGTGTAAATCTACCCGGAATAGGCGGTGCAAGTGCAGTATATTATAACAGTACTTATTATGTCGGGTCTGGTGCAACTTGGACTGCAGCACCTACTGCACTTGTAACATCAACGTCTACTGATGCACCAGGTACCGGTGGTAAAGGTGGAACTTCATTTAGTAATACTAATTATATTGCAGCTGATTCATGGGCTGGATCTGCCGGACAGGTAACTTATACATTCTATGATGTATAAGTTATGAAATCTTCAATAATATAGTATCTTCATTAATGCGACCGTTTAATTTAGTATCGGTCGCATTAATATCTTCTAAAAACTTACGCAACATGATTTTATTCGCATCTTTAAACTCTTTAATCTTTTCTTCTGGCTTTCTTATAGATTTTTGAACACTTTTATGCTCATCAAAACCTAAAATAACAGTACCTTTAACAGTTAAAGGCCCTGTAAACTCATCTGCAACGTATTTTCCAATTTTTCTGTTCTTAGTATTGTAAACCCATAGCTCAGATGCACCAATTATGTTCACTGGATTAGCAGAAACAAGCTTCAATGGTTCAAATGTCTTCAAATATTTCAATTTTTCAACTAATTTGTCCTTAGAAACTGACTTTTTAACTCTTGGGGCTTTATTAACCTTGCTTTCTTCAATCAACATGTTGCATGCTGATTCAATTTCTTTATAAAATGCCAATAAATTTCGTATTTCTTTCTTAGATTTAGTATTATATGCTTCTTGAAGTTGTTCGTAGCTGTCTAATTTTGTTTCATCAGTGGGTTTTCCGGCATTTAGCTCTTCTAAATCCTTTAAATTACGCGAGTAAATGTCTTTAATTATACGTGCATGCGCTGCTTTAGTTTCCTTAGCTTTAAACACGTTTATTAGCTTAAATGCTTTGGGATCAAACGTAGCTGCGTTAGTAACCCAGCTGTCTATAGCATCTTCTATAACTTCGCACATGCTAATAGACGCTTCTTTTACACGAGCTTGTATAGTAATAGTTTGAGTTGGCTTTTTAATATCGCTATCTTCATCTTCTACTTCAATATCAGCAGTACCTGCTTCAATAGTATCAGCAATTGCTTGTCTTAGCCATTCAGCCGCATCTCTGCCGTTATTAAAAGTTTCATGAACAGCTGGCATACCTCTGACAAGACAAGAAGCAATAGAACCCATAGTAGTACTTGACCGCCAATCTTTAGTAGCTTTATAATCTGTAATTTCTTTGTCTGTAAAGTCATTTGTATTCATCCATTTAAGTACTGCTGGTTTAATATCTTTACTGCTCAATTGTAAATTATAATAATGCATGGCATTATGCCATCTTTTTCTATATTCACTTGGAGACCAATATTCCCAGTCAGCCCAACTTGGGCTTAAATCTTTCTTAGCATTTTCACGTATTGTTACTGATGTAACTTTTGTTTTCTTTTTTGTTGCCATGTTATGTCCAAAGTCCGTCTCTTATTTTAATAAGTCTAATCATCATTTCAGTATCTTCGATTTGATATTTTTGTTCAATCTCATGTTCAATTTCTCGCATAGATTTAAGTTTAGCATCTTCTTCTGGAGGACGATCTCTAAATATATCACCTGTGTCGTTATCGTAAAACTCATTAATACCCGATGTATCACTTGGATCAACTCGGTTAGGACGCTCTTCAGTCCACCAAGTATATAATCTTGCAAGTTCTATTGCTACTACTGCTTGGTGTGATAACCTTGGAAAGTTAGATTCTGAATCAGGATAAGTTATTGAAGAAGCCCATTGTAAATAGTCTAAACCAGCTTGTTTACAACGCCAACCTCTAACATGTCCAAACCAACGATCTGGGTAATTATATTTTTCTTTTGCATGTTCATCGTCCCATCTAATATAACTCCATGCTAATTCAATTTCAACAAAATTAACTAATTCGTTAAACATACATGGTAAAAATCTACCACCAAGATCTTGCCATGTTCCGGGTTTAATATCTTGTGGGTGAGCAGTCAATGCATGTGTTTTTGTAATCCATCTATTATCAATATAATATTTAATATTGTAATAAGTGTCTTGAGGAAACATAACCACATCTTGAATTTTATCAAGTAGTGTTTCTGCAATCCAATATCGAACTGGGTGGGTGGCCTTAGCAATCGTAGAAATAGAAGTCCACCCTTCACTAGATGCGTATTCAGGGTACTCAGTTCCACGAATCCAAGTACCAAACTTGCTTAAAGACCAATAGTTAGCTCTCATTGTTTTTATCCTTTAGTTATTTACGAATTGTTGTAAACTTGGTGGAGAATAAGATTCTGGTTTTAAGATCTTACCATCCTCTCTTTTGATAACTTTACCTGTAGTTGGATCTACTTTAGACATATTTGATCGAATTACTTCATTCCATGCACCTTCTGCATCTACACCTAATGAATGTAATGCACCAACTGTAACAACTAAAATATCAATTAGTGCATCAAGTTGTTCAACACGATCATTATCATCAACTGCAGCATGTAATTCACCGACTTCTTCTTTAATTAAATCTAAGTACATATTATATTGTGATTCACTGTAAGTGTCAACTGATTGATCACCAGCTATCATAAATGTTTTTTGATCTGTAAATACGTTTGTCATATAATTCCTTTTTTTAGTTGTTTCTATTAAATCTTTAATTATTTCTTTGTCGACTTCTTTCATTATTTCTTCGCCTAATATACGAGTTAGTTCTCTTTCTTGCAGTGACCGGTAATGTGGTTTAAGTTTCATCTTCTGGTTCCATTGCTAAGTAAATTAAAGCACATTCTTCTAACATTTTAAATTCTAATTGCATTGCTGTCAACTCTGATTCATTCATTTTTAATGTCTTTGGTTAGGGTTGGTGTAACACATCCGACCGGTTTAGGTCGGATGTATGGTTCTTTTATAAACTCTACGTGGCAATCCACGCATATAAACATATCCCTAGATGTTATAATTAACATCCCAGCGCCGCAACGCGGACACTGGTTTCCTGTTACTTCTTCATATGACTGTGTAGTCATTTAGTCTTTCCCATTGCGCTATCAAACTGATCCTGTATTCGTTGCAACGAATCAGCTTCTGATTTATCTTTGCGGAACTCTACAAATCTTGGCAAAAATAAACTGTAATATTGGTTGCTTGATGTAGGTGGCATAATGTTATTAGATTTAATTGTTACAATAGTTCCATATAACTCGTCTTTACGAGTAAAGATATCTTTACGTAAATCATCTGAGAAACCAGAAGCATTTACTTCTAACAATTCATCTGAAGAGCGACAAGTAATTGAACCAAACAGTTTTTCGTTTTTACCTTTGCCTTCTGTAAATCCTACAATTTCTAAATCAACATCTACTTCAAGTTTAAGTTTAACTTGGTCTTTGCTTGTACCATCACGCCATTTAGCATCTGGACGTTTAATAATAGTACCTTCAAGACCTTGTTCTACTAACTCAAGGTAATGTTTAAATGCTTCTTCCCATGAAAACACTAACTTAGTTTCAATCATTTTAACATATTGATAATCAGTTACTGCTTGTGATGCTACTCGATTTTTTAATTTATGGTATCGATCCCTATACTCTTCAGAGCCTTTACCTTTTGGTACAGCTTCAGATAACGGAATTTGATCCCATACTAAAAATAATGGCCATTCATTTTCAGCAAACGATCCGCCGTCTGAAACACTGTTTAAAATACCATTGCCAATTTCACGTGGTAACACAACTCCGTCACGACATACAACAAGTTCGCCATGTGTTTGTGTATTACATTCCATTTTACGTTGCATGTAATCAACAATGCCTTTAAATTGGTCTAACGGCATTGGATTACCACTTCTGCTTAATAATTCAATAGACAAGTCTTCATAGAAGTTAGCATTGATATACATGCCGTCTGCTTTTAACTGTGAATACACACCTTTAGACCATGGCCAAGTATCAAGTTTAACATGTTTAGGTAATGAGCAACGTTGATATGGAAACTCTGGAATTAAACCCTTCCACACTTTATTTACTGTGGCTGCTTGAACACCACAGCGCAAGTCTTTATTTACAATTTTGATAACAACCTGTGCATCTTGTGCTGATACTGATTCTAAAATATTTTTAAGATGATCAATGCCTGCGTGACCTGTATAAGTACGGTCAGCTAGTGCATGTAAGTGGACAATAGCTTCGTCAAGCTGCATTTTTGCAAGTCCTGTGTTAGGAGTAAACTCAGGAATTTTTTTGATATTAAACGGTAGTAATTTATTATTAGCACAGTAGCAAATGTCTTTCAACAACTTGTTAGTGCTGTTCTGTTTGAGGATAGCTAATTTAGCGTTAGTTTTAGGTTCATTAGCTAACTGCTCTAAAATTGTAGAGATCATATACACTCCTGTTTAATTAAAAAAAATATATTATACAGCAATTAGCTAATGTTGTCAAGAGTTAATCATCTAATAAAAACATTAGTATTGCCAGTGTTGAAATGATTGCGCACATTACTGCACCAAATTCGTCTGCTACATTAGTCATAAGTATTCCCCCATAAAAAAAGCTCTTGGTGTCAACCAAGAGCTTTGATACCATGCTAATAATATTTAGTCTTTGGAACTAAGGATGTTTAATAAACTTAAAAATAAGTTGATAAAATCCAAATACAAGTTCAATGCACATAACAGTTCGGTATTAGTGTTTGCGCTATATCTGAGCATTTCTTGAGTTTTCTGAACATCGTATGCAGTAAAGCCCATAAACACAATAATAGTAATGCCACTAATAACTAAACTGAATACTGAACTCATAACAAAGATATTAATCAGCCCAGCAAAAATCAATGCAATTAAACCAACCATTAAAAAGTCACCCCATGATGACAAATCTCGTCGTGTATAAGCACCATATACTGCCATAGAACCAAATAGCACTGCTGCACTGGACAATGCAGTAGCAACTGATTCAAACGAAGCCATTGCTATTGCTGGCCCCATCATAACACCAATCATCGATGAAACGATTAAAAATCCAACATAACCAACGACTGAACTAGCATCATCGTTAGTTAAAAACCAAGCTAATAACATTATTGCAGGTAATGGTGCAAATATTGAAACCCAAAGCATAGGGCCGGTGTATAAGAAATGCATTAGTGCAGGACTGGCATAGACTGCTGCAACTGTCAAAAATGACGTTAAGATTGATAAGAACACATTTTTATATACACGCACCATTGGTGTATATACAAGTTCTTTTTGTAAAGCTGATAACATATTATTCTCCTTTATATTTAGGTTGTTGACCTGCACTTGCCATAATAATTTCTTTATTAGGTCCGCAGGAATAAAATTCTACTTCGTAAAGATCTCTCGCGTGACCTAAGTATGTACACCCAAGAGGTTTTGAAATTGCTCGTCTTTGATCAGTGTATTTTACAGTATTAAATGTTAATCCTCCAACTACTGCTAACCCAACCATTACAACTGTTACTAATGCGGATTGAAATATCAGTCCGCCTAATACTCCTAAGAAAATTATTAGTATCATTGTTAAAATCATTCTGTAACTCCTTTAGAATTGTGATAATTATATAGTTCAAATGAAGCAAGGTTTTTGCCTTTGCTTTCTGCCATTATGTCAAAGTTATCTAAAAAGCTCAATGCCCAGTCATTGACTGCAACATTCCAGTAAAAGTTAGAATGAGCTCGAAGTTTTTGTTTATTTAATCCAGATTCAAGCAATAGTTGAAGTTCTGGCAAAGTTTGTTTGTTATGGGTTGGTAGCACATCTTCCCTACTAATAGAATAATGCATAGTGGGGCGACGACCACGCCAGCTATCAATAACCCTTTGTACGCGCTCATCGTCCGGCTGTATGTATTCGCCTGTTTTAATAAAGTGATGGTGTATATCCAAAACCACAGGTACTCTACTAGCAAGGGTAAGGCAGTCATCAAGTCCAAAAGAAATCTCCTCATTTTCTACAGTAATACAATTTTTAGCAACATCGCTTAATCTTTCGTAAGCGTCTAAGAAACCTTGTGGACCACGTTTACCTGCAATATGCACATTGATTTTCATATCCTGAAATTCCTTGCCATATCCCATCCAACGTGCCATGTCTGCATGATATTCAAATTCTTCAATACTGCGTTCAACTACGTCATCTCGATCAGATGCTAGTACACAAAACTGACCTGGGTGGAAACTAAGTTTAATATCATTCGTTTTTGCAATTTCGCCAACACGAGCAAACTCACGCGCAATATAAGCAATCACATCAGGTTTTTTGTAAAAGTAAGAATAGTTTTCGTGTGTGTAAACAGGAAGTATATCGCTACTAATACGTAACATACGTAATGGTTGTGGAAGTGTAGAAACTTTGAGTACTAATTTACGAGTAGCTTCAATATTTTGTTTTATTAGTTCCCACAGTTTTTTCTCAGCATTAGCTGGGAGTTGTCTGCCAAGCCAAGCAACTGTAGTAGTGCCTGTGTTATATTTTTTACAATCGTCAGTTGATTTAATTCCGTCAACTTGATGCGGAAAATCAATAAACTTGCAAGCAAAGCCTATTCTGTACATGAATACCTCGTGTTAGTAGTGAATAAAAAAGGGGTCATAAGACCCCTTATTGTTTAAGCAACGTTGTGTACTGGTTCACTAAATTTTAATGCAAACCATGCAAACTTTTCATCGGAATTAAATTGAACGTATTGTTCGTTGTCACCGTCAAATACAATGTGTGCATCGTATTCTGCTAATGCTTCTTGTGCAATACGTCTAACGCCGTCTTTGTCGTTGTCAAGAATATGTTGACGAACTGTTGCCATGTACCAGTTGTCGTGAAGTTTTGTATCAAATTCTAATTTATGCATAGTAAACACCTCATGTAAGTAATTAAAAAAAATATATTATACAATAATAATAAAACAATTGCAAGTACTAAGACATTCAAAAAGAAAGGAGCCTAAGCTCCTTTCTGTATGTACAACTTAGATACTACGCTAAGTTGGATTTAAGTAATTTTGAAATAGCTTGTACTTCAATATTTACCACACCTAATACACCTAAAGCAGCCCATCCAAAGAATACAAACCCGTAGTGTAATGGTGCTACGAATAGTTCTTCCATGAACCAGAAAGTGTGTCCCCATTCGTTTAATCCAACGTTTGGAAGAATCATAAATGGCCCGATTACAGATACCATGTATTGTAATGGTAAGCCTTTTTGGTAGGTAGGCAAGCGTGTTTTAGCATATAAGAATGCTGCGACACCTGTGATGATGTAGATAGGATAACTTAGATAAAACTCAATAACATGACTTGGTGTAAAATCAGTATCACGGACAATCGTTTGATGCCATGTACCATCTTGTTCTGTAAAGTATGAAGCACCGTAATAAATTGCAATACCATACATTACTAACCAAACCCAGTGTGTAAAATGTCGACGCAGTTCCTCGCGAGGTGTAATTGACATTACGTTGCGATCACGTGATTTCCAAAGATAACCCCATAATACAGAAGCGGTTAGGATTTCAAGAACCATTTCAATGTATAGGAAGTTCATCCAATATGTTTCAAACTCTGGTGCAAATGAGTCTAAACCAGCAGACCATCCATAAACACCTTCATACCAACGGACCCACCCGTAAAATACAACGTACAACGCTGCACCTGCGAGCATGTTTGTTTTGTTTAAAAGTGAAGCTTCTTTAGCTTCAGCTTTTACTGTTTCAATTGTAGCTGACATGTTGTTTCTCCTAAGCAAGGGAAAATAAAAACGAAGTGCAACACCCGTTACACTTCAACTCGAGTTAAAACTATTTATAATAAACTGAGTATTTTACTCTGTAAATATTATAAATTGTGTTACATTATACAGTAAAAAAATAATAAGTCAACAATTAATTTTACCAATCTATCTTGGTGGGAAATCTTGCGGTGGAAGTGGATGTCCTTCATGTTTGTGATGTCTGGTATAATGATGTTCTAAATTACCAGGTCTAATATAATCACGGTGGACAGGCTTTGAATCGCAGCCTGTCATTAAAAATACTGCAAATAGCAAACTAACGACTAGTAACAATTTCATCGACAAGCCCATACATAACACTCTCTTCAGCACTCATAAAACAATCACGACTCATGTCTTGTTTAAGTTTTTCAAACGATTGTCCAGTGTTTTTTACATACACTTCAGTTAAATAAGTATTCAACTTTAATGTTTCTTCAAGTGCAATTTGCATGTCAATTGCAGTACCGCGTGTACCTGAACTAACTTGATGAATCATGTGTCTTGCGCTTGGAAGAATTTTACGTTTACCTTTAGCACCTGAACTAGCAAGTAAACTGCCCATACTACATGCTTGACCCATAACAATAGTAGAAACATCTGGTTTGATAAAGTTCATTGTATCGTAAATTGCAAGTCCTGCAGTAACTGAACCACCTGGGCTATTGATAAAGAAGTGGATATCTTCGGTACCTTGACTTTCTAAGAACAGTAACTGGGCAACAATAATACTTGAAGATTGTTCGTTAACATCTGTATCTAACATAATAATCCTATCTTTGAGCAATCGCGAATAAATGTCATAACTGCGTTCGCCTTTTGCTTCTTGTTCTACGACCATTGGGATTAAACTTGGCATTGTATCTCCTTGTGTTAAGTAATAAAAGTATATTGTAAAGTAAAACTATTAAGAAGTCAAACTATTATTCATCCGGTGTTACTGGATTCTTAAGTTGTTCAATTTCAGTTTCTAACTCTGCAATTTTGGAATGAAGTTGATCAATGTGATCTGCAATGGCGTTGAAGAAGTTTGCATTATTAGTTGAAACTTGTCTAATCATTTCAGTTATTGAAGTAGTGTTTTCCATAAAAGCTCCTAAATTGTAATATATTTTAATTTGAAATCATGATGCATACTTTCAAAAGGGTAACCTCTCGCGTTATTTAATAGCATGCAATCATTAACTATTGGTTCTTTTGGGTCGTGTTGATGGCCAAAGAATGCATAGTCAAAATTAGTTAGTAAATAATCTAAATCAGAACTAAACAATCCGTTCATAACAGTTTCATGTTTGTAATGATCAGCAGTAGTTTGAAATGAGGGAGAATGATGTGTAATTAAAATGTTTTTATCATAACCACTTTTATCAATATTTTCAACCCATTTTACAAAATGTTTATGCTTTTGTAAAATATCACTAACAGTTACTCGGATCTTATTGTTATTTGTGTAAATAGCTCGATAATCATTGATAATACGAGGTGATGATAGCAAAGTTAACGGATCCTCGTTATTATAATCAGTCCAAAGAGTTCCGCCAACAAACAGCATATTATCAATAACTAAATAATCGCCATCAAGAATGTGAAAATTGTCATATGATAGCAGTTCGTTTAGAGTAACTAACGCTTGATCAATATCCGAACCATAATATTCATGATTTCCCATAACCATAAGAACATGCTTAAAGTTAGAAGTAACATAATCAAAGAAAGACAATACATCACGATAATGACTGTCTTTATGTAATAATGAACTTCTTTGAAGTTTTTCAACATTTAGAATATCTCCAGCTAAAATAAGTACATCTGCAGGTTCAACATTGTTTAATTTTAAGGTTTTAAACTCAAAATGTAAATCCGATGCATAAGCAATTTTCACTGTAGTCTCCTATAATCTATAAATAACTCTACCTTTATTAAGATCGTATGGACTGACTTCAATCTTAACTTTATCGCCTGCGATAACTCTAATTTTATGCCTTTTAAGTTTACCACTTGTGTAGCATACTAGTTCGTGATTTGATTGATCAATCACAATCCTAAACATATTCCCTGGTAATACTTCATTTACTTTACCTGTAAGTTCTATTAGATCTTCTTTACTCATATTTCTCCATAATTATTTAGATGATTTTCATCTGTTGGGTTATTAGTGAAAGCTTCCTTGGAAACAATGGCGTAATTCATGCCCTAATGTCCAATAAGTTGTGTTTAGTGGTGTTAAAATGTAACAAGTATTGTTACGAAATGCATCTACGTCCCAAAATGAACAACCTTCAATTGGGTAGTTGTACCCATTGTATCCTCGTTTTTTACTTTCAATATTGCATTCTGCTTGAATGTCTTCAACTTGTTTCCAGGTCACCCGTGTTTTATCAGTAAAGTTTGATTTTCCATCAAATTTATCATAGGGTGATTCACTAGCATAGATGTTAGCAATTGATAATACAAATGGAATTATAAATAAGCGTTTCATACTAGCTCCTGTAATAAGTGTTAAACTACAATTATACAATACTTAACGATATACGTCAAGCAGTATTTAGTTCTTTTAATCTTGTAATCATGTCATGCAATAAAACCGGTCTAAAATCATGGTGTTCAACGCAAACATTGAGATATCTAGTATCTGGAACATCACCATTCATAACAATATTAGTATGTAAGTGTCCATGTAGTTGTCCAGCCCATCTATTCATCTCACAAGGGTGGATTGGAATATGGCTCATTATTACATTTTGTTGAACACAATAACCTCTAATGTCTCTAAAGTACGGTGTGTATTCATTAAGTCTAAAGATATCGTGATTACCTTTAATAAGAATCATATCTTTACAGTGTAATCGTTCAAGAGTTTTTAAAGCTCTACGATTGATTGCAACATCACCTAAGATATAAAGTTTGTCAGTAGGTTTAACAGTTTCGTTAAATCTTTTTACAAGTTCTTCATCCATTTCCTCATATGAATCCCATGGTCGTACTGGTGTACCATCTGGTCTTACAAAATTACAGATTCCAACATGTCCAAAGTGCGGATCGGACGTTACCCAAACATCTTGCATTAAGCCTCCTTATGCATGCCAAATTTCGCTAAAGCCTTCTTCAATAGTTGGCATTTCAAATATATTAGTCATTGAAGCAATAACTGCATCAGAAATACTTTTACCTGGACGATTTGCTAATCGTCTTGCAAGTTCATCTGCTTCTGGTGTATTAAACACTACTGCAATCTTTTTATAACATGGAAAGATTTTTAACTTACTAGCTCGAGATTTAACAGTTAAGTTAGTTTGATCCCATATAGCATCAGATTCGGCTACATTTGCCGTAATTGCTTGTTTATTGAGCAAGTGTCCTGCGGTTTTGATGTATTCGTCAAAAACTTCGTTATATGTTTTGTTGACAGACGTTGCATAGTCTTCAATAAATTTATCTGAGCTTAAATAAACACAACTTTTAGCCCAAGATTGATTATTAACCCATGTTGACTTACCTGATCCTGGTATTCCTACTAACATGTAGAGAGTATTCATTTTATTTTCCTTATTGTTTAATAAGATGCCATGTTTCTGCTGAAAGATGGTTATCTCTTGGATTTTTGCCATGAATGAATCTAATATCCGATCCACTATTTCCTACTACAAAGTAAATTGGATCACTTAGGTTGCCTAATAATCCAGTACATGTAGTTTTATCAAAGTTAAATGGTGTGATTCCAGGAGTTTCTGAGTTAGCTGGACCAGCTGTACCAGTACCTGCATACCATTCTTTTTCTACAATCATATTTGTACCTGTTATAGTAATAGAAACTAAATGATACTCAACATAAGTGATTACAGAAACTTTATTAATGAAGCTCTGTTCGGTATATTCACCATTTCCGACATATTTACCTGATAATGATTGGGGACAAACTGCGTTAGCATTGAATGCAGATAACAGTAAAGATGCAGCAAGTAACTTTTTCATGTATGCTCCTGTGTAATTAATAAATATAGTTTATTATACAGCGTAACACATAATTGTCAATGAATATTTACATGAAACCTAGAGATTTTACAATCATACTTAAAAGAATACAGCAATCTGCTAAACGTCGCGGAATTGAATTTGATTTAACTACTACAGACTTAGATGATATTGGAATTCCAATTACCTGTCCTATATTAGGAATACCTTTAAAATGGCATAACGGAAAAGCTGAAGATGATTCCTATTCGATTGATAGAATAGATTCAGAGAAAGGATATGTAAAAGATAATATACAATTTATGTCTTTTAAAGCAAATCGCGCCAAAAATAACTTAACTAGCGCAGAATTAAAATTACTTAGTACATATTATAAGTAATAAAAAAACGCGCTATAAAGCGCGTTTTTGTGTGGATTTCAACTATAGTTTAGTGTGTTACTAACTACGCTAATTTAAGATCCGCAGTTTCTAAAACTGAAACACCTGTAAGTTGGATTGAAAAATCAGCTGTTGTGTCACCGCTTGTGTCACCGTACAAAATGCTAGTGTCAGAATCAAACCAAACTTTATTTGCAGTTGCAGTATTAGCAATACCAGTAAACCCTAATGTAGATAAATCAATCTTATCACCTTGTGAGTGGTTAAAGTCTGTAATAACATCGCGAGTTGTATCAGTTACCCCTGAAGTAATAGCATTAAGGAAAGTAAATGTATCAGACCCTAATCCTCCAGTTAATTTATCTAAATTAACGGTGCTTGTTAAGAGATCGTTAGCTGCTGAAGTCTGTTTGCTAACGGTAACGATTCCAGCTACTTTAGATTCTGATTCAGCATAACCTGCTTTATCTGTATATGAAACAGTTAAAGATATAGTATTATACGGAGTGTTATCTTCTGGTTTGATTTTGTAAGATAACTTAGTTCCTAAAATATCACCATTTGAATTAGTCCATTTATAACTTAATGTACCTAATCCATCTGCATCTTTTAAACTGGTTACTGCAGTAAGAGTGTTACCAACAGTTGTTAAGCCGTTAACAGACACTGATCCAGTATGTACACGATTAAAAATGTGAGTTGATGATGATGAAGTTGGAGTTCCGTCTTCGTGGACATATAAACCTGTTACTGTAATATCATTTTTAAGATCAGCTGCAGTTAAAATGTAAGATGGATTAGTAGAAATAACAGTATTACCACTTTTCCATTCATATGTAAGATTATGTACACCATTTGTATCTGCAAGTGTTCCTTGAGATACGGTTACGGTGCTACCTGCAGTGAGTTTACCAGTGATTTTTAAAGTTCCAGCCATAATTTTCCTTATTGTTATTAAAAGTTAAAAAAAGAGTGTAGTTGTTCTTTTGTGTCAGGTACAACTACTAAACCTCGTGAGAGCAGGCCCATTCCGGTCATTTCGCTTCAGCGGACGCAGATTACTTGTATTAAGTGCCGGATCTGCGAATTCTTAGAATGCGTAGCGATCATCCATAATCACTTTAAGCATGATACTTTGTGGTGTAAAGTCATCTAAATCCGCAGATAACACACCTTTTACGATACTTGGACTAAAGCCACTTACTAACGCAGTACCATTTTGATCATACTTAACAGGTACATTGCTATGTGAATTGATGTTCCAAAATACAACTTGAGGAACATTATATCCTGCTTCTTCATATTTTCTATGAATCATTTGAATTGCAGAATCATCATGTTCAACACACGAATCAAACTGCATATCAGACAGAATTAGTAAGATTCCTGGCATTTCTTCTTGTGGAACATTGCCTTTAACTGCAACATCTAAAATCTTAGTAAATGCTGCATGTAAGTTAGTGTTCATAGCCCAGTTTGCTTTAGACATCTGTTGATATTTCTCAACTACATTACCTTGCAATGTGATCAAATCAGGTTTAGCAGTAAATGTTAAGAAAGTATCTTTAAACTTACCTTGGTTCTTATCAGCTAAGTAAATGCCTAGTGATACTGCAACATCTAAACACGTAACTGATTTGCTATTACCTGCTGAACAAGTCATAGATCCTGAAACGTCAACTAGTGGTAAAATATTTGCATCACCTACATAGTTAGGTAACGCGTCCCATTGTGCAACAATATGTTGTTTTTCAAGCAATGATGGTGTACCCCAGCCATTTAAACCTTTAACGATTTCGTATGGATAAATTGCCCCAGCATTTACTTTTACAGTTGGATCATCACCTTTAACTAATTTTGCAATATATTCAGCATACTTTTCGGTATGGCGAGCAAATGCTTTTTTATAGCGTGATGAAGCAACACTTGGCACATGACTAAAGTTGATATTGTCCCAATCGTTAGCACACATCTGTGTTTCTACTACTTTAGTAAGTGCTACTAAAGTTTTACGATAACGTTTTGGTGACCAACCTAAGAAATTACGAAATGCTACAGCGTTGTCACCTTTACGAGGACACCATTTAGCTGCTAGTCCATTTTGATTTTCAAGTTCTCGTTTTAAGATTGAAAATGCGTGATTGCGAACAGCTTCTGTTTTAAATACAAACAGGTCATCAAATCTTCCCAATTCTGGTACTTTATTTGCTAACGCCATTGCGCTGTCTGGATCTGAGTTTTCTAAATGTAATAATATGTCTCTAAAGAGTTTACGTTCGCCTGCGCCCCCGCGCACATCGCGAGCCCACAAAGCAATTCGTAATGCTAGGTTGCGATCTTCAACTGCAGCTGAAACAAAGCTAGGAATAATATCTTTGCCTCTTGAAGCACCAATTTTAAAAAATAAATCAACTAATGGATTAGAAGTTGACTTACGTGCTTTCATACCATTTTCTGTTCTTGCTTCTTGATTTGCTACTGCTTCTACAAATGTTGTCATAATATTCTCCTCAGTTTATGTTAAATGTTGTGCTGTTAATAAACTTAACTGTTGCATATTATACACTAATAATAGTGTATGTCAAGAAATATTTTAGAATAAAAAACCGCCTAAGCGGTTTTTAAATTAGTAAATTTTGGAACACCTTTACTTTCAGATACATACGTGTATCCTTCTAGTTCAGTTTCTAAGTCAGTTTCTAACTCAACTAATGTGCAAGTTTTGACTTGTATATGTATTTGTTGGTTACCTTCATCAGACAAACCATCATTTGATTCTACTAAATAATAAAGCGTAGTGGCTGGAGTGTCCAGTTGTGCTTTAAAATACTCTTTTATGTTAGTCATTGTCTTCTTCAAAACTAAATTGCCAATCCTCAGGCATGTTATTTCCAATGCGATTAGCTTCTTCTACTGTAATTTCTCCCCTGCATAATCTTTGATGTGTAACATTAAAGATTTCTACAAGATTAGTTGGATCAAGTGTAAAAAACTCATTATCAGACATGTTGTACCTCTTTAAATTGTAAGTGGAAATTGCAGGATAGTTTGGGCTTATTTTGTTTATTATTCTGGTCAAGTAACGCCCCTTGACCCTATCCTGTACAGGGATTTTGCGTCCTATGTACAAGCTCCATTATGAGCAGCAAATGCTGCGAGCTATGGTTTGCTGAACCTATCCTAAAAAATTGTTAGCCTGTGCGTTGAATTAAATGCCAACCAAATTGTGTTTGAACTGGTTTACTGTAGTTACCGACACCTAATGCTTGTACTGCATCTTCAAAAGGTTTAACCATTTGACCTACACCAAATTCACCTAAGTTACCACCATTTGCACCACTCGGGCATTTGCTGTTAGCTACCGCTAACGCGCCAAAGTCTGCACCTTCTTCGACAATTTGATTGTATAAATCGTTTGCTTGGTCTTCTGTTTCTACTAAAATGTGTTTTGCTTGCATTAATGACATATTGTTCTCTTTAATTATGTTGAAATGTTATTTACCTAGGTCTTTAAATGATGGAACTTGATATTGCCACCAGTTAGGTAACTTTGATACGCCTTTTGGCATAAATCTTGGAGTTCCATCTAATTCAAATGGAATTTCAATTGTTGACTTTAGTCCTATTTTTTCATGAGCTTCTTTTGGGATCATAAAAAAGTAATATGAGTTATTTATTCTTTCATAAACTTGAACACATAACGTTCCAGTTTTATTATGTACATTTGAAATTGGAGCAGTATAGCTTCTTTTATTATTACTAAATCTAACAGTTGATAATTTTGCATCATTGCCATTATCTAAGTCATATTGATCTTCAGAAACAACAGTATGTCCACCAACTGCTGCAATTGCGTGTTCAAATGCAGTAGACACTTGTAATATTCCTAAACCAAGTAAATTGTCAATTGTCCATTGATCCATTTTATCATATCCAGGAATAAGGTGTCTAAAATTATCAAAATGTGCTACATCTAAAACTACGTTTTCTAATTTTGTTGTCATAATATTTAATGTGTTTTGTTATGTTTAAAAAAAAGTATATTATAATTTCTTTTTATCTTTTGTCAAGCTTTTTTTTAAAATTATTGGAGCGGGATACGAGACTCGAACTCGTTTGGATAGCTTGGAAGGCTATTGCACAACCTATATGCCAATCCCGCAGATGATATAACTGGATGCATTTTTAGTTTCACCAATTGAAATATTAAAAATGGCTGTTAGCATCCAAAAATTGTTGTATGCGAACACTAAACTGAATGCATTTACTTTCGCCAATGAAATTAAAAGTTATGCTGTTAGCATTCAAAAACTATAGTATTCGCGTACTATGTTGGTCGGGGTAACACGATTTGAACATGCGACCTATCCGCCCCAAACGGATCGCTCTACCAAGCTGAGCTATACCCCGGTAATTCTTTATAACAATTTTAAATGACCTGTTACTGGGTCAATCTTCTCAGGATAGTCTGGACCTATTGCTAAACATGTTAGAGTTGGGACTCCATTAAATTCAGTCAATCCTGCATCTTTAATTAGTTTTGTATTTAATCCATGTTCTAATGCTTCTGAGAAAATATTAAGCAATTCTGCTTCACTATTTACATAAACACAGACTTTTTTAAATCTACCTCTAAGCCATTCTTCAACTGGCTTGTTTACAGCTAAATTATAATAAGCATCTTTGTCTGCAGTTGCAGGATACATTTGCCCATAATTTAAAATTGCACCTAGTGAAGCATGGCTAGTTTGAGCAACGATTTTACCTTTACGCATGTTAAGGTCTTTTCGTACTACTATTACTTGTTTAGGTTCTGACATATATTATTCACAATTCCATCTACGTCTTGCTTTACAAATTGGTTTATCTGGATTAGATGAACAATCTATATGATGCATTTTCTTTTGTCCATTTGATCTTGCACAAAAACTTTTACGACGTTTTGAATCTTTACTACCTTTCTTTAATTTACTTGGATCGGTAGTTACTGCTGTTTTTAATTTTGATCCTGGATTTTCTTTTCGATAAGCACTAACTGCTTTTTTACTCATTCCATCAGTACCATCTTTTTTATTTACTGATTGCCAATCTTCATTAGCAGGAACACAGTTAGGAACTGTTTTTTTATTCTTCTTTTTGGTACCAACTTGTTTGTACCCTTTCCAACACGGATCTGTTATTTCAAAAATTTTCATATTGTTGCCTCACTTTTATAGTATTTAGTGAAGCAACACTATATTATTTTAACATTGCTTTATCAAACAAGCTGTTTAATTTGGTATTGTAATCATTAAACTTGCCATCAAGTAATTTACAATGATTTAAGCATTGTTCTTGTTGTTGTGATAGAATACTTACTTTACCTTCAACTTCTGTAACTTCTTTTACAATTGCAGTATCGTGAGCTTCAAGTTTTGAAACACGACCTGTTACTGCATCTAAATCACCAGTTGATGCACAACCAGTTACAAGTACAGCTAATGCTGAAATTAAAAATAATTGTTTCATTTCTTTTCCTCTTTGTTATATGGCGGAAGAAGTGAGATTCGAACTCACGGACGGGACTAACCGTCGACAGTTTTCAAGACTGCTGCTTTAAGCCACTCAGCCACTCTTCCTGTTTATTTTGGCGGAAGGTATAGGGTTCGAACCTATACAACGGTTACCCGTTGACAGATTAGCAATCTGCTCCATTACCATTCTGGCAACCTTCCTAACTATCTGGAGCCTCTTCCCAGAATCGAACTGAGATCTAAAGATTACAAGTCAATTGTAATAACCATTATACTAAAGAGGCAATAACTATTATTAAAGCATCTTTTATTTAGTGCTTTAATAATAGCTATCATTTAAAAATGACAACTATTATCTAGGAAGATCCTATGTTAAAAAAACCTGGTACTATTTTGTTGTTTAGTGGTGTGCTATTACGCTAAAGACCTGTCTTCGACATCCTAATTAACTCTCGGACATGTTAAGTTTAACTATTAGGAAAAACATCCTTAACATGTAGGGTATACCTCCCTCATCCGTTTAATATAGCAATCACTTTAGACTCGTAACAGCCATTAAGGCATATTGCCGGACTCTATATTAACGCAGTTACATACGCTTACAGGTTGCTTTCGCACTGCCGTAAGTTTAAGTATCACTTTAGCAAAGTTTGCGGGTCACTCTTTAAATGATGGCTGCTTCTAAGCCAACATCCCAATAAACTTTTTATTTTTGTGAAAGTTGCATTGCAACGAGTCTATCTAAACCAATAGCAACTTCAAACACCATACCGTGTTCCCAGTCTTTTCTTACAGAACAACCTGCAACTTCCAAATCACCCATCATCCAATCTAATGTTTTTTCGGAATAGTGGGGCAGTTCATCAGCTTCTACAATACGGCCGCCGTAAGCATTAGTTAATGCTTCTAATGCAGTTTCAATATACGGTGCTTTTGTATCATTACCGCAAAACAACTGGAATTCTAATTGGTAAAACTGTACTAAACGTAACTTACTAGCTCGCATTGTTTCAGCGTTGACTTCGTCTCTAAACGATAAACCAACTTGCCACAAGCAAAGCGGAAGTTCTTTAACATTAAAGTTTGGGTGTAAAATGTTAAATGCTTCAAAAGTACCTGCAGTAGTTTCTGGACGCAAATAACCACGTTTTGTCTCAATTAGTTCAAACCCTACATCAATGTGCGATTGCAACGTTGCAGCAGGAGTTAGAATTGGTGTTTCTACACGCGCCATTCGTACTGCTCTGTTTAGCTTGTTCCATTCACTGTACAACAAATGCGGAATTTCTCTAATTAGTGTTTCACGTCGGATAATTTCCTGTTCATTCCACATTACAGTCGCATTTGAAAAACATTTTTGCATAGTAGCTCCTACTAGTTAATTAAAATAAACATTATACACTAAAATATTAAGATGTCAACTATTACTACATCCTAATAAACTTGTTTGGCTGGATAGGCAGGGCTCGAACCTGCGACCCGCTGATTAACAGTCAACTGCTACTACCAACTGAGCTACTATCCAATAAATCTTTTAACTACTTATTTATCTTCGTTATTTGGTGGGCCACCCGGGACTTGAACCCGGAACCTGCCGATTATGAGTCGGATGCTCTAACCAATTGAGCTAAAGGCCCTTAATAAATATACCTAAGGATGGATTCGAACCATCACCTCCTCGGATTTGCAAGGCAATTCTGTTGCGCCTAACCATATCGCGTTTATGGTATCATTGGCATTACAGGTTGTGGACGTGTATCAATAACGTCTGCTCTAACCAATTGAGCTACTTAGGTGTAACTGGCGTCGCTACGGGGAATTGAACCCCGGTTGCAAGGATGAAAACCTTGTGTCCTAACCACTAGACGATAGCGACAAATTATATTAAAACACACTACTACACGGAATCGAACCGTATCACTGACTCCGCGCCAGCTAGTGTTCCACACCCACGTTGATCAAACGCTGTAATGTGTTTAAATATAACAACTTTAACAGAATAGCTTGCTCAACCATTGAGCTTTATCGCTAAGATAGCAATAATGGAATCGAACCATTAAATAATTTGCTGTGACTATTCTTTATTAAACAGGATAGAATTTATTTCAGATTAAGAGTCCAATTTAAATTATGCTGTTACTATCCTAAACTGGCAGTCCCTGCAGGTATCGAACCTACGCTAGCAGAATCAAAATCTGCTGTGCTACCATTACACCAAGGAACACTAATATTGGTGGTTGCTGTTAGATTCGAACTAACGAAGCACTAAGGCGACAGATTTACAGTCTGCTGGTTTTAACCACTCACCCAAACAACCATGTTCTTTATTTATACAAGTTCTTGATCGTTATGTGCAGTTTCGACTAAGTCTAATACACCTAACTTTCTCAAACGTTTTTCTAAAACTTTCAATCTATTTCTAATCTTAGATTTGTCACGTGGACGACCTGTTTTTTCAAGTAACTCTTTAACTTGTGCTAAGTTTAAAGGTTTAAGTCTTGGGCGACCGTTACGTGTTAGTTTAGGATTAGCTGTTCTGTTTGCTTTACTAATTGTAGACATGTTTTTCCTTTACTTTATTAATCATAGTGGTTAGCTGTTCATTAGTAAAATGATCAGGAACATTTATATGAAAAATGTTTCTGCCATCTTGTTTTTCAACTTGAACAATATCCTTAGTTTCTTCTACATCAATGTTTTCTACAAGTTCAATTGAAGTTGTATTTGACATTATAACTAAGTTTGCAGGTTCTACATGTTTAGCAAACGTAGTCTTAATATTTTCCATATATTCCATAGCATGTCTTGCTGGCATATTACCTACATCAACTTTAACTATTAGAATACTGTTTTCAGTTAGTTTTTGCTTATCTAAAATCTGTATTGAATTTTCACTTAATTCTATTGTTTGCATATTTGCCTTTGTTATTTAGTATGTGTATATTATACACGTTTAAAACTAGTTGTCAAGTAAATAATTTTTGTATTCTTGTTTAATTAAATCTTCAATAGCAGCACTTACATCAATACCATTTGGATTATTCATATCTTCTTTTGCTTCTTGAGTGACATTTGTTTCAAAAAACTTATCACGCCATTCTGCATAATCTAACTTATTTGCCATGTTTCTTAAAATCCTTAACTAAATGTTTAAGAATGTCGTGCTCAAGATTGATATGTGCAGTAATATTTTTAGTAGGTTCAAATGTCCATTTACCGTTTAACTTACGAGGTTTTTTTGGTAATTTAGTTTTCATTCTTTATCCTTTGTTTTTAAATTCTGCTGCAACATCGTCAATTGTTGCGTGATTGCCATGTGAATTAGAAATAAATTCTTCTTTTGGTTCTTCTTTTTCTTTTTTATTAAATATCTTATCCCAGTTTTCATCAAACTGTGATTTGCTAATGCCTAATGGGCGCATTCTACTACCTTTGCCTGCCATAAAATCTCCTTAACGTATAGATTTAACCCCATGTTAAACCTACAAGCATTGAATGTTTAGGATCTTTAAACTGCATCCTAACCTCTCCTTGAAAACAATGCCATTTGTAATCTTGATTATGTATCCAACCTTTTTCTCTACACCATTTTGATATTTCTAATCCTTTAGCAAAATTACCTGGTATTGTTACATATCCATTTTCGTGTGCGTAATCTGTATTCATATTTTTATTTGTAAGGTTGTTGCAGGATGGGATTGAGCTTTTTTAGATCCAAATTCTAACGCTTAATTGTTTGCAGTTACCATCCTAAAACTTGTTTATCAGAATGCATTTTAATTTTCCAGCGCGTCTACTACTTTCGCCATATGCGTTATTCAACGCATAGTAGGATTTGCACCTACACGTTATAAAACACTGGATTCCATTAAAAGTATGCAGTTAGCATTCTATTTTGGTTGCGAAGGGTTGGAATCGAACCAACGTCCTCTGGGTTATGAGCCCAGCTATCTACCACTGATATACCTCGCATAATGTAAAACAGGATCCGTTTAATATCGCGCTCTAACCGTTAAGCTAACTGCTATATACATAGCAGTGTAGGATTCGAACCTACATCACGTGCTCCAAATGCAAATTATTGTATGCTGTTTAGATCCTAAAACTTTTAAAACTTATTAAAAAGAACCCAGTAAAGTTTTGGTTTCATCGAGTTGCTGCGGTCAACGTTTTACAGACGCCCTTTACTAGTTCCGCCTACATGACTACTATAGTAACTAGAATCGAAGTACTGTAAATACCCGAAACTCTCACTCGTTACCAGTTCGAGTCTATAACTCCCAAAATGTTATTTTTCCATATAACATTATGACCTTTCGGAACTGTTTTCAGTAGTTAGGTTCTTTTTAATAAATTCTTTAACAGGTTCCACAAAGTGGGCAAATGTACGGAACATCTTTTCCGTAAGTCTGCAATAATTGCTGTAGGAAACCTAAAACTATTTAACAGAATGTATTTAGTCATATTTCAAAATGAATTAAAGTTGCTGCAAACATTCTATAAACATATTGTACTACATTTTTACTACTGTGTCAAGCATTTTTTAATTTTTTTACAAGGAGTTTTTAACAGGTTTCACAGTCTTTAGTCAATTACTCTACCAGCTGAGCTAACTGCTCTTGCGAGCAGTGCAGGATTCGAACCTGCGACACGTTGATTGAAATTGTTTGCTGTAGGAAACCTAAAACTTGATCCTAATCCTTTAGGATAGCTAATACTTCATCTTCACGCATAATGATGACTTCTTCGTCATGTAATTTGATAGGTGCCCCAGCATTCTTACCAAATACAATTCTATCACCAATTTTTACTTTTATTTCTCGAAACTGTCCACCATCCATGTACTTCCCTGTTCCGATTGCTAGTACTGTCCCTAGTACTGATTTTTCTGTAGCTACAGGTGCAATTAAAATACCACCCGCACTAACCTTTTCTTCTTCATCTTGTCTTACAACGATCCGATCGTGTAACGGAATAACATTATCTTTTGTTACTGCCATGTTGTGTACCTTTGTTGTTAAGTATGTGTATATTATACACTAATAAAACAGTTTGTCAAGTATTTTTTTACAATTTATATGTAACTAAATATCCCAATAAAAATATTACTGCTACTGATACAAAAAACATCTAACCTCCTAGGAATATTTCTCTCATTTCGTTTATGTTGCGTGTAGTTAGACCAATGGCGCCATCTACATGTACAAAGCGTGATTTTTGATAATCAAGCATATCTGATGTATCATCAAGGATTACATAATTATAATCTTCATTATGTTCTTGCAACCATTTTTCTATTTCGTAACCACGATCCCAACCTTTTTTTGAAAAATCAGGATCACTTTGTCTAGTCTGTGGAGTTACACCAATAATACGTGTTCTACAACAAAATCCTGCACGATACAATATCTCTTTCATTTCTTGCAAGCTATGTAGAATACGCCAAGAAGAACTTATTACGATTTCACAATCAACTTCTTCACAAAATACTCTAAGCATTACAAGTTTATTGTTTATTAAATGAATGCCTTCAGCCAGACTGGCGTCGTTGTTAAGGACGCCATCGATATCTAAGAATAGTAATCGTTTCATTTTTCAAACATTGCCTTAATGCCCGGACCTAATACAAATACACAAAAGAAAGCTAAACCAAAACTTTCATTTAGTGATAAAATGTAACCATGGTCTTTGAAGATGAACCATGCTATTAAATAGAATATGATGCCAAGTATCGTGCTCATTTCTTTTTCTCCTTTTCAATCTGCTTAAACGCTTCAACTGTTTTTGAGATTGCAACTCCAAACAATGTTCCAACTACTAAAGCTATTGGTACTAACGGCATTATTCACCTCTCAATGTTTTAAGTAAACCTACAAATGGATCTAAAAATAACACATGTATAGTACATAACATCAATGGTATTGGCCAAAAGAAGAAACAAAATATGATTAAAGATTTATAGTACCATGCGTCTTTAGGAGCCTCCTTAGAAATTACATGAATTGTAGCTCTAGCAACCATTAAGTAAAATACTACAAGACCAAAAATTCCTACTACTATTCCTGAATCCATTATGCTCTCCACATTAAAAATGCCCAGCCAAGCATTGCTCTTAGCCAGTGTATAGGATTAGCAACTTGTTTAGAACTTTCACATGTGAATGTGAAATACAACATACCTATAAATAGGTAAGCTGCTACAGTTAAAATAATCATAATCATTAGATTTCCTCCTGTGTTAAGAACCAGTTACGTGCTACATATTTAACTCGAGACATAACATCTTTAATGTCAAGCTCGCTTGCAACTAAAGTATCAGTTTCTTCTTTAACAACATCATCAGAGATCCATTTTAAGAAAACCGGAATGCTTTTAGGTTCGATACTAATATTGTTACATTTCAAATATTCTAAACCTTGATTAAGTCTAGATTCAGTTACAACAGTTTCAGCAAACTCGTTAATAGAATTAACTTTTTCAATATCAACACTTGCTAGTGTTTTAACTTTAGATGAACTGTGTTTTTCACCTTTAACTTTAAACATAAAGCGTGAGCTGTTATATCCAGGAGTAACACATTGCCAAACAATACCTTCACCTACACCTGTTACGCCAAATTGTTTAGCAATTGGACAATTTTGTTCTACTTCAACAGTAAGTTCACCGAGTTTGTTTTGTGCAAGCTCAGGCTGATTGAAATCAATTTCCATTGTGTATGTTTTAAAATCATACTTAGTAAATAAGTTGTCAGGGAAATCTAACCCGCGGAAGCCAACAATTTCTTTAGCGTATTCTACTGTTCGTTTAACTTGTTCAGCAGTAAAGTAAATACGAGTTTGTTCGCTTGTTGCTGGATCAACATGTGCGTCCCATGCAACAATACCAAAGATGATAAACATTTTAGGTACTTCACTAATACCTACACCTTTTTGTACGCCTTGTCCGCACCATTCACCAAAGATAGAATAATGTGTCAATGTACCTTCGTGAAAAGTGTTTGAAGCAGCTACTAATAAACTTTCAAATGCAGCGCGGTGTTTTACTGTGTAAGCAGCCCAACCAAAGTTGTCATTTACAACAGTTAAAATACGTTCGCGTGATTGAGCCCAAAAATCATGTAATTTAGTTGATTCGCAAGTAACACTAGCATTAGTGCCATGTGCCTTAACAGAACCTTCAAACGTTAAAGTTGGCATAGGTGCAAAGCGATCAATAATTGGATTGCCATCTGCATCTAATCCTTTAAAGCTTGAACGACTTTTAACTTCCTTAACCACTTGTCTAAATTGATTGATACTTGGCCATGACATGTGTTTTTGCATAGTGTACTCCTGTTGTTTGTTAAATAAAAATATATTATATTATAAGTGTATAGTAATGTCAAACTTTTTTAATAAGTATTTGCGCCGCAAGATCTTTTCTTAAAGTTAGTGAAAATCCACGTAATTTAAGTTCTATAGGGTCTCCAAGTGGAGCAACTCTAACTACAGTCACTTCTGTGTTACGAGTTAGCCCCATGGTAAGTAATTGTTTTCTTACAGGTGTATTTTCTAAATAACCTTGAACAATTGCAGATTCATTTACTTTTAAGAGATCTAGAGTCATATTAGTTCACATATTGAATTTCAGTTTGAGTAACATAAACGGTTGCTAATTTATCAAAATATCCGCACCATGGAAAATGACTAAACGCAAATTCTTGTCCATCAGAAGTATGCAAAGTTGTAGTTACTGAACCAGTACCGCTACTTTGAATATATTTGTAAGTAGTATTATGTGGTAACGTTATGTTAGTGATATTCTTATCGGCTAGTTCTTTTTTAATAGTTCCGTAGCCGTTGATATTATCATAATGTTCAGAATCCCATAAGAATCTTTCAAGTTCTTCTGCAGCAGCTAAATCATAGAATACACCAATAGTTTCAGTACTCTCGCATTCGGCTCTACCAAATGAATCACCGGTATCCCATTCTACCCATACCACATACACTTCATCACCAGGTTTAAGTGGTAATTTAGTAACAACATCTGGATGTGTAGTAGTTATTCTAGCTGATTTAAAGAAATTATAATATTCTTCACGCCAGTCACCATATTCTTCATCTTCTCGGTATGCATCAACTAGTGTACTTTCGATATACACTTCTAACCCAACTGGTTTATTTTCAAGTTTGTGAATATCGTAATCGTCTAATGATGGGTCAATATAATCTTCTTCATCTGTCATTCTTGTTTCTCCTCATATACCCAATTGTAATAGTCTTTTGGATTCCACCATTCTAAGCCACAATAACAGGTTGGTATGTCTCCCTTTTGCGGTTGGTCGGCTCTGTTGAAAAATGTAAATCCGTCGGTGTAAAAACGTTCACCGCTGTGTAAATCTCTATTAGCAATAGCAACTAAATGCCCGTTTGGGCAAACGATAAATGTACTGCGAGGGGTTGCAACTGTCATTACTCTAACCTTACTAATACTACATCTCTATCAATTGCCCATTCGGTAAGTATGCGCATTACTTTAATTGGATCACCACCTGCTAATCCGCAGCCTATCATAGGAAATCCAAACTTAGTATCTTTAGGAAAGTGTTTTCCTATCTTGTGTAATACTTCTTCAAATGCTTGATAATCAAATGGAGCTCCATTTGAATGCCCGTAATGATACTGTGTATAAGCATTGACTACTTTACAGCATGGAGTTTCTGCAACAGTGAATGTTCCAAGTTTAGCTTTGTCAGCCATGTTAGTAGTACGATCGACTTCTGCTACTTGTGGCCATCGCATTGCAAGTTGTTTAGCAATACCTGCGCCCATTGTATTAAAACAATTACAACCATGCACAATAACATCAAATCGTTCTTGTAATGCAAGTTGTATTAAATCTCCGGTTATTACTCTCATTTTAATCTTCCTATTAGTGTGTACATCCAACGTGGAAATACAGGTTCGTTACAAAAAGCATCACAACTTTCTAATCCTGCAGGTGGATCAGGAAGTTCATATAGTGATTTTAATGGAGGTGGAGGATTAAATCCAGTCATTCCGTTTTGATTGCGATATTGCGGTTTGTGTGGTGGAAGAGGAGGGGACATCGTCTTAAACGGATGCCCGTCAACAATACGTTTCATAGCATCACGGTGTTCCATCAATGCTATGCGTGTTTCACCGTGATCTATATACATTATTTCATATCTCAACTTTTCTAATGTTGAATTGATATAATCGTATGATTCTTGTGTTAAGTTTTGATTCATAGTCCACCTAATGCGCGTAATCGAATAGTATCTAAACTATCATCAATCAACAGCTTACCATTGTGATAATATGTTTCTAATTGGTATTCTTCAAATCTACCACCTTGTGATTTTTTACCTGGATCAGTAACTGGATTTTTAACAGTATCAATCCATTCATCATTGATTTTCATTGCAGAAGTTTTCTGTGCAAATGAATAAGTATCACGATTCACTTTTTGTAATAAACCACCACCACTGCCATATACAAGTGTTTCAGCTGCATAGCCAAGTTCTTTAACCATGTGTGCTAATGCTTTCATAGATGCAGTATCAATACCATCACCTTGAATTAAACTAACATTGTTAAGCACTTTGTAGCCTTTAGAGTTTACAGTATGTCCAAACCAGTAATCAATAACATTAAGTAATTTTGGTATTACTACTAATGGATTACCTGAGTCTGGTCGGATAACAACTTTAATACCACTTTGTTTAATAATGTGTACAAAGTGTGAACACAATGCTTCAGTATCGCGATAAATGTCATAACCATCAAGTACAATTGAAACTATATCACCTTTTGCCATATCGTGTAGAATAGATGAAATATATTCCATTTGTTTATCATTGCCATAAGAGCATTGAACGCTGTGTTCAGTAGCAGGAATTGAGTAACCTGGCATTTTACAATTATAATACTTACGGCTAGCAGCAATTGATGCTAAGTTGTCAGTACCTCTAAAGTAAATTAAGTGAGCTAATCCACCCATCTCTGCAGTCTCATATGAGCTTACACCGCGAGCGCCAAAGTCATGTAATGCAAATTGTAAGTTTGCTAGGTTATCAGAAGTTTCATCGTACACTTCTTTAAGTATTGCATAGTTCTCACGATCATTTGAAGCAATAGTACTTGGATACCAAACATCACGTTGCAACCATGATTCAATGTAAGATGGCAACCAGTACAACTCTGGATCGTTTGATTCAACTGTAAGAATTGGAGTTTGTGATGGAGTAGGTGTGCCTTCTAGCACTGCTTTAATAGTAACAGGCAAGTAACCACCGTGTACATCATGAATTCTCTCCCATCCTGCGTAATTAAATGGTAATCCATGTTCAGTAAGAATCTGTTCTGCTTCAATAACATCTTCCCATTTAATTGGTTTTAGCAGATTCTTTTTAATTGCCATCTGCAAGCCAAATGGTACGATTGTTTTACCTGGCTTTCTTGCTGACAAGTAAGCAAATTGAGCAGAAGTACCAGCTGGGTACCATGCATAGTGACTGGCTTTGTAAGAGTCGGCATTAAGAATAATATTAGACATTGTTACCTCGTTATTTCAAATTAAATTTTATCTTAGCAAATGTATTAGTCATTGAGCTAATAATATCTCTATGATCATGGAACATATCTAAGTCGTTAAGTACAGTAGTTAATGGAAACCATTGTGCATCAATTGCATCGTCATTGGCTACTGTTTGCATAGGTTCATCAACTACAAACATTTTACAGTATGTAACTCTAAGAATACCACCGCTGTCTCGACGTACTGAATCAAACAACTGAGTCTTGTATGCTATGCTACTGACAGTAATACCTGTTTCTTCTAGTAGTTCGCGATCAGCGCATTGATCAAATGTTTCATTAGCATTCTTAAATCCGCCTGGCAATGCCCATTTGTTTTTACCTGGAGCAGTTTTTCTTTTAATTAGTAAAACTTGATTGTCATTAGTTATTACTAATGCATCACTACAACAAAATGTAAGTGTTTCTGGAAACGGATAACTTGCAAACATCTGTTTCTCGTTTTTAAAATAGTTGTAGTCTTCTTGTGCTAGTTCAGGTAATTGATTATTTTCTGCTAGTTCAGTTCTAATTTGTGTACCTGAAATAGTTGAAACTGGATCAACTTCTATGTATTCAAATCCTTGAAACCAAGACAAGTATAAGTTATCTGGTTTAGTATGTCCATATAAGCAAACGTCGTGATCTTCTGAATGCATACGAATAATATAACATGTTTGCGATATCCATTTGTTATCATTATACAAGTAGTCGTTAAGTGGTTCCACAATAACATTAGGAAACTTCTGTTTAACATTGTCATGTCGTTCTGCATAGGACCATGGATTCTTAATAGTATTTGATTGATTAGCTGAACCAATTAAAACTAATTGTTTATCAGTATTTTTAATCATAGTCTGTATGATTAGTTCGTGTCCTTCATGCATTGGTTGTAATCTACCAATAAAAACACCTAATTTAGGTTTTATCATTTATCAAGTTCCTTTATGCAAATAAAGATTCAGGGGAATCAACTTCCCCTGCATTGTCCTCTAAGTAAAAATCATATAAGTCATATTCTAACTCGGGAATATGTTCTTTCTTAGGTTGATGTACTCCTCCTTTACCTAATATAGGTGCTGGATTATGACCCCTTACGTAATGTGCTTTCATTTGTATCTCCAAATAGTTTTTTTCTAAGATCAGATATCTGAAACTTTTTTGATCTGTTTTTGTTTATAAACTTTTGTTCTGGATCATTCTGATATTGTCTTATACGTGATAAAATATCATTGTGTTTGTATTCCATATTGACTCCTTGTGTAATTAATATTTTTGCTTATTATATAGTGTACTTATAATAAAGTCAACATTAAAGGACTAAAGTCCTAAAACATTCAAAGTTCATATTCGTTGGCACTCATATTCACTTATCTGTTTTATTTTTAATCTCTTTTTTAATATTGAATAATAATGATTGCTTTTTAATTTTATGTAGATTGTAGAGCCAATATGATACCTAAAATCGGTATCATAAGAGGAAGGACTTTATGTGAGTTGCTTCGCTTTTTTAGATAGCAGGTGTTTTTATTTTGATCCCGATGTTTGGCTCTACGCTTACCAGTACCTGCCGCGACTTTTAAGAATACCTCGTATCATTGTATTCATACATCGTTTAGAATCATTTTGCAACCATATACAATTAAACAAACGCTAGTAACCAGTGGGTTCTCGTTTAGGCATCCAATAAAGGGTAGTGTTTAAAGGCCTGACTATAGCAGTCAGAACTAGCTACCATCACACATCAGAATGGGTTCACTAACGGTATTACAATTGGCCCGTCAACCTTAAGCTATAATTTCAACTAGTATACACTCACTGTTTTCAAAAGTCATCTTTGATTTTACCAAAAGATAAATATATTACTATGAAAATACATGAAATTATAAGCGAGGCTCACAATCGTGGTGATATGAAGTCGGTGCTAACTGCAAGAGGATATAAATTGTTAGGAACTGGATATTATGCAACTGTTTGGCAAGCACCGAATGGATCAATTTTAAAAGTGTTTTCTGCAAGTGAAGAACAAGATTATCATAATAAAACTTGGTTAGAACCTAATTATGAACAGTATCCTGACGATCTAAAAGATTTTTTAATGTTCTATCATTATGTTAAGCAACATCCAAGTCCATATCTTCCAAAATTTGGAAAACTTAAACGTGTAACAGTTGATAATCGTGAATATGTTATTGTAACAACTGAACCATTATCAGCAACTAGTACTAATCCAAAAACTGAAGATGCGTTTAGGTCTATAATAGTTAATGGCGGAGCTACTACATGGGAAGAGATAATTAAATATAGTCCAAGAGATGCTGACATATTAAATAAGTATGGTCCAAAAACATTTATGCCAGTTGCATTATTAGCCGCACATCTTAGTAGTATAAGTCCAACTTGGGATTTCTCAGATCATTTATCTAGCAATATAATGTTTCGTGGTGATATTCCAATAATTAATGATCCGTGGTAACGAGTCAATAAAAAAAGCTGCCCTAGGGCAGCTTTTAATTTATCCACCTGCTACGCCTGGAACTCCAGGTTGAGTGTGACACGCCATACCAACAGGAATTGCCCATGACATTGGATAAATCCACCACGACCCGTCAAAACCGTTGCAACGGTTGCTAACTAGTACGCCGTATGCATTTACAAATTCAATTGAAAATGCAGATGTTGAAAACGTTAATAATGCTACTAATAGAATTTTTTTCATAAATCCTCCTAACGTATGTTATGAAAAAGCACCCCGGAGGGTGCTTAGTTGTATTTTGGTTAACAAGGCATACATGCCCCGGAGGGGTAGGTTATTAAGCTACCATGTCAGCTGCTTCCAAAGAGAAGTCAACTGTCATATACTCGAATTTAGATGCTTTTGCGTCTATAAGTTTTGCGCTGTTTAGGACAGTCACCTCACCTGTTGCCGTCTCCATTATCTCACCCAATCGAAACCATGACAGCCCCATTATAAAACACACTAGCACTTCCCTTTTAGGGGGCAGGAAGTTTATGGCTATGGCCCCACTCTAATACCTCTAATGTGTTTTATGGTGGAACTGGGGGGAGTCGAACCCCCGTCTTGAATGCCTTCACTTTGAAGGAATTACAACAATAATAAGAACACTAATAAATCTAATGTTCTTATTATTATTTAGTATGTGTACATTATACACTAATAAAACAGTTTGTCAAGTACTAATTACTCCATTTTAACATAAACCAATTTTTGTATTTCTCTTCAGCAAAATAAATTGCATGTACAATTTGGCACCGATATGCATGATAAGGTTCCAGTGCGTCGTCGATATCCTTTGCTGAAAGGTGTACACAATTATCACCGTGTTGGTATCGAAGATCATTAATAAAATTGCGCCATGTAGTAGGACATTCGTCCCACCAATCACCAAGATCTAGTTTATATTCAGTTGGATTCATGTTACCTCCGTTAAATGCTTAATATGAACCAGGCTAAATCTTTTTCAGATTCAAATATTATGTGGCCAAAACCTACATTCATGTTAAAATCACCGTTAAACTTATCTTTAACAAATTTCTTTGATTCAGGGAGTGTTACAAGGTTTTCGTGTAAGTAATCCTTGCCTGCTACTGCAATATATTGCCATTGTTCAAATGTTAGCTTATGTTCTATCAATATATCTCCTTTGCCCAAAGCAAATTAAATACAAAGTAATCATCATTATCCATTTCCCAATGACCGGATTGTTCAAAACTTGTTTGCTTGGTTATAACAAATTTTGCTGATTTAAACCCTTGCTGTCTCATAAATTCGTCACACAGCAGTTCTTTATTTGAAGTCATGTACCATAGTTCAAAAAACTCAGGATAATTATCATATAAATCTTCTATTATCATTTTATCCGCCCCATCTCATAACAAACCAAAATCGATCTTCTTCATCTCTAAACTGAACAGTATACTCTAACATGAACCATCTGCTATTTATTAGCCCAGCAGATGGTCCAAATGTTTCATTACACCATTCTAAGATTTCAGACTTACTCTGACGATGCGGAAGAATCGCTGAATATCTAAGTCCAGACATTGTTATGCAGAAAAGTATTTAATTTGGAACAATAAGAATGCCTTTTCGTCAAGTACATCGTAATCCATAATGTAATAACCATCTGAATTTTTTATCATTTTAAAACCGTATTTGTCTTCTAACCATTGTGGGAAGTCCATATCGTTTACTTGATCAGAAGCTAAAAATTCTTCACGTGAATCACGTAAACTATTACGATAAACTTCAGTTGAAACTGTTAGTGCCATTACATATACTCCTTAGTTGTGTTATTAAATTTTGTATATTATAAGCAATAATAGCATATAAGTCAACGATTAAGATAACCGCAAAATTTAACTAAATACTACTATTATAAAGGAGTGCAAGGATGCATGAAATATTTAAGCTAATAGGTGATTTAGGTTTCCCAATTGCAGTAGCGTTTGCAGGTGGATACTTTGTTTATTTAACTATTCAATTATTATTAGGCGGTGTATTAGGAGCTATTAAAGGAATGGCTGGTATTATTACTGCTCTTGATAATCGTGTTAAAACAATGAATCATGACGTTGTGCGTATAGACACAATCGTATCAAATGCACTTGGACTTAAACCAGATGTAGATCGTATTGCTCGTGCAGACGGTAAAAATGATGCTCGGAGGGACTAATGCATTACATAGATTATGTATGGCAGTTGTTTCCATGGGGTATGATTTTAGATGAAGAAATTAATCTTGATGATTTAAAATGGGAAGATGGGGACTATTTTAGGTTAGAACGTACTACTGACGGCAGTCGTCCTGTGTTAAGAAAAGTTAAAGTAATTAGAAAGTATAAACCAGGAGAAGAATCAAATGGAAATGAGTGAAATAGTTGGACTTGTAAACAAGTATGGATTTCCAATTGTTATGGCAGTGGGAATGGGATATATTATACGTTATGTGTGGGAATGGTCTACTAAAGAAGTTAAGCCAGTTATTAGTGAAGCTAACACTGTATTGATCGCACTTATTGATCGTATTCGTATGTTAGATAATGATTTGATCCGATTAAATCAAAAGGTAAATACAGTATTGCATTTACGTGGTAAAATTATTGAAAGTGATCGAGTTATGGAACAAGTTAAAGTTGATCGAGAAGCTTCAAAACAATTTGATAAAGCAGTACGTATGGATGACCCTAAACTACCAAAGAAGAAAGGAAAATCTGAAGACGACAGTACTGCAGCAGCTGGAGAAAGTTAAGAATGAAAATAAGTGAGTTATTAGAAGGTATTGATTTAGATGAAGCGAGAATACCTACTAGTAAAGAATTGAAAAATGCTTTGATGAAGAAAGGTTATACACCGAGTGAAGGTGGAGAACATATGAAGTTTCATGCACCTGACAAGTCACATCATATATCAATGCCTCGAGGGCCAAAACCGTTAAGTATTGGCCTTGCAAGGTCTGTTATGAAAAAAGCGGGAATTACTGACGCTGATTTTTAATTACTTCTGTTGTAAGCTACGATATTCTTCTACAGTAATAAATTCTACTAATTTTTCTATTTTATATTTTGTAGTGTTATTTGCTTTAGCGCAAGCATGTATTCCATGATATACTTCACCGTTATAGCGACAAGGTTTAGAATGTACTAAAGCGTGTTCAACACCGTATGTTTGCTGTACACCTGACTTTCCTTTATTCCACGGTTCTTTACCTTTGTTAAAATGTTCTTGTGTTTCCCATCGCTTACGAAGTCCTTCAGAAGTTTTTGGTTTAGGTATTCCTTTCTGTTTTCCTTTTGCATTCTCGCTAATTTTTTTCCTAATCTCTAACGTATGCTTTTTACCGTAGTATCCGTTTTTCTCGCCTGTGAGTTTTTCTTTTTTACTCATAGCTTCTTGCCATGCAGGACAACTAGACATATCCCCGCCATCGCCTGATTCTTTTTTTAAATTAGCCCATTCTTTGCTTTCTACAATATTCCATAAATCACTATAATAAATACCTTTTTCTATCAATTCTTCTTTACTGTTAGTTTCTAATAGTATTTCTGTAGTATAGTTGTAACCATGTTTTTTAAGGTGTCTAATCCACATAGTTCCGCTACCTGGATACCTATGCGGATCTTGTTTTGTAGTTTTTCCTAAATATTTTAAACCCGTTTCGTTGTGTGTTTTAACGTACAAATACATTATAGTTCTCCTTTAATGTATTTATTCTCATGTGCAATGAATAGTTATTTTTCCGTAGCTATCCATTCTCCATTCCAGTTATCACCTAAATCTTGTTGTTTCATAAAGTCACAACGTTCAATCCATATTTTGTAGTATTTGTCCATTTGTCCACCAAAGGTGCCTTTCATAGTTTTACACATTGCAGCAGCTTCATCAAACTTCTTTTGTTTATATAAGTCGTGCATGAGGTTGTGTAAGTCTTTATCTTTACTATAATCAGCACCTTTGGTGCGTAATGCAGTATAGATTAAGTCTGCAACTGTTTTACCTTTTGGTTGTAAGTTATCTAACAGTAAGTAAAAGAAATCGTCTTTAGTTCTGTTATATGTTTCAGCACCAATGATACATAGTACACCGTATGCTTTACAACGTGCTTCTAAACGAGCAGCAGTTGAAACCATATCACCTAAGATATCATAGCTGTGTCTATCACTAGAACCCATTTCGCCAATGAAGCCTATTCCGCTATTACACCCCCAGCCCATAGCTGCGGGTGGTAACCCTTTGGCTTCCATAATCTTAGTATATGTATCGACTGCGTCTAGCATTTCTAAGCCAACTTTAACAATAGTACGAGCATGATTTCCATCATCAATTGGAGCACCGTGAATATGCATTGATGCATCTCCTACGTACTTAATAACCATACCTTGACTATCCATAATAGGTTTACTAATACTATCCATATATCCGTTCATGTATAGACCTAGACCTGCAACATCATCGCCAAAGTGTTCACCAATTGGAGTAAATCCGCGCAAATCTGAGAACATAACTGAAACATCTTTACGTACACCTTGTTTAATTAAGTCTGGATTTTCTTGTAGCATTTCAACTACTTTTGGAGAGCAGTAGCCAGCAAATTGTTTTTTAATAGCTAGTTTTTGAGTTAGTTCATCCACAAACTTAACAGTATAAGCATGAGCATAAACAAGAGTAAATCCAGATACAACAAATGTTGCATCCAAAAGAATATTATAAGTGGTGAAAGCATAACTAAAAGCATAAGGTATACCACCAATGAAAGCAATAATAGGAACAAAGCCGTATCTCCATCTTGTTAAAAATATAGATCCAATTGCAAGTACAATAAAACCTAATAGTTCAGCACCGTCTGCATAATCAGGTCGTACAATATTAGTACCGGATACTAATGTGTCTAAAACCGCACCTTGAACTTGATGCGGAAACTGTTCTCCTCTAGCAGTTGCAACTGGGTTATTGAGTCCCCTTGCAGTAAGTCCGACAATGACGATCTTTCCGCCAAAGAATTCTGGGAGATCAGTGATTGGAAAACTTTCAGGTTGGTGGGACCAGTCAATCCAAACTCTACTATAGGGGTCTGTTGCAATTTTTCCAAACTTAGGTATTCTGACAGCTTCGACTCCAATGTCTGAGATTTTAACTTGGAAACTTGGATCTCCACTTGCGACTCTAAGTGTGTCCAGTCCAAGGCTTGGATAGAGTTTTCCTTTTGATGAAATAACCATTGGCATTCTTCGCACGACGCCATCAAGTTCTGGGAAAGTGTTAACAATACCAGCACCAGCAATAACATCATTAAGTTCTTTAGTATTTGCTTGTATGTTTTCATAATTTACAGTAAAAGGTTGATCTTCGTTACCGATTACACTAACGCCTGGACGAAATGCAATAGTATCTGATTTTATAGGTTCGTTAGTTCCAGTTTGCGGTAAGATTACAGGAACTGTTGTCATAAGTTTAGCTAAGACTGGGTCTTTTTTAAATCTATCAGCATCTGGCATAAAGATGTTGAATACAACTAAGCCAGCACCTCTTGAATACAACTCTTCAATTATTTGAGCATATATATCACGTGAGAATGGGAATTGACCATACTTCTCTAATGCAGCATCGTCGATGTTTACTGTAGCAACAGATGATTCTTGTATAGGTTTACTTGTAATAAGTGTATCAAAGTATCTTAATCTCATACTTTCTACAAATGATGGATCTGCAATTCTTATAGCTGCAACTAGCATAAGAGTTAAAAGAGCAGTCCATGGGTTTAATAATATTTTCTTCATTATTGTCCTTGTTGTACTGATATTGGTGCGCATCCGCCTGCAGTAGCGCAGTTAGAGTTTATAGAATAAATTTGTTGAGTAGCACCGCTTTGTCTTAGGTTTAAACTAGCAGGCTGTCCAGATAGAATAACTTCAGACATATGAGGTGCTGCTCCTTCTTGTATAATACTAACATTCTTATTACCACCTGAAAGATTAACTGTTGCATAATGATTACCTTCATCAGTTTGGTGAATGCTAAGTAAGTTATTATCATCAGCTACTGTAGCAAATATACCTTTCCCAAAGCTAGTAGCTGTAGTTGTAGTTTGTTCAAGATCTATAGTATTAGTGTTACCAGTTGTTGATAAATCAACAAAATTAGTTTGCAAATCGTTAGTTCCAATTTGATTGATTGTTACACTATTACTACTACCCACACCTGTATAGTTAGTGTAGTTATTTTTTGTACCAATTTGTTCAACGGTAATTGTATTATCATTACCAGATTGCATAATAGTTGATTGATTATCAGAAGTTGGTCTTGACACAAACGTCATTACTTTAGCAACATCTGCAGGGTTTGCAGGCGGTAATGCATAACTTACTGAGGTTGCTAATAATAAAAGAAACATAAATCTCATTTGTGTAATACTCCGTTAGTTTGTGTAATATTTACTGTATTGCCGCCAAACCCTCCTTGACCTATAAGAGCCGATGACAGTGTGTTATCTTGTGTCACTGATACTGTAGTGTTTGAATTATATCCTTGTGTTTTAACTTCTGAATAATGATTCATAGGTGAAATTCTGTAAGCAATTGCTTTACCCTTTTGTTCACCTTCTCCATCCGGATTTTCCCACATTAGGCAAACAGTAGTAATTGGATTACATCCATTATCAAATTTAAAGTTTAATATTGCTCGAATATGTGCGTCCATTGTTTCTTGAGTCTTTGATACTTGATTTGCTAACCTACGCGTAGCTTCTTCTTCAACTTCTTCCTGTTCTTTATCCCATTTAGTTTTAGCTGCTTCTTTAACAGCTTTTGTAAGTTCAGGAGGTTTAAGTAGAATCAACGTATTGTTGATCTTTGATTCAAGTACACTAACAATAGTTGGAGGACTAGGCATAACAGTACGACTTTGAACATACGTTGCATGGAATGCTTGATCTAATACTACTTTACCTGCTTCATTCTCAACTTCAATTTGTCCTGACTTGCATTGATTTTCTTCAAGTTCGTATTCTTTAACTTGCTTGTCATCTTTGCAACTTGGTAACAGTACAATTAAAGATTGACCAGCTTCGTCAACTGTCATGGAAAAGTCAGTACCTCTAACTGCAATAGTAGCAGTAGGAGTTTGAATACCAACTTGTTGTGGATTAGCTTTAGCTATCTGCCCACTTGCATAACGTACAGTTCCCATACCAACTTTTAATGCAAGTTTACCTGCATCAGATTGCTTTGGATCGTAAACAAAGTCATCTATAACTAATCGACTATTTTCTGTTACTTTAACTTTTGTATCGTCTTTGAATATTAAATTGCTAACGCAACTACCAGTAGAATACGCATCCATACTTTCTATTGATGCGCCTTTATCACCAGTAAGTTTTTCTTTATTACGTTCAATATTACACGCAGTTCCTTTGGCATCAGATACTGAACCAATACCTGCGTGTACATTTGTAACTAAAAGAAAAAATAGTAAGATCCACATTATCTTGCAACAGCTGATTTTTCGCCTACTATACCTAATGTTGCATCATTAGTTGAATGTACAGTAATTGTATTGTTATTACCGGTAGTATTGATATCAATCATAGAATCATTAGACCCTTGTTGCTGTGTAACAATTGAGTTAAAGTCACCAGTGATTAGTTGTGTAAGTTGATGTCCAATACCGCCATTATCTTGTTCGTTTATAAAAGAGTTAAAGTTACCATTTGCGGTAGTAGTATCAATTCCATTCATACTATTTAATCTTGTAGTAATTTGGTTAGACGAACCAGTTATCGCAATTGTACTATGTATATTATCTTTAGTTAGTGATTGAATAATAAAGTTTGTATCTCCACTAACTGTTTCATTTACTATGTTAGTAGATGACGGAGTTCCTGTAACACCAATAGTAAGTAACGTTTGATTTTGCATTCCTGTTATCAGTGATGAGTAAATGTTATTGTTACCATTGATGTTATATTGTGCCCAGTTCCCGTCGCCTGTTTGATTAAGAGTTACTTGGTTAGTATTTCCTGTAATCGTTGCATAATTCGTTGTGGCTGCAGCACTTGGTACAAACGAAGTAATAATGTTGTTAGCACCGTAAGATATAGGAGAAACAAGTGTTGTGCCACCAACATTATTAGTTCCGCCAATCTGATCAATAATAATTGTGTTTGTATTACCAAGTTGTTCAATGTATACATTATTAGTTCCTGTTGGTCCAGCTGCAAGTACAGAATTACTGAGTAGGAGTAGAACTAATAACTGTTTCATTGCTGGTCTCCTTAGATTGTTCTTTAAAAGACCAATGTCCTTTTCTCGCTCCTTCTTTAATAGTTTCAAGCACTGCAGCTTGAATTGCCTTATTAGTTGCCTTATTAATACTTTCATTAATACTTCCACCTATTTCTGTTTCTAACATCTTTGTGTCAGAAGAGAACATTCTTAATACACCTACTTTATCCATATAACTTAGAACAGTTTTTGTTACTACTACCGATGTTAAAATTTCACCAGAAGTAACAGAAACTACTCTCAAGCTAACTGTAACTGTATCGCTTTGGTATTGCGTTTCACCCCCAATACCAAAGATCCTAACACCAGCACCTCCTGTGACTGTGTTAGAGTCGTACCCAACAATTGCACCTTCTGCAATAATACCAGCAAAAGTCATAGCAGGTAACGGTGTTGCAGCATCCTTTCCTTGGAACTGCTCGCGGGTTTGACGAATCATTTGCCGCTCTTTAATTAGATTATCTAATCCAACTCTTTCTAGTACTATAAACCATCGATTATTACCTACTTCTTTTAATGCTTTAATTAAGTAATTTTCTGCACCTTGGGTAACAGCTGAACTTAAACTAGCAATATTTGGAACTGATTTACGTTGCCCAGTTTTATCATTAAATCCGTATACTGCAATTGGTATAGGACCAGTAGTAGGCGGTGCAAGTAAGTTTTCTTCTTTTTTCATAAAAGGAGTATCATCAATAATTGGATCATCAAATTGTTCACCTGTTATGAATTTTTCAATTGTGCTAGTAGTAGCGCATCCGTAAAGTAATATGGTTGTTATTAGTATGAGTAGTTTTTTCATGCTTTACCTTAAAAATAGAAAGTGCCCGCAGGTACTTTCATCAATGTTGTTTGATCTGGATTAAGATTATTTGTAATACTAATAACGATCATTCCTTGATCAGAGCCTTCACCTAAACTCCATGAAACTGTACTCCCTCCAAGATCGGGAATAGTTCCACATGTTATACCAGGTTCGGTACATTTAGTTCCGTCAGCAAACATACTATCAGTAAGTTGTTTTGCTAACTGTGAATATATTCTTGATTCTAAATTTGATAGAAATTTAGCTTGTGGAGTATTAAGTGCAAGAGCGTCTGCTTTGGCTTGTATTGCATCAGCAAGTGCTTTATGTTTTTCAACATTTTGCTGTTCAAGTTGTTGAATAGTTAGAGTATGATTACTATAACCAATGCCGCTAAATGCTGGGCTATTAAAGCTATGTTGGAGTTCAGCAGAATATGCTGTTGTTGATACTAGTAGTAATGCTAATAGTTTTTTCACTTCAGTCCCCTTTAAGTTATTATGTATTTACCTAAAAAAAGTAGTAATTTTTAGAACTGTAATATAAGAGATAAATAACTATAACAACTTAGGACCGTCACATTTATGTGCCTAAGGCGTCAAGGTTGCCCTACCTAGCAGTTTGAGATTCGCTACCTCTTATAACTGTAAACAGGGCTTTTTTTTTGACTAATTATCAGTCTTATGAGCAAAGTTAGTAAAATAGTCTACTTCTTTGTCACCGTATGTTTTCTTAGCTGGTCTTTTCTTAGTTGGAGCTGGAGTATCAGTATCAGTAGCTTTAGTACGACCGGTACTACTAATCTTTTTTAAATCTGCATCTATTTGTTCTCTTCGTCTTTTTGCCTTTGCTTCCGGAGTATTTTGTGCAGCAAGTTCCTTATCTTTCTTTTCTTTTTCAAATTTTTTAAAAGCAGCAATATCAGCTTCGGCTTTTTGTTTTGCAGCCCATTGTTTCTTTTCTTTAGCAGTTGCATAACGTGGCGGTTGTTTTGGTTTGTCTTCTTTTTTCTCTTTTGGTTTTGGAGCCATTAGATCAAGTTCTTTTTGAGAAAACATAATTTCGTCTATTTTCATAATTTAAAAATCCTATGATTAAAACTATATTTATGCTAAATACTACATGAGAATATTTGAAATTACTGCACACATGTCAATAGATCCGGATAACTACGGAACTACTATACAAAGTTGGAATAAGAAGGAACGACATAAAGTTAAAGAAATTCCAATGTCACAACTTATAACATTTGAGCATCCTGATAAGATGAAAGATCCTGCAAGTAAGCAGAATATGATGAAGATTGCTAAGGCATATCATATGGGAGAACGTATACCACCTATCATGGTTAAAAAACATGATGATAAGTATATGATATTAGATGGGCATCATAGATACTTTGCTGCAAGACTTGCAGGGATAAGATCTATCCCTGCAATCATTATACCTGATGATAAAATTACTATTGATTAAGTTTTGATTTAACGTATTCAACAATTTCAAAACCAACATTAGTATTGCAGAAGTGATCAAATCCATTAAACCCTGGATTAGAATTAGCTTCGCAAACTTTAAAACCGTTTTTATCAAATAAGAGATCAACACCTGCTATTTCTAAACCAAGAGCTTGTGTTGTTGCTAATGCAATTGATTCTATTTCTGAAGTAACTGGATATGGTTCGCCTTTCCCACCAATTGTAATATTAGCACGAAAATCACCAGATGGAGCAGTTCGCTTCATTGCACCGATGACTTTATTACCTACTACAATAACTCTTAGATCAACACCTGGTTGATCTCCAAGATACTCTTGTACCAGAAGTTTCTTTTGGTTATCAAGATTTTTTAAGAATTCGATTAATTTTCGATACTCGTGCTCACTATGACACAAGTAAACACCTTCTCCAAAACTACCAACTAAGACTTTAATTACGCAGGGAAATCCTATATGTGTTGCGATTAAGTCGTTAGTGATGGGAAAGTGTACAAGCATAGTAGTCGGAACTGCTATATTAGCTTGTGATAAGATTTGACTAGTATGAAATTTATTCTGTACTATGTTTACACTGTCGCTTGAATTTATACATGGAATGCCATGTAATTCAAAATATCTAACTACGGCCAATTCAACTGAAGTAATGCCTGCACCTAGTCTTACTAATACTAAGCTAGGGAGATCAAAATCTTCACCAAGATATTTAATAGGTTGATTTATAACAATATCAAAGTTATTAAATTGCCGCACAGATGCATCGATACCAGCAGCTATAAAATTAGATAATAATTTAGCAGTTTCGTATTCGATTAAAGTGTGTTTTGTAAGAATTATAACTGTTTGTTTCATAGTGTATTTATCTGTATAAATACACTATTCAACTTTACATTTCAGGAAATAGACATTCGTGTACGAATAATTTAACATCTTCGTCACTTAGTCCAAGTGCAGCCATTACTCGAGGGGTGTGCGGTATTTGTTTTTGTTGTATAGCATAAAAGTTTTGTGCTTGCACCGTGCTTTTAACTGTGTTATTTGTACGCGCAACGTTTGAAACATAGTAGTTGCTTGTTGTTTGTACAATGCTATTTATTTGTGTAATTTCATCTTGTTTTTGAATATTACTTGCTGCAATTATATGTGGGGAAAATATATCCTTCCCCCACTCAGGAATTTCTCGAACCTTTTCCCAAGTAAGTTTGTTTACTTCTTGGCTAAAAAAATCTATCATTGGATGATCAACATCACCTGCAGGACTGTAATCATGAAAGAATCCAGTAATCTTATTACGTCCTGCAACAATGTCGCAACCAAAGATAGGAGCCGGGTTATGAATGTGAGGAAAAATACAGCAATGCATCATCCATAACCCGTTACCATCTGAAGCATCTACTACATTAAGATGCGCTCTACGATATGCATTGCTAGTCCAAACTCTGTTGATCCAGCCATTATAGTTAAATCGTTCTAAGCCAGGTTCTTCAATTTCAGTACCTGACTGATTAAACAATTCTTCTAAATGATGCTGGACTTTAATTAGTTGTGTCTTTAGCTCAGTCATTGACTAATGGAATCGAAATTGAATCGTGTAGTTCATCAAACAATCTTGCGGCAAATTCAAAACACACGTTTGCTTCATCTGCCATATCATCGTTTAGCTTTTCTCTAATGGTAGCTTTAAGCTCACTGGCATTTTCAAATTTGTAATAGTTTCCTTGTCCTGGAACTTTTTGTGCAATCATTTGACCACCATACAAATCTCCCATGTGTCTAACATACAAGTGCGCCATTAGTTTTTCTTTATCTTCGCGTATTGTAACTAAATGCTCTTTATATGCAGTAGTCACTGGCAATTCAACAGGTGGAGCATCTCCCTTAGGCCATAGTTCATAAAAATCTTCGTGTATACGCGGAGCACGTCTAATATTAGGAAGATCGTTTAACAGTCCAGCCATTGTTGCATGTGTTTCTAGCATGTCGTACATTTGAAATTGATTATACAAATATGTTGCATATAGAGTTGGATTGATCTCTCCTGCAAAAATCATTTTAACAAATGGCTTTGATTCAACTAGATCGTGTGATGCTTTAGTTAGTTCTTTTAAACTCATTATTTCTCCAATAAGGTTATTCTTCTTCAAGTTTAAGTTGTAATGGGAAACCCGACGCCCTTGCAAGTGCAGTTGCTTCGACTGTTTTTATTTCTGCAATTTCAAAATTGTAAACACCTGCTACTGCAGAACCAGTTTCATGAATTTGCATAGTAATAATACCTGCAGAATTTGGGTCATGTTTAAAGATCTCCATTAGCATTGATACAACAAAATCAACCGGAGTAACATCATCGTTAAGAACGATTACTTTCCAACGTTTTGGTTCTGGTACTTGTATCTTTACTTTTTCGTCTACAGCAATATCTGTACTTGTCATTTGGACTCCTATTTAATTTGAATTTGACGAGTAATCGTCGGGGTAGGTGAAATGTGATTAAGAGTAATTGTTAGTACTCCGTCCTCAATTGTTGCACTTTGGATTTCAATATTTTCAGCTAAAGAAAAAGATTTTTCAAAATCGCGAAAACCAAGCCCTCTATGCATGTATATTTTATTTGCTGAAGGATGCGGTTGGCTTCTTTTTCCAATAATAACAAGCTGATTACCTGTAAGATTTACAGTAATATCTTCTTTTTTAAAACCTGCGATTGCTATTTCAATAGTGTATTCACTATTATCATAATTGATTATATTGTATGGTGGGTAATTGTTAGCTGCTGAAATACATGCAGCAGTAAATAGAGAATCAAACCCTATTAATGATTTATTGTATACTAGTAATGATAATTTGTCATCTGACGACATAAAAAAATCTCCTTATAAAAAGCGAGTACCGTTATAAACCCGTATGGCGTTTATTTAAAATATATTATAGCATAGCTGCTGACAAATGTCAACAGCTATGCACAAGTATTGTTATTCAGTTTTATCTGAATCAGGATTTGCAGTTACCTCAACTACTTCTTCAGTTGGAGTAACTTCTGAAAATTCAGCATCTACACTTTCTGCAGTTGATGAGTTAGCTTCATCTAACTCACGTTTCTTATCAAATGCAGGTTGCGCTGCTTCGTATAGTGTTTTAATTGCTTCACCGATAGCTTCAATATCTTCACCGTCACGAGCAGTATTTAATGCAAGGAATGCATCTTCAATTGCATTGCGTTGTTCATCAGTTAGTTGATCTTTTACTTCATCATAATCTTTTCTAACTAAGTATACCTGTGTTTCAGCTTGATTTCGAGTATCGATTAGCTCTTTAGCTTTAGCATCTGCTTCTGCATTTTCTTCAGCTTCTCTAACCATACGTTTGATTTCGTCCTCAGTTAAACCTGAATCAGATTTAATAGTAATCTTGTTTTCTTTGCCGGTATTCTTATCTTTAGCACTTACATGCATAATACCGTTAGCATCGATATCAAATGTTACTTCAATCTGTGGCATGCCACGTGGGGCTGCATCAATACCTTCTAAATTAAATTCACCAAGTTGTTTATTGTAACGATACAATTCACGTTCACCTTGTCCTACTCTAATAGTTACAGCAGGTTGGTTGTCCTCTGCAGTTGAGAATGTTTGGCTTGCTTTAGTTGGGATAGTTGTGTTTTTAGTAATTAGTTTAGTAAATACACCACCCATTGTTTCAATACCTAAACTTAGTGGAGTAACGTCAAGTAACAATACGTCAGTTTTGTCACCTGCTAATACCGCACCTTGAATAGCTGCACCAGCTGCAACTGCTTCGTCTGGGTTAACATCTTTACGTGGTGCTTTTCCAAAGAATGCTTCAACAGCTTCTTGTACTTTAGGCATACGTGTTTGTCCACCTACTAAAATTACTTCGTCAATATCTGACAAATCAACTTTAGCATCTGCAACTGCAATTTTACAAGGTTCAATTGAACGTTGAATTAAATCATCAACTAGACCTTCAAACTTAGCACGAGTTACAGTTACGTTTAAGTGTTTAGGACCAGTGGCATCTGCAGTAACATATGGTAAGTTGACATTAGTTTGTGCAGTGCTTGATAACTCAATTTTAGCTTTTTCAGCAGCTTCTTTTAAACGTTGTAATGCCATTGTATCGGATTTAAGATCAACACCAGAATCTTTCTTAAATTCATCGATTAAATGATCCATTAAACGTTGGTCAAAGTCTTCACCGCCTAAGAATGTATCACCGTTTGTTGATAATACTTCAATTTGTTTATCACCGTCAACATTAGCGATTTCAATAATACTAATATCAAAAGTACCACCACCTAAGTCAAATACAGCAACTTTGCGGTCTTTCTTATCAGACTTATCAACACCATAACTTAATGCTGCGGCTGTTGGTTCATTAATAATACGCAATACTTCTAATCCAGCAATACGTCCTGCGTCTTTAGTTGCTTGACGTTGTGAATCGTTAAAGTATGCAGGTACAGTAATAACTGCTTGAGTTACTTCTTTACCTAAATAGTCTTCTGCAGTTTTTTTCATCTTACGTAAGATTTCTGCAGATACTTGTGGTGGAGCTAATTTTTCACCGTTCGCTTCTACCCATGCATCGCCATTGTCAGCTTTAATAATACTGTACGGCATTAAGTCAATATCTTTCTGTACAGCTGACTCGTCGAATTTACGACCAATGAGACGCTTAACAGCATATAATGTGTTTTTTGGATTTGTTACTGATTGACGTTTTGCTGCAGCACCAACTAAAATTTCTTCTGGTGTGTATGCGATGATTGAAGGGGTAGTACGTGTACCTTCTGCGTTTTCAATTACTTTAGCAATTCCGTTTTCTAAGATTGCTACGCAGCTGTTTGTTGTACCTAAGTCGATTCCGATAATTTTGCTCATTGTAATTCTCCTATATATTAAGCGAGTAATGTTGTGGACACCATGTCCGTGTATTAAACCCTATTGGCATTTAATACGTTTTTATTTATCATTTTGAAATAAAAATATTTCAAAAATGATTTATTTTTCATAATTTTTTAAATACTGGCATTTGATTTGTCATTTCTATAAACTTGTACTTATTTGGGTTAAAACGATTTTTAATGTCGTTTTTGGGATTTCTAATATTTACTGGCATTCGCTCAATTGAACGACCGCGATTATCAATAATCATGTACCATAGTAACCCAACACTTGTATCAGCTGGAAATGAATCCAGCTGAGTTTTAAATAAAGCATGATATTTTAGTTTCATTTGTATTTCTTAAATGGATTGATACCGTGTTCCATAAGTACTTGTGATACATTCTGTACACCAATCGCTTGTGCTACAGCATCTTCTACAGCATTGTGAGCTGTAACTGGTGGCATATTTGGATCAATACCTAAATCAAAATATGTACGAACATCTCGAATAGCCCAGTACTTCCAAGGTGCAGCGCGATTTAATGCATTATAATAAGTGTCGCATACTACAATATCAAATCCAGCACCGTTTGACCAAAAGCAACTTGCACCCCATGAAAATTTATGTAGTTGAGTAAATGCATCAACTACTGGTATTCTACCTTCTTCAGTAAATGCTTCGTCTTGTGCTTCTTGTGATTGTTTAGACCACCATTCAATTGTGCCATCGTCAATATGCATTCCAAGATTGCCTGAATCTTCAAGGCTTACTCTAATGTATAATTTATCTTTTTCTTCAATTGGATCATTGCCTAATGGGTCAAATCTAACTGCACCAATTGTTAGAATAGTTGCATTAGTTTGTGTAGATAATGTTTCAAGGTCCAGCATGATATGATTTTTCATTTATTATCCTTTTAGTAGTGTAAGAGTTTCGTCAATATATTCATGATAGTTTGATAGTGTATAAGCCCAACGATCACATAAAAACTCATAAACATTATCATTGTACGGAATACCATACATTGCTATGACGTTATCTGACTCTACAGCTTTTTCTAATGCCGGAGTCCAGTGAGCTATACGCTGTGCAATTTCTTTTTCAGTGTTGCATGGAAACTTCTCGTACATATCAAGTGTAGGATCATCAAGCAATTCTTGACATTTAGAGTAAAACCAAATAGCAGCATCAATCCATTTTGGTCCTAATTCTTTAAAACCAGTTTGCCAAATAGTAGAATACTTTTTCTTAAAATTAGGATATGGAGATTTATCTGCAATACTTTGTATTTTAACCCAATACATGCTAGGATCGTAATTAGAGCGTTCGCTGTCTAATGCAACATATTTAGCTTTATGATCGTGTCGATTAAAATACCCGTTATACACATCTTCTTCTGTCAGAAGTTGTAATGCTCGTTCTTTATCAAAGGGTGCATAAGTTACTTCTTCAATCAAGTCTGCATCGTTGTTAATACCATTGCCTAATACATTTAGCAATTGATCAAAGACTTTAAATTTTGCATCTTCAAATGATTTACTAACAAATAGACTAGGATATTTAATTACTCGAGATAATACGTAATCATCTGGAGTGTAAAAATTAGAATGTGTCATAAGTGTAAGAGCTCCCCCAACCTAATAAAAGTCCAAAAATAATAATATAATTTAAATCATGTCCGTCATACCAATCGGTACTAAACCGTTGAAACCAGTTTGGTCGAACTCCTATTGTAACATACGAAAAATTCCAACTAGCGTATGCTACGTGATCATGCTTGCGTATTCCTTTATGGAATTTTTGATTAAAACTTATTGTAATCGATTTGTCATGTATTAACAATACTTCTGGTTTTTCAAACAACATCTATTGTCCTCACAGGTCGAATGATTGCAGTTAAATGTGGAAACAGCCAATGTTTAAAACCATCTTGATGTTGTTTAAAGTGTTTTATTTTTACACAACCATTGGTGTGATTTATTTTATTTGATAAGTACCATCCAGATAAATCGTAATCTACATACGTATGGATATATACTAATTCAGCATAAGTTGGAACTCGCCAACCTCGTTTACCGTCAACTGTAAGCATAAAGCAATATAGCATTGCTTGCTCATATGATAGTTCTGTCTCAGTGTGCTTTGGAGCGATTTCTATATTCATTTTTAACAAGTTCACGTTTAGCATTAGCCTTAGCTTTTAGGGCATTTTGTAATCTTTCGTATTTGAGTCGTAACGGAGATTTACATTGTTCCATTAAGTGCATAGGCATTTGGCATTTACCTGTTGTTTGGTAGAAATCAGGTTTGCCCCATTTACTTTCTGGCAAATCATATTCAATTGGAGCAATTACTGTTGGTAATGGCTGTACTGGATTTGCTGCTGCATATTTTTGAAGAATAGGAGTAATATCTATATCGTCATCAACATTTGCATGTGCTGAACTTACTAATAATAACGCCAGAAAGTATTTTTTCATATATCACCAAGTAATCGTTAGTTTATTTGCTTGAGTAAATTGTTCTGATTTGAATTCAGAGCAAGCTACATGATATCCGTAACTTGCTAACTTCTCAACAAGTGGTTCAAAAAACTTGTTGTGTTCATAAAACTTTACAAGTGTCTCGTGTGCTTCCCATAAAAAATCAACACCAGATTCACGTTGTGGTCTAGAAAGCTTTGGACTAAAGAAACCAGGTGGTTGTTTAATCTTTTCATAAAGAACAAGTGTAAATTGATTGGTGTTTGGACTAGTTCTAACTTGATGGATACGTAACAGCTTATCAAGCTCTCTCATAAATAACCAAATCTCGTGATCAAGATTGGTGTATTTCTTTAGTTCCCATGAATTAATCATTACTCCTCCCAAACGTTTGGTAATCTGCTTTTGTTACGGATTGCAGTATAAATGTTGATATTCTCGTTATCTGCAAAGTGAATTAGTTTGTTGATAATATCAGTACCAACTAAAAAGTCAGCATTATCAATAACAAGTATATTTGATTTACTTTCACTGACATTATCGATGCCTTTATAGAGTTCAAATAAGTATGGAATCATTTCTCCATTGTAAATCTCATGTGTAGCTTTTACTGCTGCACTCATTGTACTTTCAATAACGTGAATAAGCTCAACATTTGAGTTTGCATCGTTAAACCGATTTTTAATCCCTGTATCTGTTTCTATACTAAGGTACACTACGCGGTTACCTCTTAACGATTCATGAGCAGCTGCATTCGCAAGTAACGTAGTAACGCCTACTTCTTTTTTTGAAAAATCATAGATCATAACTTTGTTGCGTGATTCTACACCGTTGTTCATAGATCTAAATGAGACTTTTTGTATCATATGGACTCCTAATTAAAAATATATTATACTATAGTTTGCATAAGAAGTCAAACTTTATGAAATAAAATCTGTAGAGTAAATGCAAATAGCCCAAATGTAATAAGAGATCCACCTACAATTGGATTACCTCCTAATAATAAAAGAACAATACCAATAAATGATATTAAGTTAAGAATGATAGTAACAGTAAAGTCGCTAACCATGTTTGCACCTCGAGTGTTTGCGGTTATGAATCCATAACCATATATTGTGTAAGTAGATACTTGAAACAATTCCAAAAGCACCACCTAATACAAACACTATGCTTTCAAGTGTAGATGCATTAGGTGCTAATTTAAAAAGAACTAATTGACAAGTACCAATCATTAAGGATGTAACGAATGCTGCTATCACATGTTTATCACGTACAATTTGTGACTGAAAGCCTAACAGTAGTACAACACTGTAGGATGAGAAGAACAACATCAATAAAGTTTCCATAACCCTCCTAATCAAAACAGACCAAATAGTATTTCAATCATTCGTTAGCTGATTGTTTACGTTTCTTAATAACCTTCTTTGCTCTCCAACCAATGTGGAACCAATGACGTGCTATCATAAAATTAGAAGAAGGTTTAAGAGCATCCTCATCTAACTCAATCAACTGATGTTCGCACAAGCTCTTAAAATACTTCCACTGTTTATCTGTAAGTGGTCCTTGAAGTTGTTTATCTAATTGTTTTTCTAAATCTTTTTTCATTAAATGCACTCCCGTGAATATTCATGTAAATGGTTGTTTAAAAAGTATTTGGCATACGCAGGTTCTTGACCTTTAAACTTCATCATTAGTAGCCAAAATAGTGGATGTGTGTTGTATGTTAAAGCAAACTCTTTGAATTGACCAGTTTCGATACCGCAAGTTGCAACTGTAGTATTCACTTCTTCAATAATCTCAGAAAGTGTTTTATTAACTCGTGTTTCAATTGCAGATACTTTGTCAAACAAATCTAAATCGCCAACTGATGTACAGTATGATTTAAAATCGTCTACAGTTTCGTCAATAACCATTTCGGCTATGTTTTTCTCTGTAGTAAATGTTACGCTGCCATGTAATGACAAATACCAAGCAGTTTTTAATTTAATCATTTCACCGTTATTAAACTGCATGACCCAACCTTCAATACCGGAAACTGTTGCTGCATCGTGTTTAATCTTATGAATATCAACATCAGAAAATACATCAACGATAGGAATATTCCAATCGTATGCATAATCTACAATTTCTTGACGAGTTGCATATTTGCCAGTTTCATTATGTCTAACTGCTAACAATACAAGCTCAGTTTCTTTATACGAAACTACAATACGATTACTTGGAGAAGTAATTTCAAATATTGGAGTATAGCCAAGTTTGCATAAGTGTAACGAAAAGTTGTATTGTGGAGTATTAGGACCAAAGGTATCATTAACAAGTACTGCTGGATCTGATGTAAATGATCTTTTAGTTTTAAACTTAATAGTTTCATCTTCAAATAAAACAGGACTAATCATAGATCCGTCACGTTTATCCATAAATGATGAAATTGTAGACCAATCAACATTTTTTTCTAATGTTGATTCACGTTCACCTAAGTTAAAAAATTTGTGTAACGGACGTGAAACTAATTTGCCGTTTCTATCAAATGTAATACCGCGGCATTCTCTTGCGTAAGGGTTTTGAAAAACTTTACTATCTAAAATATAGTAAGACGCAATAGTATAACCACCAGGAACAGTTATAAATTCAATGCCAGGTATTTCACCTACATTAGCTTTAAACTCTTCTAAGTTAGTTATAGTTGGGAAAATGCTCATATATTAGTTTCCTCCGTCTTCATCGTTGCTGTCGTCATAAAAATCATCGTAGAAATCATCGTGCGTTTTATGGTCATTGACTGGTTTCTTGTTTTTACATAAATCTTGAATAACATCTACAAGTGATTCGCCTGCTTCAAATCTTTTAGTGTAATGATCGATACTAATTCGAAACTTACGCGGAGATGGATTGATAAACTCTGCATATTCTGAACAAGCAGCATGTATTCTTCCTAGTCTGCGGTTTAGCTGGTCTCTATTAGTATTGATCTGTTTAATAACATCTTCAAGTTTTAACGATCTAAGCAGTGGATGCGATCGATAAACTTCAAATGCAACTTTAGTCTCTCGTTCTGTTTGTTCTTTGTCATCTGATACAATTGCATCAAGAAACACATTGTTGATTATTATAAGCCCGTACCATCGTCGGGATGGATAAGCATCTTCAATTAAGTAATATGACCCGCAAGGTGGATTAGTGCCATCTTCATAATTAGGAGCGTTATCTCCAATATGATATGACCGTAATGCATTGTCAAGTTTTTTGGTTTGCACTTCTACATCTTCTACGTAGAAAGAGTCGAACATTCCCATTGTATTGTCCTAAAAGTATAAAGTTAAGATTGTAATAATAATTGGTATAGCTATTGACACAGCTAAAATAATGATGTCGTTTATAAGCATAAATGAACTCCTTATGTTTTGTATATTATATTATAATAAAGTATAAAATGCAAGAAATAAAAAAGCCGCATAATGCGGCTTTTTATTAAATGCTTGTACTTTCGATGAATTTTAAAGTTTTAATTAAATTTTGATATTTCTTAGGAGATAAGTAATCTGCCAATGCTATTGAATTGTGTCCTGAAACATATTGAGATAAGTTACTTGTACTACTCATATCTTTAATGTCGTTTTCTATGTACTTGTTGTTTATCTTAACTATTGTACCAGTAGTTGATTTAATATCTACTAAATTACGACCAATATGCACATCAGTTGGCGCAGCACCTATTTTTTGAGCAAATTGAATTAATTCTATTGCAGCCTTAGGTTTAATAATATAACCATAAGCACCCCACACAAATTCACCAACGCCGTGCCATGTACCTTTAGCAGGTGGGTCATAAACATCTATAGGTTGATTTATACTACTATGTACTTTATTTGTGTAATCAGCAATAAACGGATCGTATGGATCTAATTTTAAAACCCCATCAAACTTTTCTAATATGTTATCAGGTACATCACGAATAAAAATTCCATCGTGTTCTAGAATAATAATAGGTTCATTTAGTTTTACACATTTAATCCATAATTCAAAATGACTTAAAAAGCATCCTTGATGTCCTGGATTATCGATAAGATCTCGTGTTAAGAATCTAGTAATATTATATTCTTTAAACTTACTAGCAGAGTTATATCCTAATACACCTGGGTGTACTTCAATATCAATATTATGAAAACGAGCAGCCGCAATTGATTCCTCACCAATTGCGCGGCTGTGTTCACATTCTTGTAAAATGATTACAAATGCTTTCATATTAAATCTTTGTATAACCCCAAGAAACAGATTGAGATGAACCGCTGGTATTATTGATAACGAATTCAAAAACGTTTGAAGGAGTACCACGAGTAGAGCTATCTCTAACTATAGTACCTGCAGTTCCTACAAGTTGAGTAGGTAACGTGGTAAAATCTAACAAAGATCCTGCACCACTATACACATACGCAAACTGTTGTCCTAATGCAGGTAGGTTAGCGTTAGTTATTGTCGCAGTAGCATTCCATGAAATAACCCCATTGTTTACTATTCCTTTAACCCACATAGTGTAAGTACCATTTACTGGAACTTGAAAACTTACAGTATTACTACCGGTAGTCAATGTCCATGACCCTTCATTACGTAAATCAGTTCTATATGTTAGCTCTTTAGTAGTAGTATCATAGGTTACAAAATTATTATAGTTTACGTTTCTAACTGGGTCTACAAAGAATCCTGATTCAGAACTAGATAAATCTACTCCAGACGCATTAAGAATAATACTGTTAGCATGCTGACTAACTGGTCCTGCATGGAAACCAATCGCAATAGCATTAGCTCCTTGACTGGTATTACCGGCATACGCACCAATAGCAATAGCATTAGATCCTTGAGTATTATGTCCTGTAAGTACACCAATAGCAATAGCGTAATTACCTTGGTTGAGACCACCTGCACCAGACCCTAAGCCTACAGCATAATTACCTTGGTTTTGTCTGCCTGCTTGATTACCGATAGCAACAGGGTCATTAGTAATCTGGCTATATTTACCTGCTTCCCAACCGAATCTAATTGCTGAAGCAAGATTTCCAGTCCATGCAGTAGTTTGTATAGTTGCATCTGGAAAGGTTAAAGTACCGTTTGTTCCAAATGTAAAATCGTTCTCAGTGTAAGTTGAGAAGTTTGGAGGACTTGCCATTGACAGATATCTTGTACGAATTACTAAATTCTCTTCAGTAGTTGTTTGGATAATTTCCGGAACTTGTAGTTTTCCATTACCAAGTACTGATAACGAATTAGTACCAGCAGTTATGCTAACACTCGATAATAATAATTGGTGATCAGCATAAAAATCAAGTATAGTAGTTAATGCCGTTAAAATTTGAGTATGCATATTTGCTGAAATAGCAGGGTAAAACAATAACGGAGCAGGTGGGCTTGATGGTATGTCGTTTTGAATTTCCCATGCTTGATTAACAATATTAATATAGGATTGAGCATTAGTTCCATTTACATTATCCCAACCTGCAAATGGCCAACCTTCAAGTGTTATACTTGGGTTATTATCAATTGCATATACAAATTCATTTATTCTCATGTTTTCCCATGTAGCAATTGCATGAGTGTACTTAATATCTGCATCAGCAATCTCTGAACCAGTGGTTGGTTCAATAACGCTATTGTTTGGTAAAATCAATGAACCAGTAGTTGAAAGAGTTAATTGATGATAATTTGATTCAAGTGTGATATGTCCAGGAGCAGTTCCAGATCCAGCTGTAATGCGAATATTACCGCCATTTGTTACTGAATTACCTGCAGATAATGTTATATCCCCACCTGTAGTATGTCCATAACCACCATCAATGTTAACATAACCTCCACTGCCGGATACATCGCTATCGCCTGCATAGATTTTAATATCCCCACCATTTACATCTGAATCCCCACCCCATATATAAACATCGCCGCCTTCACCTGAACCAGTTCCGCGTTGGCCTTGCACAATTATGCGTTGCGCAGATGACCCAGATGCAGGAGTTGGGCCTGTGATAATAACTTGCTTTGTTGGATCATCAAACTTTAAAACTTGTCCGCTTTGCACTCCACCGTTATGTAAATCTACAGATAATGTTGGGAATGTTGTAGTACCAGTTGAGTTAAATTCCCATGTATTAGAACTTACATTTATAATTAAACTATCTGCAGCTACTCGTTCTTGCCAGATACTATAGCTAATTGTTACCTCGTGTGCTATTGGTGCTGCTGATGGACTGATTGTATCTGGGGGAAGTTGAAGTATTTCGTTATATGTTAGATGACTTACTGGTAATGTGATACCCCATGGATATCCTGGTAATGAAGAAAACTCATAAAATAGTGCTTCTAATTCAACAAGAGCATTTACGTAAACTGATTCTAATTGTGATAACTCATTACCGGTATCTAAAATAATTCTACGAGCAGCTGATAATTCAACATCTCCGGATATTTGCATGTTTAAAGTTGAATCACCGTTAGTGATTGCACCTGGTACAGTTAATGTGCCATTGTTATCAAATGCCCAAGTATGTAATGCAGGATTGTATGTATTAATTACAACTGAAGAATAACTTGATAATGCAATTGGACTATCTTCAACACCAATTAATTCACTACCGTCAATTTGTAGTTGTGTATCATTTTTTACAGGAAAACTAATAGTGCCATTTGTATTTAATGTTACTGTATAGTTACCATTAATCATTTCGTTAGTAAACCCTGCAGGACCTTGAGGTCCAGTAGCACCAGTAGCGCCAGTTAAACCAGTAGCACCTGTATCTCCAATAAAGAAGCTTAAATTAGACCATTGAGAGGTTCCGTTACCTATTTTAATTTTATGTAAAGTGGTATCTAATCCAAGTTCTCCTTGACTTAGAATAGGATTTACTGAATTCCAATTTGCAGTAGTATCCCTTCTTATTTGTATTTTATTTGCCATTATGCGGCTCCTCCGTTGATTAGCATATCTGTGAATGTGTCTGTAGTAGCGTCACCGCCAGTAAAAGTTGGATCCTCAAATATTGTAGACGCGAAACCGCCATCTACAAGTGAACTTGTATTATATAAATTAAGTGCATTATCTGGGTCGTTATAAGTAGCTGTGAGACCAAACAGAGTCCCATTGGAAATCATAGCTGCTATAGTGTCTTGTATAAGTTCTTGAAGAGTGGTACTTGAACCACCTGTGATTTCGTACAATTCTGCAAAGTTAGCGTTAACTTTGTTAAAAGCGGCTTGTAAAGTATCGCCGCTTTTATCATTTGGAAATGTACCTGTGTTTATTATTAATCTTGACATATTAGATCCTCGTTCTAATATTTATCGTAAAACGAGGATCAATACTGATTGATAATATTATGCTTGTGCTTCTGACCAGCACAACCGTGCTGCTACACTAGCGTTAGCACCCAATGGAGTAACACAAATTGTAAGAATATCTGGACCATCTGGGTAAGTGTTTGATGCAGTTGGTGAAACAAATAGTGTATTACCACCACCAAACATACTGTTACCAATATCACGTACTTTTGATAAGTCTTGTGAACTAACACCACCAGCTGGAGCAAAGAATGTAAAGATACATTCACCACCTGTAACAGTAGCTGCAGTTGAATGCGATGCATATTGTGCTAAACTTGAACCACCTACAGGGTTAAATGTTCCATTTGAAACCCTTGCGTTAATGAATAATTCAACTTTAACACCAGATGTTGTTACATATACACCCATTGACGCTGGAGCAAGCTGCATACGGTTGATAATTTCTCTAGCTCCTAAAATACCAGTGAAACCACTATCAACACTTGGTGATAAACGAACACTGAATACAGGATATCTAACACCAACGTTTGCATAAACTACTGGAGTTTGTAAACCATAGTTAAACAAGAACGATTTATCATCGTCGTATCTACCATCCATCATTACAGCAGAACCCCAGTGACTGATTGAGCTTGCAACTTGTGGAGCATAAACTGATACCATAACTGGTGCAGTTGCACTATATGTAAATGTTTGTGCAGAAGATAAACCACCACCGCCTGTTAAACCGCCAGGACCTGTTAAGTTAACTCTTGCGCGTGTTAAACCAGTAAAGGTAGTAGCTGTTTTACCTGTATATTGAACAAATTCAGTAACAGCAGAAACAGTTGTTCCTGAAGCTTGAATACAAATATACCCTGCAGGTGGGAAACCTTCAGTTGACAACACATTGATAGTTGTTGTTTCAACGTTTGAAACAGTTTGTGTTATTCTTGTGTATGGCCAGTATGTGTTAGCTTCATAACGAGCTGGTAAGTTACCAGAACGCATGTAAGCTTCAGACATAGCGTTACCATGTGCCAAACGATGAGCATACATAGCTTCACCACGGTGGTTTTTAAAGCCCCAACGAATTGGACCTGCACCGTACCATGTATAATCCATTAACCACATTTGCATTTTAGTAATATCTAAGTTGAAACCACTTGATCCTGTTCCGTCACATTTATCAATGTTCCATTGACTTTGTGGAATTTTAGTATCGATTGTTTTACTAACAACAACAAGTGTAGGAGTATAAATTGGAGTACCACGATACTCAGGATAAATTGTCATAGATGTTTGTGACTCGATACTAACAACTGTATGAGATTGTCCTCTGATAACAACAAAATCACCTGGTATTAATTGTTCTGCCCATTTTGTTCCTGTACCTGTACAACGTTGTTCACCTGTGAACAATGTAGTGATATAACCTGAGATTTGAGTAGTACTTGATCTACGAACTGCAAATACTGTTTGACCATCATATTGGAAGAAGAAACCATTTTGTGTATCAAACATACCAATTCTTAAACTTGCACCGTACCATTGATATGGTTGAACTACAATATTCATACCACCAAGACCGCCAGTTGCAGGTGAAGCACTTGGGGCAACTAATGCAATATAAGTAAATGTTAAATCACTTGCTGGTTGCGCACTAACTGTAAATGTACCATTGTAATCAGCTTGATCACAACCTGAAACTTTAATTGTTGCACCTTGACCTAAGTTGTGTGGCAATTTAGTTGTTACAGTAACAGTAGTACCTGATGCAGTAATTGTATCAACTTGGAATGGGTTACAGAAGTTTGTACCAGTGTTAAATGAAATACCTTTACCAGATTGGTATCTGAAATAACGACGTGTTTGGCGAATTAATTGGTTGCCATGATATGGTAAACCAACACCAAATTGAACACCGCCGTCAAATGGTCTATGAATACTTGAACCCCATGATCTTGCAAATAAGATAGAACCAGAATGTGAAAGGGTTAATGATGAAACTGATGCAGATGTTGTATAACCCGAACCTGCGGCAAAAATACCAACTTGGAGAATACCACCAGTGGTTGTTGTTGCTAATACTTTAACAAACCCGTTAGTTCCACCTGGTACAGATAAAATATCATTAACGTTGTATAATGAACCAGCAGTTACTACAGATGCTGAAATTAAAGCACCACTAGTTGCAACTGTTGAAAGAACTAAACCAGAACCTGGAGGTGTAATTGTAAGTGAACCTGGGGCATTGATTACATCAAATGTAAATGTTACTGCATTTAATACAGTTTTTACAAACCATGAACCGTTCATGTTTGTATTACCAGTGTTAACTACAAAGATAGCTGAACCAACGGTTAAACCATGTGGCATTGTAGTAATACATTGTACGTTAGTACCGGATGGGCAATAAAACCCTTTAGTTGTATCAGCAGCACCAGCAGTAATAGTAATACCTGCTCCGGTATAGAATGTACCAACAAACATGTAAGTTTTTGTACTATCATATATGTTTGTAATAACAGGAATACTGCCATCACGAGCCAGGTAAGTAAACGCTGTTGGTGCAGAACCGCTTAATGATGGAGCTGCGGTTGGAATAATCCAGCCGTTTGCTACCGGGTAAATTGCATCTTGAACAAATATTGGAGTACTTGCAGTAATTGGGAAACCTAATTGCATTGTATAAGTTGTTGTAGCACCTGCAGTACCTGATACTGTTATTGTATATACGTTAGCAACTGGACCAGTTACACTCGTAACAGTTGAACCAACAGCAATAGAACTACCACCATTGTTTAATACTTGCATACCAACTATTGGCGCCATGTTTGGACTTGTAATTGTTAAAATGTTGGTATTAACAGTAGCACTAAAAGTACCGGTAACATACATTAAGTTTACAGTTACAACTCGAGAACCACCACCTGTTGGAATCATACTAACAATACCAACAGGTGCAGTATAATCGTAAAATGCTGATAAACGATTATTCATTAAACCAACTGTTTCCCATTTGGTTTGTTGAACACCATATTCAAAGTCAGTATCAATTAATGATTGAGCAGTACTGGTACGTAATTTCCCAATTGGATCTTGCAGTACTTCTGAAGGTTGAAATGATTCGTTTGTTTCTTCAATTAAAATTGATAATTTATCAGTGCTACTCATTGAAGTAGTATTATAAGTTAATACAATGGTAGTAGCTTCGTTATTAGCAATAATCGAAGGTGTATATGCCGATGCAGTTAATGAGCTGTCGGCAAAGTTATAGATCACAGTGTTAGTAGTAACGTTTGTGATCAAGATTAGCTGTTCTCTACGTAAATAGCGGCCAGTAATTGAAACTGTACGGCTCGCAGGAGTAAAGGTATAAGCTTCTAAAAGAATTCTTTTTGCCATTTGTATGTCCTATTATTTTGGTTTTGTAGATGTCGTTGTTGTAGTTTTTTCTTCAACTGGAGCAGCTTCTTCAACTGGAGCAGCTTCTTCAACTACAGGATCAGTTTCTTCAACTGGAGCAGTTTCACTGACTGGAGCACCTGGGACATCGATCAACCATTCAAACCCATTAACATTAACATCGTGTTGAACTGCAAAAATAATTTTGCCTTGGTAATTTAAAATGTGGCAATCTCCACCAGTTAATCGAGCACTACGATCCATTGCGTCTGCTAACGATAACCCAACTACTTCGTAAAAGTGCGTGTGGTTAGGAAATGCAGCATTTAATTCGTCAAACATAATTTTTATCCTCATATATTTTGTAATAGTATTTAGCTAATTCCAGAATTGAATAGTTTCTTTTTTCTGGGTGCTAACTCCGTCCCCGTTCATGATTGTATGGTAATTTGATGTAATAAACTTGTCAACTCGTCCTCTACTATCTATCATAATACGGGTCATATCGTTAAATCTAATTTTAGTTCCGATACCTTTTTCTGCTACTGTTTCAACTTTAGGTGCAAGTACAGTATTTAAGAAACTGTTATCAGCTCTTATAATATTATATTTTACTCCAGTGTTAACAGTAAACTTATTGATATCACTTGTTAATTTAACAACTTGTTTTGATAACGTACTCCAAATTGGTGATTCAAATACTGGAATACTTCTCGATTTAAATATATTTATTCTAGGAGTTCTATTATTGTTAGTAAATGTAGAAACAGATTGATTAACTGTTTTACCCCATACAAAGAACATACCTGATGTACTTGGTAAATCATATGGATTCTTAATAATCACCGAATCAGCTGATACAGATTCAATTGAGAATATTCTATCATACCCTGAGTTAGGTTGTAATATTCTAATATACCTACTGTCAATTGTCATTGGTATAGGGTTAATATACAATGTAACGTATGCTGCTGACGAATCAATTATTGAAAGTATATCATTGCGTTCTTCAAATGCATACCACTCTGCAATTGTTGGTAACGTACTTCTTCCATTTATACCGTTTACATAAATTGGCACATTTGACCATGATAGATAAGATGAAACAGTAGTTGATTCTACTTCTTTACTAACATAACTTTCAATAGAAGTTAGTTTAGTTGCTGATACTACTTTACTAACTGTAAACTTATTAGGTTCACCTTTAGCGTTATAAGTAATTGCAGTTGAGTTAACAGTAAACTTGTTTGGCTCACCTCGAATACCTGTTTTAGGTAATGTTACTGAACTCAATGAATTGTTATTTCTTAACTCTCCAACATTATGGAATAATGCTTTATTAAGTGGTTTAATTCTTGAATAATACAAATTCTCTTTAGGTGATACAGGCGGTGCAATAGTTACTACTAAATCCTGTGGATAGATTGACGATACTGCTTTTTCAATATATAAATTATCGGTTACATATAAATCAGTAGGTTGTGGAATTGTTATTGAATTTGTAGTACCTGCAATTACTGTAACATATATCGAATATGGGTAATTTGTTATTTTAACCAAACTTCCTGTTGGGAATGGTACAAATGTTTGTGCATCAAAATATAATGTTTTAACAGTATTAACACCAGTTAAGTAATGTAGTATATCGTTTTCGTTTGCATACCAATTTGCAGTATCTGTAGAAGTCGTAGTAGTATCAACACTTTGTAAACTTACTCTTATTTTAAAATCACCTGGGATAGTATCTGCAGGGAACACTTCTAATCGATCAGTTTTTGAAACACCAATAGCACCAAGTGATACTGAATTATAGAAAGATACCCCTCGTAAGTTTGGTTGGTTTTCCGCAGCAAATAAGTTTTCTCTTGGTAATGTTGACTGCCGTATAATACCTTGTGGCATTAAGACTGATGATGCATAGTCTTTAGAATATACAGGAGACGTTACACTAACAATTCTAATTGGCCCTTTTGGAAAATTAGGAATTGAATTTATTGTAATTGAAAACAAAGTAGAATCAATTACTTCAACTACTTCGCTAAAACTACCATCTACTTGTTCAATTTTAACAAAATGTCCAGTATAGAAACGCTTATCAACACCTTCAAATGCAAAGAACAATGTTCTCGTTGTTCCAACATTATCAACTACTTCTGAGATTACATTAGTATATTCAAATATCAACCAATCAATAATACTTGATTTTGATTCATTGAAAAGATTAACTGAAACATTAGTTGGTACGTTGTAATAGTTGTTTAATGATGCAGGATCTGGTTTAATTCTTAAATCAAATAATGCTTCGTTTGGTGCTGATAATCTAACACCAATACCTAAATTAACAATACCAGTTGGGAAGTAAATTGGGAACATATTTGGATTAGCAGTAACAGATTCGTTACGACCAAACTTCAATGTTGGTAACTGATCAGCAAGTCGTTTGTTATCAGTTGATTTACCATATTTCCCAGATGCCATAGTTGCATAAAACAGATTCTCGCTTGGAGTACTTGGTTTAGTATTAACTATAACAGTTCTTTGATCAGTTGTTGATATTATAATGTTTGATAATATGTTAGAAAGATCAGGTTTTACTACAAACTTAGATGTAGAAAAATTAACTTTTGGTGATTCAAGTATTACATTATTAGGTACTGTGAATCGATCAACTTTATTAGTTTTTAAAATAGCTTGATCAGCTGTTAATTTCAGTAATTGCGATACTGGGTTTGAAACTGGTGTTTCTGTAGTAGTATAGCTTGCTGATTTAAACTTAGAAATACTGTAGATATTATTATTGTCTGTATAACTAACAGTTGCATCAACTGAATCAAAGCCCCATTGCATAAACATGTTAGAAATACTTGGAAAATCAATCGGTTTAACAATTGTAATTGAGTTTGCAGTATTTGAAATTAATGTTACAGTTTGAGAATATCCAGTGTCTTTTATCAATCGAACTGAAATATTATTGTATATAGTTGGCATAAAGATGTCGGTAAAATACAATGTAATATTTGGCGATGATAAGTTTGTTGTTGTTAATTTATCAAATTCAAATGCATACCATGCTGCAGTATTTGCAGAATTAGAATTTGTACCAATTATAGCAACTGGTGTATTCCATTTAATAACAGGTGTAGTTACAATTGATTTAACTTCTCTTGATGCATATGATTTATCGCTTGCAAGTTTAAATAATTGCTGTCTGATATCACCTTTTGATGTTGAAACACTATTTGTTGTTGTGGCTGCATTATAAGTCTTAGCAGAACGTAATACTGGACTTATTAACCCATAGAACAAGTTTTCTCTTGCATTAACCGGCGGACGAGTAGCATCAAATACCAATGATTGTGGGAAGTACGATGGACTTGAACTGTAAATCGATGTTCCTGCATTAGTTGTAATAAATGCAGATGTTTTTACAAATGATATTGTTGAAAACGTAGTTGCTGTAACTTGTACAGGATATGTTCCACCGTCTATCATTGATATAGTTACCGTAGAGTTTAATCTGAAAATGTACGATTGCTGTGTAGCAAATGATACCGTAGTTCCAAAGTAAATGTACAATTCAGAATCTGGAATGTTATCATTTAGAATGGTTATACTTGTAGCAGTTGACGAAAGTACATTAACAGTTTTGAAATATCCAGTATCATATTTTATTAAAGTAACGGTTGATCCAATAGTTCTTCCAGTTGTATTTGTAAATGTTAGTGTGATATTTACAGGTGCTGCAAGTGGAGTTATTGTTAAAATATCTGAATCATAAGTATACCAAGTGCTAACATTGTTTAAGGTTGATTTAGTTCTACCTGAAATTAATATAGCAGTATCTACCGATGTAATAACTGGTGTTAAGTTTTCAATAACTCCTTTAACATTCTCAAATACTTCTAATCTTGGTTTAACTTGATACGAGATTGTATCACCTCTAACTACTGTTGATTGGTTAACTTTTGAAGTAGTGAATACAGGTGTTGCATCCGATCTTAAAACTGTGCTAATTCTTGTACTACTAATTTTTGGTGTTTCAAACACTACTGTATTAGTGATTGGTGTTTTTAGCTGTTTAAATGTTACAACCTTAAATGAAGTGTTATCGCTTCTTACAACAATACTTGGTGATGTTTTATTCACTAATGGCACTATACCTGCACTGGCTAATTTTGCAGGTGGGCTTTTAAGAATAAATGGTATAACATTTGTATCAAAGTAGCTAACAGTTTCAGTTGTAGTATTTGTACCCATTAACATATACATTCCAGATATAGTTGGGAATGCAATAGGCATTGCAATGGTTACTGATGATGTTGTGTATGAAATTAGATCAAATATTCTATCATAGTTTTCAGCCGGTAAAATTATACGAATTTTATCAATTTTAAAATTACGTGTATTTGAAAAATACAAGGTCAATGTATTTTCCATAGAATCGTATGTTTTTATTGTATTGTATAAATCGTCACGTAAGTACCAGTTAGCTACAGATGGTGTTGTGCTTATTCCACTTCTACCAGAAATATAAAATACATCAGATAACCATTTTACAGTTGGTGTTGTAACTACAGTTGAAACTGTTTTAGATGCATAGTTTTGTACTGATGTAAGTTTAGTAGTTGACGTAGTCTTACCAACCGCTAGTGTAGTTTGATCTTGCGCAAGTGTACGATTATAATCATTAACAAATACCGAAGTTGGTAATGTTCTTGATAACAATTTATAATACGTATCGTGCGGAGCATGTCCTGTAGCAGAAGAAGTTTGCCATCCAGGATATACAAATGGACTTGCATTAGTAACTGTTACAATTGAATTTGTAGTATCGTAGAATCTTGATTTAACAAATGTAACCGAATAACTTGTATTGCTCACAACTGGAAATGACAATGCATAGTTATACGTGTTTGATGCTACTTTAACATAAGTTCCAAATCCATTACCAATATAGGATGGGAATATAGCAGTTGAGTTAATATAAATGTGTAAGTTTGAAGTACTTGTTAAATCATCTGATGTTGCAATAGTAACACTATCGGTTGTTGATGAAATAACAGGAACTACTTTAAAATACCCAGTTGTATAATTTATTAAGGTAATAGATGAACCAATGCTATATGTAGTTGGACCAAAATATAAAGTAACAGTTGCACTTGGTGCAAGATTTGTTAATTTGAAAATATTAGATTCAGTTGTATACCAAGAAATTACATTAGTTGTATAGGTTGCTGATCTTCCAATAATTGGAATAGTATTTTCAATAGTTTGTGTAACATTAATCGGTTGATCATATGTAAACCCAATGTTATCAAATGTTTCTAATCTTGGTTTAGCTTGATATGCAATCGAATCACCTCGCAGCATCGTTTGAAGTAATACTTTTGATACCTGTGGTACTGATGTTTCAACAAAACTTTTTACAGCAAACTTCTCAACAATTGGTGTTTGATTAGTATTAGTGTATGTAACTGTTTCAATATTAGTTGATGTACCCCATATTGCATACATTCCATTAATGGGTGGGAAATTCCCTGGATTTGTAATTGTTACTGAGTTAACAGTAGATGAAACAATTGTAAAAATTTGACTGTAACTTACTGTAGGTTGCATAATACGGATCTTATCACCTATCAAAGGATAAGGTGTAGGACCGTAATATAATGTTATAGTGTTACCAAGATCAGTTGTAGTTATAAAGGTATTTGATTCAAATGCATACCATCTTTGAATAGAAGGATTAGTACTAATGCCTTTAATACCAGTTATTGGAGTATTTGATCCCCAAATAACTGTAGGTGTTGATACAGTTGATGCCACACCTTTACTTGGATACATTTTATCAACTGATACTACCTTAGCAATTTGTTTTGCTAAATTACCAGATGTAACTGTTGTTTTATCGGCAATAACTTTAACTGAAATCGATGTACTGCTAACTTTAATTTTACTTGGTTCTCCAGTTACTACAATTGCTTTTAATTTTACACTGTTAGATGGTAGTTGTACAGGTGCATCTCTTAATATAGTCAATTGTTTAGTAACATTTGAAACTGCTGGAATCTCAAACGTCTGTATATTTGATGCTTTAAATAACTTAACAATGTTGATTGAATCGTTAGCAGTGTAAGATACTGAAGTAGTAGTTACATCTTGTCCCCAAACAAAATACAATCCGGTAATAGCTGGGAAATTTCCAGGATCTTGAATTGTAATTGAGTCATATGTAGATGAAACTGGTATAAAGACTTTATCGTAACTAGTTGCAGTATTTCTAATTCTTACTCGATTAGTTTTGTTACGTATATTAGATGGGTTAAAGTATAACGTAATATAATCTGAAACAATAGTAGTTGAAACGAATGTATTTTTTTCAAATGCATATACATTAGCAATAGATGGATTTGTGCTAAACCCAGTTCTACCAGTAATATAAATTAGTTCATCATACCATATTGGAGCAGTTGCACTTGTTATAGTTGATAATTCTTTACTTTGATAATTTCCAATTTTAACTGAAGTTAGAGCCAATAATTGTTTAGCAACATTGCCTTGTTTAATTTGGTTATTATCATTTGTAAGTTTAACTAGTTGTTTTGCCAATGTTCCGCTTACTGGAGCATCTACTAATTGACCTTGAAACTGTTTAACTTGTTTAATCAGTGGTACTGAATTTGGATCAGTATAAGTTACATCAGTTTGTGTAGTTGAACGACCCCATGTGAAGTACATTCCTGAGATAGGAGGAAATTCGCGTGGTGCTTCGATTGTTACTGAGTTAACAGTGGATGACACTACATTAAAGATTTGATTGTATCCAGTGTAAAGTTGTACAACACGAATTTTATCACCACCATTATATAAAGTTCTACCTGTGTATAACGTGATGTAATTAGATGCAAGAGCAGTTGGTAAAATGATGTTTAAATCAAACTCGTACCATGCTGCAACTGATGGATTTGTGCTATGTCCACTAATACCACTAACTGTAATCTGATCTGTATACCATATTACGGTTGGGAATGTTATACTTGTTGCACGTTCTGTACTTGCATATTTTCTATCAGATGTAAGTTTGACAATTTGTTTTGCTAAGTTGCCTGAAGTAACAGTTGTTCTATCAGATGCTACTTTAACTGATAGTGTGGTACTACTTACTTTGATAGCACTTGGTTCAGCTTTAACTATTATTCCTTTTAATTTTACACTATCGGATGACATCTTAGCAAGTGTATCTCTTAGTGAAATTTTAGAATTTATTAATATTCCATTAGCAGGAGTTACACTTGATGAACCTAATCCGGCTGAACCTTTGTTTAATGGTCTTAGCATTGAATAGTACAAGTTTTCTCTTGAATTAGTTGGGATAACAGTAGTTACTACTTGAGATTGTAAGTATACCGAAGCAGTAATTCGTTCTATATACAAGTTATCCATTGGCAATATAGTTGCTGGTTGTAAGAAACTAATTGAATTGACTGTACCTGTAATTACTGTAGCAGTAATTGACATTAGGTCAGATGATATTTTTACAGTTGTGCCATTAGGATATGGAACTGCTAATTGCGTATCAAAGAATAATGTTTTAATAGTTGCAGGCGCAGATGTTGTAGTAATAACATTATTTTCAAACGTATACCACTGTAATATGTTGTTAGTTGCTGTTATTAAGTCAGATGTTTGTCTTGTAGCAAGTAATTTAAAATCACCTGTTATTTTCGTATCTTGGAAAACTTCAAGTCTGTTAGGTTGGCTAACATTTGTAACACCTGCAGCTCTATTACCAATTGAGTAATTAAATCCACGTAAGTTAGGTAATGTTTCAGTTGCGTACAAGTTTTCTCTTGGTAATGTAGTTTGAATAACAACACCGTATTGCATTAATTGTGAAGCAACTAATGATCTACTGTATACTGGGTTTGAAACACTAACAATTGTCATACCGCTAATACTTGATGGAAAACCATCAACTTTTGCAAATGTTATGCTAAATGGTGTAGTTGATATTAGTTGTACAGTTGCAGAAAATCCACTTGATAACTGTTCAATTTTAACATAGTTGTTTTCATAGAATAGTTTAACTAAACCTTGTGTTGGACTATTAAATGTTAATGTCTGTGTTAATCCAGGAGTTGGTGTAGTTGATGCAACTATTTGATTTTCGTAAATATACCAAGATACAATATCATAGACTGCAGATTGACCAGTAACTGTTACTGGATTACCTTCAACTACATTATTAAAGTTAGATAACGCATACGATTTAACTGGGTCACTTGGTACAGTAAATTTACTGTTAGCTGTAGGAGAAGTTGAAATCCCAGTTGGAATACCAAGTGGATTCATTTTTGCATATATTACTACTGGTGTTGCATCACTAGAGTTTCCTGCATTAATATTAGATAAAACGCCGTATACTTCTTTATAAGTTTTTGCACTATATTTTTGAGGTACTACTTTTGAATAGAAGAAGTAATCACATGGTCTTGATGCAGCACCATTTATAAGAATTGAATTTTGATCAATATAGTAATCAGTTGTAGCATATACCCCTATACCAGTATAGTTGATAGGAGGAAGTTGATCAATTTTAAGTTCGGGCAGTGTTGCAAGTTTATGTTTAAGTTTGGTTACTGTTTCAGTAGACAGTGCAATGTTATTACCTCTAACACCTAATTTAATCTTTGTTAACGCTGATGCAGGTGTTGCGAATACATGTGTATTTGTAACAGTAAGTTTCATAAGTTTAGAAACTAGTAATTGCGTTGGTTCAGATCTTACAGTTATTAGTTGTTTAGACATACTGCTCAATGATGATAGAGGATTAGGTGCAATTCCATTAACACTTCCGGTTAATTTAATAAAATTACCAATGAGTGGAAGAACTGGTAATGATTTAGCAAATATAACCTGCTTGCTTAATTGAGAATAACTAATATCTGCCGATACTGTTTTTAATTTTGTAATTGATTTAGACAACCCTGATGACACAGGTGCTTCAAATACTTGAGAAGCTCCTGGTTTGTATTTTGTCATAGGTGACATAGAAATTACTGTTTTATCGGCTACTAATTTTGCTAATACTTTTTCTAATACAGCTGATCTAAGGTTGTTTCCAGACCCAGTACCTATAATTCGTACTCCAGATCGCAATCCAGGGCTTAAATTAAAGTAGTATAGATTTTCTCGAGGATTAACCGGTGTAGTTACTAATGAAACATTTTCTTGAGGAAATACGGATTTTGTAAAGTTATCAATGTATGTCCCATCAGTAAGGAATGCGTCAGACGTATCTAATATTACTGAATTGTTAGTACCTAATGCCACTGTGAATAATTTTGAATATCCATTTGTATTGTTTCTAAGTCTAATAGTGCTACCAGTTGGAAATGGTATTACGATTTGATTTTCAAAATATACAGTTTTAACTAATACTGCAGATGTGCCATATGTTAAAATATCAGAGTCGAATGCATACCAAATACTTGTATTTGGATTTATAGTTATAAGATCAACTGATTGGCCAGTTATTGCAAAATTCTTATCACCAGTAAGAGCTTGATGTGTAAATGTTTCTAATTTGCTGTAGCTTGCTAATAAACGAGAATCTGCAAAGAATTGAGAAGTAGAAAATTTTACACCTCTAAAGTTTGGCAAATTTTCAGATGCAAATAAGTTCTCACGGGCCTTAGTAAGATTAGAAGGAACACCTTTACTTAACATTTCTGACTGCACTACAGATTTTGGATATACTTCCATAGTAACATTTACTAATCTCAACGCTCCAGTATTTGTAGTAGGAAACCCGTCAACTACATCAAAAGTAATGCTTGCAACTGATGCTTCTCTAATTTGTACAATTGCACCAAACCCGGTTGTATCGTATGATATTTTAATTTTTTGATCTTTCTTATATCTTATTGATCCATTTTGAGAATTATCAAAGTATAACGTCTGTGTATTAACTACAGTCCGAGGTGATGATGTTAAAATTGCAGATTCTTTAATATACCAATCAACAACATTATACCCTAGATTGTACTGTCCGTTAATATATATTGGATTGTCAATTTCAGTTGATACGTTGTCAAACCAAGATAATTTAGGTGATACTTCTGGTAAGGTTGTAGTATTAAAGTTGTAATACCAACGTTTTGCAGATGTTGCTCCAGGTGCTGGAAAAGTAGTTGGTGCAGACGGCACAGGTGTACCTGGAAATAAATCAGTAGTAACGTTTACTAATCTAAGTCCGGCGGTATTAACTATTGGAAATCCATCAAAGATATCAAAGGTAATACTTATTGGTGTAGATTCTTTAATAGTTACGATCTTGGAAAAACCGTCTCCAAGATATGTTAGTTTAATATCAGTATTTTTTCGATATAAGATCGCCCCAACTTTATCGGTATTATTAAGATATAAGGTTTGAGTTATAACCGGAGTTCTTATTGTTTTTGTAAGAATATTGCTTACACTGCTAAGATACCAATCTGCTACATTATATGCAACATTGTATTGGCTACTTATGTAAGTAGGCGAATCAGTTTCAACTGGACTGTTTAAATATGTTGATAATTTTCCAAAAACAGATGGAAGATCACATGAAACAAAGCTATCGGTTAATTGAAATGAGTTTGGTGCACCAGGTGCTGGAAAAATAATATTAGTAGTCATGTTATTATTTACCAAAAAAATAGCTGCGGGTTAGGCAGCTATTTCTTGTTTACCTAAACAACTGGTAAATTATGCAGGAATTGCAAATCTAAAGTTGTTTACAAATACTGCAGAAGGAGTAGTACTGTTTGATGCAGTAGTATCTTCTAAACTACGATATTGTGCAGTTACAGGAACGTTTGGTGATGCTACGTTAACGATTGTAAATCTATAAGTTTCAACACCTGTTTTAGTTGATGTAACACTGTTACCAGGTGATGTAACAACCCAGTGATCAGTTGCAGGAGCAGTTGAATCATAGAAATCATTTACTGTATCAACAGTTACACTTACTGTATCCATCAATGAACCTAATGCACTTGGAATTACTTTTAAACCAAAAATTCTTCCACGGATATCTGGATCATATGCAGGCCCCATAACAACTACTGGGCTAAACATAAAGCGTTTGCTGTTATAAACGTTAGAGTTAACAGGTACTAAATTTCCTAAGTGCGGCATTGGGAACGCGTTTGTAACTGTAGCAGTCATTAAACCTGCAGAAAGTGTACCAGGAGAATTACCATACATACCAGTTGCACTTTGTTCAATTAAATGTCCCCAACGTCCAGTAGTAATTGTACATGCTGAATAAACATGAGCATTTTTACCAATTAAGTCACCACTACTTACATGCACACGTGGGCAAGCATAGATACCACCATGTACTGACAAGTTAACACTGTTTAATGTGTAGTCACTCGGAGCAGTTGGAATTTGTGATGATCCAGTTGGGAATCTATCAGAATGGAAGTATGCAAAGCAAGGCCATGGACTGATGTTTGGTTGTCCAGTAGGCGAAATACTTGTGAAATAGTTTACACCATTTGAAGTAGTTGTTCCTAAACCTGTACCAACGTCTTCTGGTTGTGCTCTTTCAAATTCAATACAACCTAACCATGATTTTTGTACATTTAAGAATGATTTACCTTGGATAATAAAGTATCTTGGTTTAGCAAACAAATACAAGAAACCACCTGCAGTCAGCGATGTAGTTGTACGATCGATAACAGCACTTACTGAAGCTGTGTTATCACTTAAATCAGCTTTGTTTAAACCAACACCACCTGATTGTCCAAGTCCAGCAACCCAACGTTCGTATACAACTAAGTTATATGCACCGTCAGATGTAGCAAATGTACCTGTTGATTGCATTGGCCACCAACGGAATCCAAAGTATTTACGATCTAAGCTTTGGTTAAACAATGCAACCGATGCTTCAGCTGATTTGTTTGGAGCTGAGTAAATAAATTCAATAAACTCGTTTTGTCCTGAAGAAGGTGTTGGGCACCAAACTGCTGGAGATTGTGCTGCTGCAATTTGTGATACTGGAATTGAGTTACGTAATGGTGTACCAAGTACTAAGTTGTATGGACCAGCACCTGTTTGTGATACGATATATGTATACAATGGAACAGTTCTAAAAATTGGTGTAATACCAACTGTTGCTGCAAATGAATAACTTGCAGTGAATGCAGAATCAGATGTAATAGATGCAACGGTTGTGTAAACACCTGCGATACATACTTCAGCACCGACATGTAATTCAGTTCCAAATTTAGTACCATAACCTGTAACAGTTGTACCTGCACCAGTAACAGCAACTGAACCAGTTAACATAACAGGAGGTCCGCCAGCATTTTGAATTTTGATAAAGTTGTTAACTGTGTTAATACCTGAAACTGTGTTTACAGTAATTGATGTAGCACCAATTGTTGCTGCAGTAGTAACATAAGATACAGTTGAGAATTTACCAATTGCAGTTGCACCTTCACGTGTACCTTCTAATACATAACCGTGAATTTTTTTCTTTTTGTATACAGTTGACAATGCAGGAATTGTAGGCATATCTTGTCCTACGCGGAACATTGTATCACTGATGATTTGAACAACAGTTGCTTCAGTTCCATTAACAATAATATCGTCACCTACACGCAATTCTTGTGATAACACAGTATTACCTGATTGAACATACGCAATCAATGTGTCATCTTTTCTAAATGGAGATGCCGAAATTGCTTCACGAATAGTACCATCAGTACCGCCTGATGAATATGTCGGTGCAGATAAAGTTGCAGCGTTGTATGCAGTTGGAGTGAATGTACGTAATTCATCACCAATCCATACTTGACTTGCAGCTAATGGTAAATCCCAGTAGAAGTTAGCACCAACTACGTTACCTGGTATAACTGCTGAAGCACCGGCTGCAACAGCGATAGTTCCACGTGGGTATGATTTTACTTTTAAGTTACTGTCAAAGAAATCAAAACCAGCGTTAACTGTTAGTTGTGTGTTGCTAAGAATTGCAGTAATTTGTCTAACACGACCACCGATTACAATTGTTCTACCAGCAACACCGTTGATTGCTTTGTAAATTGCTGATGCAGTTGAAATTGCAGATGCAGGCGGTACTGTTACAGTTGCAGTTGTATCATTAGTTACAGTTGCAATTGTGAAGTAGTTACTTGCACCAATTCTAATTGAATCACCAGGTTGTAATGCTGTAGTTGAAAGACCAGTACCTGTTGCAAATTGTGAATTAACACCAGTAATAACACCGTCTGTACCAACTGTAACGGTTACTGCAGCAGTACCTGTAAGTTGTACGTCGGTTACTTGGTTTGTAAGTTCACTTAAAAAGTATGTTCCAGTACCGTTAACGATTGTGCTGTTTAAATCCGCTGTAACTGCAACAGATCCGCTAATGATATTTGAAAAATTGTAGTACCCTGTACCAGTTGTTGTGTTGTTAGCTGTCCCCAATAAAGTATAGTTAATAACTTTAATTGAAGATGCAGTTGTAACTGCAGGGCTAAATGCTTGAGTTACAGTAAAACTTGTATCAGAAGCAACTGATTGTACAATACGCAATTGCCCGGCAAGCATGATAGTATCGCCTGCTCTTACTTGTGTGTTAAAAATTGTGTTGTTTGTACCAGTAACAGTTGTGCTTGCTGCTGTTGCTGTCCCCTGTAACGTATCGTTTCGTAACCATTTGTCAACAGTTGCGAAAGTAGGCCATTGTTCAGAACCTGTACCACTTGCTGGGTATGTGATTGCTGCACTATTTCTGCCAAGTTCGTTAAGTACTGCCATTTTTTATTCTCCTTATTAATGAAGTAAGCTCGTCACTTCGATAAATGTATTTAGTTTATTTCACTGATTATAAAGTAAAGTTAGACTAAAATTAGTACCTGCTCCTGCCACTACGCTAACCGTAAGTCGATCATTTGTATTGATACCAATTTGTAAACCAGTGTACATTGCTGTAATATTTGGTGCGTCAATTTGAAAAAATTGAACTAAGTCACCGCTTTTATATAATCCAACCATTATTTGTGAGGTTGTCATATTACCAACTGTTAGCTGTACAGATGTTATTAGTGAAGTAGCAACTGGAACAAAAATTGCACTTCCTAAAAGTGGTGCATGGAATTCTCCTAATATATTAAATGTTTTAATTATAACAGGTGGGACATTATTTAAATCTTCGTAACTACCAGTTTTTGCTACAGTTGATAATCCTAAATTTGTAAATGCATTTAATTTTTCAGTATCTGACAGATTTTGATTATTAACATCATATCTTATTGATGCAGTTACAAATTCAGTATATTCTAATCCATCTGCAGTAGAATTAACTCTTAAAACATTACCAGCTGCCCCGATTGGTAATGTAGTCATCTCATTATTAAGAGAACCAATTAGTATATCATTGGGATTAATAGATGAAAGACCAGTACCACCGTATTGTGGAGTTATAACAGTACCATTCCACTCACCGGTAGTAATTGTTCCTAATGTAGTGATACTTGTTTGACCAACGTATGTGCTATCGATATCAATATTGGTAGTTGATACTACAATTCGTCCATCAGTTCCTGCTTGTATTATCCCAGGAGGTCCTTGTTCACCTGTTGCACCGGTTGCACCAGTTGGTCCTTGTACACCAGGTACACCTTGTGGACCAGTATCACCTGTATCACCTTTAGGTCCTTGTAATCCGGTTTCTCCTTGTGGTCCAGTTAAACCAATAGGACCTTGATCACCAGTATCTCCCTTAGGTCCCTGTAAACCAGTTTCTCCTTGTGGTCCAGCAGGTCCAGTTTCACCTGTATCACCCTTAGGTCCTTGTAATCCAGTTTCACCTTGTGGTCCAGCAGGTCCAGTTTCACCTTGTGGACCAGTTGCACCCGGAATACCTTGTCCACCTGTTGAATATGGTAAATCATTCCATCGATGAATTCCATCACCAATCTTAAATTTACCACCTTGATCTAATTCAATTGCTAATTCACCTTCAGCAAGAAGTGGATTATAATAAGTCCAGTCTGCCGCGAGTCCTCGCCGTAGTTGTAGCTGATTAGCCATTTATTCCTCCAAAATCAAAGGTTACTAATCCGCCGTATACTGAATTAGGTCCACCTCCGTCTATCATAAATTGTGATAAATCACCTTTAGGTCCTTGTGGTCCAATCGGACCAATATCACCTGTGTCGCCTTTAGGTCCTTGCGGTCCTACAGCTCCGTCTATTCCTTGTCTTCCGTCAACACCGGCAGGTCCTTGTTCTCCCTGAGGTCCTTGTGGACCAATTGGTCCAGTTTCACCTTGAATTCCTTGAATTCCTTGTGGACCAGTTTCGCCTTGAATTCCTTGAATTCCTTGTGGACCTTGATCTCCGGTATCGCCTTTAGGTCCCTGTATGCCTTGAATCCCTTGTGGACCAGTTAAACCAATTTCTCCTTTAAGACCTTGTTCGCCTTGTGGTCCTTGTGGCCCAATCGGTCCAGTTAAACCAGTTAAACCACGTGGTCCTTGTTCTCCCTGAAGGCCTTGAGGTCCTTGGTCGCCTTGTGGACCAATTAATCCTGCAGGTCCTTGTGGTCCTTGTGGCCCAGTTAAACCATCTGCTCCCTGTGGTCCTTGTGGTCCAACAGCACCAGTTAAACCAGTAGCGCCAGTTAGTCCGCGTTCTCCCTGAAGTCCCTGCGGACCTTGCGGTCCTTGTGGACCAGTTAAACCAGTAGCACCTGTTGCACCAGTTAACCCCTGTGGTCCTTGAGCACCTTGTTCGCCTTGAGGACCAGTAGCACCAGTTAAACCACGTAGACCTTGCGGTCCTGTTGGTCCAATTTCTCCTTGTGGTCCTTGTATACCTTGAGCACCAGTTAATCCAGTTAAACCACGTTCCCCTTGTATACCTTGATCGCCTTGTGGTCCTTGTGGTCCAACAGCACCAGTAGCACCGGTAGCACCAGTTAGGCCACGCTCTCCTTGTATACCTTGCGGTCCTTGTGGTCCAACAGGACCAGTTGCGCCAGTTGCTCCTGTAGCGCCAGTTGCACCTGGTAATCCGTCTGCACCTGCAGGGCCTTGTGGTCCAACTGCGCCAGTAGCACCAGTTAAACCAGTTAGTCCGCGTTCGCCTTGTAATCCCTGCGGTCCTTGTTCGCCTTGTGGTCCGGCAGCACCAGTTAAACCAGTTAGTCCGCGTTCTCCCTGCGGTCCTTGTGGTCCAATTGGTCCTTGTTCACCAGTAGCACCAGTTAAGCCGCGCGGTCCAGTCGGTCCTGCCGGTCCGGTATCGCCTTGTATACCTTGTGGACCAGTTGCGCCAGTAGCACCAGTTAAACCAGTAGCGCCAGTTAACCCCTGTGGTCCTTGTAATCCCTGTGGTCCTTGTGGGCCAACAGCACCAGTTGCACCAGTAGCGCCAGTAGCGCCTGGTAATCCGTCTGCACCTGCAGGTCCTTGTGGTCCAGTTGGTCCAGTTAAGCCAGTTAACCCACGTGGTCCTTGATCACCGGTATCACCTTTAGGTCCAGTTGGTCCAGTTAAACCAGTAGCACCAGTAGCACCAGTTAGTCCTCGTTCCCCTTGTATACCTTGAGGTCCGTCAGGTCCAGTTGGTCCGGTTAAACCAGTTAAACCACGTGGTCCTTGATCGCCTTGAGGTCCTTGTGGACCAGTTAAGCCTTGAGGTCCTTGTGGTCCAGCTGGGCCAGCTGGCCCTTGTGGTCCTGTAGTATATTCGACGCTAATAGTTCCGTCTGCGCTAACAGTAATACCAGAACCAATTTTAACACCGCCGAGGATAGATGAAGTAGCAATAGGTGTAGCAGATGCAGATCGCCATGTATTTGCATATCGGATATTTAGATTGCCAGTTGTGGTATTCCACCACAAAGTACCTGGATCTAAAGAAGATGGAGGAGTGCTTGAAACGTAGATTGTTGCGTTGCCGGAACCCCCTCCACCTCCAGATCCTCCAAAGGTGAGTGGAATACCGCCAAGCGTTATACCGTCAGATAATCGTAAATCGCCGACATCTTCGTTATAAAATATAATACCTTTTTCGCCGACAAAGTCGTCGGCATCAATTTTAACACGTCCTGATCTAATCTTTTGAGTGGTCATACATGTATTTATTGTAGATTATCAAAAGATTAAGCAGGGTGTATAAGTAACTAGCGACGTCGTTTAGCTAGAATCGCTTCTTTTTCTAATTTTTTACGGTAACGTGCTTTTGCAGCGCCTGCTTCACGTTTACGCTTTGTAGTGGGTTTTTCGTAGAATTCTTTCTTACGTAGAGTTTCTAATTTATTTGAATCTTCAACTTTGCGTTTAAATCTACGCAATGCTTGTGTAATATTTTCATTTTCTCTTACTGAAACTTTAACTTTATTCTGCAGTGTTATCATTATCTTCCTCATTGTTAATTTGATCAACTATCCAATCTAAATCAAAAATTCTATTTTTAGAAATTAAATTGTATGGTGTTAGTTCGTCGTTAGTTATATAATATGATTCTGGGTGTGTTAGCATAAAACTAATAAACAGTTTAGTAGTTGGATCACAATTATCAACATCAATAATTATTACAGCTACTTGATGCATTACACTCAATAACCATTCAATATCTGGTTCGTCAGTATCGTAAATGAAGACATTCATGTCTTCATCAGATTGACTAATAATAGTTTGAAAATTTTCTAAAACATTATTTGATGGACGTACTAATAAATAACCAACATCTAAATTAAAAAATTTATCTGGAGGAGTTATAACTGTAACTTTTCCTAAATTCATGTGACCTTCTATGTAGTGATTAGTTTTGTTTTGTATTTAGTGTAAAAACCTTTCACTGTTAAAGAAACCTTTTGAACACCGGTAATTCCAATTCTTTTAGCAGCTTCTTTTGAAAGATCAATGATTCTGCCTTTTAAAAATGGTCCGCGGTCATTGATTCTAACTAGTACTGATTTATGATTTACATCATTAGTTACTTCAACAACTGTGCCAAATGGTAATGTCTTATGTGCTGCAGTTAGTTCTTTTGGACTAAAATATTCTCCGTTTGCAGTTTTTGGTCTGCGACGATATCTTGGTCCTGATTCATAACCATACCAGCTTGCATAACCATTCATGCTATCTCCAGATGCTAACGGATTTCTGTGTTTATGTTTTCTGTGTTTTTTGAATAATGCAATTTTATGTTTCATTTTTGCATTGTGTTTAACTTGTTCGACATGTTTTTCGTTGACATGTTTTTGTGACGCATCTACTGGAAATGCGGTTGAAATTAATGAGAGGGCAAGAAGCCCTATTGGTAGTGAATTTTTCATATTTTCTCCTTTCACTTGGTGTGCTCTGTCACAGCCGCACATTACATTAAGGGAGTAAACTGCACGAGGTTCTTCGAACCCATTTGTTCGTGACGTCTTCTCCATCAGCCACAACATTAAAACTGCAAATGTTGTACCTTTGGCAAGCCTGGCTTCCCGAATTTCGCGGGTTTCTACTTTGGCCAAGACTCGCAGGATTGATTACATCTCTCAATCCAACTATCTTAGTTTCTCTCGAAACATATAATATATAGTATAAATTGATAAAATACAATTTAAAATATGGTTTTTTATCTAATTAACTTATACTTTTACATATTATACATAAAAATTGCTAAGTTGTCAAGTGAAAACTACTAAATATAAGATAATAGGAGTTTTTAATGAAAATACATGAATTAATGGAAGCACGTTTGCAAGATTCACTCCCTCATCTTCTTACAAGCGTAGCATCTTTAGAAAAACTATATACAATTACCATGCCAGGCATTCTTGCTGATTTTACAAGAAAAATGCGTGATACTGGTGCTGCTACTGATAGTTTTGGTCGTGGTATGGAAAATAGAGATATTAGAACTGTTACGATGCAACTTGGTGCTGCAAAATCAAAATGGTTTACTGAAAATTATTTTTCATATTCTAAGAGTAGAAGAGAGTTATCAGGGACTGGGCTAAAAACTGCATTAGTGGAATTATCAAAATTACCTGAATTACAAAGCATTCCTGCTATAAAAACATTAGCACATTTAGATGTTAACATAAATCCAAATAATAAATCTAAAGAAGCTGACATTATGTCATATGGTGAGTTAATGGGTGAGATTGAATTAGAGTTACCAGAAATTTTAGAAAAAATTGGTAAAATTATTGGAAATCCGGATTTAACTGCTAGAGGAACAAGGTTAGATACTACTATCGGATCTTGGTATAAAAAGAAAGATGCTACTGTTCCAAAAGTTCATCAGGATGCAGACAAAATAGTAAAACGTGGTGATGCATATCATACTCATCGTAAAGATAGTAATTTAGGTAAAGGTGACATCATGTCGCCAGCTGAAAAACCTGGCAAATCTGGCAATCATAGTCAAAATATGAGTGCTGCTCAACAAGCAATTAATCAAGGTTTTGAATTACTTAAAAAGCATGGTATTAGAGATCATGAATTACATGCAATTAGACAAAAAGTTCAAAAAAGTGATAATCAACTAATGGCCTTACTGCAAGTATTTCAAGAGTTTGGAATCAACCCAAATGCGTTAATGGAAGCTTGGTTAAGAACTTATTAAGAAAAAAGGGCTAATTAGCCCTTTTTTTAACGATTACAAATATACATAGTGACTTCAAAGCCAAACCGTATATCATTATAACTTGGTGTTTCCCATTTCATAACTTAATCTCCTTTATCCGCCTGCAAATACGTTACCTGAACCGGTTGCAGGATGTGCGCATGATGCTTTATCACCCTCGCGACATACTCCAATATTGTTAGCAAACACTGTTCCGCTATGGTCAACCATTACAGGTGACGCATGTGGTGCATCACCGTGACCTTGAATGTGAGCACCTTGTACTGTAATAGGTTTGTTATTAACAAATACAGTAGGTGCTAACGCTTCAATGATTGTGCCACCTGCGGTATCTTGATTTACTCTCGAAACCCCAGGCATTAGGTTATAATACCAGTTGTTGCTTTAGTATAAGAACTTGCTGATTCTTTTTCAGTTGGTTCCATTACTACTACAGTAGATGCAGCAATTTTAACTACTTTATCAGGATCAACTGTAAACAAGTATGGTGCCATTCCAATACCTGATTGTGTATTAGCTAACACACGAGGTTTTGAAACTTTAATATATTTGTCTGTTTCTTCAACCAATGAGGCTAATAGTTCTTCACCAGAAGTTAATTTAATTGTAACTACATCACCTACTGAAACGCCTTTATCTATAATCATACTTTACCTTTTAAATAATTTTGTAATTCTGAAAAACCACCTACATATTGACCATCAATTTTAATTTGTGGTACTGAACGTGCAGCTGGTACTTCTTCTAATAAATGTTCTTTTGTCCATCCGCCATCTGACAGATTTCTTTCTTCAAACTTAATGTTTTTCATTAGTAACAAGTTCTTAGCTTGTGTACATTGCGGGCACTGGTCCTTGCTCCATATAATTGCTGTCATTAAAAACTATCCATAATCTTTTGTAATCTATGCCATTCATCCATTTCTTTTTCTTTGTTAGCATTGCGGTAGTTTATGTATTCATCTGCGTACGGCGAAGCCGGCATTGGTTCTAAATTAGGTTTTGGATTTCCTGTAATACTGCAAACTGGTGCGTTTATCTTAGTTAACATATAATTACGAATTTTATCTGCAATAGTTTTTGATCGCGGTTTTTCAAAAAACTCAGCAACTGCACATAAAAACTTTACAGTACGGCATTCGTATTTTTGTTCAACTGCTTTTACGTGTTCGCTGATAATTTTCATATCATGTACTATTGCTCGATAATCCTCATCTGTTGATGTACGCAGTCTAACCAGTCGATCTTGACCTTCTTTTAATGTTATTTTTAACACTCTTATTCTTTCAGCCGGATTAATATACGAGTTATACCGGCTATTTGGATCAGCTTTGTCTGATTGACTTGGATTTTCAAGATCAGATATCTCTTGTTTTACTTTTTCAATTCTATCTTCTAATTTTTTTATTAAATGTGTTGTCATTTTAAAAAGTCCTTATGTGGGTTAGACCAATCGATCAATGATATCTTTTTCATCATATCATCTATTGCTTGTTGTTGGCTATTGATCGCTGCTTTAGTTAGTTCAGTGTACCTAGATGCTCTAGCGCACCTATACTTACGGCTTTTCTTCAAAAATCTGTCTGAGCGCATTCTTCATGGCCTCCTGTTCTTTTTCAGTCCATAAACCAGCTGATGGAGTTTTTCCTTCTTTAACCATTGCGCAAGGGCATACAGGATCATTGCCCTGCGGTCCCATGCATGCACAAATCTTAAGATCTTTGTATTCGTTATAAGGCTGGTAGTTCGTCATAATTTAATTCATCCGACATTACACCTACTACATAGTTGACACTTTCAGATTCTTGTAAAGCAGTTTGCTTTTTACTCGGATCACTATGCTTGTTAAACCATGGAATAGGAGTTGATTTAGGTGCATGTTCACGATACTTAATGCCAACTTCTTTTAAAGCGTGTGCAGCAGTATAGTCAACAAATTCTTTTAAGATGTTAGCGTTAAGTCCAATTACTGGTCCTTTTAAGAATAAGTAATCTGCCCATTCTTTTTCTTCGCGAATAACATCTAAGTACATATTATACACTAATTCCTCGCATTCTGCTTTAATTTCGGCAAAACGCGGGTCATCTTTTATTACCAAATTAATCATGTAAGCAGTCCACTCTTTATGCAATAATTCATCTTGTAATATAAGTGCAATAATGTTACCATTACCGATGAACAGTTTATTTTCAACCATTGCTAAACTGGTAGCAAACGACACCATAAATCTTAATGATTCTAATGCGTAGCTGGCATGTAGCGCAAGCCAGATAGCTTTAATGTGTTCTCTTTCAGGTACATAAATGCTAAGTTCGCATTTGCAATTGATTATATGTAATTCATTATAGTATCTACCAACACTACTTGCCATATCAACAATTGGTTTAGTATCATGGATAGTGTTAAATATCTCTTTTGGGACATTATAGATATTACGAATAATATGACTATAACTACGACTATGAATATTTGATTCAAAAAAGCCCCAGTTAAGCATTAGTAGTTCTGCTTCAGGTACACTAACTACAGGTGTAAACACTTGTGTAGGACCTCGTCCTTGTAAACTGTCTAATGCAGTTTGTCTTAATAAGTTACTAGTGAAAATATGTTTAACTGCATCACTAGCATCTTTAAAATCATTAGCGTCTTTGCTTAATGAGATTTCTTCTGGAGTCCAAAAGAAACCTCTAGCAGTTTGCTCATATTTTTGAATTTTTGGATAGCGAACTTCTTCAAATCTTTGAATGGTAACTGTCCCGTCTAGAAACAATTTTCTAGACAGGTAGTTAGTTTGTTCGCTTAGATTATATTGTTCATCACTCATTATTACACCGATTCGTTAGGTACAACTGTAAATTCAGGAGGAGGAATTTCATCTCCTGAATAATTTATACATAACCCTTGTTCTTTATCGATATATACACTTAAAACATCATCTGCACTTAACGCGGCTAAAACCATAGGTTTAGCTTCTTCTTCAATTATAAAATTATCAGGAACTCCCCATAATTTTAATTTTTCATTAAGGCGTTCATTTAACAGTTCGTCGTTAGTGAATTCTTTAATTGCAACTTCGTTAGTCATTTATAATCCTTATTGTACTTGTTTCATCTAATGCATACCACGCACTTTCAAAATATTTCGTTATGTCATTTAATGTTTCTTCTGGCATACGCATTACCCATTCGTTTGTTTCAGCATCATGTTTAAGTGGTAATTCGATTTTTAAATTATGCCGCATTGATACTACTAATTTTTTATCTTTCATAACGTTTTGTTTACCTGTTCCCAGTTTATTATTTTCCATTGATTTTCTAAATACTTTTGTTTATCTGATTGATAGTCTAGTGCCCATGCATGTTCCCACCAGTCAACTAATAATACAATGTCTTTTTTAATAGCATGGTTAGTTATAGTTTTAATTTGTCCATTTTTAGCAAGATAGACCCAACCACTTCCTTGTATGCCCATTGCTACTTTTAAAAACTCTTCTTTGAATTTATCAAAGGTTTTATAATGGGTTTCAATGAGCTCAAGTGCCTTGCCAACTGGCTTGTTTAGTTTACCAGTTGACTCTTGATATTGCTGGAACAAAATGTTGTGTAAAAATACACCTGCTTCGTTAAACACCGGATCACCTTCACCTGCATTATACCGTTTTGCGTATGTTTTAGCAAGATGTTCGTAATGGTAATCTAATGTTTCTTTTGATATAGCAGGACTTAACTCATTCATCCCGTATGGCAGGGCATCTATTTTTAAAGATGCCGGTCTACCTTCAGTTATAAATTGTTTAATGAAGCTATAACTCATAGCTTGCAAGCCTCGCATGATTCATCTTCTTCTTCAATAATTGCACTAGGTAAATCAATTTCAACTTCTTCTTTGCTACCAGTTTTGTCAATTAAACTATAGTAGAATGTCTTAATACCCCAATAGTGCCCTAACATTAAGTTTTTAGCAATTAGTGTAGTTGGTATCTTTCTACCTGGAAAGTGTTTTGGAGAATAGAATGTATCAGTACTAATTGATTGATCAATGTATGCAGCTAATACAGCCGCAGTTTTCAAATAACCAACACAATCAGTTTGTTCCCACATAAGTTGATATTTGTTTTTCAATTTATGATACTCAGGAACTACTTGTGTAAGTGAACCAGCTTTTGATTCTTTAGTTTGAATAAGCTGCATAGGCATTGCAATACCATTTGTAGAATTGATCACAACACTTGAACTTTCAACTGGAGCAATAGCACCTACTGTAGCATTTCTTACACCATATTGTTTCATTTCAGTACGTAGTGTTTCCCATGGTAATTCTGGAGTAAAGTCAGTTAAGTCATTAGCACCGTCTGCACGTAATTCCCATGGAAAGATACCTTGGCCATAACGTGTTTCTGCACTATGTCTGCAAGGACCACGTTCTTTAGCTAATTCAACTGACATTTCAGTTAAGTAGAAAGTTTGGTGTTCAATCCAGCTTTTAACTTCTGCCAATGCATCAGCATCTCCGTATTTAAAGTTACGTTTTGCATGCCAATATGCTAAGTTAGTAATACCAATACCTAACGGTCGTATTTCTTGATTGCTTTCATAACTATGTACAGACAAGAAATCTTGATAATCTAAGATATTGTTTAAGCTGCGATGTAAAATACGGCAAGCTCTGCGCATATCTTCTGGATTACGGAATGCTCCCCAGTTCATAGACCCCAACGTACACAACGCTATGCGTCCACTTGGATCATCCAATCGTTTAAATGCTTTTGTGGGGAGCAATATTTCTTGACATAAGTTACTTTGGTAAATTGTGTGAAAGTACGGATCAAATGGTCCTTGCTTGATTACATTGTCAATGAACACTAAGTAAATACGGCCAGTGTCAGTGCGTTCTTTTAAGAGACCACCTTTGAACACCTCCTCGGCTGACATAGTTTTCTTCCGTAGCGTTTTATCTTGCTCATACTGGGTGTAGAGCTTTTCGAACAATAATGTATCAGTGTAAAACGCTTCATATAAGTCTGGTACTTCATTAGGATCAAAAAATGTTATGTTTTCTTTGTTTTTGAACCTACGCCAAAAGAATGCGTTTAATACAACGCTGTAATCTAAATGACGCACTCGTGTTTCATCTGTTCCTTGATTGTTTTTAAGTACGATCAAGTCATCAAATTGATAATGCCAAATTGGAAATGTTATAGTTGCGCTTGCATTGCGTATGCCGCCTTGCGAGCAACTGCGTAAATCTCCAAACCATTTCTTTAAAAATGGAATCATTCCAGTATGCATGATTTCGCCACCGCGAATTGGGGAGCCCAAGGGGCGTAGTCGACCAATTTCTAATCCAATCCCCGCACGTTTACTGGCATATTTTGCCATCATTTCACCGCTTGCAAAAATAGAGTCAAGATCATCATCACTACGAATAAGTACGCAGGAGCTAAACTGTTTAGTTGGTGTGCCAAGCCCAGCAAGAACGGGTGTAGCAAGAGTAAATAAGCCATCGGATGCAGCATTATAATATTCCTTAATATATTTCATTCTCGCAGTAGCAGGTTCTTCTTTATGGAAGACTGTTGCAGCAGCAATCATATATCTTACTTGTGGAGTTTCGTAAATATCTTTAGTAGCACGATTGCGTACTAAGTATTTTTCGATAAGTTGTTCAATAGCAGCATATGAGTAGGTTTCATCTTTTGAATGATCAAGCATGTCATTCATTTTATTCCATTCTTCAACAGAATACCAATCAAGTAATTCTGAAGTGTATAGTCCAACTTCAATATTCTTTTTAACTATTGTATATAGATGTGGTGGTTCATATTGACCATAGACATCTTTTCGTAGCATGGACAACCTTTGTTTACCTGCTACATATTGATAATTTGTATGACCTACATCAGGATTAGCGTCAACATCAATTAAGTTAACAATTGCCCTTAATGTAATTTCGTCAATTTCTTGTGTAGTAATATTATCATAAAATTGTGGTTGGCTTTTGATTTCGATCATTGATTGACTAACATCTGCAATTCCACTGCAAATCTTTGCAATTTGAGCTTGCCATTTTTCGATTGTAAGATCGGCACAAATTCCGTTGCGTTTAATAACTTTTATTTTATTCATATAATTTCACTTCTGGTTAGGATAGTATTTAGTTGGTACTAAACCGATAAAATACAGATTAGATTCCGCCTAAAGACCAGTAAAATCAATAAGATTTAATCATTTAAAATCAAGTTTATCTCTTATCATTTTTGTAATTATACTTGATTTTTTCTAATAAGTCTATCGATTTGGCATTATGATATAGCTGAATATTTGTATGTAAATATACCCGAATCAGCTGTATATGTATTAAGGTAATTTAATGATATATTGTTATTTAGAACAGAAGCACTAAATTCCAATAATGTACTATTACTAGTTGTTCCAGTACAAGTGTAATCATCAACAACAGATAACGTTAATGATGTAGGATTTGGCGGAACATATATTGTAATAGTTCCTTGTCTGTTAAGATGATTACTTTTATAGGAGTAATCGATTGTGTATGTAACATCCCATGATCCAATTGAACCTCCTTCTGAATCAGTTGGAATTGGGAATCTAACTAATGATGTAGAAACCCCTACTACTGAAATAGTAGTATTAACTGTGTTTGTGCTGTACTCAACATGTCCTACTGCTACTGGGATAAATCTTGGTAAGGACAAAGATGTACTCGCCATTGCAATAGCTCTTGATGATCTTAAATTTACAATTGAATTACCAACATCGTTAAAGTAAATTTGTGGATAATACGGCATTGTGTCTAAACCACCGACATGCTTCATTGATACATTGGCAATTGAGTTGTTAGATCCGTTATCTATAAACACACCTTGTTTAGTAATATCAGTAAACGTAGCATTTGTAATCTGTGTATTAAATGGTCCATTTGTACTTAAACCATTTCCTAAATTAACTGCAAAGTTACATATTGAAACTGTTAAATTAGTAAATGTGTTATTTGATGCACCAACATCACCGTAAACTCCTGAATGATAGTTATTAATGGTAATATTGTTGAATACGTTATTAGATGAATTTTTTAGGTAAACTCCATTATGATCATTAAAGAAACCTGCAGTCCAACTTCCTGACATTTTTAAATCTTCAAATTTACTATCAGATACATTTGTAGCATTTATACCAGCATTAGTACCATTTGGTGATTTAAGCGTCATCCCTTGAATTGTAATAAATCTTGGGTTATTTGGTGATTCAAGTGAATCAACATCTGATACAAATCTAAATACGTCACTAGTATGTATATTTTGAATGATTGTTTTATCTATTCCTGCACCTATGATTGTTGTATAACTTGGTAATACAAGTGCATTAGTAATTTTATAAATACCAGCTGGCAAACGAAGAGTTACACGAGTTGAAATTCCATCGGCAGTGTTAAGGAATGATTTATTAGCAATTGGATTTGAAAACAATTGGTTAATTGCACGTTGTAGTAATGGAGTGTTATCAACTAACCCATCCCCAACTGCACCAAAGTCAGCAGCCGATATTGAGTCATCAAGTTTTGATTGTATTGTTCTTGAAATAGGAAATGCTGCAGACGGACCAGTTACGATTGGTGATCCTGCTGTTGCTCTATATGTATAAGGTAATAGAGAAATTAAGTTACCAGTAGTAGATGATATATCGCGTGAGGTTAATATTTTAGTTTTACCTATATAAGGTGCACCTTCTGCAATAGATCCGTTGCCAATGAACAACTCTTGTGTATCAATTGCCCATCCCATTTCGCCAGACGCTAGTTGCGGAAATCCAGTTTCGCTATTAGCTTTACCTCGACGTATTTGAATTTTTGAAACTTGGTAAACTGCCATATAATATATCCTCTTGTTCTATATTTATGACATTTTAGACATAAAAAAGCCCTGTTTACCAGGGCTAATTATTAAGCTATTGTTAATGTAGTAGCTGATGCTACAGTTGATGTAGATAAATCGAAAGTTATTGTGAATACAGTTGCAGTTGTATAGCCAGTAGTTACAGGTGATGAAAGTGTTAAACTAGTTCCTGGAGTAACTGAAGAAACAGTAGTTCCTGTAGCAATACCTGGTCCTGTAACAGTTGCACCAACCATAACTGCAAGTGCAGAAACTGTAGTTAATGTTGAATTACTTGTTGTACCTAAGATATCAGCACCACTAATTCTACGAATACGTGTTTGTAATTCTGTTGCATCATTAATTGATTTATCCATAACTACGTGAATTAAGCCAGTTGATGCAGCAGGTGCATAGTAAATAAGTGGATTAATTTCTTTAATTATAGTTTCGTATAAACCATTAGGGTGTTGAGTAGTTGAATCAATATAGCTATCTTGTGCTTGTAGATCAATTGCAGTAGCACCCGTTTTTACTGTAATCAAATATGCATTTGCATTAGGTGTGTATATGGTTCCTGTTTTTGCAACAGAACCGTTTACTCTAGTAATTGTTTGAGTCATTATAAATCTCCGTTTGTTGTATTTATCAGTTCATACTGTAATATTGGTCCACGCGATCCCACCATAAATTAACATACTTGTGGAAATCAGAACCTTCTAATATAAATTCCTGATACGACGGTTCTCCCCAAATACATGTTGCTAGTTCTGGTGGTTTAACACAAATTAATACAACACCTTTTTCTATATTAGTTTCATGTATCTTATTATGTGCAGTAGCATAGGCAGCTAATTGTAGAAAGTAGTCCTCAATGTACTCTCTTTTTTTAGGTTTGTTAGATTGTTTATAATCAAGAATTGACGGAACGCCTAAATGCAAACCAACTGCGTCAGTTGTACCTGCATATAGTTCTGGATAGTAAAGAGCAACTTCATTACCCCATACTTCATTTACATTCTTTAATCCGTTTTCAATAATGTGTTTAGCCATTTTGTGACTTTGATGACTATATGGATTAGAACCTGGTTCTTTTAGAAATCCTTGTTCTACGTAATCCTCAAGAAACTTGTGCATTCTAGTGCCGCGTCCAGCAGCTTCTGTGGTTATTTGTTGTGCTTTTTCATGGCCGACCCAATTGCGCCATGCTTGTAAAGCAGCTTTGTCTTTTTCTGGTTTGGTTTCAGAAAGAATAGTGGTTACGGAAGGGACTTTTGAACCGTCTGGGCAAGAATAAAGTCTCTTGCCCTCTACGGATTGTCGGTTTATTGGTATATATTGATATCGTTCTGTAAGTAGTTTCATAGTATGATTATACTACAAATTACATCATGTGTCAATTACTTATTAAGCCGTCTTTTAGCTGTGCTTTTAGCAATACCTGAAAGGTCAGCTTTTGGTTCTTGCATATCTACTGCATTGTCCGGTTGTTGCGGAGCAGTTGTTTTAAGTCTTAATCCAATTTGATCATAACCGTCAACATATTTTGCTAATTCGGGATCATTGTTAAATAATTCTTCAAAACCGGTACTATCAATAGCAGGAGCAGCACCATTTAAACTTTTATTGATATCTATATATGTAAGAGTTTCTGGTGCTTCGCGTCTGTTTGCATCTGCTTGTAACTGACGTAACATCAGTTTAAGCGGTTCAAGCGTTTCTACTACTTTTTTTTTGAGGTTAACATCATACCAAGTTTACGGCTGTACTCAACACTTTCACGTTTTAAACGTCCAGCATCAGGCATTTCTTCTTCTGGATTACCTGGCATTGGAGCACCGCCCTCTGGGCTACCTGGAGCAGGAGCACCACCTTCTGGGCCACCTGGCATTGGCGCACCACCTGGAGCAGGAGCACCGCCAGGAGCAGGAGCAGGAGCACCGCCGGCTGCACCCATAGTATCTGGTTCTTCACCTGATACAATTGACAAACCAGTTGTAAATCCTTGGCGTGCTTGTTCTAAAGCGTTGTAAATTGTTTCAAATGCAGGACGTACTGCTTCGTTATATCTGTGTGCAACATCGCTACCTGCAATTTGTTTAATTTCGTCTAACAATTCTAAGAACTGTTCTGAACGCATTGCAGCAACGTCTTCTAACCATCCAGTTACACGATCAACAATGTCGCGTGTAGCCATAATTACTTCAGCGCGTGTTTCTTCGTTTTCTAACAAGATCCAGCTGGCTTGTGATTCATTTAAATCATAGCGTAATTTTAATTCTGCAGTTAGTTCACGACGATCTGATTCGCCTAATGAAATTCTACGAATTGCACTATCAATCCAACTGTCAGGTACTGAACATTTTTCAGCACGTTGACGTAATGTACGTTGTGCATATCCTTCTTGAGTTTTTTGTTTTTTCTTTTTAATCATATTTTCAACAGGTGTTTTTTCACAGTTTTCACGTTCGTATATTTCTTGATTGATAACATCAAGGAACATACGTGTTTTTTGATATTCTGAATTTTCAATAACTGTGCTGTAACTTTCGTTCATTTCAAATTGGCTAATTTTAGTACGCAATTTATTACGTGCATCTTCAAGCTGTGCATCTGAAAAGTTTTCTAATTGTAATTTATAACCAAAGTTTTTAGCTAAACTTTCGTTTAGTTTCAAACTTGTCATTGGTTGATTTAAATCATTAATTTGCATAATTGGTTCCTAGGTTATTCTTATTACGTATTTATATAAAAGTTTGGCGAAACAAAAGTAAAATTAATTTCTTATAATGCTTGTATTGTAAGCTATTCTCTTCAAATTTAGTTAATAACACATCGTGATTACTAAGATCTGTTACAGTATCTAAATTATGTTTAAAAATTAAATTATCATTTGATAACACTGCGTACTTTCTATCTAACTCGTTAATTTCGTAATATTTGGCATAATGCCTGTGGTTGTATGCTTTTGATGCTATCAACGCACTACTTTTAAGATAATATTCATTAATTAAGTCTTTAGTTGTTAAATTATACATGCCCCAGTTCAGATTGTCAAGTTGTTTAACAAGAAAATCTTTATAAACTAATGATCCATCAGGCATTACTGATAATGGTAATGTAATTTGTAATTCCTGATCAAAATAACTTGCTATTTCTTTGATTACAGTTTTAGATGGATATTTTTTCATTTGCAACAACTGTTGGATCTTTAAATCCAATTTTCTTTACTAGACTTTTATGAATCATTCTTTCAACACAAACTTGTTCACGATTTTCAAGTTGTGATAACTTAACTGGCGTTTGTAATTTTTCTAATAACTTAGCTTCTTCGTTAGTAGTCCAAATTTCAAAGTCTGATATAAGTTCGTTTATTTTCATCTTAATCCGGCAATAGTTAGCATAGCTTCAAGTTCTGCAGATTCACGAACACGTTTTCCTCTAGCACCTCTTTCAAACTCTTTATCAACTACATCATCAATAAAATCATCGGTAGGATCACCACCAATATCTTTATTTCCTTTTTTGCTAATTAAATCTTTTTCACCCATAGCTTCTGAAGTTTGTATATCAGTAGTGTCTATTTCAACATCTGAACCAACTTTAGGTCCAATTGGATCATGCGGGTGAGTATTTGTATTATCTATTGATAACACTTCTGGATTGATTGAGAATTTAGTTGGATCGTTTGGTGTAGATTGAAGTGCAGCTAATTGTTCTGGTGGAATAATGACTGTTGTACCATCTGGTTTAGTTAAAGTAACACCAGATGCATCATTTTTGGTTACTTTGAAATTTTCTTTTACAATTTCATTTACTTTCATTTTATTTCTCGGTAAGTTTCAGTTAGAATTTTATTAAAATTGTAACAACAGTCGAAAGTAAACCGGCTACAATTGTAGCAGTTGCTCCTATGATTACTTTGCTCATACTTGATTGGCTATCTTGTATTTTTGAAGCTAACGTTTCAACTTTTGTTTCAATCACAGTAAGACGTGATTCTAAATTTTGGTATCGTAAAGCACATAGTTCAACATGGCTTTCTAAGTTTTCTTTTTCTATATCTGTAGGTTTTAGTGACATCTCATCGCTCCATTGGTCGTTCGGTGAGTTACTCTTGTAACACTAATATTTATTGCTTTTTATGAAAAACAATATTCTTCAATTTTCCTTCAGTAATAAACACTGCATAGTTTTGATGCATTAATTCATCTAACCCTTGTATATATGGTACTAGTTCAAAGTCTTGTTTAAGAAAACCAATTGGATCATCATCAACCTCAAAAACATGTTCACGTTCTGTGTAGAAGTCAAATCTCCAAACTCGTATTAGCTGGTTGGTATCAAACCCAATTAAACTTCCTTTAACCTCAGTGACAATTGGATTAGTACTAAAGTTGATATTAGAACGAATTCCAAGTGTTTGAAGAACAGTATTAAAGTTCTGTTCTTTCCATCGAGCAGCTTCTTTGCCAGGCTCTGCCCTATATTGCCCGGTATGTGTTATATCAACATACGTGTAAAGTTTATATTCCATACTGTATTTAACAGTCATAAAAAAAGGGTTCATAAAAAATGAACCCTTTTTGAATTAATAAACTAGGTTAAATTAAGCTGTTGTAGCCCAAGATAAAGATTGTCCTGAGAACGCACCGTTACTAATAGTAACTGTAACACCAGCGCCTAAGTTGTCAGCGATGATTTTTTCAGCATCACCCCAAATAGCACCACCTGATGATGCAACTGCGTTTGAACCGTCTTCACTGTCGTTTGCAGTGTCATCTGCAATGATTGCAACGAAGTCATTTGCAGTTGGTGGAAATACAGCATAAATTTCAGCAACTGTTTGTAATGCACGAATTGCAAGGCTATATTTACTCAATGCAGCGTATTGATCACCGTCATTTGAGTTAGTACCATTTTGATATGTTAAGTTAGTACCAGTAGCGTTAATTTTGATTACACGCAATGTACGTGTGCCAAAGTTAGTAAATTTAAGACCAGTTCCATATGTTTGTTGAACAGACATTTTACCGTAGTTAGCAGCTACGTTTGTTTTACTGTTTGTCAACGATGCGTCGAATAATGATGGCATGATTTGTATCTCCTCTATTACCATATAACTTACACTCTGTAAGTATTGTAATATTATTTAGCTTTAAGAGTGAAATTATATAGTATTATTTGCTTTCTTGAATACGTTTGATACTACGTTTAAACTTGTTAGTGTCGCTTGATTTAATACTGTTAATGAATCTACGTTCTAATTCTATTGCAGTTTCGACATCATAATTTTCTTTAATTAGTTCAATTAGGTTAATTGCACTTTGAATTATATTTGAACCTCGACTCTCAATAATTAAGTTTATATCTCTACTAACACCAATGTCGCTAAGTTCTTGTAATATTGATCGTGTACTCTTTTTCATAATTATTCCACTGATGGTTGTTTAAACAGATTAGGATGCATTTTACCCCATTTACGCATAACCACAGCAGCTTGGGCATTAGCTTCGTTTTCGTGTGGACTCCCATCCATACCGCTATCTGGTGTTAGTTCGTTATTTAGATCTTGTCGGTAGTGTACTAGTTCATGTGCCAATGTTCTACAAACATCCATAATATGTCTATTTGACAAAGTAACTGTAATATGATGATTACCGTAACCGCCAAATGAGCGATGTTTTGCACTAATTTTATTACCATCTTGTAAATCAATGTTAGGTAAATTATCTAACCCTAATTCACTTGCTGCAAATTCGATAAATTTATCAATAATGCGAGATGCTTTATCACGACTAAGACCTTCTGTTAAAATTTCTTTTACTTTCATATTAGTATTTACCTATATTATCTAGCTATCTCAGTAATTCTCATCCATAGGGCAGTTGATGAGTTTGTAATAGTTATATTATCATCTGCACTATCTCTACGAACCCCAACAGTAATAGACTTTGCAGTTACGTTTGTGTTTGTGTATCTACCAGTTAAGGGAAATAGAGCACCTGTTCTAAAACTTTCGTTGCTCTTTGTCATCTGCCGACTGTAGGTAATTTCAGCTCCATCTACTTTAATACGAGAAAAATAGCTGTCTGTACCGGCACCGCCTGTATCAGATGCTGCTGAATATGCAGCCACGTGAACATGAATAATTAGATAACTTGAACTACTCGATGGCGTATAACTATAGGTGATAAAATCTGTATCACTATTGCTAGTAGCTACTGTTGTCGTATTAACAGTAAATTCTGTATTGCTTAACATAGTATCTTTAATAATCTGCCCAGCTCTATAAGAACCTGGTAGTACAAACCCGGCGGTCGCTAGATTACCAGTGGTATCAATCGCTGCTTTTACCGATCCACCTGTTTCGTTTAGATTATATACAAATCGTAGTAACTGTCCACTTAGAACACTAAATTGTCCATTCCAACTATCAAGCGCAAAGTTAGTATTATTGGCATAATACAGTAAGAGACCAGGTGTGTCTGTACTTCCGTTATCTAAAGTAATATCACCGGTTGCATATCCAGTCTTAGTAAATGTATTAGATCCAAAGTTATTAAGACCGGTAGTTCTTAAACCTGCTAATGTACCAACACTTGTTAAACTACTATTAACAACATTGTTTCCTAATGTCGTACCAGACAACGCAGACGTGCCTGCAATATAATATGCCATTCCAGCATCAATATCAATGTTATTTCCAACAAAGATATTAGCGGATACACCTAGTGTCCCTGTTATATTAACGGTATTAGATATGTGATTATATGTTGAACCACCAGTGCCGCGAGTAAATTGAATATAGCCATTGGAAGTAAGTGCAGATAGAGTTCCAACACTTGTTAAACTTGAACCAACTACGGTTGAGTTTAATGATGTTCCAGTTAAGGTCGTCGCTGCTGCGGTAACAGTTTTACTTTCACCTAATGATATTTGTGTACCATTAATATAGAATAAGCTATTGGCTAATTTAGCATTACTAATACTACCAGCTAACATTGTATTTGTTACGGTTCCTGTATCTGTAGTATAAACACCATTAGTTACAGTTGCAGCATTGCCAGATGATGTAATGTAACCACTATCATTTGTAAACGCGCTTAACGTTGTAGGTTTATTAGTTAGATTATTATAATCAGTAGTACCAGCTGGTCCTGTAAGTCCTTGTGGACCTTGATCTCCAGTATCACCCTTAGGTCCCTGTATGCCCTGAATTCCTTGTGCACCAGTTGCCCCAGTTGCCCCAGTGTCACCTGTAAGTCCTTGTGGTCCAGTTAACCCAGTATCACCCTTAGGTCCCTGTATGCCTTGAATTCCTTGTGGTCCAGTTGCTCCAGTATCACCTTTAAGTCCTTGTGCACCAGTTGCTCCAGTATCACCTTTAAGTCCTTGTGGTCCAGTTAAACCAGTATCGCCCTTAGGTCCCTGTATGCCTTGTGCACCAGTTGCACCAGTTGCACCAGTATCGCCTTTAAGTCCTTGTATGCCTTGTATACCTTGCGGGCCAGTTGCCCCAGTTGCGCCTGTATCACCTTTGAGTCCTTGCGGTCCAGTTGCCCCAGTTGCGCCTGTAGCACCGGTTGGGCCAACAATAGGTCCAATGTAATCCCATTGTCCAAGTGTTAAATTCCAAAACCATAGTGCACCGTTTACATGTGGTAATATGCCAGTAGTAACAATCCAACCGTGACCTGCATAATCATTTAAATTAGTCGGAACTGCAGGTAGTGCTGATTCAGTTGCAACTGTTCCTTGGAGCTGTACACTAATACCTTGTGCACCAGTAGCTCCTGTGTCACCTTTTGGTCCTTGCGGTCCAGTTGCGCCTGTAGCACCGGTTGCACCAGTAACGCCTGCAGGACCTTGAATTCCTTGTACACCTTGTGGTCCTGCTGGGACAGCAGCCCATAATACAGTAGTACCATTAGTTTGTAAAAAATTACCACTTTGATTGGCTTGATCTGGATAACTAGCAGTACCACTACCGCTACCACTAATAATTATACCACCAGGAGTTATACCGTCTGATACTCTAATAGTATTACTTTCACTATCATACCAAAGACGATTTAATTGCCCAATACGTGTATTACCGTCGTTATAATCTCGATAACTAGTAAAAAAATCTTGTGTGAATGCCACAATTAGCTCTCAAATGGTCCATCATCATCTGCTAAGTCAAATACAGATTTAAGACCTGCTGATTTTTTTAATAATTCAATTTTTTGTTGTAATGGCGGTGTAAACGGACCAGGTTCTTCATCTTCAGAATTACTTACATTGGAAGATGTTTCTCCATTCATATTATTATGGACGTGTACTACTACCGGTTGTTGTGTATTACCGTTTTCAATTTTATCTAATCGAGAAATTAATGATCTTAATAATTCTTGAATTGTCATTATAGTATACCTTTAATTATTTGTTTTAATCTCGATAAATCATCTGGGGTATCATCACTATCGTCATCTTTACCAATATCTTCGGGTTCTGTAATTTTGTCTATAACTGCACTATCTTTACCAACCGCTGCTTTTTTAAGTTCTAATTCTTGTTGTAGTGGTGACACATAGATTGGATTCTCATCAGGTTCTTCTGAGTCATTGTTACCTGCTACATCAATTTCTGGATCACCGTCACCGTTTATTCTAATATTAATAGGTACGTTGATTGTAAATTCTCTTGCTCTCATTATAAATCCTTTAGCTATACTGTACTTATCTTAATCTTCACTGAATACAACTGCTAATGATACACGATTTAATGCACTAGATGATTGTATCGCAAATGTAATGCTATCGCCGGGCGGTATTGCTACACGAACATTATCTAATTGATACCTTGATTCACCGTTGATTGCCGTAATAAATCTAGAAACTGCAGTATCAATCAAATAGTTTAGTTGTCCATCTACTACACTAACCATACCATTATCTTTAGGTTGACTTCTGTAAACATGTGTGGTATTTAAACTAGATGCATTGTAAAACACATATAAAATACCCGGATCATTTCCCTGTACACCTACGCTTACATCTTTAAGAAGTATTTCTTTAGCGTTTAAAATATAATTCCCATTAAGTGCTCCTGCAGATCCGTTAGTAACATACGGGTTACGAATAGTTAATAAATGATGGCATAAATCCTTAACTAACCCAGCTTTAACACTTTGAGTACTACGATTAAGTTCATTTTGTTTAATTTCGCCTTCAATAGCTCCCATCATACAAACACCACTTACTGTCGTATTAGTTGTGCTACCCAAGCTATATGCAACATACCCAATTTTAAAACTTGGATTAGCAACATGTGGTAAATTGTATTGATTAGTGTAATGCTCTCTATGAAAGAATAAAAGTTCCCCAGTGATTTGATTTTCAAGAGCATATCTAATTTCGCCAACACCTAACCATCTAAAGTTTATTTGAAATACATTTAAGTGTTCAGTTGCTATTGTCATTCCGCTTGGGTTTAAATCTTTAGTTCCTGTTAGTGGATTGATATAACCTAATTTATCAACATTAAAGTCTTTTTGATATGTCCAATGTTCAGTTTGTGCTACTCCGATTTGCAACTGAGCAAATGTACCAGAAATAGTTCCAGTACTTGTGATACTATAAGTTCCTGATTTTGCTCCTAATGAATTAGCTAAGAATACAATAGTATTATCAACTTGATCTACTAACCATCCAGTGTATCCATTTAAACGTGTTGCAATTATAGATGCAGCAATAGCTGTATCAGCAGTATTGACTGTTATGTTATTAAATGGAACTCCATTGAGTGTTATAGTGATTGTTTGCGATCCAGTTGTTATGCTGTTGATAGTAAGTTGATGAATATCTGCTTTGCCACCTGTTGCTCTCATTACACCAAACTTAGGTCCTGTTCCGTCGTCATTCCATCCAACCATGATAGCATTTTCTTGATTGAATAAACCAGCACGTTGACTAGTAAGTGCAATGTTTGGTGTAAATGCTGCAGTGAAACGACACAATGCACCTTGTCCAGGGCGGTATCTTATAAATCTTTTTGATCTTAACACACCGTATCCGTATGCGTCAGTTCCGGTATTTACTGTGAATAATGCCTGCAGTGGGTTTGCAGATGCACCTGATCCAGTACCAGAATGATAAGTTTGAATTACGTCGTCAGTAATACCGTATATGCTGTCTAGTTGTATAACTGGTGTAATTGTTAACCCAAACGGTTCGCCAAACGCCGATACCGAACTTGCACCTTTAACTACAGTTTCTATAGTACCTCCAGTAACAGTAGCAGTTAAGTTACCAGTAACTGCAATTGGATCAGTATTAGAAACTTTAGCATCGACGTATATGCGATTGCTAGTAGTGTTGTCGTTGCTATCTTTAGATACTTTGTATATTGTTGGGAATGCAGGAAAATTACCTACATCGATACTGGTTGGAATCGCAGGGAAGTTTCCTACATTGATACTTGTCGGAAATGCTGGGAAGTTTCCTACATTGATACTTGTCGGAAATGCTGGGAAGTTACCCACATCGATGTTACTTGTTAAATGTACAGGGATACTTTGTAATTCAGTATTATTAACCCTAATCTCAGATGCAATGTTAACACTGCCGGTAACTGTAATATTATCAGAACCCAAAGTAACTCGAACATGGGGTAAATCACCAACTAGTTCCATTGCATGATGTAAATTGTTTATATTAACATCGCTTCGATCGTGTACGTATGCCATTATGTAATCCAGGGACGACCTAATACTAATCCGCCTGCATTAGGATTGTCGGTAATTCCGTCACCGTTATATTTTGTTGGTAGTTGTGTAATATCGTAATTGTTTCTATCGCGATAATATGGTTTAGTAGAATCGATGCTACCAGTAACCGTTCCATTGGCTGCTACCGTTTTACCTTGACGTTTAGCTTTTGCTAAGTTAAGTTTGGCTGTTTGTTTTGCTTCTTTGGTTGATAACCATGCTATTCCGTTTGCTGACATTATTGTCCCCTCATTGTTTTAATCATTATAACGTGTTCAGGTGTGTCGTTTGATGGTTGATCAAATTCTTGATCTATTAAATGTGGAGTTGCGCTTGGATCTTTAACTCTAATATCAGCAGGATGTTTTGGCCCATTTAAACCACCACCTGCATGAATTGTAACAGAATCAATACCAGCATACGCAGGATTTGGTTCATTAACATATTGATGTCTTTCTGGACTGTCAGCTAAGTCAACAATTTGTTTAAATCTATTGATGTCGTCTCCTGCTGTAACTTTATGATCAGGTTTAAGAACAACTTGTGGTTCTTGGCTACCATCAATAAAGTTTAAAATACTTCTTATAATTTCGTGAGCTCTCATTTATATGTCCTCTTAGTGTATTTAGTGTAAGAATAGACATTAAATGATGAATTTATAAATATGTTGTCAAAGTATGTTCTAAGATTTGAGGAAGAAAACGTTACAGGGATCGGTTGACAAAGTCAGTACCGTGGTGACATGGAAAATAATGAGATAAAAAAATAGGAGCATAAGCTCCTATCTTTTTCTAAGTACTGTTAGATAATATGTGATGGATATGGTGTCCATGATGGTTGAGGAACAGGCAATTCTAAACTTGTGTGTTTTTCTAAAACTGCATGCAAATACACGTTACCTATTTTCTTCTCAGGACGTTGAATGCCTTGCAATGTACCAGTAGTTGAAATAACGTTTCTAAACCATTCGTTATACGCATTTGTACCATAGTTCATAAACTTAATGACATCAAACTTACCACCCATAACTGCATTTAGTGTATCTGCAACTGTTTTGATATATGCACTATCAACTGTAATCTTAGACTTTTCACAAGCATCAAAGAAGCTATACAGTAACCAGCTTTCTTTTGTATCAACTGGTCGCTTTGCATCACATACTGCAGAAAAGTATTCACAAAAGTTTTCTGTAACCGTTAAGCTATATGCATCATTAAGGAACTCTGTCATTGTATGCAAAGCACCAGGTTTGTCTGTGTCACCAAACTTTGCATGTGTTGCAAACATGTTTGATTTTTCTAAGATCTTTTGCTTTGCATCTGCAAGTAGCCAATAATCTTGATAATTACAATCAGTTCTAACACCAAATAACATTTGATGGTACAAGTCAATTGGATCAAAACGTTTGCTAGAAACAGTATTCATGTAGATAAGTTTTTCTCTAACTTCATGCTTTTCTGTAGTAGTATAGACTGAACCTGGAACTATGCAGTTATCTAGGTCGTTCTCTAACCCCATGTTTTTTGCAATTAGGTATAACATGCAAGCAGTATGCATACCATCAAATGCAATAAATTTATCAGGTATTGCAGCATCGCGATAAACTCTAATTGCATTTACTGCATACTGATCAAATTTAGTAATAAGTCCAATTAAGTGATTTATATCTAATTGTCGTTGTAATGTTGTATCAACCATAATATCACTTAACGGAATATCCTTACATTCACATAGTAGTATGTCGCTCCATTTTTCATACGAGTGTTTACGATTAAAGATCGTCATTGCATTCTGTAATCCTAATTGAGTATTGTTAGCTGCACTAACAGTATCAATTAATGTTTCTAATGAAACATAATGCGAATCAGATTTAAAAAATCGTTGATTAACCTGTGATGAATATGATGACGTAGGATCAATTGTTAAATTAATTTCTGACGTGTTTATCACCGATTTAGGATTTAACATCCGTTTAATAGTTAATTCAAAGTTTGTATCTAAATCTAAATCTATGTTCATGCTGTTTCCTCACTAGTTGTTTAAAAATTGTTAATATGTGCATATTATACAATAAATACTATGCAATGTCAATGATAACGAAGGAATAGATATGGAATTAATTAAGAGTATTATACATAATGTAATAGTTCATCCAATATTACCATTTTTGCCACGTAAATGGGCAAAAGTAATACATGAAAAAAACGCCCTGTGGGCATATGGTCCAAATGGACCATTTAATGGTTTAGATTAGGAGCGTAATATGATATCAGATTTAACATTTGAAGAACAGTCTTTATTTTTTGCAAAACTAAGTTCTCTAGCGTATAACGATTATCAGTTATTCGATGGGTATGGTCTTAGTGGTGTATTTTTAAGTAATGGCGGATCACAGGCGTATGTACTGTGGAATAATGATGACATGATTATTGTATGTCGAGGAACTCAACCAAATGAACTTAATGACATTATTCACGATCTTGAATTTGGATTAGTATCAAGTAGATCAGGATACGGACATGTTCACCGTGGGTTCCAAACCAGTATAGATTTAATATGGGTTGATATGCTTAAATTATTGCAGAAGTTTGGTTCTAATCGTAAGTTATGGTGTACTGGGCATAGTCTAGGTGCTGCAATGTCAACACTGGTTGCTGCACGATGTGCAAGAACAGATAAATTGCCATGTCCAACGTTATTTACTTATGGTAGTCCGCGTGTAGGAAATATAGAATTTATTAGACATATGAATAATTTAGGAGTAGAACATCATAGATGGGTAAACAATGCAGATATTGTTACGCGTAATCCAATTTATCCATATAAGCATCATGGAAAATTACACTACTTTGATCATTATGGCGATGTAAGAATTTTTACAAGATGGCAAATGATCAAAGATAGAGTAAAAGGTTTTTATAAAGGTTTTAAAAAAGGTAAAGTGAATTTCTTTGTAAATCACTTTATGGATAACTACCTTAAGAATTTAGAAAAGTTACAACCTTCCCCAAATGTCCCTGTTGACTGATTGTTCAATTGGTGTGGTACCAAGTGATGGGAAGAAGTTAATATTTACTATATTTTGTAATTGTTCAACAGTTAAAAGGTATTTAGGTAAATCTTTAGCAGACACTGAGTCATTTGGTATCAAAAACGCAATTGATTGTTTATTAGTTTCGTCGTAGATAACCTTCCATAAGTAGTCCGGAATAACTACACCTTTGCCAATAGTTTTAAATGGTTTATCAGGCATGTGATAGGTACCGGATATTACATAAATGTCTCTTCCATCTTCAGCCCAATTTCGAACTGTGGCTTCCAACTTGTTCCAGATGCCTCTATTGTGAGCTGGAACTTGTGGAACCATGTTTGCGAGAGAAAAGCTTTCGCTCATCACCTCCTTGCTTTGTGTACTATCACCTGCAGGTACTAAGTGTCCTCTATCATATGGATGTCCTGCATAGTCATGCAGTGTTGAACGAAATTGTTCAGGTAACGTTAAGTCCGGATGGAAATCATCTTCACGGTGGAATTCACCGTGTATATCTTCAGGTGATACATGTTCAACTACGTATTCTGCAGTCTTAGTATCATAACGATAATGAATTGCGTAATTCTGTTTACACATATATTGAGTAGCTGTTAGTTTTGAAACAGGTGCACCATATATTGTAAATTGCGGACATTTATCGTCAATGGGGTTTGCTGCTACCGTTAGAGGTAACAGTAGTAATAATAAGAGTTTTTTCATTTTAACCAGCCTATTTTTTTATTGTTGATAGTGCGAAAAATATATTCATCAATGCTTCCGGGGAATCTCCATGCCCATATTGCTACAAGCAACATAACACTTCCTGACCCAAAGATAGCATGTAAATTATGTGAAGTAAACCATATTGCAACTAATGAACTTGACATTACAAGTAACATCATATATTTCATTTTAGTTGGGAATACTTTCATGTTGACCCAATTATTTAAAAATGGACCAAACTGTTTATGATTGTAGATCCATGTATGCATTCTAGGACTTCCTTTACTAAATGCATACGCAGATCCTACTAAAAATGGACTAAACGGTATACCTGGAGTAACTACTCCAATATATGCTAGTCCTAATAAAATAAATCCTAAGATTTTCCAAAGTGTTTTTTTCATTAGATCATAAAGTTTTGAGCAAATTCAAGACTGCATCTTTCTAATGCTTCGTCCCATATATCTTCAAGATCTGTTTCAAGTGCTAATTCTGAATCACAAGTTGATTTACACCAGCTAATGCTAGTAGTAGTTTGTTTTGAACCATTTATTTGTGATTCTAAATCTTCTAAATTCCATGTACACATACCCAAGAACATTCTCCATTGTTCTGGTTCGTCACCTACTTCAAATCGTGAAAGTATTTCATCATCTGAGCTTAAACAAAAATGTTCACTAATTTGGAATGTATTTCTACTTCTCCATTCTGTTGAATGTAATAATGAAAAACTTGTTTGTCTATCTGGGCCTCCTATATGTAGCATACCTGACACATGTTCAAGGTTTGCACTTAGTCTTGATCCAAATTCGTTGATTGTCATACGACTGTCCTTATTTAAAATAAGTCCAGTTACGCAATTTGATCGTTCAATGTCAGTGACTAAAATAGTCGATCGTTCCCATAGATGATGTTTTACGCTTGGTGGTGCTATTAGTAATGTTCCTGGTTTTATCATATGTTATGTTGGGTTATAAGTGTTATAATATTCGATTACGTCACCTTTAGTGTAATAATCTTGTCCTTTTGCTTGCGCAAATTTAGCAAATGCAGGGTTTGATCTCCATAAACTATCTCTAGAAATTTGAGTTCCTTTTAATGTTGAGTGATCACCTTTTCTTCCTATGACTTCAGAATTGCTTTTGTTTTTTGACCATGGTAAGAATGTTAGCATGTATATTTCAGAACCGGTCATTCCAGGTTTTACACCAATTACTTTATAATACTTATAAACATAATCTAATTGTTGTAATTGTGTCATGCTTGCAAGTTCTTTAAACGAAGTTCCTAGTCTTGCTGCTGTGTCTTCTGAAAATTGAATCAAACCAATGTGGTGACCTTTAGGCTCTCTTATTGAAGGCTTAAATGTCCCACCTGATTCGTGTTCCATAATTTTCATTAAAGTGTTTGGATCTATACCTAACTGCCCTGCAATCTTTTCAACTTTTTGAATAAATCCTGCTTCAAGTTTTCCGTTATAAGATTTCAATGGCTCAACTTTTGTTTTAGGTTCTTCATTACCTTTTGGTTCTTCATTACCTTTTAGTAGTTCGTCATCTTGATCAGTTCTAAATTGTTTAGTTATATCTTGATCTTGATCAGTGTTTTGTCTTGGTGTAACATTAAAATTATCTATCGGTCTTTCTTTAGTGCCTTGTCCTTTATCACCTCCCAGTAATCTTGACACTAATGTAGTTAAGTATGCCATAACACCATTGATTTCAGGTGTTGCAATCAATGCAGTGTTGACATGATCGATAAATGTTGGATCAGCTTTTCCAGTAGCTGGCAATGATAAATCAGTCTGTGCTTGTTTTATAGCAGTCTCTGTTGGTAAATCATATTGTCCAGTTATTTGGTTTGGTTGCATATATTGAAATGCAACCAATATTTTTTGCAAATTTTGAGTATCGTCAGTGGTAGTAAGACTAACAGGCAGTTGGTAAATCCCGTGAGTGCTTGCATAATCTTCGTTTATTCCAAATTCAGAGAATCTCATGTTTAACTCCAGTCTGGTAAAGGTCCACCGTACTTAGCGCCTTTAATTTTCTTCCCATCAACTTTTACTCTTTTTCCTTTAGAACCTTTTGTACTTTTGCCACCCTTATTGATCAAATGGCTTTTATCACCGTCGCGAGCTCGTAAACCTTGACTTTTACAACTTGCCAATTGGCTAGCACCAAGATCTTTGTCTGGTTTAGAACTTTTGCATAATTTTACACTAGCTTTGCCTCTTTCGTCAAGATGCATTTCTTCAGTTTCTAAAGATTTTTGTTTGTATCTTGGTTCAGCAGCATGTCCACGTGGTGGACGATCGCTTGCACGACCTGTTCGTTTTGGCGTAGTGCCAATCTTTTCTTCTTTAATGAATTCTACAGCTCTCATAAGTATTCCTTTATTGATAATATATTTATCTACTAATATATTCAAATACATTAAGCCATGGCCGTTTTCCTATAGTTTCTTTTAGATGGGTTAAATTAGCACATGTTTTATTTCTTATTGCAGAATTAGTTGACTCAACTAACACAATTTCAGCATCTTCTCTTTCTGCAATAGCTTCTGCTATATCTAAATAGCTATGTGCTAACCCTGAACCAACATTCCAAATGCCTGAACCATGTACTGTTTTAATAAAATCAATATGCAGCTTACACACATCACCGACCCAAACCCAATCACGTTTAATATGCTCAGCGTTATCCCAAACAGAAACTTTTCCAGTTTTATGGGCTTCTTCCTGCCAGCGATGTATAATATTAGCTTGATTGCCTCGGAGATGCATGTATTTGCCGTATACATTGAAATATCTAAATCCTTGTACAAATGCAGTATGTGCGGATTGCCTAAATGCCCATCTGTCAAAGAGATATTTACTCCATGCATACGGAGTTAGTGGTGAACACGCTGCAGTTTCACTAAAGTCTCGATTATTACCATATACTGAACTTGTACTAGCATATTGTAAGTGAACTTCGTTAGTTTGACATTCGTTAAACAACCATTGGCTAAATTCATAATTTTGAATCATAAACTTATCAATGTTTGTTTCAGTTTTGTCAGTTATTGCACCTAGATGGATTACCCATTGATACTTTTTAATATCAGGTAAATTGTTGGGATCGTAATCCCAACAATGTACATGCCATCCTTCGGCAGATAACCATTCAACCATATTTCGACCGATGAAACCAGACGAACCGGTTACTAAGATATTCATTCGTCGTCGTGTATAACTAGTGAATAATCAACGCTAGAGAATGGACAGAGAACATACTCTTCAGCATCTTCTCTATTGTCAAATGTCTCCATTTCACATCGTGAATCGGTATACTTAAAGACATGTATTGGACCGTCTTCATTTTGGCGGACTTGAACTGAATGTGTGTTAAAAACTATAGTGCAAAGGTTAATCATCGAACCACTCCCTTATTATAATATTTATGTTAAGTTACTGGTAACAAAATTGATTCTAACCATACCTTACAGTCTTCCCATTTCTTATATTGATACCCAACACCGCCTGCTTCATTCCATTCAGTAATGTTGCTCATTCGATCATCAATTAAGATATCACCAAACTGACAACGTTTTACTTTTTCATGACTACGCGGACCAATAAACACAGGTATACCCGGAAAGTACTTTTGGCACCACTCAACTTTATCCATAACTGCATAAGGAACATCGTTGTTTCTTGGAATAGCTGTTAAGAAAAACAAACCAGCATTGTGCTTATGGCAGTAAACTCGTAACCAGTTTATAAGTTCGTAACCACCATCTCTTACTTTAAGGTCACGATATAGTCTTTGATTGTCGGCTAGTCGATTCCACTCTTCTGGAGGTAACCGTTCTCGATCATCAAGTTCCTTGTTAAAGAACTCTTGTGCATATCCTTTGAAGTCTGCAACAACTTCATCCATATCTACATATATATTCATTAGTTACCTGCAGGTTGTTGTACGATAACATCTCTATTTGGAAAACGAGCTTGAACTGCAGCTATTGCCTCTTCTAAACTTTTACCTTGACCCGCAAAGATATTAGTTGAAATATCATATAGATACCAATGAGTGTTTACATTTTCAACTGAAACGATTAGTGCATCAGGGTCGTCAACGTCTTCAGGACCGGATACTGCTTCGTGATAATCTCTAATAGCTTGAATTAGTTCGTTTGGCGAATGCTTCATAGCACTACGATGCATCATCAATATAAGCCATGCACCTGATAAAACCCCAATAATAAAAACACCAATAAAAATTGCAATCATCTCTAGTTCTCCTTAGTTTAAGTGTGAAGTGTCTAATTCTTCAATGTAAATATACAATGTAGCATAAGATTTGTCCTCTGCTAATTTAATTATACAAAAATGCCCTAGTTCAATTACTTTCAATTCGATAGCAAGTAGTTCTTTTTGAAACTCCTTAATCTTCTCATGGGCAATTAGTGCAACATTAGCAACTGGCAGCGGATCTTGCCGATATACATCAGTTGGTGTTACAACCAACATACAATGCTTTGATTCTTTTAGAGACTTGGCAATCTCATCGATTACCTTATCTAAAAGCGTAGGTTGAAAAAATTTACGCAAATATTTTACTGTGTCGTTAAACATCTTGTTCCTTAGTTAGTGGACGTTTATTACCGGCTTTATCAATACTAACAAATGTAATGTTAGTGCTGAAAGCATGTTCTCTTGGGTTTGATCGGTCATCGCAGTACACATCAATTTTAAATGTAACTGATGAATTACCGACCGTTGTAAGTACAGCATCAAATTCTAAAATAGATCCGGCTGGTACACGCTTAGTAAACGATACGCTGTCTAAACCGCGTGTAACAAACTCATGTCCTGGAAATTCGTAGTTAGCTGATACGTAGCCTACTGAATCGATCCAGTGCAGCATTTGTCCGCCAAATAAAAAATTATAGTGATTTAAGTGTGAAGCTAACACTAGTTTGTGATGTTTCATAATTTATACCTTAAAAAAGACTAAATACAAATAAAAAAAGCTGCTCGCGATCTTGGCGGATCCAGCAGCATTAACGTCGTTAAGGGACATCAACATGATTATTTATCAACCATTTACATACCTTATTAAATTTAAACCAACAGGCCAAGTTTATTATGGAGTTAGGTATGCAAAAAATTGCAACCCAACACAGTTGTGGACAACATATTTTACTTCTTCGAAACAAATAAAAAACTTAATCAAAGAATACGGAATTGCTTCATTTCAAACACAAATACGACATGTGTTCAATACAAAAGAAGCAGCAGTTTTATGGGAATCTAAGATTCTATCAAAGTTTAATGCTGCATTAAATCCTTTATGGTTAAATCAAAACAATGGAGATAGAAAATTTATAGGAAGTCGTAAGTGGACTGACTATCAAAAACAAATTCTTTCTCAGAAGTTATCAGGTCGGAAACTATCAGACGAAACTAAGTCTAAATTGTCAGCAGTTCACAAAGGAAAACCAAAACCTCCTATTTCTGATGAAACTCGTGCTAAATTAAAAAATGCAGCAAACAACGTTTCTGATGAAACTCGTGCTAAAATCTCAAATTCGTTAAACGGTCACTTAGTATCTACAGAAACTCGATCTAAGATTAGTGTTGCTAATACTGGAAAAACCCACACTGCTGAGACTAAAGCTAAGTTATCAACTATACGAAAAGGTAAACCGTTATCTGCAGAACATCGGGCAAAAATCGCAGCATCATCAAGAGTAAGACCGCCAGTGTCAGATGAAACCCGCGCTAAAATTTCTGCATCTAAACGTAAAAATAAACCATAAATTCCTATAAATATATTATTATTTGGGTACAACATGAAAATTGAAGAAATACTAAGTGAAATAAAGTTTAAACCACGGATATCAAATAAATCTACAAGTGGTGTATTACAGTCACCAAGGTTGCAATTTATTGCAGCTGGGTGTCAAGCCATTGCATACTATCATAAAACACATCCTAATACAGTAGTTAAAGTAGCTGCAGTATCAGGCGAAGATGATCCAATATGGCAGTTCTTACGTGTATGTATCAATCATCCTAATAATCCGTATTTTCCAAAAATATTCAATCATAAAGTTTTTAACCTACAAGGTATAACACCTGAAGAAATAGACTATTTAGAGTCACAACCTGAGTTTGAATACCTTCCTATACACGACAATAGAAAGATGCAAATCTTAATAGTAACCGAGTTACTACAAGAAACTGATTCTGAACAGTTTGAAACATCATTAAACCGTATTGGAATACTTGATTACATCGTTAGCATGAAACCACAAGTCCAGGCTCAACGTAGAGCAAAGTATAATATTACAACAGAATTTGCATGGATTCATCTGATGGATACACCACAGTTCCGTCGTGAAATAAGAAACCTTGCTACTGATAAGCATTTTAAAGATGCAATGCGATTACTTGAACCATTATTTGCAAATACACGGTTTTATGCAGATGTCCATCTTGCTAATATGATGACACGCAGAAATGGACATCTAGTGTTCAATGATCCGTTAGCACTTGCACTAACAGGTTAGTACATTTCTGAATCTTTTGGAATACTGTCACACCAGCGTAAAACAAATACTCCGCGTTTCTTTTCGCTTTTAAAACTCCAAAGGCGTTCTGTCATACGAGTGCCGCAGTTATTATCCTTACACCATTGTTCCATTTCGTTACCTAATTCTTCGGTTATTTGTCCTTTGTCAAAAACAATCCCAGGTAGTCTAAACATTCCTACTTCACAAGTAGTCATGCCGTGTTGTTTGTTAGTGGTTGTCATATGATCTCCTAAGCTGAATGTTTAATAATATATGTCATTACATGTGGTCCTTCAACTACTACTGTGTTCTCAGGTCTACATTGATAAAATTCACGTTTGTTGTACACGTTATTTGTATAAGCCGTTACACGATTTACCTTTACACGTTTTGGAGTAAGTTTAAGTACAGATCCAACTAATTGTTCATTACCTGAGCAATATGCAACTACATCACCTACTTTAATAACTTTACCTAACAAATCACGATGTTCAATTACTTTAGCTGCCATAGTATTCCCAATCATTTGTTTCATCATCCCAATGTCTGCTGTCATACATTGACATTGATAATTCAAAACAAAGCAAGCCAATGATTAGTTTAGGTCCTGCATGGTCTAATCCAGATAGCTGTGTGTATAATTCAAACGCAAAAATAGTATTTAGGTTAAACATAAACTCTACTTCCCAGTGTTTGTGTTTACTAAATGAACCATGTTTGCAAAACAAGTTGCGAAACTTATTAGTTACAAACGGGTTAGTAACAGTAATATTTAAAGATAACATAGTGTTTTCCTGTGATTGTTGTAATAGCGCATATTATATAGTGTTACATAAACATTGTCAAGTTATATTTGTTTCTGCATTTTACACTTATTATATAGCATTACAATTTGTAATCAAAATGTAGCAAATGATTTATTATTATTGGTATATTGTGTTTAATTGTTTACTAATTGTAGATAGTCATTTTACTGTTTAGCTACTTGTTTTTCGTGTTGAAAAAGCATAAAATACTATAGTAGCAACAACAAAAGGAGAACTACACTATGATTAGCACTATTACAGCTTATACTTCATCACGAAGTTGGAATGATTTAGCAATTGACGCATTGCATGTTGCAGGCGTTGTATTTTTTATTGGATTGGTTTGGGTAATGTTCTGTGGATACATAATTACCCCTCCAGTCTGGTGGCATGTATAACATGATCTCATAACTGCGTCACATTACAATACGTGGCGCAGTTATCCCCTAGCTTATCTTTCAAGTCAGTTGACTTGTCCTACAAAACTTGTTATACTTTTATTTTTTCACGAGAGTATACTATGAAATTCGAAATAGCTCCTATTGATACACATATACTATGTGGTTCTTATGAAGAAGCCAAGATGTATCTAATGTTTTTAGAAGTCAACGGCAAACGAAAATGGAGACTTCCTACTCGATACGAACACTGTAAATATTTTGTTGCAGGAGTTAATCTAAATTATAATGATCATATATGGGATCAACGAGATGACAATACTATTCTGTTAAATGGTAACAAACGCCGTGTAATCCCAGTGAGAGATTTATGACAGAAGTTTCAGATAAGAGTGTATGGTGTAATGAAATATCGTTAGATGATGCTCGATTATATCTGTTATTCTTAAATCATCGAGGACATAAAGATTGGCGATTTCCTACAGCATTAGAACGAATGATGCTTCCAGAGTTTTCAAAAACAGGAGGGTATTGGTATTCATTTGACCTTGATAGCACTAACATGGCATCTAAAAAATATACGCTAGTTCCAGTTCGAGATTGCTAAATAATAGTATGAAAATAGAAGAATTACTAACAGAACTTACGTTTAAGGGCTCGCAATGCACTAAAGACTGCAGTGGTCACGAAGCAGGATTTAATCACCAAGTAAGAAAAGGTACTTCAAGTGACTCATATAGTCCTCATAGTCCTAGTTTTAATAAGGGTGCAGCTATTGCAAGGGCAGATCGAACTGTAACTAGAGCTCCTCAGCCTCGCGACAAAGGTAGATTTGCTGCTAGACCAAAGCCAAGAACTAAGAAATCTAAATAGGCCCCGCTGTGCAAGTGTGTGATATACTTATATATATGCGCATGCTTGCACGTTCAAAAAAATTTCAATTTAATCAAGTCGTATACATTGACAATGCACACATATATGTGTATTATAACAGTTTTTAACATAGACCCCGCTGTACACATATAGGAGAAAACAATGGCAGACGATTTTGAATCAAGAGTACAATTGTCATCAGGTTGTTTGATGTACGTTCGTACACAGCACGATGATGATCGATTAGTAGTGTTTGCATTTAAGCACGATGAGTTTAGATGTGATTTCCAAATATTTTATGACGATTGTAGTGACGAATTTAAAAGCTGGGTAGAACAGCCAGTTATCACTGCTGCTTCGTTTTAGGCCCCGCTGTACACATAATTGGTAAAATCAATAATTGACATTTGAGTTTAGTTACTGTATAGTATACGGTAACTACAGAAGGTGTCGCGCAAACCACATAGTAACTGCGCCCTATAACTGGACAACTGTATCACAGTGAAGGAATTGTTGAGCTGTAGCAACGACATAACCACCTACCCATTTGGATGAACATGAGATGTACCTTTACAAAACTCATTACAGGTTATGGCCCCGCTGTACACATAAGGTTAAAAGAAGGAGTAGCACTCCTACGATTGTATATGCAGTTAGCATTGTGTATACAGTCCGCCGTCATATTTACCAGGACGGAGCTCGAGGTACCGGATGACCGCCTCTGTAATGCTCTAATGCTAAGACATGAAAAACTCAACAAATGTTCGCCATTGGCCTTTACGGGCCAATGTGACTTCTTAATCTAACAAAATATTCAAAGAAATAAAAATTCAAATTAAAATAATGAATATGAGCGAATGCGAATTTGAATTATTTTAATTTGTTTGTGAGCTGTAAGCTCGCAATTTTACTATTAGTGAGGAAATATGATTGAAATATCTGACAAAACTGCATGCAGGAAATTAGGATACAATGAAGCATGGCTGTATTGCTTAACTTTAAACCATAATGGACATAAAGATTGGCGTATGCCAGCTCAGTTTGATCATTATCAAGGTAACGACTGGCCAACTTCAACTTGGGTTGAAGTAAGTAACCCAAATAGTATTATAGATATCACTGATACTTTTGGAATAGTCCCAGTAAGAACTATTGATTAAATTATCATTTGTAAATTCTAAAAATTTATATTACAATAATGTTTTTTAATAATCATGAGGTGCAACATGGCAAAAAAAGTTAAGTATAAATCAGCCGAAGATAAACGCCGTGCATTAGAAGCTGAAAAACAATGGAAAGAAATGACTAAGACATATGGTCTTAGTGATAAGCCGGCTAATACAAAATCACTTAGAACAATCTCACAGAAAAAAACATTAAGTAATGTTGCACCAACATATAGAGGTAGTGATAGTAAACCTCCCAGTTTAGTTACAACTACTAAAGGTGGCGGCAGCAAAGTTACAGCTCCAAGATATACCGGTACTTTGATTAAAGGTATCGCAACGATGCATAAATCAAATGCCGTGCCAATTATTGACCAAGAGCAAGCAACTGAGATTTCACGGATGCGTAGAGGATGACAGAATTTGCCCCAATGGTCTTCCATCAGCTAACATATAACGATGCATGGATGTACTGTGTTACATTAGAATACGATGGACATAAGGATTGGCGTTTGCCTACTTTTTTAGAATGGTGTAATAGAAATGATTTACTTGGTTGGTATGAAAACGCGACGGTGCAAGCCGCAACATCAGTGCGAGCTGTTTGCCCAGTGAGGGATATATGATAGAATTTGCCGCAATGGTCTTCCATCAGCTAACATATAGCGAGGCATGGATGTACTGTGTTACATTAGAATACGATGGACATAAGGATTGGCGCCTGCCAACCCTTAACGAATGGAGTAATAGTAGTGAATTACTCGGTTGGTATGAAAACGCGTCGCCGGTTTTCACCCATTCTAAGCGAGCTGTTTGCCCAGTGAGGGATATATGATAGAATTTGGTCCATTATCTAGTACAAAATTTTTGTATCGAGATGCATGGCTATATTGTCACACCTTTAATTATAATGGACATAAGGATTGGCGTATGATAACAAAAGCAGATGCATTCGTATTAGCGTTGGACGGTATAACCATCTATTCTGGTACTTGGATTGATAAAACTGTTCCTGATCACATGTTAAGTAATAATATATTTGGCGACTTTACACGAGCCCATGTAATACCAGTGAGGGATAAAAATGATTGATTTTGCAGAACTACCAGATTATAGGTTTACTTATAATGAAGCATTTCTTTATTGTATAACACTAAGTTACAATGGTCATAAAGACTGGAGAATGCCAACACACGACGAATATATGAATTGCAAAGAGATTGCTAGTGAATCGTTTGATGACAGTGATGACCCTAAAGATATTAAAGCTAAATATCCCATTGTACCAGTCCGTGATGTGAACTAATAACTACTTGCAAATTCTAATATAATTTGTTATAATTATTTTTTAAACTAAATGCGAGGTTATATGATTGATTTATTTTTAACTCTAAGTTTAATTGTAGTAATGCTATATTTGATGAATAAAGTTAGTGAGATTATCGAACATGATAGAATTTAGTACGCTATCTGATCAGATGGTTGACAGAGAAACTGCCATCATGTTAGAGTTTATGTGCTGTCACAACAATAAAAAAGGTTGGAGATTTCCAACCGATCGAGAATACATCACTCGTAAAGAAATCCCATATGGAGTTTGGTCTAAAGGGTTAGTTGATCGTAATGATAAAAAATCAAGATTATGCTTTTTTGTGAGAGATATAAATGACGAAAACATGGAAAGTAGCAGTAGGTGATTACGTAGTAGAAGTTGCTGATTATCCACGTAACTATATGTCGTATGATGAAGCAGCTATGCACTGTTTGTTTTTGAAAATCAATAAAGCAGCTGGTTGGCGAATACCAACTGCAGCTGAATATAACAAAATTGATGGCATCACTTGTATAATTGATAGATATCGTGATAGTGGGCTATCAGCACCATTTGATCAACGTGATTTTGAGTCAGCAATACGTCGACCATTATTACCAGTTAGAACTATCAAAGACCCCGCTGTACACACGTAGGAAAATAGTAAATAATGAATTAGCCCGGGAGGAAAGTTATGAAAAAACTTATTTTATCAGTTTTAGAAACTGGTCCAAAGACTCCGATTGAATTATTCAATCTTTGCAAGTTTACAGATCCTTATGTATTTGCAAGAACCATAACTGAACTCACTATTTCTAAGAAGATTCAAAGAAATGTGATAATCCCTAACCATCCTACAGTTTATCATTCAATTACCGCAGTACCTAATAAACTATTTGAGAATCTCTCATGGGAAGATATTCGGGTAGAATACCATTTGACATCCACACAGTAATACACTATAATTTAACACATTACAACAACTTTAAGGAATCTAAATGCAAGTGACGCAGAACAATAAGGGCGATACAGTTGGTATTATTAAAGACGCAGAGGAAACAGTTATACTAAATTATTCCTTTTGGGAATGCGATTGTTCAACTATGTTTATACGACCGGTAACTATTACACATTGTCGACAATGTGGTGCTGATCGTGATGACAGTCCTATTGCAAATGATCTTCATGTACAGATTTTTGTTTATAACACTATTTAATAAGGAGTAACTATGACACTCGAAGCAACTGCTATTTCAATTCTTGAAGGCGAAGAAGTAAGTCCAATTGATAAAAAAGATGCAATGGAACTTATCGAACACTTACAAGCATGGCTGCCAAATTATCCACAAGGTTCAAATAAGTTTATTTCTTATCTACATAAGAATTTAACTCCAATTCACGCAGTCTACGGTTTATACTCTGCAGTTGACAATGGTAGTTTAGAAATTACACATCGTAATCTCCAAACTATGATGTTGTTTGAAAAAGATCTTGGTTACTTAGTCAAACATTTAGAAAATCCAGAGAAGAAGATAAACTTCTTCAATGCTATGCTTAAAGGTACTGATATTTCGTATGTCGAGCTGGAACTAACTAGTCCGTTTATGATTCAACCAGAAGAAGAGATTGGCACTGGTACATACGAACAAACTGTTGCGATTGAAGATTTATTTGCTAATACTGAAGAAGAAGATACTACAACAGCAGCTTCGACGACCTCAGCGCCAAGTGTATCAACTGCAACTAAATCGTCTACTAATAAAATATCAGAACCATTTAAAGATATTTTAGATACTGCTGCTAAAAAAGTACTTGGCGTAGGAGTTAAGAAGACTGATGCTGAAAAAGATCAAGAACAAGATGATCATGATGCATACTATGTATATACGCAGTATTTGTATCAGTTTACCCCGGATGAAGACTGTGATCTTGCTATCTCAGTAGTATCGCAAAAGTTTTGGGATGACAACGGATATCTTGATGATCAACACATCTCGGAGTATTTAGAAGCGATTATTCCAGACTGGTCCGATAACTGGTGTGAAACTATGGAAAGTGTATTTGAATACACTGGTGGTTCAACTAAGGCAGAAGCTATTGCTTATTTAAAAGCAACTGGGTTCTTTAAAGAAGAAGAACTATTTGATGTTGAATTTAGTAAAGCAGATATCTTACTAGGTTATCTTGAAGGCCAACCTGAAGAAATAATTTCTAAGTTTCTCAAAGAGGCACTTACACATCTTGATGAAAGCCAAATTGAAGACTTAATTCAAAAGTATGAAGACGCTTGGCACGAAGAGGATGATTGATATACACGATCTAGGCATATCAACTGATTACACCACTGCATGGTTGATATGCCTAACCATGGAACACAACGGACATAAAGATTGGCGATTGCCAACATGGTATGACTATATAAATAGTGCAGAACTACATGACTGCTGGTATGAAGATGATTTTTACACCGTATACATAGGAAAGAACGTATTTGCAGTTCGTAGCAAAGAGGCCCCACTGTAATGGAAAAAATAGAAATTGCTCAAACTACTCGAAAATCCTTAACTTATGCTGAAGCACAGATGTATTGTTTTGTGTATGAAGAGAATAATATTCGTGGTTGGAGATTACCAACTGAAGATGAGTATGTAAACCACAATGAAATATGGGGTTGGGTTCAAGATGATGAACGTCAAGACGAGTACGGTACCTTGAGAGTTACTCCAGTGAGAGATTTATGATTGAGTTTGCCCCTCAATCACCAACCAATATGTCATTTGATGAAGCATTTCTCTATTGTTTAACACTTAACTACAAAGGACATAAGGATTGGTCTATACCTTATAGACGAGAGAAACGCTCATACATGATAGGTACTTGGTCTATTGATGATATAAAACTGATAGAGTTTTACTATTCATCTGATACAAAGACATCTGTATTTCCTATTAGAGGTTATTATGAATCATGAATACGGTATAAGATCGCCCGATCGCTTAACTTTTGACGAAGCATTTCTGTATTGCCTTACACATAATTTTAATGGACATAAAGATTGGTATATGCCAACTTTTACTATGTGGGTATTTGATGATGTTATTACTGGCTGGCATAGTTCAGCTAAACTGCAACGTGATATTAGTTATGACATATCACGAGTTATACCAGTGAGAGATATAGATGATTGAAATTGCATATAAAACTATAAAAGACATGGATTACGATACTGCATGGCTTTATTGTTTGGTATATGAGAAAGACGGGCATAAAGATTGGCGATTGCCTAGTCGTGACGAATACTTTAATACTGACGGAATACATCTACATACTTGGTTTGAAAACAGAGAAGATGACACTAAATGGTGTTGCCAACCAGTGAGAGGTATAGATGATTGAATTTGCTATACGATCTCAAGAAGAAATGGTTTACGACCAAGCATTTCTGTATTGTCTAACACTCGAGTATAATGGACATAAAGATTGGCGATTGCCTACAGGAATTGAATATTCTATTACGGATGCGCTATCATTTTGCTGGTTTGAAGAAAGAAAAACCGGCGAAAGATGGGTATGTCAACCAGTGAGAGATATAGATGATTGAAAAAGGACCAGCAGCTGGAAAAAAACTTCATTATAGAGAAGCGTGGATGTATTGTCTTACACTCTCTTATAACGGACACAAAGATTGGCGTATGCCAAGTTACTTTGAAACTAATTACGGGTGGAATGAACGAGATGTAATGAACCCTAATTTAGAATCGCCCTATCAATATTCAATTATACCAGTGAGAGATATAGATGATTGAATACGCCCCACCAACAACAGAATGTGTAGACTATGACACTGCTTGGCTGTATTGCGTTACCCTAGCACACGATAACAAATACGACTGGCGAATGCCAACACATAAAGAATATGAGACTTCTCCATTTATATTAGGTTGGTTTGTAGATAGACCACAGACTGAAAATCTCTGGACTTGCCAACCAGTGCGTGATTGTTAAACCATTTGCAATTTTAAATTTATACTGTTATAATATATTTTTATTTACACACCCCGCGGGAGTATATATGTCTAACGAACTTATTGAAAAATTAGCACAAGACCCAGGTTCTCATTCAGCTTACATTGAGGATTCAGAATTACGAGAAATGGCAATTGTATGGGCAGTTGTAATTCGTAATGAAACCCGACCAGATCATTATTCAGAGTATGTAAAACGAATAGATGAGATGAAGAAAAATGAGCCATTGTTGTATAGACGATTTGCTGACTATCTAGTCGATACTGTTGAAAACGGTACACATAGCGCAGCTTGGAGTGCACCAGCAGACCGTATTCGTAGAACATTACTACCTAAGTGAGGTAAGCATGGCAATTGAACACGCGCCACGTTCTGAACATAAGATGAGTTACGAACAAGCAGAGATATACGCATTTATGTGTAACCATGACGGTAAGCGCGGTTGGCGCTTACCGACCTTTAACGAGTTTGTGGATCCTAATACATGGTATAAAGATGCTGAGATTACTAAAAGAAAGTGGTTTGTTGCACCAGTGAGGGATATAAAATGAACTTTGAGATATCACCAAAAACGATGGAGATACACGCTACGTGGGATCAAGCAGTTATTTACTGTTTTGGTTTAGGAGATGGTTGGCGATTACCAACGTTGGCGGAATTACAAGAAATAACCACAATCTCTAAAAATTCCCTTAATCCTACAACAAGCGTACTAACACATGTCCCATATCATGATATGGCAAATAAATGGCATTGGTCGTCTGACGAATATGAGTATAATAACAATAAAGTCTTGTGTTTCAATTATTGGACCAATACAATGTGGGACTGCGATAAAAACAACTGTTATATTATTAGACCAGTGAGGGATATAAAATGAAAGCTAAAGAACTAATTAAATTATTATCACAACATCCTAACGCTGATGTGGTTATAAGTGACTATAATGGTTGGGAAACACCATTTTATGATGTCGATGCTATTGAATTCCATGAAAATAGTTATCCTGTTGGTGAAAATATTAGAAAAAGTGCCAAGCCTAATAATGGTTTGGTTACTTTCACATTGGGTAAGAGACATTAAAATGATTGAATATGCACCAATCGCTATTACCAAACAACACTATGACAACAGATCCTCAGTTTATTCGGATAAATTGTTTGTGGTATGGATGCCAGATAATACCAGAAGAAAAACAATCGAACTAGCCATTAAATCAGTAAGTTTATCTTGGGCTAATTTAGCACATGATGATTTGTCAGAGTTAGATTTATCAGGTCTAGATCTTTCTTATGCTGATTTATCGTTTGCAAATTTGTCAAATGCTAATCTAACCAATACGAATTTATTTCAAGCAAGTTTACGTGGAGCAGATCTTACAGGTGCATTACTTGACAATACCAACCTACAATATGTGGATCTGTCCTATGCAACTTTAGATCATACCAACTTACACAACTGCAACTTCCATAAATTATGAATATTGAACTAGCCCCTTACAAATATTGGCTGATTGACACTAATTTTGACACAGCTAAAATGCACTGCTTTTTTCTTAACATTGACAATAAGCTTGGTTGGCGTTTACCAACTAATCAAGAAGCCTGTGATCTTGTTAATTTTGTTGAATCGTTAGATACTGATTTCCCAAAAGAATTACAAGAGTTTTCAGAGTATTGGTTTGATGACGAGAGTTATGGTTTTTGGACTTTTGAAGATGAAGATCTTCATTCAAATGCAGATTTAGGCGAATTATTTACAGTAATCCCCGTGAGAGATAAAGATGCTTGAACATGCACCAAGAATAGAAAAAGATATGTGTTATGATACCGCATGGCTTCACTGCCTAACACTTAACTATAATGGCCATAAAGATTGGCGATTACCAACTCAAAGAGAATATGATAAATCTAGTATAACAATAAGTTGGTTTGAAGATAGATTACCAACACCATTACAATGGTACTGTCAACCTGTACGCGATATAATATAATCTTTACAAATCAACAAATAATTGCTATACTATATTTTTTTAACACTACAGCAAGCAGGCCCCGCTGTACACACAGGAGCATAACATGGCAACACGTAGCGCAATTGGTTTTATGAGAAACGATGGTACTGTCCGTGCAGTATATTGTCATTGGGATGGATACTTATCACACGTTGGTAAAATCCTTATTGAGAATTATGATTTACTTGGTGTTGATGACTTATGCGATTTAGGTGATATAAGCTCATTAGGTGAAACAATTGAAGATACTGTGTTTTACGGACGCGATCGCAACGAAGATGATGTTGAAGCACATGAGTTTGCATCTGAACAAGAGTTTGTAGATTGGTATGATGATTCTGAGTTTTTCTACTTAATAAAAGATGACAAATGGTATGTGTCAGAACATTGCGAAGAGTTCTCGTTACTTGAAGATCGTTTAAAAGATACAAAAGTTAAGTTTACTAAGTATGTTCGTCCAGATGAAACAACAACATCCTACAGTGCAAGAGATGCAGTAGTAGCAATGGTAGCCGATGGTGTAGTTGAACCAGTGTATATGGTTAAGTTATTGCTTGATCGTATTGATCCTGAAACATTAGAAGCGTTGTTGAAAGAAGAATTCCACATTGACGAGATCATTCCAGAATGCTACTTTGAAGAGGAGGAAAATAATGAAATTGATTAAACTAACAGAGTTAAACACTGATCCTATGGTAATACCTAACACTTATCATATACCAGTTGAGAAAATTGATTATGTTATTGAACATGAAACAGGATCAACTGTTGTAGTCAATCGTGCAGATTTAAGGGTAATTGAACCAGCTGAATATATCAATAGCATATTATCAGCTAATACTGATTTTAGTAATTTTGGAGGGTTTGATGAGTACGTCAATTAAAGTCAATGTTGTAGCTAAGGATTCTAAACCTAAAAAACCAGTAATCAAAAAACGTTTGGTTCAGGTTGATAATCATCGCATTCGAATCGCTGAAACTGATTTGCCACATAAAGGTAATGTTGACCTGCATGATCCTAAGATTAAAGAACGCGGACCTAATCAAGAATTGGTAGTGTATGCTACTGCCAAAGAAGATACTTACGAACCTGGGAGAGAATACGTCTGTTACTTTACTCTTAAAGGTAAACTTGAAGGTTACTTCACAGTCAATTAGAAGGCACAATGAATATTACATTTGCAAGTTTAAAGACAACTGGTAAAGTTGAAACAGTATGGTGTGTACTTGATCTTGGTATGTCAAATTATTATAGTGACCTAGGTTACAGAGATCATATTCGAGATTATCTAATAGTATGGGGTAGGCGTGGTGGCAAATTACAGACTATTGTGAAACGAGGACACACTAAAATCTCTATCAATAAAGACATTTACGATCAAGAATTTCGCGAAAATATGTGGGGTTTTTACCAAATTACTCACGGCCAAGGTATGGCTATAGCTAAACGGATTTATAAGATTCTTAAGAAAGATTATATTCCATTTAAGGCAGATTCTCTCGAAGAGATTGATCCAAACTTACCTGAACAGCTAAACAAATTAGTATTTTGGGAGACTATGAAATTATGAGTGGATTAGGATATATTGCAGCTGAACTTGAACAGTGTTGTGAACTCTGTGGCAAAATTGAAGAATGTCGTCCGTATGGTCCTAATGGTGAACAAATCTGTTTTGACTGTGGTATGAAAGATGAAGAAACTACTAAACAACAGATGGCAAAGTATATCTTTGGAGTAGACAGTGATTAAAGATAATCCGTTGCTCGATTATGCTCCACCGTTAAATAAACCTGTAGATGAAGATACCGCATTCATGTATTGTATAACACTAAGTTACAATGGTTATAAAGACTGGAGATTCCCAACAAGACCTGAATTTGGAGATACGGGTGATGTATGGTTTGACGGTGAGAACTTTTCTAATGCATCTGGCTATTGGAGATGGCGAGTTCAACCAGTAAGATCTAAAGAGGATATATGAAGATTACATTTGCAGGTTTAAAGACCTCAGGTAAAGTTGAAACGGTCTGGGTTGTTATTGAGTTAGGTACACATCAACCACAATCATGGTATCATGATTTTGTGATTGCCTGGGGCAGACGAGGCGGCAAATTGCAGTCTATGACTCGATTAGGATATAATCAACCACATTTAGAATATAACTCTGATCGTTACCACAGGTTTAGCACTATTGGCGGCATGATCAATAAGAAACTTAACAATGGATACAAAAGTATTGACGAAACACAGTTAGATGAAGTATATCCAGAGTTTAAACAAGATTTAGATAAACTTGCATTTTGGGAAACATTGAAACTATGAGAACAGTTGATCTTAAAGAAAACGAAAATGCATCTGATTTACATGTAAATCTAATACGAAGTTGTGTTAAGGAATATGAACAACTGAACGATACAACACTATTTGAAGTATTTCATTTTAAAGATTGGCTAATACCATGGATTTTTTCAAAATATAAAGTTAAGTATAATGTGTTCATCGACGACGATGGCGATGACGCTATTTGTAGTGTTACTATAACCGATGAAAAGCAATACGCTTGGTACTTATTAAAACATACAACCTGCGAGGTCTTATGAAAATAACAACAAACGATGAAATGTTTAATGGTGCAATTCGAACAGCCTATAGAGATGCATTCCGCGGTACATCTTATGCCAATCAGTGGTATTTTCGATACAGTGCAATAGAGCTTCTCACTAATTGGGCTAAACAGCACGGCATCCGTCCTTATGCTAAAGCACATGGAAGATTTGTACAACTTAGAAAGAAAGATTGGTATATTACAGATAAAAAGAAGTATATGTTTTTCATTATGCAATATGGAAAGTAAAAATACTGCTTGCAATGCCAAACAAACTTTGCTATAATATATTTTTTAGTTAAACAACTGCGGAGCACACAATGGACCAAATAGAACAATTTGAAGTAGACCAAATCACAGCTAATCTTGCAGCAAAAGGTATTACTGAATTTTCAATGCGACGTGGTAACAACTGCGTTTGGGTTTCATATGGCAGAGTAGATGCTTACTACATTTTTAGAGATGAGAAGTTAGTTGATATTCAAATTGACTAATAACGTGCTTGCAATCCAGCTTACACTTTGCTATAATATATTTTTACTTACACAACATTAGGAGCGTACACTATGGCTTACATGTCAAAAGAAAACAAAGAATCAAAAGCACCACGCTTAAGAGCTTTGGCTAAATCATATGGCTTAACTGCAACAGTAGCAGTTCATCATTCTAGTACATTGGTGTTAAATGTGTCTAAAGGTAAAATTGATTTTATCTCTAACTATGCTGATACTGTTTACAAAACTAATCACTGGGCAGCTGATAACGAACAAGACTACGAGTATAATAAAACTCGCACATATATGCAAGTATCGCATCACTACACAGGCAACTTTGATGGCAAGGCTAAAGAGTTTTTAGATAAAGCGTTTGCTATTATGTTTGAAGGCAATCATGATCGCAGCGATATCATGACAGACTACTTTGACGTGGGCTGGTATTGCGACATCAATATTGGAAAATGGGATAAACCTTATATCGTTACTGCTTAAGAGGAGATTGAAATGGCAGTTAAAGTTACAACAAACCAAACAGAGTCTGTTGAAAAAAATAAGTATCCAATACTTGGAATTTTTCCAGATGGTACTATTATTTTGTTTTCTTCTATAAATGAAGGCACTATCTTGAAATCAGAATCAAAACAAAGTATAGGTCAGTATAGTTCAAATCGGCCCGATTATCGCCATTTTGGTCCGGACTATAACTGGGTTCCGTATACTGGAACTATTACATTATCTAATGAGGAGCTATGAGGGATTTAATAAATGTGGGATAAGCCATACGTCGTTACCGCGTAACTTTCATTACACAAGGTGCTTTGGTAACAGAGCACCTTTTTTTATGAGATTATATGATAGAATTTTCATTTGACGAACAAAATGGTGTTATTCATCGTACTAATGGTCCAGCTTGGATAAATCCAGGATATGGACATACTCCACTTGGATACTATTGGCATTGGCGGCTATTTGGCGTTAGACATCGTTATTATGGACCGCAAAATCGGGATGGTGATTGGTGGTTACATGGGAAGAGAGTAAAATGATTGAAATACGAAACACTGCTAACAATGGATTTGTATATCTTTTAGATGGTAATTGGCATCGATCTAATGGCCCTGCTAGGGTATGGGCAAATGGAGAATGGGGATGGTATTTAACTGATCGCCAACATCGCTATTATGGTCCGCAAGCAAACAATGAGTGGTGGATACATGGGGAGTGTATAAAATATGGATTCGACTAAGTCACAACGATATTTATACAGTTATTTAACACCTAATGATACAGTTGAGTACAAATTGCATACTGGTGGGTTTCATCGATGTGATGGACCTGCACTAACACGATATGAAAGATGGGCATGGTTTTTATATGATCAACATCATCGGTATTATGGTCCGCAGCACTCACATTATCCTAATTGGATGATTCATGGGAAGAGGGTTAAATGATTAAACAAACTAAAAACGATCATAGTATTAGGTTTACTAAAGATGGTAAGTTGCATTGTGCAAATGGTCCAACAGTATCATGGAATGATGGTTCATGGTCCTGGTATTTAGATGGCTATCCTCATCGTTATTATGGACCACAAAAATCTTATGTGTTATATCGTAACTGGTATATTCACGGGATTGAAATTAAATGATTATAAGAATTGAAGAAGAACATAGTATATGCTATCGATTAGAAAATGGTGTGTGCCATCGACCTAATGGACCTGCTGTAGAGTTTAAGGCTGACAAGACAGGCTATTGGTTCTTGTTTGGTAAACGACATAGATACTATGGTCCGGCATCTCATGCTAATAATTGGTTTTGGATACATGACAAGAGAGTTAAATGATTACAAAAACTAAGGAAGGCAGTATTGTTGTATACCGATTAAATGACATGTGGCATCGATCTAGTGGTCCTGCTTATGAGTTTCCTAATGGTAAAGGCTTTTGGGCATTATTTGGTAAACGACATAGATACTATGGTCCGGCATCTCCCTATAGTAACATATATTATCTACATGACAGGTTGGTTAAATGATAGAAAGATTTGAAGACATTGAATGTGTTCGTTACCGATTAAATGGTGTGCCTCATCGAACTAATGGACCTGCGTTTGAATGGCTAAATGGTGACTGGAGTTGGGCATTGCATGGGAAAATACATCGTTATTACGGACTTGCAGGTAGCAATGCAATGATAGATATTTTTCATGAATCGCGCAAAATAAAGTTTTGGGTATTGCACGGTGAGAGAGTTAGATGATTGATCGAATTGAGGAAAACGATCGTGTTTGTTATCGATTAAATGGGGTGCCTCACCGTCCTAATGGACCTGCGTTTGAATGGCCAAATGGTGACTGGAGTTGGTCGTTGTATGGGAAAATACATCGCTATTACGGACCTGCGGCTTGCAATGAAACGATAGATAAGTATCATGGCGGCAATTCAAAGTTTTGGGTATTGCACGGTGAGGGAGTTAGATGATTGAAGAAAGACAGTGTGTAGCATCAGTTGTTGGTACATACACAGAATATGTAAAAGACAATAAACCTCATCGACCCAATGGCCCGGCAAGGATCTATAATGATGGTGATGCTTACTGGTGGTTATATGGGAATAGACATAGATACTATGGACCTCAAACATCTAACCAAGAACGATCAATTTGGCGAGTACACGACCGGGAAATGAAATATGAAGTCCACTGGATTGAAGAATAATAAGTATTATGAGCATCGAGAAGATGACAAGTTACACTGCACTAATGGTCCGGCATGTGCTGCCGGACCAAACAGTTGGTTATGGTGTTTAAATGATCAACCTCATAGATATTACGGTCCTTACCATTCTGACGGATGTTGGTGTCTTCACGGGAAAAGAGTTAAATGACTAAGCCACACCGATATGTAAGCACTTATTGTGAAACTGATGATACAGTTATTTATAGAGTGCTCAATGATTATCATCGATGTGATGGACCTGCACTAATACAATATGACAAATGGGGATGGTTTTTGTTTAACAACTGGCACAGGTATTATGGAGAGGCTCGTAGTGCCGGTGATTGGTATATTCACGGGAAATTAGTTAAATGATAAAAAAAACAGATGGCGGATATTATTATGAATATCGATCAAATGGTAAGAGACATCAAGTCAATGGTCCTGCGTTAGTCTTTGTTACTGGTGAAAAATATTGGTTTTTATATGATCAATGGCATAGATATTATGGCTATCAATCTAACAAGAATCAATGGTGGTTACATGGGGAAAAAATTAAATGATTGAACAATTTGAGTACCATAGTTGCACAGTATATTTAAAGGACGGCGAACCGCATCGTCCTAATGGACCAGCAAGGATATACCGTGATGGATCTAAGTATTGGTGGTTATATGGGATTCGCCATCGATACTATGGACCACAATGTAAGGATATTTATGGAACAATTTGGAGAATACATGGCTTACTGATAAAACATGAACACAAATAACGATCTAACACATAAGACTAATGGCCCCGCTGTAACGTGTAGCAACGGTTATTGGTCATGGAGATTATTTAACAATTATCACAGGTATTACGGTCCGGTAAATAGTAGAGGACGATGGTGTATTCATAACAAGTGGGTTAAATGGTTGTAAAAATCATTGTACATTTCTGTGATAATATGCTATAATATATTTTTTTACTTGCAAAATTATATGCCTAAATTAAAAAAACAAAAAGGGTTTTGGTATGCCCCTAAACCATATAAAGGAGTAATTGCTTTGAGAGATTTAATAAACATTGTCGAAGACAAAGAATGCCAGACACCTGGCGCAAATTATAGATTTGAAACAACTGATGATAGCGTAACATCAACTGTTACATTACCATTCAAACTTAACTTAACAGAAGAACAGGTTAAGAAACTTGAAAACGAATTACACGATTCATTAGAACAAGTATTTAAACAATTTTTCTAGGATAACACACAATGATACCTGGACCGCCTGCACCAAACACAATAAACTGGTTTTGTGTTAGACCAGTGAGGGATATTAAATGACTATCGAAACTGCTAAAGAGTATATCAAACACCGTGCAAGACCGCGATACACCAAATATTACGATGAAAGTGCAGTAGTTGAAACTACAATGCGATCTGGATGGATAGTGCATGATTTTAAATTATCAGTTGAGCATAACCTCAACCTAATCCATGATGTAGCCCGTGCTTGGCTAACATCAACTCATGAGGAACGTATTGCCAACTGCAAGGCGACAACTTACGACGAATGGTTGAAGAATCCTAAATCAGATTTTATTATGGTTCGTGATGGCCATAGAAGAGAAGTACAACGAGTAAATGATATTACTGAAATAGAAAAAACGCATACCTTTGAAGGTATGAGTACATTAGGCACTATGCCTATATTTCGCAAACAGGTTTAAAAATCATTTGCAATCCAGCTTACACTTTGCTATAATATATTTTTTTAACGCACACATGAGGCAAACGCATGGCACTGCTAAAATCTATGTCGCAACAAACTGTTCCAGTTCCAGTTACGGAACCAGTTACTGTATTTTCTCCATTTGGTAACAGTATAACAAATGGCATTCGCATTTCGACACATGTTAGGATTTCATTTAACACAGAAGATTTAACTCCGGTTAGCTTTTACAGTTTCTTTGCAGGTAATACATTGCCTTACCCTCATCAGCAAATGAGCTTTTCTGCGCGAGATGGCTATAAAGTAATGTACACATCAACTCCTAGTCCAGTACATAACATCGATGAAAATAGTTTACTTACTGTGGACAACATCATAGGTCCACATAAGATAACAGATGACATTTATGTTCATTTTAAAGATGGATATGATATTCAAAGATCTCTAAATCTTGATATAAAAGATAGACGGCTAATAGCCTATATCCCCGATGCAAGTGGTAATAATACAGTCAGTTTAATACCACATGTCACGCGTGAAAATCTTGACGCATGGATTCGCGTGTTCTTAACATTCCGAACTTTAATAGAGGACTAATATGTCAATTTTAAAATCAATGGTTAAACCTAGAACAATTACTGTTGCAACTCCTCAACCAGTAGAAGATTCATATGATAAGAATACTATGCAGATTGCAGAAAATAAATGGATTCGTGCTTGTATCGATGACTTAGAAAAACCATCGTGCAATGTTAGAAGTGATGGGAACGACAGGGTATTATCGTGGGAGTTTCACGACTGGGACGACGATTACTATTCAGGTCCTGTTTGTACAGTTGACTTTAGGAGCGGTCTTCCAGAGAAGTGCGGTGTGTTATCTTTTGATGAGGTGTTATCTTACAATGATGGAGGAGTCTACTATGTTCAGATAACAGAACCAGAATCATGTAAGAACTTAGAGGTTCAACTTACCCTTGCTGTAGATAGACGTACAGACGTATTGAGCATAGTACCTGACCCATATAATGGTGAACGCATCTCTTTACTACATCTAGACAATCCTGCCGCACTTGATGCTTTGATTAGATCACTGATGGTTATTAGAAGTACGATCGTTTAACAGCCACACTAAGTTGAAGAGGTATACGATGGACACACTTGACCATTACGTGTTGCTAGGATTTCCTGTGCATCACAGTGAATCACCACGTATTCATGCGTTATTTGCAGAACAAACCGGGCAAAATATGAGTTATCTTGCGCAAGAAGTTAGGCCAGAAAATTTTATCGTTGCCGTCAATGAATTTTTTGAAAAAGGCGGCAAAGGCCTAAACTGTACGCTACCACTCAAAGAATTGGCATGGGAATTTGCCACGAATAAAACGCCACGCGCCCAAGCGGCAAAAGCAGTCAATACACTGGTTTTGCAAGAAAATGGGCAAATTTTAGGTGACAATACCGACGGCATTGGTTTAGTAACAGATTTGACAAACAATCACGGTGTCAATCTTGAAAATAAACGATTGCTTATTTTGGGAGCGGGTGGTGCTACACGCGGAATTTTATTGCCGCTACTTGATGAAAAGCCCAAAAGTATCACTATTGCTAATCGTACCGTTGAAAAAGCCATGCAACTCGCTAATGAGTTTCAACAACACATTCATGCGTGTAGATTTGAGGCGTTAGAAAATCATCAATTCGATGTTATTTTAAACGCCACATCGGCCAGTTTGAGTGATGATTTGCCACCGCTACCAGAAAATATATTGGCTGAAAACGGCATTTGTTACGATTTAGCGTATAGCAATCAACCGACTGCGTTTGTGCGTTGGGGGATTGAGCAAAACGCCCATAAAAGCGTTGACGGCTTAGGCATGCTTGTTGAGCAAGCGGCAGAGGCTTTTTTTCTCTGGCGTGGCGTTCGTCCTAGCACACAATTTTTATTACATGACATGAAGTAAATATCATTTGACAACCACACTAAATAATTGTATAATTGTTTTTTTACTTACACGCTATAGGAGCAAAAAAATGTCTAAAACACTTAAAGAAACCTCACAAGCAGTTGCCAATGCTAACTTTGACGCAGCCAAAACTGCGGCAGTATTGTCAGCAGCTGGTATTGCTAACCGTCAAATTGTTAAGTTAGCAGCATCAAAAGCACCGCTAATGATGAGAGGTTACGTTGATACTGCATTTGGTAAGTTAGTTCTCGCTAACATCGCAGCACAAGGTTTAATGTATGCAAGACCAAACGATGCCAGAATCAACACCTTAGCAGAAGCTATGATGGTTACTGCTTATCAAGATGCAATTGGCGAGTTTGATATCGATGGCATGATCGATGACTTCCTTAATACATCACAGATGAAAAAAGCATTAGCTAATTTGGAGACGGAGTAAAAACTTCCGTTTATAATAGCTTTGATAGCTTGGCTAACATCAACACTGCTGTTAGCATCTAATCCATATCCGGACTTACAAGGCTTGCTATGTCTTGTAATTACAATGACAGCAGTTGATATGGTTTCATCAACTATGGGGGAGTAATTCCCCCATTCACAGAATGGTGGTTACTTAATGTTTAAGAAACACAGATCAGAACGCATCTCAGCATACTCTAACATGATTGCTGAATTGGCTATTGAGTTAGCTATGGACGATACAACAAAAGATGATGCAGTTAAATATGCAGCACGGTCTATGGGTAATATATTAGAGCGACTGATGCTAAGTCCTGAAGCGATTGAGCTACTTGACAATGACTTACAAACGAATGTAATTCCATTCTACACTCTCACAAAGTCAAAGAATGACGCTATCAGACGTGCTAAACGAAAAGCTAAGAAAACAGACGATGACGAGTTTAATTTTGATTTAGACAAAATGAAAGCTGCTGTTGAGTCCGGACGTGTTTCAATTCCTAAAGAAGCCTTAACAAGTTTTGAAGCATTTGATAAATGGTTAAGTGAAGACACTGAACCTGTTATAAAAAAAGTTTGCGATCAAAAAGTAAATGGCAGTTGCCCATTACATAATCTACATTGTCAATATCCCGAATGTGAGAAATAAACAATGATAACATTTTATCCCCGTAATATAGGAATGTGGCGTGAAGTATTTACATTTAATGATATTACATTAAGTGTGAATAATATACAATCCAAAACATTTTATAACCGTGATGAATTGATTGAATTTTTAAAGCAACATAAAGTTAGATTAGATGATCCAAAATATCCCTTAGAATTCGATGGACCTTACGAACATCATGTCTTTGGTAATTGTGTTTATACCGTTATACAATGGTCCACTATTGGCTGGATTAAAGACG